AACTAAAACAACTTCTAATAGTTCTGGAACTTTAAGGTATAACTTCTGGAACTGTTAGAACTAAAACAACTTCTAATAGTTCTGGAACTTTAAGGTATAACTTCTGGAACTGTTAGAACTAAAACAACTTCTAATAGTTCTGGAACTAGTAGTAATAACTCTTGGAACCAATACATCTTGGAACTACTAGTTCTAATAACATCAAAGCGTATCTCTACTAGAACGTAAACCACTAATACTAGTACCCTTAATCCTATCAGGAAACTGTTATCACTAATACTCTTAGAACAAGAGACTCCTAGGATAACTCCTATTGATAGTACCCTTTAAGATAATTACTCTTCTAATGATTTAATTCCACCTTAACAGTCTTAATACATTATCATTTCAACTCTTAAGGTACTTTAACCTAAAATAAGACTACCTTATAATTCCAGTAGTCCTATCATTTCTATTTAGAACTAAATTAATTAAAACCCCACCAAACTACACCTAGTCTAGTTCTTACCTATTTCACTACGATTTATATCCTCATTAAATATATCAAGATTAGGACTGTCACCAATAGGTTCTTCTTGTTATTCCATCTAAACCTATTCATCTAAGTATATTCTTTTACACCTACTATCCTAGGTCCAATAACCTTAGTACCTGCATCTACTATCCTAGACCTACTAACCGTCTAAATACCTATACCTTAGACCTATACCACTATTCTGAATCCCTTGTAGTTCTTCTTCTTTAAATACCATTATATCTTAACGCAATCATATCATCTTCTCTCACCAACTTCCCTATACTTGAATTAAATACCACATCTTCTATTATCTTTAACCAATTAGTATCTTCCGCTTCTTCTTTTAACCATATATAAGAGATTACACCACCATGGACGGCGGGCGAATTTTTTGGAATTTTTAAAAATTTTGTTGCAAAGTAATAAAAAAGTTGTATAATATAAGTGTAAAGGTGTGAGGGCACCTTAATAAAAGCCTTCTCATATAGCGGGATATTATCAATGGTAGATGGTCGGGTTCATACCCCGAAGGTTGTAGGTTCAAGTCCTGCTCCCGCAACTTTTCTAAGCGTACAGCAAAAATTAAAAACTTTCTATTGTGGACAGAAAAATAAGTGCTTAGAGTTTTCTTATCGTACAGCAAAACATTAAAAATTCTATTGGTCAGAAAAAGAAGAAAAGAGATAAGAGTATTTATGAATATTGTGGAATTATTAGAAAACGAGTTAAATTACACAGAAACAGAAAACGGTGCGATTGCACTACGTTCAACTAAGAGTGGTTTATTAGACGCTTTTAGTACATTGGCAACATTCCGTGAAACAGATGAAGATACAATCATCAAGACTTTTAATCTTGCTTATGCAGAGAATAAAGAGTTAGCAATGAAGTTGTTATTTTATGTTCGTGATATTCGTGGTGGACAGGGTGAACGTAGAGTTTTCCGTGTTATTATGAATTATCTTGCAAAGAATAAACCAGAAGTAGTTATCAAGAATCTAGATAACTTTGCTTTCTATGGTCGTTATGATGACTTGTTATGTTTATTAGATACACCAGTTGAACGTGAAGTTCTTGATTTAATCAAGGAAACACTAAAGGCAGATGTTAAGTCTGTTAATAACGGTGGGGCACCAAGCCTTATGGCTAAGTGGTTACCATCTGCAAATAATGGTGTTAAGAATACACGTAATGTAGCATTAAAGATTGTAAATGGTCTTAATATGTCTGAACGTGAATATCGTAAGACATTATCTAAGTTACGTAGAGCGTTAGACTTAGTTGAAATTAAGATTGCAGAGAATCGTTATGAAGATATCGACTTCTCTAAGTTGCCATCTAAAGCACAGATGGTTTATCGTGAATTATTCATGCGTAAGGCACAGGAACGTTATTTGGTGTATCTAAAAGAACTTATGACAGGTAAGGCTAAGATTAACGCTGGTACACTAATTCCTGTTGATATTGTTTCTAAGATTATGAACAACTACAACATATCGTTAAGCAATCGCTATTTATACGATGCTATGTGGCAGAACTTACCTAACTGGTTCGAGGGTCGCAATGAAACTGGAATCTGTGTAGTTGACACATCTGGTTCTATGTCAGGTATGCCTATGGAAGTTGCCATCTCACTTGGTTTATATTGTGCTGATAAGTGTAATGGACCATTTAAGAATAGATTTATCACATTCTCTAGTAGACCAGAACTTGTAAAGGTTCAAGGTGAAGATATTGTTGATAAGATTCACAATATGCAACGAGCAGATTGGGGTATGAATACTGATTTCAATAAGGTGCTAGGATTAATCTTAGATACTGCTATTAAGAACAACTGTTCACAATCAGATATTCCTAATAAGTTGTATGTCATCTCTGATATGCAATTTGACTATGCTAGTGGTCGTGACACTTTACATCGTGATTGGACAGAGAAGTTTGCAGAACATGGTTACGAAATGCCTGCTATCGTGTACTGGAATGTGCGTACAAGTCATTGTGGTATGTTCCAGGAAGATAAGAACGGCACTAACGTTGCGATGGTTGGTGGCTACTCACCTGTTCTATTTAAGAATGTAATTGACGGTACACAGTACGAAACAACAGTCAATGAGAAGGGCGAAACTGTAGTAAAGCAGAAGATTGACCCAGTGATGGTGATGTTAACAACACTACAGAGTGAGAGATACGACAGAGTTCGTATTTAAGAATTACGGTTTAGTGGGTACCGCTTGAAACCTACTAAAAACTGATATAAATAGTATCAACAACAGCCAGTGAGCAGTTGATGATAATAGATAGGCTACAGCAAACATAAACTTACTTTTAAAGACAAGGTGAATATACAGGTTAAGGATTAGTCGTCCTGAATACCCGTATTAGGGTCGTCCTCGAAGATGACAACAGAGACAACTGTCTAAAATCGCCTATCTGAAAATTTTTAACATAAACTCAGGAACGGGCGGTGTAATACATCGCCTTTTCCCTTATTTAAGCAAAAATTTCAATTTAAAAATATAGCCGAAAAGGAAAATTAGGAAGAAACCGCGTGACTTTAATGACCTATTTTTAGGCAAAAATAAAGAGGCTGATAGATTGTACAGTTTTAGTTAAAAATACGTTTAAAACCGTTCCTACGTTAGGAGCATAAAGGTTCATATCTAGGTAAAGGAGAGATTATGATTTTGATATTGTGCGAAAAACCATCGCAGGCAAGGAACTACGCATCTGCTATGGGTGGTAGTGTAGACAAGAAGTTTAAATGGAAAGGTCAAGATGTTATTATTGTTAATGCAAGAGGTCATCTATACCAGTGGGCTGACGTTAGTGTAATGGCAGGTCCTTCGTATAGTAAGTGGTCTCTGACATCTTTACCTTGGGTCTATAAGGACTTTAAGTGGAAAAGGGTTGTTGCTGATGGGTGTAGAGATGTAATCAATAATATTAAGGACAAGGCAAAGGGTTGTTCGGAAATCTGGATTGCTACCGACAATGACGAATCGGGCGAGGGAGACCTTCTTGCTGCCGAAGTATTGATAGAGAATAAGTTATGCAGAGGCAAGGTCATTAAACGCCTATTCCACGTGTCAGAAAGTAAGCGTGATATCGAGGCTGCCTTGGCTAATCCTGTGGTTATAGAAGATTTAGAGAACTGGCCACCTTATCAAAAAGCGTTATTTAGAAGTAAATGGGATTATATGTCCATGCAAGCAACAAGAGTATTAACTTTAAATAGTCCTATTAAGGCTGTGTTGGCTACCGGTAGATTAAAGGGTGCTATGGTGACTCTTGTAGGTAATCAAGAAGAGTTGGTCAATAATCATAAATCTGTATTCTATTTTCAGAATCGTTTTAGAGATGATAACGGTAATGTCTATGTTAATGAAAAAGAACCTAAGTTTGATGAAGAGTCTAAGGTTCCTAATACATACAAACCGAGTGCTGTTAGGTGTATTAAGAGTGAAATGAAGAAAACAGCGCCACCTAAGATGCTAGACTTGGCGTCATTATCAGCGAGTTTGGCAAGCAGAGGCTATAAACCAGCGAATGTCTTGTCAACGTATCAGAAGATGTATGAGGCGTCTATTGTTACTTACCCAAGAACAGATGACCATACGATTACACATGAGCAGTTTTTAGAGTTAGTTAGTCTTGCTCCGCGTGTTGCTAAGGTTATCTGTGTCGATGTTGATTTATTGACACATAAAAAGGCTAGAAGTTCTCATGTTAAGGAAGAGGGTTCTCATGGTGCCAATAGACCTGGTGAGGTAGTTCCTAAGTCGCTTAATGATTTAGAGTCTAGGTTCGGCAAGATTGGTGTTGCGATTTATACCATGTTGGCAAAATCGGCGTTATCTATCTTGGCAGAGGATTATGAATACGAACAACAGACAGGCGAGGTTGTGGATTACCCTTTATTTATCGCTAAGGTTAATATACCTAAGAAGTCTGGATGGAAAGCAGTCTACGGTCAAGATTTAGACGATGAAGAAGAGGCCATCTCTAAGGGCATCGGTAAAAAGGCTAGTCCGTTTATATATAAAGGTGAACCACCTAAGCCAAGTAAACCTACTATGAAATGGTTAATGAAACAGTTGGAGAAATTCAACGTTGGTACAGGTGCAACGAGAACAAGCACGCTATCTCAAATCACAAGTGAAAAGGCAAGTTACCCCCTAATGAGTAACAATAAGGGTTTGTTGTCTTTAACGCAATACGGTTCTATAGAACACAAGTTACTAGCAGGTACTCTATTTGGTGGCACTAAACTAACAGAGCATGTGATGGCCATTATGAAGAAAATCGGTCAGGGTCAGTTTGAGTATATTGATAAGCACTTAGAAGAAATGGCGACAATTATTGAAAAAGAGATACCTGTTGTTAGTAAAAACAGAGAATCAGTTAGGGTAGAACGACCTATAACACAGCCGAAACAAGAGGGTAAGACTTCTACAGGTGAAGAAGTGAAGTTCAAGGACGAGTGGAACGGTCATAAATTCACACCAGAAGAAATTGAAAAGTTGCTAAACGGTGAAACGATTGATATTTTTGACGAAAAATTTAAAAATAAAAAGGGCAACAAGTACGGCGCTAGAGGCAGTTTTGAATGGCAAGAATATAAAGGGCACAAGTTTTACGGCTTTAGATTGCAAGAGTTCTTGAACGTAGATTGATGAAAACTTGATATAAGTAGTGAGTTTAAGTGATAGCAATTCATTTAAACGTAATATGGCCTAGTTGGCAGAAGGAGTAAAGAGTAATGTATATTATTTACAGTTTTATCGGTTCTTTCTTAGCACTAGTTGTTTACAACTTATTTGGTGGTAAGCAGTTTGTTGAAAAGAAAATCAAAGAATCCAAAGAACAAAAAGAAGAGAACTAGTTTAGGTTATGCACTTTTTCTGAAAAAAGTTGTATAATATGAGTAGAGGTATCTAAAAATAGGTTGCAACCGTTAGGTCCTCTTCGGGTGTGGTAAGGTGTCCCAAACAATTTATAAATCCCAGTTTTGAACTTACCTAAATGAGGTTGCTGAAATTCTGTTGTGATTGCCGAGCACTGGGCGATGACTTTCACTTGAATATTGGCATTAAAATCCTATGAGAACAAAGTCCTGTATTTAGTGGTGGAATACCACAAGGTGACCAGAAGGCTTCGTGTGCTTTGCCTAGTTAGTTGTAAACAGAACCTATGGGCGTGACTAACGAAAAGCACACACCATTATGGCGAGGTATATCAGTAGTAGATGGCTAGGCTCATACCCTAGAGGTCGTAGGTGCAACTCCTGCCCTCGCAACCATAAAAACACAAGAGCAGGCTTATATAGACTACTCTTTTAAATAAAGAGGTAAAAATATGAATATTCAACTTAATTCAGAGCATAATATGTCGCTTGATTTGGATAAAACAACTAGCATTATGCTTGTAGGCAAATGTGGTACAGGTAAAACAAGAACAATTAAAGAAATTGTACGACAAGCAAGGGCAGAGTACAGCAACCTAGATGTGTTGTACGTAGACGACCATACAGCAGACTTTGATACGGTTAAGGATATTGCAGGTTACCTACTTAACGACAGTGCCAATATGACAGAAAAGGAGTTAAAATCTCTTTATGATGTGGTTAAGGCGCAACAAGAGTTCCGTAATCAGTTAATCTGTGACGCAGGAGTACATACTCTAGCAGAATTGGTTGGAAAAGAAATAACAACCTTTGTAATCGGTGGTAGAGAGTATATGCCAGATGATATTATTTGTTATTATGATAACGGACAGCAAAGATGGTTGTTAGTGCATGAGTGGTATAAGAGAAGAGTGAAAGAGGCCGATAGTTATTTTGGTTATAGTCAGGTTCCGAATCTTATTGGTAAATATAATCCAACAAGATTACTCTTATGTTTTGATGAGTTCTACACATTGAGTATGTCAAAAGAAGGCCAGAAGTTAGTTCATGACATTGCTTATAATATTGTTTGCTTTGGCAGAGTTGCCCACCAGAGTATTGTTCTAACAACGCAGAGATTATCGCAACATAGAGAGTATGGCGATATTTATAGTTTAGCGTCTGTAAAGGTATACTTCCATTCAGGACTTGATGATAAGTATGAGTATGAATTACTATTTGGTAGAGAATTACCTAGAGGTGCTCGTAGAGGTGACGTAACATTTGTTACTCCTTTCTCTACACCTATTAAAGATGGTGGTGTAGTGTCTGAACTCTGGGAATCCATGGACAAAGTCTTAGGAGAACATGAATTAGAAGATTTTTCATTATCAGATATTAAGATGTTATCTCAAATCTTAAAGCGTAAGGTGCCATATCTTAACAAGATGTTTGAAAGAAGAATACTACATATCATCGAGGTTACAAGAGAGTTAGATTTTAGCGATTGTAAGGATATGGATATTTCATGGCATATTATAGGTCAAGATATAACTGTATCAATATTAATTCACCAGTTACAGAATGACTATGTTATTTCTGCTAAGATGCTAAACATGCCTGATGAAGATTTGGTTAAGAATAAAGATTTGTGCAAATATATTGGATAATGTATTGTGGAATATCTAGCAAAATGAAAGATAAAACTATAGAGGCAAAAATCAGTCTAAAGAAGATTTTTGATATCGTATCATGCTTTGGTTTTCACGTTGAGGAAACAACTCAAGGCGAGGAAAGGACATGCATGCTACTGGTTAAAGATAACCAGTTTAGTGTGTTTGTTGAAAGGAGTAGGGCATATCTGAAGGTTGATTGCTTTGTGACTCTGAAAGGGAAAAGATTAACCTATAGCAGTACCTACGTAAGACTGATTGACGAGGAACCAATGATTAGGAACAAACTGAACATGGTCGTAAGTAATTTGCGAGTGTTTGGCGAATTTTCAGAATACAAAATAACTGTAGAGTAATAAACTTTAAAGACGATGTTGACAATTCCTTAAAAACTGTGATATACTAACTACTGTAATCAAAACACAGAAAGAGGAACTCGTATGTCAAATTTAAATTCAAAGTTTGTAAAACCAGTAAGAAAATCAAAGAAGTATAACTCCTATATATTGCACGTCAAAGGTGATTGGAACAATGGTGACTATATTACAGGAGAAACAGAGTGGGATTTAGATGGATTAAATTATAGTCTTCCTTATTTATCTATTTTAGTTGACTTATTTGACTTTGACTGTGAATATCGTGAGAGAAATTATAATACGATTTTTATTAGCGATGACCTTGTCAAGGCTTTAGAGCGTTATTTCGCCAATAAGGATGGTTTCTATCCAGAATTGTTAGCGTTAAAGAATGCAGGAAAAGTATTTTCTAAAGAGGTGCTTGCATTGAGCGATGATGAATTTAAGAAGGTATATGAAGATACGATTGCCAATCTTAAAGAAGACATTGAGGATGAACGCTTCGATGCTTTCCCAACAAGTTATACCGGAGATGGTATTCATACCATTGAGGAAATGTACATTGAATATCAGGGTAACAAATTCAATGTACAGCCTGGTAAGGCAGTAGAGGCACTTGCTGAACTTATGGATAGAGAATATAGTAAGTAATCTTTCACAAACTAACATAGGAGCGAATATATGAAAAAGTTAAGAAATTTTACAGAAGAAGAGTTAGCATTATTAAGTTTGGCAGGTCCAATATTCACAGTTAGTTCAGAGACAGGTAGTAACGCTTGTAATCTTCAATGCGAAGTATTTGAAGGACAGTTATACGAGATTGTTGTCACAAAGATGAAAAAACACTTTGAAGTCGATGTTTTAATTAATGAGGAAAGTACTGTAATAGATAAGTACCCAACATTTGGTATTGTGTTAGGATTAGTACGTACATTAGACAGTTCACTCTTTAATTTCATTATTGAAAGTGCCGATGAAGAAGATTCTAAACTGACAGTAGAGTATTTGGCTTAATAAAAATTAGAGAATTGGTATATTTTTATGTTTTAACAGTTTACAACTTTAAAAGACTGTTGTATAATAGTATATGTAATTAAAAATAAATGATTGTTTGAGTTCTCGGTCCGCGTAAATAGCGAACTCGGTAGTCTCTTGCCGGAGACTAGTTCAAATACAGAACAGTAAGTGCAAATCTTACCAGAACTACATCAACCTATTTTAGTGCCTACATAGAGATTATTTTCTAGAGGTAATCAAAGTGAGTCATAGGGAACAAATAAAAAGATGGCACAATCAATTATTCAAGATTATAAAGCGTATTAGAGTGAGGCACGTATCGGTGAGCGTGGCAGCCATGTCGGCGCTGTGTTTCGATGGTAAGAAAAATGAGTAGGTTCGACTCCTACCACTCAAGGTATGCTTGCTTAATATGGACACTTATCTCAATAGGCAGAGAACTCACCTCATAAGTGAAAAGTTGTAGGTTCAAGTCCTACAGTGTCCACTTGTCATGAGTACTGACATTAAACAAACTTCGGGGCACCGCGACCGTGGTAATTTATACCAAAAAATATGCTTTAAATAAGCAAAGCGGATTTAAATGGAGAGTCCATACCTTAGTTGGAAGTTGATTAAAGATAGAGGACCATGCTATAGTTGGACAAACTTAAGATAAATCAATATCAGCGGAGATTCTTAAGTGAGACCTGAGTCACAATTCAACGGGTTGTAAGAGGATAGAATTGTTGCTGACAATACATAGAAACGATTGAGTTGTTAACGTCTGTGTATTAGTAATTTGTTGGTTTTCTCCGGCTTTTATGTCGGAATAGTTGGATCGGTATATATTTTAAAAACCAAAAGAACAACTAAACTTTAATTAATAAAAATGACCCATTGGTTGGCACCGTCCGGGAATTTAATTGAAGTTTAATTTTAAGGGTCTGTGCTAATACCCAAATAAAATGAATGTTAGAACGCACAACATGTAAGGCCTTATTTTGTATCAGTAACACAATAAAACACAATCGAGTGTGACATTCCTGTTGTGTTCAATGAGCAATAAGGCAGTGAAAACAAGTCTTATATTATCGGTGGAACACCGAAGTTGTTGGCAGATTATGGTTGCGAAACCTCAACTGTGCATAAACGCAAAGTCCAACAGGTGAGCAGACAGTTGAAAAGAAGGCACCAAAGCGTGGGGTGTATAACAATAGTCACGCCCATACCTCTGTAGTTTCAAGATACGGTAAAACACTATAGTATGTCTATAGAGAAGTTGGTTCGACACCAACCGGAGGTGCCTAAATTATTTTTAAATTAAACATTGGAGTGTATTTTATGAAGAAGATGGTTAAGAAATGTACAATTAAATTATATCTTCAAAGAGCATGTGTCGTAACAGAAAATAGTTTTTATCGTAAGCCAGACAAAGACTTTCATGGTGACAAGAATGATGTTATGTCGTATTTAAGAAAGTACCTTGTTAGACATCGTGATTTTACAGGTAAATTATTGACTAATACTTTGAATGAAATTAACAAATCATCTAATGTATATAAAAGTCTTGGAGAAGGTACATATGAAACAATAGTACACGCATTTAATCCAAGAACAGAAATACTTTATACATTCAAAATCAAATATGAAGTTAAAAGAATGCCCGATATGCCTTATGAATATAAGACAAACAATAGAGGCGAAAACCTATACGAAAAGAGATTAATTCAGCGATGTGGTGGAGACAGATTTAGCAGATACCAGTCTGTAATACAGAGTGTAAATACGCATGCATTATTAAAACTACTTTCTCCTATGATTAACGAACAGTTGAAAGATAAGGTATCTGTAACATTCTTAGATAATCGTGATGTTAAATTTAATTATCCTGAAAAGTTTATATTTACTCCTAGTGATAATTTGACTATTACTGTTACACTTAATAGATGGATTGGTAGAGTAGTTAGTGATGTTGATATTATCTATAATGGTTATAGATTAACCTTGTTAGATAGTGATAGTGGAAAAATCACAGAAGAAAAGATTAATGATGCACTTAATATAGCGAAGAAATTTGACGAAATCTGTGAAATTATTAAAAAGGTGTACAATCTATAAAAAATTGTTTACATTTCCTTTTGTTTGTGATAAGATAATCTCGTAAACAAAAGAGAGGTACAAATATGAAAGTATTGGTGACTAGACACGAAGCATTAGTAGAATACTTTAAAGAACTTGGAATTAAGTTCGATAAGGTTATCTCACACGCAACAGAGGAAGATGTACGTGGAAACGATGTATACGGTGTATTACCACTTCGTCTAGCGTCTTTCACTAATACAGTGACTTCTATTGATATGAATATTCCTGCTGAAATGCGAGGTAAAGAATTATCTTTGGAAGATATTAAAAAGTACCTTGTAGATATTTCTACCTACAAAGTAGAAAAAATTTAAAAATATTTTGAAAAAATTATTTACATTCATCTAAAATTGGTGTATAATGTAAATGTAATTAAAAAATAAGCGAGTTAAAAGACACTCGAATAACAGAAATTAAGATTTATCATGTACAATGTTCCCACAAAGGAGTGATAAATCTTCGAGACATCTTGATGGTGTTTCAGGAGAGGTTAAGTGTATATCAAATCAATACGTGACTGTTGCGGTGAGGTATACAGACTTTATTAAACCACTAAAAATAAGAACAAGTAGTTAGGTTTCGGCTTCAATTTGTCAGTTGAGGTCCCATGTTAGCCGGGGGTGTTAATGTGGTGGTAAGGAAGTTCATGACGATGAATGAAATTATTAGAAAAAGTGTGAAAGTTCGATGTTTTAGAAGGTAATACGGTCTTAAACTTTGTCAGAGAAACGCTTGCCCTCTGCTGAAATATCATCACACGAATATGGTGAAATTGGTAAACACATCCCTGTAGTAGGGGACGCTATTGAGGCATGTTGGTTCGAGTCCGATTATTCGTAAATGATATTTATACCTTAAATGCAGGTTCGAAACTGTTGAAAACTTTACAAGGAGTAATTAACCTTGTAATCTCAATAAGTATAAGGTTTAAGTTGGGAATATATGAGTAGATTGTGGCCTAGGCAGACGTTGGTTCAAGTCCAACACTGGTCGTCAGAACAGTTATCTCAACTGGTAGAGTAGCCACGGGAGGCAGTCGAAATATATGTGGAACCTGGACGGGTAATTAGTCGGTTCGATTCCGATTTTCCGCACCAAATATTGGTTATGATGGAGAACCTGGACGGGTGATTGTTTGGTTCAATTCCAAATTTCTTTATCTAAGAATAACTAATTTAAAAATTAATTAAAAACTGATATAAAAATTAGTTTTAAAAATATTTCAACAAAAGTATGTACAACTTAGTAAAATTGTTGTATAATATAAAATGTAAGTGGTTCGGCTACGACATAGGATAAAAGATTAACTTAGGTTCTTATACCTTTCCTGGACAAATGTAGATACTGTAAAAAGAAACCGCCTTTGAGTTACAGGCGATGTGTCTTACCATTAAATATTAAATGTAAGTGGTTCGAGAGCATGTAAAAGAGTAAAATATATTCTTAGGTTGTAACACCTTCTCTATGAAACATGACTGCTAGAAAAAGATAGTGCTGGAGTGAGTTACTGGGGCTGTATCTTACCATTAAATAATGTCGGTGTCGTATAATGGCTATTATTACTGCTTTCCAAGCAGAAGATGGGCGTTCGATTCGCCTCACCGGCTCCATGTGGGTATAGTTCAACGACAGAACGTCGGCTTGCCAAGTCGAAAGTGCGAGTTAAACTCTCGCTACCTGCTCCAAATTTCAAATGTGGGTATTGCATAATGGTAGTGTTCGTGTTTTGGGGACATGAGGCGAGTGTTCGATTCACTCTACCCGCACTAAAAACTGATATAAAGAAAGTACAAAGAAAGAAAAGGAGAAACGCTATGTTATCAAATTCAATTAAACTAGAACAAATGAATAGAACACATGAAAACGATAGTACGGTAGCGTTTTGGTATTGCCTGGATAGGAAGCCCTGTATTAGGATTTAATTAGTTAGTTAAGACTAAATTAAAATATCTTAATATAGGACAATTCTTAAACATGTGGTATACACAAAAAGAGTTGTCCTTTTATTATATACTTATGGGGAATGGGTCTGCATGGGGTGGACGCTTGACTTGCAATCAGGATATCAGACGAGTTCGATTCTCGTATTCTCCACTTAAAATGCCTCTATAGCATAACGGATAGTGCCTAGGTCTTCTAAACCTATGATTCAAGTTCGATTCTTGATAGGGGTGCTGAAATATGAGTTTGAAATCTCGAAAACAAAATTCAAATTTGGTCACGTAGGGCAGTGGTTTAGTCCCATCTCCTTGTCACGGAGAAACACGTGGGTTCGATTCCCATCGTGACCGCCATTTGCCGGCTTAGTATAACGGTAGTACAAGTGACTTGTAATCATTAGGTAGGTGTCCGATTCACCTAGCCGGCACTTAAGTTAAAGAGTTCTTATTAAAAACTCTGAAATTTGGGGTGATACAGCGTAATTGGTAGCGTCCCTGACTGTAGGAGAGTGATTTTATGATTGATAATAAAGGAAAAGGTAGAATTGGGCTTAGCACGGCAATAAATTATTTCACAATCCATGGCTATACAGTGTCTTTACCAATAAATGATACACAGTGGTATGACCTAGTAATAGAAAAGAATGGTGTGTTTAAAACAGTTCAATGTAAATGTACTGGAACAGATGAGGGAAGTGTAAGTCTAAGGTCTTGTGGGGGCACTAGTGGAAGAACATATCACAATTTACTAGATGACAAAGGGCTTGATTTTCTATTCTGTGTAGACAAATATCTTAATATGTTTTTAATACCAGTAGATGATATTAGAAATGCGGGTGTTCGCACTACAATATATCTAAGAGTGGCTAAGAGTAAATATCAGACTCATGGTATAGTTACTAGTAATTATTTAGTCACATTATAACCTTATTGACAACTCAAAAAATATAAAATGGGGTGGTGGCACAATTGGTACTGCACCGGACTGTAAATTCGGCGTCTCTGACATTGTAGGTTCAAGTCCTACCCACCCCACCATATGCTCTCATAGGCAAGAGGCTAAGCCACACGACTTTCCATCGTGCATCATCGGTTCGAATCCGATTGGGAGTACCATAAATTGCTAGGTAATTCAACGTTAGAAATTAGGCCAGTATAAGCCTATATATGTAAGTTCAAATCTTACCCTAGCGACCATGCTGACGTAAACCGAAATTGGTATCGAGGCAGTCCTGAAAACTGTTGGGCTGGTTAACAGCCGGCTCTGTGGGTTCAAGTCCTACCGTCAGCGCCATATGCTTTTGTAACTCAATGGAAGAGTAATGGCCTTTTAAGCCATGAGTTGCTGGTTCGAGCCCAGTCAAAAGCACTTAACATACCAGTATATGCTCAAAAGTAGAGGGTTGTCTTGATAAGGCAAAGAATTGGGGGCAGTACCCAATACTGGTACTAAAGTTTATTATAACTCATAAGTATCAACAAGAAGGAGATATGATGGGAATTATTTATTGTCATAAAAACAAGATTAACGGAAAGTGCTATGTTGGCCAAACACGTAAGTCGTTAGAAAAGAGAATAGGTCCAAACCCAGAACTGTCATATCGGAATAATAAGGAATTTAGTTCTGATATGATTGAGTATGGGTGGGATAACTTTGAGACTTCAATATTAGAGACAGTTGATAATAGCCTACTTAACGAGCGAGAAACGTTTTGGATGAATAAGATGAAGCAGGAAGGTATACAGTTATACAACAAATACTTAAAAGGAACCTCCAACTTTCATAAAACTATTCTTGTAAACAACAAAGTAACAGAAGAGGACAAGAATGTTATTAAAGAATTATTTGATGACGGAAAGTCTTTGCGTGAAATTGGCGAATTGATTGGCGTATCTCCACAAACGATAAAGAAGATTTTAATTAATCTTGGTTATGATATACCTACGGTTGGTAATTTGTGTAGTCTTGATAGAAGGCAAAAAGAAGTTGTTTCAGAATTTATTGCTGGATTAAAATGCCCTATATGTGGCAATAGTTTTAGGGAGCCTCATGACATGCGGTGTATGTTATGTAGCATTCAGTGTAGGACACAATATTTCCAGTTATCTAGGCAAGAGAGAAGCAAGATAAAAACCATACACAATAACAACCTGCATGATTATAAACTGCTACGAAACCATCTAAAAGAAGAGAAAGAAGAGTATGGTCGTAGAAGAATTGAAATAGAGAAAGAAGCAAAAGAAAAACGAAAAGAGATTGTTTCTAAGAGTTCTAAGGAACTATGCGAGAGACGTAAATCAATGCATACAGCAGAAGAATTATATTGGCATAAGGATGAAACTCGTTGTAAACAAAAGTTGGATTTGATTCTCAATTCTGGTGTAGATTTGATGAGGTTTGGTTATAACACGAAGTTATGTAAAATGTTTCCAGCACTTAGTAAAAGAACAGTTTTGTTTCTATTACGTAAATATGATATTCCACACTTTGAGCGTGCCGGTAGTAATAGGACAAATTTGAATCTATAAATTTTAAATAACACTGTTATTATGAGTTTGAAACCTCGTTGTCAAAATTCAAATTATCTGTATAGGGCAAAGGCTGTCCCACTTCCCTGTCACGGAAGAACATGCGGGTTCGAGTCCCGTTGCAGGTGCCATGCACTATTAACTCAATAGGGAGAGTACTTGTCTTACAAACAAGAGGTTGGCAGTTCGAGTCTGTCATAGTGTACTAAGAGTTTTCAACATTCACTCTTAAAAGAAATGTTAGAATTTGGGAGCATAGTACAAAGGTAGTACAGCCGGCTGTTAACCGGTCAATGAAGATTCGATTTCTTCTGTTCCCGCCATGCCTCTGTAACTCAATTGGCAGAGTGGCACACTCTTAATGTGAAGGTTGTAGGTTCGATTCCTATCAGAGGCACTCTTAATCGCTATGTAATTCAATGGCAGAAAACGTATTTCATAGGTACGTAGTTGCAAGTTCGACTCTTGCCATAGCGACCATTAAACCAAGAGGAAAGTGTTTATGATTGTAAAGTTAAGTGAGTTTGGGAAAAGTTTAGGTAGTAGAGTTCTTGGAAAAGAAGTAAGTAATCTGATTGACTTTGAAAAAGAGCAAGAAATTGTATTAGATTTTCAAGATGTTAAAATGGTAACCAGTTCTTTCGCTGATGAAGTAGTTGGTAAGAATTGTGCTAAATTAGGTCTACATAACTTCTTTGATAAGGTGCAGATTATAAACACTTCCGAACAGATAAAACTTATCTTAAAGAAAGCAATTATAGATAGATTGGCAGAGTATGAAATTCAAGAACAGCAATAAGAGATTCAGTATTGATGATATTGTTAAACATTTTGTAGAAAATCAAGGCAAACTAACAAGTGTTGTAATTGATGTTGAGAGATTAAGCAATAAAGTATTTGTATTGACTATTGAAGGTTGTAATACCAAGTTCTCTAAAACGCTTAACTATCGGTTTATCAAGAAAACAAGTAGTAAATTCAAATTTGAAGAATACTTAATAATGGACTTGCTATTAGAATTAAGTGATAAACTGTTCAAGAATGGTATTGATTTCTGTATTTGCTTTCCTGTAACAAATTTCCCTGCTGTATTAAAACCAAGACCTAGTTTAAATGATTTGCTCTCATAGACTAACGGTTAGGTCATGACTTTCTCAAAGTTAAAATACGGGTTCGATTCCCGTTGGGAGTACTTAAAATTGTCCTGTAGTTTAACGATAGAACATACGGCTCTGAACCGTAAGACAGATGTTTGAATCATCTCAGGACAGCCATGCCTGTGTGGTGCAACTGGCAGACACAACTGATTCAAAATCAGTTTAAATTGAGAGTTCGATTCTCTCCACAGGTACTTAAACATTATTGTCTGGTGATGAAATTGGTAGCCATATACGACTTTGACTCGTAACATTGTGAGTTCGACTCTCACCCAGACAGCCATGCTCTTGTGACGGAAATGGTAGACGTAGCGGACTTAAAATCCGCTGTTTGAAAAGACGTGCTGGTTCGAGTCCAGTCGGGAGCACTACGAGTTTGAAATCTCGTTAAAAATTCTAATACAGAACTTCTAAAACTCTGTTTTACCCAACATGACAAGGAGTTTGTCAAGTGAAATGGAGATAACAGACGGAGTTTACTTTGGTGGAATTGGTGTAATGGCAACATGCAAGATTGTGGCTCTTGCGATATGAGTTCAATTCTCGTATTTCACCCCATATGCCCTTGTGAATGGAATTGGCAGACATGTCGGTCTTAGAAACCGATGCCTCACGGCGTGTGAGTTCGAGTCTCACCAAGGGCACCATATTTCCTCGTAGCATAATGGACAGTGTACTTGGCTACGAACCAAGGGATAAGAGTTCGATTCTCTTCGAGGAAGCCTAATAAATGATAGAAAGGAACGGTCTATGAATACAAAAGACTTTGAAGTGACAAAGGACTTACAATTAAATAGTATCACTCATGGCAAGGTGAGCCTGGAAGAAACAGTCAAGTATATTGTGGACTACCTTTCAGCAGATACCAAAGCAAAGTATGAGATAGCAATCGGTACAGACTCAATGACACGTAGTCAGACAAAGTTTGCTCTTGCGATTGTAGTTCACAGAAATACGAATGGTGCAATCTTCTTCTCTCGCACGTTCACTCATTCAAAGTTCACAAAGAATATGCTACATGAGAAAAGGGGTAAATAAAATGAAATATTTTGTAGCCCAATTTCCACTTAAAACAGAAAAGTATCAAGAGGATATTTTGAATAAACGCTTTGAGATTGGTCGACAGATTTATAATTCGTTGGTAAATATAACTCAAAAACGTTATAAAGAGATGGTTAAAACCAAGACTTATAGAAATCTTGTGTCGCAATTATCTGGTGATAAAGATAAAGATAAACCAATTTGGAAACAAATTAATAACCTCAGAAAACAATTTGGTATGACAGAATACTCATTCTTTAGCGATGTTCAGAGATTTCAGCACCACTTCTCTGATAATATTGACGCCTTTACAGCACGTAGTATTGCATCTAATCTTTGGGCAGCATACAAGGAACTCTTTTATGGGGATGGGGAGTATATTCATTATAAGAAGTATGGTTCTCTTAATTCATTGGAAGGAAAATCTAATAAGCAGGGCATTCGCTTTAAAAATGATGTTATCATATGGAATGGATTAAAAATACCTGTAATCATTGATTACAACAACTACTATGAAAATCAGTCATTGAAATCAGAACTTGTATATTGCTATATTGTTAGGAAATTTATTAGAAATAAGTACAAATACTATGTTCAGATAACTTTTAAGGGAACTCCACCACTCAAAATAGACAACGAAACAGGTGAAGTCAAGCACTACATAGGTGTTGGAGATGTAGGGATAGATATTGGAACTTCTACCATTGCTTATTCTTCTGCTACGGATGTTAAAATCATTGAACTCGCTGACAAAGTTCAAGATATTGAAGATAAAAAACGTAGATTGTTAAGAAAGATGGATAGAAGTCGTAGAGCAACCAACCCTGATAATTATAACGAAGATGGTACTATTAAGAAACAAGGAAATAAGAAAATGGTCTGGAATAAATCAAACCATTACCTTAAGTACCAGAATCAGTTGAAAGAGTTGTACCGTAAGCAAACAGACGTTAGAAAGTATCAGCACGAGTGCTTGGCGAACGAGATTATCTCTCTTGGTGATAATATCTACGTTGAAAAGATGAACTTTGCAGGACTGTCTAAGAGGTCTACAAAAATAGAAAAGAACGACAATGGTAGATTTAAGAAAAAGAAGCGATTTGGTAAGTCTATTGGTAATAGAGCACCATCAATGTTATTGAACATTATAGACAGAAAGTTATCTTATTATGGGAAACATTTGATTAAGATAGATACTTGGAGTGCGAAAGCAAGTCAATTTAATCACTTTGATGGCACATACATCAAGAAAAAGTTATCACAGAGATGGAATGATTTTAAGGGTGTAAGAGTTCAAAGAGATTTATACTCTGCCTTCTTAATAATGAACACAGCAAGTGATTTAAAGAGTTTTGATATGAATAAGTGTAACGATAGGTTTGAGAACTTCTATCGACTCCATAATTTAGAGGTAGATAGATTAACGGGTCATAAGAATTTAAGTAGTATAGCAATTTAAACAATTAAGTATTAACAATATAGTAAAATAAAAATATGAAAACAAGGGTTTTGATACGAGCCTTATGCTATCGTTAAGTTGTTTGTTGGAACATTTGATAGTAAAAGTCTTATGGAAACAGATTAGTCTTATGTGCTTTCGAGTATATCTGGAAGTCTACGTACATAAGAACCCAACGTAAGTTGGAGTATCAGCGATTGACACGGCTGTATTCATTGCAGAAGAGTTAAAGAAGTACGGTATTGATGTATTAGACAAGAATAGTAATATTGATTTCCAAGTTCACATGGACATTGGAACGAAAGGTGCAACTGCTGAATTTATTTCAGAATTAGAGGGCTGGGTGACTGCCTACAGTTTCAAGTATAAAATTAAGCCTGAATCTTATGCATCTTCAACGATTGCAGATAAGTTGAGCAAATGAGTTTTTAGGAGTTTTCAATTATCAAAAAAAAACTCCTAATTATGACGCAGTGGACAAGAGACTAAGTCGCTAGGCCGCAACCCTAGAGAACGTGAGTTTAAATCTCACCTGCGCCTCCATTATGGTTCTTGAGCAAGCATGGTTGTTGCAACTGGTTGAAGCCCAGAGGAACTTGGTTCGATTCCAAGAGGAACCACTTTAAATATCCCTATAGTACAATGGTTTAGTATGACGGCCTCCAAAACCGCGGATGAGGGTTCGACTCCTTCTAGGGATGCCTAAAATGATAGAGTGTGTTTGGCATACTCTATCTATTTTCTTGTATAATAATATTTGTAAAGGTGGTATAGTTTTATGATAGTAAAAGAATTGTTAGAAGTTTTAAATACTGAAAGTTTAGATGTTCTTTGCATTGTCAAGGGTAATGAAATCCTATGGAGTGACACGGATTTTACAACTTTACCGACAGAATTTCTAAATCAGGAAATTAAATTAGTAACACCTCAATATAATACAGATTATGACGAGGACTTTGACGGAGAGATGTACCCAATAGGTAGCAGTCAAGATGTAATTATAGAGATAAACTAGGAGTAATAAACATGACAGTTAAAGATTTATTAATTTTTTTAGACGTCCATAATGCACGTACTATTTCTATCATTTGGAACGATAAGATTGTGTGGGAAGGTGAAGATATTACAGATATACCACAAACCTTACTTGGTTGTGAAGTTGGGCGAGTATTACCTCAAGCAGAAGCAGATTATGATGATGGTTTTACCTATATAGAGTTATATATAGAATTGCGTTAAAGTTTTTCTATCTTTCTCTTGACAAACATCTTCTGTATGTGCTATAGTATAACCATAAAGTTGAGGTAAACTTATGATAGAAAATAAAACAGTATTTGAAGATAGTAATTGTGTTGATATTGACGAGCGTTTTTTACCATGTGAAGATTACTACATTTGGGGATATTATGACACAGAAACAAAGAAATACACACTTTCTCTCGAAGTAGAGGAAGTGCAACATGTGAAAGAGTTTGATACCGAAGAAGAATTAAAAGAAGCGTGTGGGCAGGTTGCATTGAACTTAAAGAAAATAGTTGAGTCTATTAATGCAATCAAGAGTTGTATTCCTGACTCTGAAATGTTTATCTGTTCATAACAAACTAAAATAATAGTGTCGTTTGGTGCGGTAGCGACGGTAAATAAGTACTGTGCTTATTGACAATATACGGGAAGGGTAGTTAATCCTCCAACTACCCTGACCTGCACCCGTAACTAATTCAAATCTAGCCGGGTGCACCATTATGCCGTCATACCCAAATTTGTTATTAGTAATATTAAAATTATATAGTTATGCCGACTTGCACTAATGGTAGGTAAGTGGTTTGCTAAACCATGCCAACCCCACAAGGTTGTAGAGGTTCGATTCCTCTAGTCGGCGCTTAAAATTTAAAAAGAAGTATAGCATTAATGGAAACGGAGAGGAGAAACACGGTATGTCAGAAGAAAAGAATTTAAGAATTAAAGACACAATTCGTGCAACAAGAGAAAGACATTCCAGCATGGATTGTCGTGTTATCTCCGTTAAAGTTCAAGAGAGCAAATTATCTAAGGCCAAGTTAGAAAAGTTATATCGTTGCTTCTTAGAAGGTAAGTGGCTATATAATGCCGTTTTATCCTCTACCGATGATTTCCCACGTAGTGGCATAAAAACTGTTACAGTTAAAGTAAAAAACACTTTTGAAGAAAGAGAAATTAAGTGTCTATCTTCTCAAATGAAACAGTCAGTTGTTGATAGTGTTAAAATAAACATTTGTAATTTGGCCAAAGCGAAAAAGACCGGACAAAAGATTGGCAGACTTCAATTCAAAAAAGAATGTAACGAAATTAACCTACCGCAATTTGGTAAAACGTATAAAATCAAATCTCACAATAAAATCAGTATTCAGAATATTGGTATTTTAGTTGTAAATGGACTTGAACAGATTAACTTAGATGAAGTTGAGTTCGCCAACGCAAAACTTATTCAAAAGCCATCAGGCTTCTACATTCATATAACTATTTATACAAAGAAACAATCCCAGTCTAACACCGAGAAAGAAATTCTCGGTTTAGACATGGGTATTAAAGACCAACTAACATTCTCTAATGGAGTTAAGGTGAACTTTTACTTGGAAGAAAGTGAACAACTTAAAGGATTGGCGAGGAAATTATCTCGCCAGGTTAAGGGTTCTAACCAGTACAAGCAAACCTTAAACAGAATTAAGAGAATTTATGAATATGAAAGCAACAAAAAGAATGATGTGGTCAATAAATTAAATTCAGTTTTAAAGACAAACTACATCATCTGTTTCCAAGACGAGTTATTAAATCAATGGAAACGTAAGAAATCTAAACATAAATTCAGTTTCGGTAGAAAAGTCCAACATGGAATCTTGGGTAGAGTTAAGGATAAATTGAAAAAGAATAATTCTAACCACATGTTAGAAAGTTCTGTTCCAACAACTCAAACATGTCCTGTGTGTGGATGTTTGACGAAACACGGTTTAGATAAAAGAAAGTACCATTGCAACCACTGTGGTTTTGAGAACGTAGATAGGGATGTGCACTCTGCGAGTATGATGGTACTATTGAGCGGGTATGGAACGTATCGCTCGTTAAACACGGATGCTGTTAACACCGAGAGGATGGTTGGTTTCTTAAACAACTTATCTAATCTTGGCGTGGTAGTTACTACCAACAGTATGTAAGCACACCACTAAGTGGAGTGTAGTTCATCAAACAACCCTCTTCGCTAATTTTGCTAAACAACTAGACCGCCTAACAAGGCGGTGCGTAGGTTCGAGCCCTACTGACGGCGCCTAAATTCAAGAAAGTGAGATATTGTAAGATATTTCATTTTTTTGTTTACAAATACCATAAACTGTGATAATATATACATGTAAAAGAAAGAGGCACGCTTATGAAATTCACTGTTAAGACAGAATTAAAGACATTTACATTTACAGAACATGATGTAATTATGTTCAACGGTGCAAGATACATTTTAATCACACAGTCACCAAGACCAGGTTATGGATTTGGAGATGTGAATATTCCTATCAGACTTGCAGAAGAATGGATTAAGAATGGAGCGTTGGTAGCGTGTGGTACATACAATAACACAGAATTACCATTATATAAATTCGTAAGAGAGGCACAATAAACATGGATATTGAAACACTTAGAGATATTTGTATTAAGTTTCCAGATGTAAGAATTAAAGCGATTAAAAATAGACAATTAAGTGAACATTGCAATTCTGGATATGGAAGTTGGCGAGGAGAATACTCTGAACCAGCCTTATTCCTTAATGGCGATGGATATATGACATTGGAAGATTTAATTCCATATTTAGATAGATTAGCAAGTGGTGACGAGTGTGAAGTCAAAGACTTAGACTTATCATTAGACACAAAAGCGTATAACGAAGCAAAGCGTTTCTGGGAAGTTGTTGTTGACAAGCAACCATTAAAAGATGGTGAATATGCTGACGGTTTCGTTTCGTGGTATAAAGATAGTTATTACAAAGACACATTTGGTGACAAGGAAACGTTTGCAAAAGATAAAGCATCGCTTAGCACACTCGCAATGTTGTTAGATGGTAAGTGGTATGAACAAGGAAAGATGGGTTGGTTTGGGATGTCGGATACGACAAGTGACTCCTTAAAAGAATACACAAAGTTTTTCAATAAAACGTTAGAAGAATTAAAACAGACACATCCGTACGCAACGGTAACACTTGTGGACTGCCACATTTAAAAATAATTCCAGAAGAGTAGAGAAATCTACTCTTTTTTTTATTTGCTTAAAACCGTTTTACACCCTCGTCCGTGCGACTTTTTAGACCTATTTTAGACCTAAAACCAACGGGCTGATACATTATACAGATTTGAGTAAAAACACGCTTAAAACCGTTCCTACACACATTCTTGATATAAGATATGAAATAGAAGAGAGGTCAATAAACATGCCATTTAAAAAGAAACCAACAGACACAAAAGAGTTGCTACAAAAATTAAGAGACTCTAATAAATGGAAGATGTACTACCAAAAATTAATCTTAGAAAGCAAGATGAAGAATGGTGGTTTTAAGACTCCTGAAGAGGCAAAAAAGCATATTGATAAATTAGTCTTAATGAAGTTTGACAGAAAAGACCCGTTTGCAGCCTTTGACGAGTTTTGGGAAAATCAGAAGAGGAAATAAATTATGGTTATTAGAGTAATTGCTTTAATTATATTCTTGTCTTTCTGGACACTTTTAGAACAACTTGTCAAGATACTTCAAAGCGATAATAAGAAACGACCTGCTAGAATGCAGAATAAGGATGCCATTCCTAAGGAAACGTTCTTTGAAGAAACAAAGGCTCTACATAAATATGCTTTTTCCAGAACACTGTGGCCTGAATTAAAATTAAATAAAAAGTTGTATATTGGTTTGTATATTCTTTTTATGCTACTAACACCCATTTTTGGTGATATTAAGGCATTGCTTGTGGCGGTTGTATTAAGTATTGCATGGAGTATTCTTTTACGTGTTTTATTAAAGCAAAAGCGAGATAATGAATTAAACATTATTAATAAGTTCTTGCAGTTTAAGAAGAAATATATGGGTTTAATTGACCCAACTGTCACAATCAGAAATTACCAGTCAGAGTTCCAGATTAAATGGGATGATACCAATGAATATCCAGAAAGTATAAAATGGTTCATTTCGCCAAGTTTTGAGAAGAAGAACAAAATCCAGTTTATGCAGTCATTGAGCGAGAACCTTGGTAAAGGTAAGTTCTTTTACGCACCTGACGAGGACTGGGAAGATGATATGCAGATTACAACAACCCGTAAGTCCTTCGATAATCCTAAGTTAAATGAATTTATTGAAAACTGTATGCTCTTAAAGTCAAAGTGGATTGGTAAGGTATATCCTCAAACAGGTACCTATACTTATGAATACGAGTTTACGATAGATGGATATGATAGTGGTGGCTATCCGAATAAGATTACATTAAAACTACCTATCGGTGTAGATAACTCAAACGAAATGGCTCTATTAAGTGCTTTTTCTAAAGAATTAGGAGCCGGCCGTCAGTGGGAGTTAAATCCGTCAAACGGTTGGGATTTTATTAATCATAATCTACACTTAATCTTGCTTGACCCATTGCCAACAAAAGCACCATGGAGCAACGAGTATATTTTTAATCAAAATATCTCACCTTACTACTTCCCTTTAGGACTATCATCTAAGGGTGGAGTGGTAATTAAAAACCCAGAAACAGGAAAAGAAGAACGAGTTATCGGCTATGACCCTGTAGGCGAACAATGGAAACTCATGGGTAAACTCGGTATTAGAGAAACAGATATACAACCACCAAGCATGTTGAACGCCCCGCAGGTTATCGGTGCAGGTAAAACAGGTGGTGGTAAGTCAGTACTACTTAGAAATATTGAAAACGGATGTTTATTGAGACCAGAGAACTGGCTGTTGATGATTGTTGACATAAAACGTGTAGAAGGTAGCAAGTTCTTAAAATTCGGTGTACCTGTTGGTACGACCCATGAAGATGCGGCCTCTATCTTAACTTATGCACAGAAGATAATGATGGATAGGTATGAAGAAATGGTCCAAAGAGATGTTGTAAACTATATGGACATACCTGAATCAGAGCGAACACAGGCAATCATGGTAATTGTAGACGAAGCAGGTGAGTTGTTGTCTCCTATCAAAGCAGGTAAGGAAGACGAACAAGGGCAAATGAACGCCCAGTATCAAGCACAGTGCACCCAAGCGATTGAAAGTATTTATCGTCTAGGACGTGCCGCAATGGTACACGTACAAGTATGGAGCCAGCGTGTCGCTTTAGACCAAGGTATCACTATGGCTATGAGAAATAACGCAAGTGCTAGAATGTGTGCAGGACCACTAGACCCAACATTGTCAACAATGGTATTCAACACCGGACTTGGAACCCTAGTGCCCAGAAGTCCGCGAGGGCGCATAGGCCTTTCATTGAATGATGAGGAATTCATTGCCCAAGGTTTCTTCGCAGATGACTATTTTTTGAGAGATTATCTTGAAGAAAAATATGGTAAAGGCAATATTAATGTTTACAATAACCAGTCGATGGTGAAACTTGACGAGGTCATCCACTCAAAGAGTGATGATATTATCGAAGAGATGTCGGAAGACGAGTATGAAGAATTGTTAAGTCTAGCAAACGCCAAGTAAAAGAGTAGGTATATTATCCTACTCTTATTTTTATTATCAAAATACTTATTTACTCTTCGTTGGACTACACCAGACACTTTAATATACACTAAACAAATGGTAGTAGGCATTCCCCAACGGTATTAAATCCGTATGATAAAACACTTGTCTAAACAAACAAAATGTCAGGAAACGCCTATTACCATTGTGGCAAAACATTTTATGACATACACCCCTTATTACACAAATACAGAGCAATCCAAAGCAGGTTGCTCTTTTTTAATATAAATATACTCTTAGGTAAATAAAACATCCGGCAATGCCTAATCCGAAAAAAGGAAAGCCTATTCGCTTTCCTTCTTCTTCAATACATAAATACTTGCACCTGACATGATACTGCCGAACAATGTTACTGCATATGCTAAGATACCGTCACCAGTTGGTGGTGTACCGCCTTCTTCTGTAACACTATATTTAGTTTCATTTACAGGTAAGTTAGGTTTGCTTTCCTCTACAGGAGCGTTTGGTTCATTGTCTTCTGTTGGGTTGTTAGGAACCTCTGGCCCTGGTGTAGGATTTACAGGTGTTTCCTCAACAGGGTTACCAGGATTCACTGGTTGATTTGGTGCTTCTTCACCCGGAACATTTGGTTCTGGTGTAGGTGTTGGAGCCACAGGTGTATTATCTTCAACTGGTTTCTCTGGCTCTGGTGTCGGGTTTGGTGTAGGATTATTAGGTACTTCTGGTGTAGGACTGACAGGTGTTTCGCCCTCTGTTGGGTGGGCAGGTGTCGTGTCTTCATCGTTACCACCATTTACATTACCAGAGTTGTCTCCTGGCACCTCAGGTGCTGGTGTTGGATTTGGGTTTGCTGGTGTTTCTGGTTGAGTAGGAGTTTCTGGTTGCGTTGGTGTTGGGTCAGTAGGTGTTACTGGTTGCTCTGGCTCAGGTGTAGTAGTTGGTGTAACAACTTTCTTATACACATGAACTGTATCACCATTTGCCTCAGTACGTGTTGTAACATATTCGTAACCATCAAATGTTTCTTTCTCATGTACACCATATTCTTTACTCTTTAATGTAGTACCATCTTCTGTTACATATTGTGTATAGTCAATACCCACATGTAATAGTCTATCCTTAGCGTCAACTGCACCACCTTCAACAAAGGTAGCCATTCCCCAATCACGAACAAAGAACGCATCTTTTTGAATTGATGAAGTGCTAAATAAGTCTTTTAGGTCGTTATAAATCACATCAGCATCATAATCTAAGTATCTACTGCCTAAATCATCACCAATTGTGAGGTTGAATGTGCCAATCTTGTTACCGATTTCTCCTTGTGTAACTTCTACAATTTCTCCTTGCTTTAAATTTTCATCAATTTCGGCAATCGTATCGTAAGGAATTTCCTCATTGACAGTAGCAGTTATTTGCCAATAGCCAGTTCCACCTGAAACAGCCATGTCTTCTACACCCATAATATCATGAGTGAAACGTGAATCCTCTTCTTCAATTGGATAATCAAATACATATCTGTTAGGGTATGCAGTCTTATCATAACGTTCCCCACCATCAAAATCAACTGGTAAAGCAACATTATGTTCTATAAACTCTGTACCATCATTTGTTACAAATGTTACCTGTTTTGCAAATAGATACTTACCCATTCCATAGGCTGCTCCGTAAGGTTCAGTAGTTGACAAATCAAAGACTTCTAAATCTTGCCAATTCTTGACATGTACTGTTTCTCCAGTGTGGTCTCCTTCACTTAATACAAAGTCATAGTCTTTATCTAACTTAGTCTTTGTTGAACGACTTTCAAACACAGAAGTAAAGTTGTTTCTACCTGGAAACGTATAATTGCTATGGCTCACGTTGTTTGTAAGTCCTAAATTTGTTCTTGCACCGTTTGTCGGTTGTGTTGCTAAAAATTCTGTAAGTTTTTGGCTCTCTTCTGGCGTTAAATCTGCCTGTGCATGTGCCTTAACTGTATTACCGCACAATAATACAGATGACATCAACAGTGACACGCCGACAGACGCCTTTTTAATCATATTTTTCTTTTTCATTGATTACCTCTTTCCTTTTAAAGTATATAATATATTATTTCTTGAATAATGGCAAGAAAAAGATTGCTACATTGTATAGTAACCTTTATTCATCTGACACATTCACAGCGTAGTATTTACCGTTTACTCTGTCGAAGTTGATATCTAAGACCTCAACTGTATTATCTGTTGTTAAGTCGTCCATGTCATGATAAGTAAAATCAATGGAGTACTCTGTATATTCAGGATTATCTCTATCCTCGCTCTCGGTATCAACTGAACCGTAGTCTGAATATTCACCTCTGTCTAACTTATCTGTAATGTCGCTTTTAATTTTGTCAAAGTAAATAGAATACAGTTTCTTATCTAACTCTGTTTTACTGTCAGCAACAATAACACTGTCTCCATTCTCGATAATGTTGTTGGCCGCGTCTTTAAACATTTCTTTATTACCACGTGTTGCGTAGTAAATCTCAACTAAGCCTTCATTTTCAAGGATTTCAATATCTTCTTTTGTGTATGTAGTACCAACGTCTTTGAGCAGGTCTTTTGCTTTTTGCAGAGTTTCATTGTAATTATCCACTTCTTGTTGGAATTGCTCGTCAGTCATACCGTCTAATTGGTGTAATACATGGTTACAATTACCACTGCCAGGTGTCTTAGCAGTACACCATGTTAGTTCACCTTTATTGTTCAATGCTTTTACTTTTGGCATAAATCATATCCTCTCTTTCTATACATTATATCAAGAATGTATCGCATTGTATAGTGGCTAGACATATACAATAAGGTATGTTAAAATTAAAGAGAGGTGATAGAAGATGTTAAGCCTATTAACAGAAAAAGATTTTAATGAGTATTTATGGAATACTGACTTTGGCGAGAAATTGGAATTAATCAGTGAAGAGAAAACAGAAATCACAAAACAATCTATTTATACTTTTAAACTTTCCAAATTAAAACATAATCACAGTATTGTTTTCACTGTCTATATGACATCTCAATTCAATGCAAATGAAGAAAACAATCTTGAATATAAAACATTTAAAGATAATAAAGAGATTGGTTTTAACGGAATCCGTCACTGTTCAAATTTTTCACAAACGGTTTCTGTCATGAAAGAGATTCAAAAAGCAGTAGAGACATTAGCAGAAGATTGCCATAGAATTATGAGCCGTATTGATTAAGTGAACTGCCCACCACCTAAAGGCAACAGGCTTACGTACTGCCGGCAGTACCTACCACACTAAGATTGGATAGATATATTAAACAGTATTGACTTTTTTAATATTGTGCTATAATGAGTATATAAACAGAAAGGTTGTTAATATGACAAAGAAAACATTAAAAGCAGTATTAAAGTCGTTAAACAAGAAGTATGGCGATGTATTCCATTTAGGGCAGGTACAGAGTGGTGAAGAGATACAGGGAGAAATTGTTATGGAAGAGTTCGGTTACGAGGAAGACGAGGACGAGGACTCTGTATGCTTTGTGACTACAAATTTCATTGCATTAAAACTATATATCCACCAGCGTGGTGACTATTTCATGTCAGCAATATTAAAAAGAGAGTATATAGATAGATACAATAACGGTCCTATAGAACCGGAAATTATTGCAAGAAGGTTATTAATATGTTCAAACGAAAAAGAATTGTTTAAGGCCATAGAGAAAGTCATTGACCAGAGTGATGTAATCACAGATGCTATCAGTGATTTCGATGAATTAGAGTGCGAATAAGGCACTCTTTTTATTCATGGTGTCACGCCACCTGTTGGTTTCTTGTATAATATAGATACAGGTGGTGTAAAAACTGATATATAACATATAGTATCAGTAGAAAGGATGAGCATGGTTCGTTTCATTAGAAAATTGTTTATAATCGGTGTAGTATTATTTCTGATTCATACCTATATAGGTACAATGACAATATACTACAACAACAATATGTACCCATCAGTTAAAGACGGTGACCTATGTGTTATTAAAAAGTATGACAAGCATACTCATCTAGAGGATGTTGTGTACTATCAAGACAGTTTTTATCGAGTAGTCGCAAGAGAAAATCAAGTAGTGGATATTACAGACAAAGGAATTTTAACAGTCGATGGCCAGCAACCAGTAAATGCAACTAATACATTGACACATAAATTAGAAAAAAGCGACATTGTATTTCCTTATACTGTGCCACAAGGCGAGATATTTCTTTTGAATGATTATCGAGAGAACACGTCCGATAGTAGAGAGTTCAAGTCAGTAAAAGAGAAAGATATTACAGGCACCTTATTCTTTATTTTTAGACGTAGAGGTTTCTAATGCGTTTTAGAGTAATGCTGATTTGTTTATTGTTTTTAACACTAACCATTCATACTAAGGCTGCCAATGTCTATGAGCCAGTTCATGGTGGCAAAATTGAAATAACATTGAATTTAGTAGATAGAGATAAGCATGAGGCGGCCATCTTTCAACAATCACATTTTGTCTTAGAAATTACAGAAGAGAAAAGTAGTCTTGGTTGTGGTGAATTAACGTTCTCTACACCGGTATCAAAAGAGTTGGTAGAAACAGGTAAGACTAAGGTTGTTGCAGATTTAAGTAAATTAACTTTTAAAGAGCCTGGTGTTTATCAATTCTCAATACACGGATTCTTCACAACCAGTAAGGATTTAGAACGAGATACGGTGTATTACCTGACAGATAATGAGTATGATTATTTAACCGTTTATGTGTCAGATAATAACGGTAAGTTAGAAATTTCGTCCTATATTCTAGGTGATAATGTAAAGACTTTTGAATACTACGGAAAACTCGCAACAAACAAATTAACGATTCAAAAGATTGTAAAAGGTAATCAAGGTAGTGTTTTTCAGAAATTTAATGTAACAGTTAAGGTGAAAAATGCAATACCCAACTTTGTCTATAGCCTTAGAGATGGATATACTCTTACAACAGACGCCAAAGGCTATGGAAGAGCGACTATTCCTCTAAGTCATAGAGATATTATCACACTTACAGACTTGCCTATCGGTTCGTCTTATGAAGTGTCTGAGGACTACCAAGATTATCAACAGAGTGTAAGTGGTAAACAATCATGGTTGTTTAGATACCCTTACTAAGATATGCATGTCGTATTCACAAATAAAAAAGATGGTTTAATTCTAACTGGTATTATTTTAAACAATGGTTCTACATTACTATTCATTGGTAGTGGCATTGTAATATTAATCAGTGCGAAAAAGCACTCGGGAGAAAAGAAAAAGTAAATGAAAATTAGAAATTTAATTGGCAGTTTATCAGCCACAGCACTTGTGGCAGCCGGAGCAGTTGCACCAGTATTTGCAGCCGACGGTTATGACCCAGTTGCGGGTACAACAGCAACATTTGAAAAGTACTTTGTAATGGACAAAGACATTCAGGTACCTAATGCTACATTCAAGTTTACTGTAACAGCGGGTACAGCAGTAGCAGGAGATGCTACACATTCAAAAATCTTAGCAGGTGTAGGTACACCAACTATCGCAGATGTGACATTCTCTGCAACAGATACAGCCTCAGTCGTTAAGACAGGTAAGATTGGTGAGCATGGAGACAACTTACCAGCAAATAAGCAGTATGCTAAGAAAACAGCAACGATTGACTTTAGTTCATGCAACTTTACAGAACCAGGCGTATATCGCTATGTCGTTACAGAAACAGGCACAAATACAGGCGTAACAAATGACACTACAACAACACGTGTTATGGACGTATTTGTAATTGATAACAATGGTTCACTAGAAGTATCAAGTTATGTAATGCACAAGACAGCGGATGGCATTGAGTTAAAAGATACTGACGCCGCTTATGAATTAGCAGACAAGTCAGATGGTTTCGTAAACACTTATACGTCAGCAGACTTAATCTTTGGTAAGGAAGTAACAGGTAACCAAGGTAATAAGAATAAAGACTTTACATTTACATTAAAACTTACAGGTGCAGCCCCTAACACAAAGTATTCTGTAGATTACAGTAAAGCAAGAGAAGATGCACAAGACACTCCAGCAACAGGCACTAAGACAGTTATTGAAACGGATGAACATGGTGCAGCCACTCGTACATTCAAGTTAAAAGATGGTGAGTACATTTCAGTTAAGGGTATCGCAGAAGGTGTCAAGTACGAATTAACCGAGGACGCACAAGACTATACATCAACAGCAGGTATCACACAGGAAGTAAACGGTACAGAGGCTTATGATGGTGGAACAACAGGAACATTCGGTACTACAGCCATTAAGACAGGTTTCACTAACAGTAAGAACGGTTTAATTCCAACAGGTATCTTACTTGAAACAGCACCTTATGTAGCGGTAATGTTAGCAGGTGGTGGAACAGCGTTCTTAGTATCACGTAAGAAAAAGGAAGAGGAATAAAATGGGTATCACCAAGAGGTTAAAGGATATAGATAAAAAACATCCTTTAAAGCATGTAAACAACTTTATAGACAATTTAATTACAATAGTAGGTATTACATGTATGCTTCTTGGTGTGTACTGTTTGCTCGATAACTATAATGTCTATAATCAAGCCACAGCAACTCAAAAACTAGGATTTAAGCCAGAGGTGTCAGAGGATAGTATTACATTTTCTGACGTACCTTTGGCGAAAGCCTGGTTAACGATTCCAGATACGCAAGTCAATTATCCTATCATGCAAGGTAAAGACAACCTTGAATATATTAATAAAGATTGTTTCGGGAAGTATTCATTATCTGGTAGCATCTTTGCAGATTTTCAAAATAAATCAGACTTTACTGATAAATATAATTTGTTGTATGGGCACCACATGGATAAAGGTCTCATGTTTGGTTCGCTTGATAATTGGTACAATGAAAACTTTTTCAAAAATCATGTAAATGGTTACTTATTAACGAAAGATAAAGTTTATAAGATACATTTCATTAAAATCTTTGAAACACAAGCAACAGACCCTAAAACATTCTCTATTGATTTATCGAATAAAGATAGAAACCTTGAAAATGATAAACGCTACATAGCATTGACAACCTGTAAGGTAACAACAGACATTCAGAGAACAGTATTGCTTGGGGAACTAACAGAAATAAGCGTTCAAGACTACCAAAAGTCTTTGAAGGAGTAAAATAAATGTTTAAAATTATAAGAGTAATAATTGCGTTAATATTATCTACATCAATGATGACACCTGTACATGCAGAAGAAACTGGTATTATAGAGTTTGACTTTACTAGGGAAATAATAGAAAATGATACTATTACTAGTAGTAGTTTTGATAGTGAAATACGAACAAATCTTACCATGTCAGGTTTAGAACCAAACCAGGAATATCAGGTTGAGATTGGTAGCACATCTGCTCCATACACAACAGATAATAACGGAACTTTAACTATACCTCTATTTGGAATTAATCCAGGCACACCACAGCATGTTACAATTAAAGGTGTTAGCCAATTAAGTTATTCGATTAATCACGCACAGTTCATACACCCTGCAACTAGACACCAGTCAAATATTGATGTGTATCATGATGGTACTTTAGTAGAAACAATAGCAGCCAAGCGTAATCAAGGTGTTAAGACAGGTACATATACAGTTAATGCAGGCTCAAAAGAAAAGATAGTAATAAGAGATAATATGTATCGAGCCTTCACAACAGCAATAATGGGAGGTGTCGATGGCGTTGGAGACCCAAACCAGTCATTTCAATACACAGTGCATATTACAGGTTTAGACCCAGAAGATACAGTATTTTTCCATTATATGGATGCGTCCGGAGACGACAATCCGGAAGTTCATGCAACAAATAATGAAATTGTATATGATGTTGAATTAGGTGGTTCTTCTCATGCTGGAGTCTATGTATATTCAGTACCATGGTATGCAAAAATCAGTGTTACACAAAAGGCTAACAATTTAGGTTATTTACCAAATTGGCAGACAGATTCCGAAATGAGCAGTAATACGATTCCAGATATTGCGTTTTCGACCCCAGAATTCGGTCATTATGGTGACACTTCAGGAGATTTAACCGTTGTGTTTGTGAATACAAAAGTCCAAACAGTTACAGTCAACAAAGCGGTTGAAGGAAACCAAGGTAATCGTCATGAGTTATTTAATTTCAACGCTAAAATTACTAACAATAACGATATAGAGTATACAGGACCAGTATCTATCGCTAAACACGATGGTGCAGTCGAGCAGTTATCACCAGATGAGAACCATGTCTATAAATTTAAGTTACAGCATGGAGACACTGTAAAATTATTTGGTTTTGACAAAGTTATTAAAAATATTACAATTACAGAGGAAGACAATGACTATCAAACAAAGGTATCACACGATAGCGAACAACCAGTAGATGGGAAATCAGTAACAGTAGACATTGAAAATGCAAACGCAAATATTCAATATATAAATAGTAAGTCATTAATTGTGCCAACAGGAATTAGTTTACCAGTTGGTGGAGCATTATTTGTTATTATTGGTATTGGAATTATTTTCATATCTAAGAAACATAAGCAAGTGAAAGTGATATAATAATAGAGAGGGAATATACGCATGAAGAAATTTTATAAATTATTTATCGTAATGTTTTGTATGGCAATTGGATTATCACCGGTTATTGCTTATGCAGAAGAGGCAACCACAGTAGAAGTTACTATTGATTCAGACTATGATAATGTGATTGTCGAGTCAGAAAGTGGTAAAGAAAATGTTAATACTAAAAATCTTATATTAACTTTTTCAGATGTTGGAGAACACGAATACAAGATTTACACAAATGAAGATTTAGAGAATGTTTATACATTAAAAGTATTAGTTGGAAGAAACGACAATAACCAATTATATACAGAAACAGTATTGTATAATAACAAAAATAAAGATGTAAAACTTGACAAGATAGAGTTTAAAAAGAAAATTACTCCAGAGGAACCAAAACAAGAAGAGCCTAAGAAAAAGGAATCTGGAGAAGAAATTGCAACAGGTGTATTAGACAACTCATTAATGTGGGGTGCTATTATTACGTTGTGTGCTATTGTATTATATTTAAGCAAGGGAGAAAAACAATCATGAGGAAGTTACTAATTGTATTCTCCCTCTTCTTTCTAACCGCATGTAGTACTAGTATCACATATAAGAGCAACACAGAAACAATCACAATCAATCATGAACAAGATAACATTACAACCGTTTCAATTACTGCTGAATATCCTTTAGGTGAAGTAACAGACGCAGACACAATCAGAAACGATTATATGAAAGTGTTAAATGAGACGTATGGTGAAAGAGCAGTAAAAGATGTAAAAATCACAGTTCATAATAATAAGATAAAATCTATTACAGTATTAGATTTTAGAACAATCAAAGACTTAACTAAATTTGGAATCACAAGTCCATATCCAAGTTTAAGAGAATTTGAAAAGTTTTTAAAGAATAGTGACTTTAGAAAGGACTAAGTCAATGAAAAATAAATTTTTAAAAATGATACTTACGATTGCATGTCTTGTTACGTTTATTCCGAACAAGGTTACGGAAGTATCAGGAGAAGAACCAACGACATCGAATACGACAACATCAATTTCTGATTTCTCTATTGCAAATGCAGAAACTGAATATTCTCCATCTACAAATGAGAGTGACCATATTGTAAAGTATTCACTAACATTAACAACGAGTGGAGATGAAGGTAGTGTCAATTCAGTTGTGTTTGAAGTACCAAAGTCTTTGTTTAACGACAGAACAGGTAATAGTGGTGATAGTTTCCAAATCTCTATTCCAACAAAAGATGAATACACACATCTTACAGCACAAGGTATTGAAGTAGATAGTACTTGGATGTATGAAGAAAAAGACGATAAGATACTTATTTCAAGTACAAAGCCAGTTAAGGTTGGTAGTACATACAATATTGAAATTGGTTATCAATTAGATGGCAACATCACAAACTTTAAAGATGGTGAAGTGTCTAAAGAATTAAAAGCAACTGTTACACTTGACACTAAGGGTGGAGAGTTAAAATCAGAAGCAACCGCAGAAAATGTTACAATCAATACAAATGCAACAATTCAAGGTTCACGCTCTGATACAGATAACGTAACAGCATTCACAGATGTATGGAACGATAACTGGGGACCAGAACCAGAAGATGCGAACGAATATTACTACTCATTAGTAAGAGTTACATCATATATTACAGGTAGTCAGCCTTATAATATTTCTATCAACTCTAAGGCAGTTGATGATGAAACAGGCGAAGAGTTCACACCTTACATGTACAATATAGGACTAAATGGTTGGGGTGATAAGAGTTCAGAAGAGAGTAGTAAAATCTTTGAAGGCTCTAATGGTAGAAAAGATTATATTTTATACAGATTCCCTATTGCTACTTATAAAAACAGAGAAAAATCAAAGTTCACTGTTACAGACGAGGTATCAACAGAAGGCGTTGATTTAATTGATGGACCTAATGAAGTAAAGACATCAAGTACAAATATTACTTACGTAAAAGAACCATGGATGCCACCTGAGGGTAAATTTATTACTCTTCAAAACGGTGATAACTATTACAGAGTAAATCATAAAGAACTAGAAAAGTGGTCTTTGGTAAACACTAAGATTGACAAGTATTCAAGATATGATTTACAGAATTTCCAGAACGGTACTTTGAATAAGTATGACAACTTAGACTTTGGTTATTTTGTGTTCGGTATGCCTATGGGACATAGTGTACCGAAAGGTCAAGATAATATACCAAGTAATTACTTTAAAGAAAGTGTTACATATAATCAATTTATTAATGGTATCAGTTTAGTAAATGATGACGATACAACAATTTCAGATTTAAATTCAGACGATTATCAGATTAAAAATATTTCAATTTACACTCAATATTTAGATGGCAAGTTGAACATTAATAATAAGTATGATGAAACAACTAGAAAGCCTGTGGCCAGCGATGTGGTAGGCGTATATGCGAAGTATAATAACAGTAATAGTGAGTATGTACATATCGCAGATTACTCACCTTTAAACAAGACATATTCAAACGTAAAAGATGGTATTGATGTAGTAGGTAATAAACTTATCTTAGATGATAATGTAGTTGCTTATAAATTAACTACATCTAATCCTTACTATTACACAAAGATTCTATCTGGTGCTGAATATATGTTAAAACATTCAGATAAGGTAGATAACTATGTAAGAGGCAAAGAAGAGATTAGAATAGCATCTAGTGTAAACGCTGAAATGTTAGATAGTACAGGTAAGCAGATTTATGAATACACAGCACCTACAGAGTATGACTATGCACGTAAGACAGAAACAGTCAGTGAAATCACAAAAGATGTTGTAAATGTTCGTAATAATAGAACAAGTAAACGTTATGAGTTGATATGGGAAATTAAAGTGAATGAAGTTGCAAAACTCTCTAACACAGAAGAATCTCCTATTGAACAGTCAGGTGGTACTTGGTATGATTTGATGCCTGCTGGTTTAGTTGTAAATGAAGATACTGTAACACTTTATGACAGACTGACAGGACAAGAACATAGCGTATCTGTTTCAAGTACACCTAACTATAGAAATACAGGTAGAACTCTTTATAAGTTTACAAGTACAGATACATTAAGTAATCCTCAGTTATTCTTTACAACTTATTTATCATATAACAGTGTACGAGATTATGGTGATGTGATTTATAACCCAGTTGCTTATGAAACAGGTAATAAAGAAATCTCTAACGGTACAGCAGATAAAGCAAGAGTAACGAGATATAGTAAAGAAATGAGCAACTTAACAAATGACGAAGGTAAACGTTTTATTTACGCTGAAAAGGTATATAATTTAACAACATTAGTTTACTTCTCATCAGGACTATCAAAGTCAATTAAGAATAGTACAGACTCTGAATATCAAAGAGCAACACAAGTATCACAGAATGAAGATTACTCATATAAATTGACTATGGCAAACTCTGCGATTTCAGTTTCAAAAGATATTGTGTTGTTTGACTCGTTAGAAAACTACACAACACCATCTGGTGAAACATCGAACTGGAAAGGTATCTTACAATCAATAGATACAACACAGATTGAAAAAGCAGGTATTAAGCCTGTTGTATATGCAAGTGATGTGGCGTTAGACTTATCAACATTCGGTGGTTTAACAACAGACGAAATGCTAAGCAAATTTAAACCTATTTCAGAGTTTACAGATTATTCTACAATTAAGACAATCGCTATAGACTGCCGTAAAATGCAAGATGGTTCTGAGGCTGAATTAGGTAGAGGTAAATCACTTGTATCTATTGTGAATATGAAAGCACCAGCAAGTCTCCCAACAGGAGTTGTATATAAGAACTATAACAATGTTTATGCTCATGTAACAGCAACAGACAGTGGCGCCGAAACAACTGCATTTATCAACAACGGTTACACAGTCAACTCATATAAAGTAACAGGTAATATGTTCGTAAATAAATTAAATTCAGACACAAAACAAGGAGCCCAAGGTGTTCAGTTCACATTAAGTGGAACATCCGCTTATGGAGAACAAGTATCTATGATAAGAACATCTGACTCTAAAGGTCTTGTAGAATTTAAGAAGATACCTGTTGGTAAGTATTTACTAGTTGAAACAGATAGTACACCTAACTACTTCTTAGACGACACAAAACATATTGTAGAAGTGACAGAACAAGGTGAAGTATTAATTGACAACCAAGCAAGAAGTGCAATTACACTTGAAAATAAGCCTAGAGTAAGTGCAAATATTAAGTTTAATAAGAAGTCTTACCCAAATAGTGTTGGTATTAGTGTACCAGTAGCAGACGCAGAATTTACATTACAAGGCACTTCTGATTATGGTAACGATGTATTAGAAACAACAAAATCTAAGGATGATGGTACAGTAGAATTTAAGAATATTGAAATGGGTACTTATAAGTTATTTGAAACAAAAGCCCCTACGGTATATGCGAAATCTACTGACGAATTTAAGGTAACAATCAGTTCAACTGGTACTGTAACAATTACAAACGTAACAGAGAGTAAGAATACAGATACAGTATATAACTATCGTAGATTAGTTCCTGTTTCATTTAAGAAGTTAAATGCAGAAACAAACGAACCTATTCCTGCTGGTAAGATTTCATTCAAACTCTCAGGACAAGATTCAGAAGGTAGAATTATCAATCAAGAACTATCAGTCAATTGGAAAGGTGTTGTAAGTGCAGATATTCCTGTAGGTATTTACACAATTCAAGAAAACCCTAATCCAACAGACAGTAATGGCAAATCATATCTACGTGATAGTAGGGAGTATATTCTTGAAGTTAAGAAAGATGGTACTTTCACACTAGATATGGAAAAGGTTGGTGATGATTATGTAGTTAAGAATACACAAATCGCAACTGATGTTATTACAATTACAAAGCAATGGGTAGGTGGTAATCCTAATGGATATATTCCTAAGATTAGAATTTACACTAATCCAAATGATATTCCACAGAATTAAGGAGAAGAAAACATGAAAAATAAAATATTAAAATTTATACTTATGGTAGTATGTGTTATTGCACTATTACCACATAGTGTACACGCAGAAGGTGGTTCTTCTCCTATTCTGCCTGTTGCCAGTCATGGTAATGTAATTAAGAAAATGAACTTATCAGACTTCTCAAATGGCACAAGTACAGATGCTACACTAGAAATCTATGAAGATGGATATACAGTAGTTAAATCTAATAGCACAGTTCCACAAACACAAAAAATAAATAACGTATGGGTTATTAATGCAATTAAAAATTACTATGATGGTAATCCTACAGTTGATATGACATCACTTGTCTATGATAGTGATACTAGATTATTAGTTTCATCTCTTAACAAGGTTGAAGGAGGATTCTGGTGGCGTTTTAGACACTTTTGGGCTAATGAAACTTATGGACCAAATGGGAAGGTTGTTTCGTTAAGTAAATTAAAGGAAATTGACTTATCTAAGACTACTCCTATTACAGATGCAGGGCAAACAGAAAATACAGATTCAACACGAATGAATCTAACAAATACGTTTTCGCAAATTGGGATTGAAAAACTTATTTTCGGTCAGAACTGGTCTAAAATAAAGATAGGCAATATTGATAATTTATTTTATCATAGTCTTATTAATGAGGTTATTGGACTTGAATACATGGATATTAAGCCAACAAGTACAGAGAGTGCATTTAGCAATGCAACAATTAAAAAGATTGACCTATCAAAACTAGATTTAACAAACCTACGTTACGGAAGTCGTATGTTTGACACAGCAAGAGTAGATTTCAAAGACCTGTTTTCACGCCAACATATCAACAATCTAAAGTCAGGTAGATATATGTTTAGTTTATACGTAACAGATGAACCACTTGATGTAACTGGTATTGATTTGGCTAATGGTGGTGGTTCAGGAAGTGATTATCAAGGTATGTTTAGTGCTTTACAGGCACCATCATTTAAGTTTGACTTTAGAAATGCTTGTAGTAATACTGGAGAAGGTGCTGATTTCAGTTATGCTTTCTCTCGATTAAGTATGCAAATTGATACAAGTAAATTACCAAAACTAATTTATAAGCCAGTTGGTTATGACTCAAATGGTAGTGGAAGTAACATATTCTATATGGATATGCTCTCTTATAATAGTAGTTGGTGGGAAGTTTATCAGAAATCATTAGACCTATCTGATTATAGTACAGATTACATAGGAAGTACTAATGTGCTAGATAATCAATCAGGTGTGCAAGTAATTAAAACATCTACGAGAACTAAACTTCATCCTCAGTATGGTAATGGTCTTGGTATTGGTATTTATAGTATCTTTGATAAATATGTAGGTTTTAAACAAGTCTATACAGGCAGATGGTTATTAAAGTATTATGCAGATGGTTCTGTAGTACCAGAGGCTGATAGAAAGTATGCTTCTACTTATGCAGATTTTAATGGTATTGATGGTTATTGGGTAAGAGAACCAGTAGCAGGAGATAACAGTCCTACATTATCTGGTGGTAGAATTTATGAAACAGAAGATGATAAGTGGGTAACTAATGCTGATGGCTCAATGACTTATAACATGAAAGTCTTTGATAGAAAAGATACTCACTACATCGTAGAAGATGAGAACCCTAACTATATTAGAACTGATAGTACAACCACAGTAAACGGCAAACAAGCATCCACAGCAGTTGTTGGTAAAGATGAGACAACAGCAACAGTTGTTAATAAGTACATAAACAGTACGAATACAGAAGTTAGAAATCTCACAATTAGAAAGAACGTTGATGTCGAAGATTCTACACAGTTTATCTTTGATGTTACATTAAAACATTCTACTCTTTCTGGCGTTAAGAAAATCAATGATATTCTGTTTAAAGATGGTGTAGGTACTATCACTCTAATGGGCAATAAATCTATTACATTAGAATTACCAAAGGGAACAGAATACACTATTACGGAACGAGCAGTTAAGAACTGGGCATTAACAAGTCAAGAAAATACTTCAGGAACATTAGACTTAAACACAGAGGCAGTATTCACTAATACACGTGACACATTCCCTAATGTATCAGATAGTGTAACGGAGTTAAACATTGAAAAGAATGTTCCAGAGAGTTATAAAGGATTTAACGGAAATAATGGATTCCAATTTGAGATAACATTATCTAATTTATCTCCTAACTCTACTTACCAATATGAACAATATGGTCAAACAAGAGATTTTACCTCTGACGAAAATGGTCTTGCAATATTGAAATTATCTGTTTCAAAGACATCACCAGTTAAGATTATTGGTAACGGTCTAAGTAGTTTCAAATACTCTATTAAAGAGAACGCACCTTTGGCAGGTGATACTTACACTTTTATTCCGTCTATGCAGGTCTATGAAGATACTTCCTTAATAGATAATGTAGGTGGTAAAAAGGGAATAGACTTTGTGTCTAAGACTTACACAGCCAAGACAGGTAAGATTAATCGTGGGGTTATTACAAATGATATTTATGACCTTTACCAGTTTAATTTATCTAAGGTAGTAGAAAATAGTGAGACAGAAGAGCCATTTGACTTTACTGTTTCTATTAAGGGATTAAAAGAAGGCGATTTCGTTTACTATCAAATATACGGTGAATCAGAAGAAAGAAAAGTTAAGTACCAAGGAGAGTACAGTGAATTTGATGTAAAAATCTCTAATGGTGGTGGTTTAGATATGTTCAATATTCCTATGTATGCACAGGTATCTGTAATAGAACATGCCAATACTAAGGGTTTCGTGTCTAACTATCAAGATATGAATGGTGTTATGACTGAAAATACCACAGTCGGTAAGGAAATGGCTACACCATATATTTCTGGTACGGTTAATAATAGTTATGTATCTTACACATTCTACAACCGAAAGGAACAAACTATTGTAACAAGTAAAACTGTAACGGGTAATCAAGGTGATAAATATAAGAACTTTGATTTTAATGCTAAGTTCTTTAAAGAAGATGGCAGTGCCTATACAGGTAAAGTAACAATCGCTAGAAAGAACGGTACCAAAGAGGAATTGACACCTAATTCTGAAAACGTATATACATACCAAATGAAGCATGGTGACGTCATGCAGTTATCTAATTTTGAAGAAAAGATTAAGAGTGCTGAAATCACGGAGGCTGATAATGAGTACGATACAACTATTCAGGTCGTAGGTGAACAACCAACCAAGAGCAAGACAATAACGCTAGATGTAGAAAATAGCGACAAGCAAGTTAATTTCACAAATAACTTAGGTATCGACATCCCTACAGGCATCGCATTACCATTAGGTGGTGTTGCTCTACTTGCAGTAGGTGTACTAATCATTATTACGAATAAAAAGAAGAGAGAAGATTAAGGTCTTCTCTTTTTGTTTTATAATATAACAATAGATAGGTGCATTTCCAGAGCGATTTAATTTTTTATAATAATGTATTCATTTGAACTGACAAAACGTCAGGAAACACCTATTATCGTTGTCTTAGAGCGTTTTAACACTACGCATAATATACAAACTGTAAAATATTGATATATATATAAAGTTTCAATAAGGAGAAATTATGAGGAAAATAAATAAACCAATTTTATTAAGTGCATTGGCACTAACACAAAGCGTAGGTACTATAATGATAATTCAAAATAGTATTGTACAAACCTATGCAGAACAAAAAGAATAAAGAAGTAACGAGTCAAGAATTTTTAGACTATATTAATCAATTAAAGGAACAGAATCCTGATTTTAAGTTTAGCCAAAGCGAAACAAAGGTATTTGAATCAGAAGAACAAGCACTAGCAAATCTTACAGAGCAAAAGCAAGCGATTAACACAGCAATAGCCAATTATAAGTAAGCAGTAGCAGATAGAGAGCGTGCTTATGAAGAAGCAAAAGCAAATGTTAAGGCTCAAAATGAGCAGATTAAACAAGGCAATGAACAAGCAGAACAAGAGTATCAAACTAAACTCAATGCTTATAACGCAAAGAAAGCAGAAATAGCACAGTGGACACAAGCCAATCCTGTCATTACGCAATTAGATAATGGAATTAAGTTGCGTGGTCGCTATGACGAATCAAAGAAAAATTCTATCCACTACTTCGATGACATTGCGATTGACGCAAGCCCAGAAATACTAAGTTTTGGTGGATATGACACAACTAGTAAGCCTATTAAGATGTCACCTAATTCTACTGTAGAAGTTGTTAGTGCATCAAGTTCTTTAATTGACAACACGAATGGATATATTGGCGCAAGAACATTAGACCAATATCCAGTCAAGATGGTTAAATCTTGGAGAATTAAAGCAGGCACTCCAGCAGGAGAACTGTTAAATATGAACCTAAGAAACATTGGAGAAACTGACAGTGGAAAGACTATCTCTGCACATGTTAAGTTCGTTCTTGACTATGCAACAAGTGATACACCACAAGTATCCAATGCAGAGGGAAGTATCAATGTGGTAAAAGATGGCCTATTGCATATGTACTGGATGCCTAAGTCTGATAATAGTGCAGATAAACAAGGTGGACATTATGAAATTCAATTCTACGATGATGACACAGGTAGACCAATTAAGTTAGCGAATATGCTTCTTTCAATCGACTTAGATGGCGAAACAGAGAAATCTACTGTATCGTCAGAAAGTGCTAAGGGTATTATTCCTACCTTACCATCCGATGTTGGTACAGCAAATGAAACAGGCACAAAATATCCAACAATTGAAAGTAATACTGGTACAAGTGTAACATATAAAGGTAAGACAGACTTTGGTATTGATGATACAAAAACAACTCCTTACGGTGAAGGACTAACACTCTTTGCAGGAAACACTTTAAATGTATCTTTTGAAACAAATGACAGTCGTTGGGGTGGATATTCAGTTATCAATATTCCTAAGTTAGGTAAGGTTGATTTAACTTTACCAGAAGAACCTACACATCCTATACCTACACCATTGGTTGATGAACCAAAACTTCCACCTGTTGTTACACCGCCACAAGTTGGTGATATTGCAAACACGATTACATACAATAGAGTTGCCGTAAGACAAGTAAATACTAGATGGATTGACATTAATGGTAAAGAACTAAAAGACATGGTTACAGATAAAGATACGAAAGAACATGGCACAATTCAAGATTATGCCTATGTGAATAGTGAAACTGATACGAACGGTAATGTAACACATATCTTCCGTCAGTACACAACCAAGTGGGTTGATGAAGATAATAAGGAACTAAAGACACCTGTTACAACTGATTCTGTAAAAGAGCATGGTGATATTCCTGAATATGCTTATGTAACAACAAATACTGACGAAAAGGGCAATGTGACTCATGTATTTAGACAATACACAACTGAATGGATTGATGAAGATGGCAAAGAGTTAAAAGACATTGTGAAAGGTGCCTCTCCAATGCCTAGAGGTGATGAAATCAAAGATTATAAGTTTGTTGAGTCTAAGACAGATGAAAAGGGTAATGTTAAACATATCTTTAAACAATTCATCACAAAGTGGGTAAATACAGAGTTAGAAGATTTAGACGATGCTGTTAAGACAAGTGAGTTTAAGGACGCTAAGACATTTGAAAACTACCAATTTGTTGAAACAAGAGAAGTTGGTAACATAAGAACACATATCTACCGTAGATACAACACATTCTGGGTAGAAGAAAAGACTAATAAAGAACTTAAGAAAGAGAACAAGTTAGTCAAAGAGCCTGGAGATATTACTTCCTATGTATATGTTAGAACTGAAACTAAAGAGAATGGTGATTTAGTTCATATTTACAAAAAGGTAGAACAAAAGAAGAATGATGTTCCTACAGGAGTTAAGAGTAATATTATGTTAACAGGAATTACATTGATTTTAAGTGCTTTAGGAATTACAATTTTGAATAAGAAAAAGAGAGGAGCGTAAAAACTTCTCTTTTTTCTATTTACATTTACTATAAGTTGTGATAAGATAATAAAGTAAAAACACAGAGGTAGAGATATGAAAGATATTAAGAAGCATGTTGAGTTGATACATAGTGTTATTGGCAAAGATTTCGAGGCACCTAATGGTGGAATCGAGAGTGTAGTAGATGTGCATGAAGAACATATTGATTGGCTCAATCGTGATTTTGTTGTTGTTGAGTATAAGAAATTTAAGGAGTCACATATAACAAATAAGGTTTCCATCCTTAAATCTATATTCGATTTAACAGAACAAGAATTGATAAAGAATCAATCAAAACTTAAACAAGAATTAGAAGTTGTAAATCAATTAAAGAAAACAATGTTATGTGAAATATTTAATGAGTTGAAGAGTGTTTTAAAGAATAATAAATTTAATTTAGATAACAATGATTTTACCATTGAACAAAGCACAGAGAATAATTGTATTTATATTCAAATTTACGGTGTAAGAGAAAATATTAATCTTTTCTGCACTGTATCAAGAACAGATAAATACTTTTGGGCGCAGTTACGATTCTTTAAGTCAGAAGGACGGGAAGTGTGGCGAACGACAGTTCCTGGCAGAACAATGCAAGAACTTATCGACAATATTCGTGAAGAGATAGGTGAATTTAAGAGTAAAGATATTTCAAAGTTACATTCAATATTTATTTAATTTGTATGAGGTATAAAGACATGGACAACATTACAAAAGTAATTAACGACCTATCACAGTTAGACTATGAATCATTAACAGCACAAGAATGTGTTGAATTAATGGAAGAAATTGAGAAATTAAACACCGTTATAAAACAAAAATTAACTAATGCGTTGTTAAGAAATTCAAGAAGATACAAACCATTTTATGATATTGATTCGTATAGTATTGCAACCACACCTCATGGAAATAAGGTATTTAATGCCAGTTGGAAAGAAAAAGATAGTTTTGGTGTGGGAAGTATTATAAAGTATGAAACGGTAAATATGAAAGATTTTGATGCAGTTAATTTAAGTGATAATAGAGGTACATTACAATTAATGAACCTATTAGATAATAGATAAGAAGAATAGAGGTAAAACACATGGTAAAGTTAACAGAGCAGATTATCAGAGATATTTCTTTAGAAAAGGGTATTTGGTTAGACGATGATTTAAACGGTGAATATAATGACGGAAGTCTAAGATGTTATATTTGGTTTAGGCTGTTAAGAGATGGCAGTTTTGAAATCGTAAGACAGGTTTTAAGAATGCCATACATTTCGATGGACGATATTTCAGATTATACGGCTGTGAAAAGAATTGAGACCGTTGAAGATTTAAACAAGGCATTTGAGAATATCTTTAATCTCCCACAGAGACTTTTAGATTTATTTTCAGAATTTTAGTAAAACAATTTTACTTTGATGGTACAGTTTTAAACCAAGATAGGAGAGGTGAGTGAGCACCTCTTTTTCTAATATTTTTTTTGAAGTTTAATATATGTCCGAAAATACGGATTTTATTCATATTCAATCAACCGCTTAAAATGGTTTTTAGGAAGAGTCCGTGTGACTTTTTGAGTACGAAAATAGGCGAAAAGTAAGAGGATGATACATTGCACAGATTCTACCTAAACCATAGTTTAAAACCGTTCCTCCTGAAAGTTTAGGAACTTGACACAAATCTGAAATCATGTTAAAATAGAAGATGTAGAAAGATAGGAACGGTGAATGTATGGAAAGCAAATACCCAAGACTAATCAGTTGGCACTATTATGACGGAAGAAATGTTTTCAGCAAGGCACCGGAAAAAGAAGAAATCATTGAGTATTATATTCTTGATAAAGATGGCGAACAGGAAATCGCCGATGGCACATTAACAAATATGAAAACATCTTTTAACAAAGTTTCAGCACATTTTAAAAGGGTGGTCAAAATGGGCTACACTAAGAAGTCAAGAAAATATCGTGATATCTACCATAAAATGAAGAGTACATATCCTGAATTAGAGGATAAGATTAAACCATATAATGACACACTAAAGGATTGTGGTTCCTATGTGTATGTTTATCTACCATATATTAATAATACCTTTGCAGACGGTAGTTTCGCATCAAAGCATAAGGATGTTTTCTTAAATGGAAATACAAACTATATTAAAAAAGAGTTTTGGACTGTAGACTTAATTAACGATATTCTCAACTATAAACCATGTTCGATTTTTGGCAATGAAATCGCTGAATACCAAGAGAAGTATATGCCAATGTTTCTACTTAATGTTAAGAAGCATTTCCCAGCGTTATATGAAAATCTTGACAGAAAAACAGACAAAGACGAACGAGAATTACTCTTAGGTAAATATGTGCCTCTAAAGACACTAAAGCCAGGCATTGTTGGTGATGTACAAGGTGTAGTATTGCTTGCTGATAAATGGAACTATGATGGTGAATATTTGACAGCAGGAGAAGAGTGTGGCAATATTACAGTTGAGCATAGAATTAAAGCGAACGGTGATATTAAGGTTAGAGTAATTGACATCAATACAGTGCCAGTAGGTAGAGAGAGTTAGGTATGAGATATTTTATAACCTCAGACATTCACGGACACTATACAGAACTAAAGAAAGAACTAGACAAACAAGGCTTTAATGAACAATTAGACACTTTAGTAATCTGTGGTGATTTGCTAGACAGAGGTAAAGAGAATGTAAAATGTCTACAGTACGTCAACTCTTTGCCCAATAAAGTTCTGATTAAGGGCAACCATGAGTATAACTTGGAGAAATGCCTAAGAGAATATCGTTTTGATTACGCTGATAAACATAATGGCACGGTTGATACAATTCTTGAAATCGCAAAATACGTATCAGGCAGAAAGCATTTAAACATTTATGACCAAGAAATTTACCATTACGCAAACCAATACCTAGAACTATCCCAATACTTGAATAGTTTACAAGATTATTTTGAGTTTACAGACAAGAACGGAAATACTATTGTTTGCTGCCATGGTTGGTTACCAGAGAATTATAAAGATAAGGACTGTAAAGATTTTGAAGAGTATTCATGGATAAATGGTATGGCTTATTGGAAGAACGGTCATGGTTTTAAAGATAAGACCATTATTTGTGGTCATTGGCACTGTTCTTTCGGTAATTCTAAGTATCATGGTAAAGGCTCTGAATTTGGGGAAGATGCTTGTTTTGAACCCTTTAGAGATTTAGGTATTATTGCCATTGATGCTTGCACCACAGTAACAAAGAAGGTAAATGTAGTAGTAATAGAAGGAATAAATTAAAATGGAAGAAAAATTGATAAATCTTGTAAAAAATGAATTTGAAAAGGATTTTGGCATTTTTACAGAAAACGATAACACAGAATTGCATCTTGTTGGTCGTCTATGCAGCCGTGCATTTGTTGTATTCACAATTGCTCAGGAACATAATGAATATACATTAAAACCTGATATAATCGAAACAAGATTCATGACGATGAAAATGTTACCTAAGATAAAACCACTTAAAACAGAGGAACAAGTCGTGGCATTAATAAAATACACGTATCAATACCTTAAGGATAGATATAATAATGTAAAGTAAATGTAATAGCAATAGAAGGACGGGGCACAAAATGAATAAACAGGAATTTTTACAATTAGTAAAACTAGATGATTCTATCACACAATTAAATTTAGGAGTGATGTATGACGGAGTAGATGCAACAGGAGAAATTAAATTCTTCGTATCAGGATTTTCAGACAACTTAGGTATTTTCTTTGTAGTAGATTTAGACAAAAATTCACTGGCTTTCCAGTTGGCTGAATTTGAAGAAAAAATTAAGAGTCCGACAACACAAACATTTAATTCAGAGGCTGATGCTTTGAGTGTTATTAGAGATATTATCACTCAATTCTATCTTTTTACTATGATGCGTTGTGGTATTTAATTGTAAGAGAGGAAAACAAAATTCCTCTCTTTTTTGTTTACATATAGATAAAATGGTATTATAATTAAATAGCAAAGAGAGGTGGTCCCAGATGAAGAAGATTTATATGTGTATTGGTGTGAATGGTTCAGGTAAGACTACCTATGTAAACAAACAATTAAATGAAGAGACATTGGTTGTCAATGAGTTGGACATTCAAGCGGTCAAAAAGTTCTTAGAAGATGAAACAAAGACAACACTCTATATTGATAATCAAAACTTAAAGAGAAAGACAAGACGTGGTATTTATACCTGTGTTCAAGGTAAAGTAGAAGTAATCGCACTATGTTTCCTACAACCACTATCTATGTTAATCCATAATTTTGATGAGAACAATGGTCAAACTATTTCAGATGTCATTGAGTCATATAAGACGCTTCAAGTACCTCGTATCAGTGTAGATTGTGATAGAATTGAAAAAGTCTATGGTAATAACTTTAATGAGTTCAGACATGAATTTATGGGTAATCTGCCTCATGATAACCCAAACCATAAAGAAAGCATTAATGAACATATCTTAATGTGTGTTCAAAACTCTAAAACAAAACAATTAAAAGAAATCTCCAAGTATCATGACTTAGGTAAGTTCATCTGTAAGGAATTTATTTCTGAACATCACGCAGTTTTTAGAAATCATGACTCTGTTTCAGCAATGTACTACTTAACAAAGATTGATACAACAAACCAAGAAAAGTTAGACAACCTAGAGGTAATCTACCAACATATTTCTGTAATTAATGATTTGACAGAGAAGCAAATCAAGAGAAATAAGTTAGAAAAGATTGTGCCTTTAATGTTAGAGTTCAGAGAAATTGATAAGAAGTCACGAATTGTTTAAGAAAACTAGGTGAAATATCCTAGTTTTTTATTTACAATACAGTAAAAGTATGATAATATAATTCTTGTAAAGAGGTAAACCACATGACAAGACTACAGGAATTTCTAAAAGCATTATCTGAAAAATGTGCCAAAACATATTATGTAGGTGGCTATGTTCGTGATAAGATTTTAGGTAAAGAAAATAAAGATATTGATATTGAAATTCACTATATCACAGAGGAAGAGTTCCTTGACGCTTGTAAATCCTTTGGTTTAGATATTAAGTTGTGTGGTCAGGCATTTGGCGTATATAAGGCAGTCATTGATGGACAAGACATCGACTTCTCATTCCCACGTACTGAAAAACTAATTGGCACAAAGCATACTGATTTTGAGATTGCGGTAGACCCATTCATTGGTGAAGAAAAAGCAAGTATGCGTAGAGATTTTACAATTAATGCTTTAATGATGGACACTCAAACAGGAACAATCTTAGATTTTCATAAAGGTATGAAAGATTTAGAAGATAAAATCATTCGTCATACATCAGATAAATTTTCAGAAGACGCATTACGTGTATATCGTGCAGCCCAATTCGCTTCAAGATTTGGTTTTACTGTTGCGCCAGAAACGTTAGAATTATGTGAGCGTATTGATGTAGTACATCTGCCACAAGAGCGTATTCAGGAAGAAACATATAAAGCATTCACAAAAGGTACTCCTTCTATTTATTTCGATATTTTAAAGAGTATTGGAATTGAGTTGGTTAAAGAGTATAGAAGTATTGATAAAATCGCTAAGAAGTATGATGTAGAGATGTGCATGGCTTACTTAGCGAAGTGCGATAGTAGTTTTGGATTAACCACACATAAGTCTAAGAAGTGTTTTGAATTATTACACTTCATGAGTGATATTCATTCTATGGTGAACCTTCAAGAATATGCCTGTGAAGAGTACTTAATGTCTCAATTAGCAAAATCATGGGTAAGTCGAAAGTTTGATGACTCTATGATTAGTGTAGTATTCGATGTTTTCTCATTAGACACAAGTATTAAAACTGAAAAAGAGCAATTAGAGTTTACTCAATTTATTAAGAGTGTTAAAGAACAGTACTTAACATCTAAAGAATTAATGGAGTTAGGCTATACAGGACAAGGGTTAGGTAAAGCGTTAAAAGAAATGAAGTATTTGGCATGTGAAGGATTGACTCGTGAACAACTCCTTGAAAAGTTTAGAAAGTGATTAGAAACATATGGAAAATACTAATTTAACAACAATTCAATTTGCACAAGCATTATTTGGGTTAGAACCTGACACACCAATTGCCCATGAGTTTGATATGGCACTAGGCCAAGAAAAAGACAGATGGTGGTCATGTCAAAGAGAACATTTTGCATTTTGGGCTATTTCACAAAACACAAATGTTGTTAAAGGCTACAAACATAAACCAAACACAAGTGCCATGATAATGTATAACAGAATTGGGGCACCAGAACTATTGCTTTGGTTAATTGAGGCATTACACATTTCATTAAAACTAGATACAACAGAGTTTAAAGAGTTTGTAATAGAGTTGTCAAAGTTAGGTAGGAGTCCAAAGAAACAATGCAAAATGATTAGGGATAAATACCCTTATAGACGATACAAGACAATGAAATGTCATTGTATACCAGTCGAAGAATTGTTGGTTAAGCATAGGGAAAAGTAGAATAATGACTAAGATTAAATTTCTTAGTCTTTTTTATTTACTTCTGTACAAAACTATGTTAAGATAAAACCGTAAACAAAGTAGAGGTAACAAGATATGGAATACACAGTTGTATTATTTAAATCAAGAAATAAAGATAACAAACACATTGAAGGTTTTAAAGAAAATGGTAAGCAATTTCTTGTAACTGATATGTCAAAAGTTTCTGAAAAGTTTGAACAATTTGTTTCAAAACAATTAGATGGTGTATTATGCCGTTGTTATGTATCTATAAACAAGCGTAACGGTGACCTAATTCAGAAACAATTAATTTCACATCTCGCACTAAACGATATGGACCTATCTAAGATTGAAAGTAAAACCGTATCTATTGCAATGTTGCCTCAGTGTGCCACAGCAAAAAAGTGGTTATTCGATTCTGACTATGAGAACGAAGAACAGGTGTTAGAGTTTATCGAAGATATTAAAGACGCTGACCATACTGTTGAAGTGAAGTACAAGAAAACAGTTCACGGTTACGCTGTAATTACAAGCCATGGTTTCGATGTAAGAGCGTTGTTAGCGAAGTGGTCAGATTGTGAGAACAAGAGAGACGGTATGTTGTTAGTAGATTGGAAGGTGAAGTAACAATGGACATTAAATATTTTAAAGAAAAATTCGTTGACTGGATTGACGAGTGTAATGAATTAGGAAAACCTGCGACTATCCAAGTACAGGACAGTTGCTATTTCGGTAATCACTGGTGGGGAGTTGTTGATAAGTGTACAATCTCTGATGGTGTTGCAGTTCTTAATGTAGTAGACTATGCACACAACATCGAATACAAGTTCACAGACAAATCATTATTTGATAATGTCAATAAGGTTGTATTCCGTATTAAGGGTGAAATTATTGAAGATGCAGAACGGATAGATACATCTTGGAGTGACAGAACATTCGTTTTCCAAGTAGATTTATAATTGAGAGTTAGGTGTGATTGAGGATATGAACACAGCAGAAAAGAAAGAATTATTAAAAGATTATCTAGGCAAGATTCTTTCTAATCGAGTAGCATATATTAATGGTAATATTGTCCGAGCATCTAATTTTGCATACGATGATTTATTCCAAGATGTTAAAGAGTTGGATTTCGGTGATGTTAAGATAACAATTCGTCCAGAAGCGTTTAGCCTCAAAACAATTCAGTCATCAATAGATTTAAAGATTTATGAAAATGGTGAAGTAGAATTTTATGGAAGAATACCTGTATACACAAACAAGAAATCTTTGAACTTCGTTTCACAATTCAATAATAATAAAATCAACAAACTAATTTCAGTGTTAGGGACTATTGTTTCTGAAATTGATAAAGAAGTAGCACTTATTGATGAAGAAGAAAAATCTTTAGAGTTAGCAGAGAGAAACAGCCTCATCAAAAATATTAAGAAAGACATCAAGTCTGGAATTAAGTTTGGCAAATTAACAACATTAGAGTTAAAACAATTAAATAGATTGTTGTATAAAGCAGTTAAATAAGGAAAGAGGTACATCTTATGGTTGAGTGCAATGTTGAAGTTCGTTGCCCTGTATGTGGGAAAGTATATACTGTCAGGGTTCCACACGAAGGCTTTATTAAGTGGAAAAACGGTGACAGAATCCAAGAGTGCATGCCACACCTTTCTAATGAAGATAGGGAGGCCCTAATAACTGGTATTTGTGGTGATTGTTGGAATAGAATGTATGGGGAAGACGACTAATGATGATTGAAGAATTAGAAAAGAAATTAGAAGAATTGTTTAATAAGCAGGGTATTGGCAAGTGCATTGAACGATGGAAGAGTACAACTAAGTATGCTACCAAGACAGAAGAAGCGTATATTGAAGCATTGAAGTTAAGATTAAAACAAGGTGGAATACTTTAATTTGTATAATATCAAATAAGAACTTAAAACATGGGATAAAACCATGCTTTTATTTTCTCTTAAAACCGTTTTATACCCCCGGCCGTGCGACTTTTTAGACCTATTTTAGACCTAAAACCAATTGGCTGATACTCTGTTCAGAAAAAGCAAAAACAACGCTTAAAACCGCTCCTCCTGAGCGGTGTAGGTAAATCGTTCTTATACACTTTAAAATGACTATATAGAGAACTTTCATATATTTGTCTTTGGGCGAAAACTATTGACAAGTAGCCACTTTTCTGTTAGTATGTGTACGAGGTAGATATAATGAAAAATAGCAATCTAATAAGACAGTGGTTTAAAGGGTGTGCAGTTTGTGAAACAGAACACTCGATTAAATTTTTCAATCCTTATTTAAACAACACCACAGAGATTTGGTATAACAGTTTTAATGACACATACGGATTTGCAAGGAAGAACTATTCTGGCAACTATCGTGCAGAAGATGATACGGCTGATGGCCTACTATTTAGCGATATTCAAAGACAGTTTAATAATATGAGTTCAGTAAACCCAACATTAACAGATGTTACAAATGTTCTACAAGAACTTAGAAAGAGGTTTGGTTAAATGACACAGTATAATTTCAGAACATTAACAAAGAACAGACTACGGGAAATGGCTAAGCGTGGTGAGATTCCTATTAATATCATGTACACTGATAGGGAAGACAATTTATTCGACTTTCTATGTTTTGAGGACCACTGTGTAGAATTTCATAATGGTTGTAGAGTAATACTAACTAGGGCAGACTCACGGAGTAAAATACCATTACCCGCCATCCACTCTCTGATTAATTTATTTAAAGGTGTGTATAGTGGCTATCATCTTGAGTTCGAGAAGGCTGATGATAGAGGTCTATGTGATAACGACCGAGAGGAATATTTCACATTCATAATCAAGAAGAGCGAGAAAGAAGACCTCTCCGTTTCTGATGATTATAAGTTGGCAACAGAGAATATGGAAGAGGTTAAAGAAATCCGTAGCCTAGTCAACGAAGCAAAAGAGGTTCAAAAAACTTCGGTTGAACGTTTAAACCTATTATTTAGACAGGTGAATGAACTACGGAAATATGGTAACGACCTAAAACTAGACCAAGAACGTCAAGAAAAGTACAAGCAGAGGCTAAATGATTTTAATGATGAAGTCAGAGAACTAGAACTTAGATTGAAGAAAGATATCCCAGAATTAGACAAGAATCTGGATATTAATAACTTTAAACTTTAAAAAGTTGTATAATATAAGAGTACATATTATGAAGAAGTAGGAGCAGGAACTATGGAAAACTATAAACTCTCATATAGCAGGCAACAGCGTCTTAAAAATGAGGAACAAGAACTTGATAAGAATGTTGCTGAAATAGATAAAAATAATAAATTCAATAACTCTGTAGCAGACATCAGAACAACCAAGGAATTATCGTTAAAAGAGATAGACGACTTCATTGGCAAAAAATCGCTACCAGAGGTAATGTCTGTTCACCCAAATATGGCATTTGTATGCCTTAGTTTTGCTACCGCCACCATTCTAACAACCATACTAAGCATTGTACAAACATTACTTACACATAAGGCAATCGCTATTGATATGATTGTTCTCTGGATGTTTTTGTCACTTGTACCTGCTATATTGTTATCGGCAGAGTTGGTGTATGAGATGCCAGATGCGGCGCACACTAGAATTAGGAAGATAGAAGAAAAAACGTTACAGCCTAACTACGTGATTAGTAGTGAGATTGTGGACTGCCCTATTGAGGTTAAACGAGAGTTATACTACCAACTTAAAGAAAGTTACGTGTATTTCTCTTATAATTTCTATTACCAAACTATGAAATACTTTACCGAGGGTGGTAAAGAAAAGTGTGTTAAGATATTAGATTATAATGATAGTAAAATCTACTATTCAAGAGAGTTTCATTATTTCAGAGACCAACTAGTACGAGATAAGATATACAGAATTGCGGATATCTTAACAGACAATGCATTTAAGGAGCAATAAAATGGCGATTAGAACTTATCTAATTTTTAAAGAGAATGGTAAAGAAGTATTGAACACCCAGATATTTGGAAACAACTTTTGGGATGATACATTCTTCACTGAAATATCTAAACTTGTTGGTAAAGACTGCTTTCCAGAATGTGAAGAACCTGATGGTGAAGAAGTTGAAGTACCGTTTGAAGAAGTTTTCAAACTAATGGAAGATGTCTTAGTTAGAGAAATAGAACAGTATCAAACAAAACTTGTTGAGAAGTATGATTTTGATAACTATGTCTTTGAGAATACCTACACTAACCCACTTCTTGATTTCACAAACAACTTTATTAGTAGAGATGACAAGACAAATGAAGAGCCAAATGAGACTGTTAATATTGACATCAGTACAACCATCAGTTCTAAAGTTAATTTTATTATTCAGTTTGGGAAGATTTTTGCAACCTATAATTTAATGCAGAAATTAAAAGAATGTGATTTGTTACAATCAAAGAATCCAATAAGGATGTACCAAAGACCTGTATTAAAAGATAGTATTCAATGTTTCATCGCACAATATTAAAGAAAGGAATAATAAAATATGCACGAGAACGATATGCAATTACCTTATGATAGATGTGTCAAAATCGACCAAGAGGTTGATACATTATTAGAGGAAGAAAAGAAGAAACAACAACTAAACAAACGTAAGGCTAAACTAATTGAGGACAGTAAGAAATCACGGCATTTTGCTGTTTATAAGTGGTTAGGATGGAATCTTATGCTTGAGTATGTATGTGGTAAAATCTTAGAGGCCATACTCGTTGTTCCTTTATTTCTCTTATACTGTACAGACGAGAACGTATGCGAAAAGGTAATCCATATTATAGCACCATCAATGACTGACCTTATCAGGATAAAGATGCTAAAGAATAAGTACATGATACCAACCAATGTTATTGATTGCCCTATTAGTGTTAAACAGCAACTATATGATGTTATAAACAGGTCTTACAAATGTTTCTTAACAAAGTATGGTAGTGGCTTATACGTATATGATGTAAGTTTTAGTGGTAAAATGTTAGATATAGAGCATAATGAAGATGTCAAATATCTTTTAGCCCAGTTAGTTGAAGGTGAGTGCTATTCTATCGCTGACATTATCACGGACAAACAAGAAAAAATTGAGAAAGGAAATTAAAAAATGAAACGATTTAGTGTGTTAGTGATTGTCGTATTTATTTTAGGTTCTATCATTGCCAACTTTAATAGGCTTGATTGGAATCCAGAACGTATTGGGAAAGAAGTAACAGAAGAACTTATTGGAGAAGAAAATAAAGACCAAAATGTTGCTACTGAAAAAGACTGCTCTGCCAACGCTGAAACAAAGTTCGTATCAGATGTAAATGTATCAGATGAACAAGTAGTTTCTGGAACAGATAATAAGGCAAACTTACGAGAACTCTATTATAAAGATGGTTACATTTACTTTAAATATCTTATGGCTAAGAACGATGAATTTTCAGTTGGTGGTGTAACTTATGTTCAGACCAATAAGGCAAAGTTTGAAGTAAAGTTGGTAGAAGAAAACCCATACGTTAACCCGCCAGTACACCCAGATGACTATGAACTTACTGAAAAGGATAAGTATAAGGGTGAGACAACTGTAACTATCGAAAAGTTTAATGAAGATTTTGGTAGAGTATATGTTGGTGAGATTGCTGAGGGTGAAGTTTATAAAGGAATCCTCGCAAGGGTAACAACATATTATGTAGCAAAAGATGCGTATTCTAATGGTTTGTCAATGGCAAGAACTGTTGATTACAGAAACTATATGAACTAAAGGAGAAAACGACACATGTTTACAAGTAGAGAATTTGAAGAAGAATTTGAGAGAAGTAGAAGAGAATTTAATAGAGAATTTAAGATTGCTAAAATATTTTTTATCGTAATGTTTGTTATCGGATGTTTAACTGCTACATTGATTACACCTTACAACAATTTAGTAGATAAGCATGCCAATGTGGAAAGTGCTTATTCTGTTATTGAAACAACCTTACAAAGACGAAACGACTTAATTCCTAACGTAGTCAATTCAGTTAAGGGTTATATGGCTCATGAGGAAAAATTACTAACTGAAATTACTAACGCACGTAAGGAAATCGGTAAGGCAGAGGTTGAGAGTGGCTCAAGTTTAGACACTTCAATTTCTAAACTTATTGCATTAGCAGAAAGCAATCCAGAGTTAAAAGCGAATGAAAATGTAAATGCTTTAATTATTGAACTAGAAGGCACAGAGAACAGAATCATGGTTGCTCGTCAAGATTACATTAAGACAGTAACAGAGTACAATACATTGTTAAGACAATTCCCTACAAGTATTATTGCTAAGTTGTTTGGATTTAAGGAAGTTCAAGTTTTCCAAGCAAGTCCAGAATCTAACACTGTGCCTAATGTTGATTTAAAGTAGGTGTGTAATATGAAGTGGTGGTATACCGAATGCTAGTGAAAATTAGCCACCGCCATACAGATTAAGTTCAGAGAAACATGAACTACGTTATTAAGGTTATGACACCTCCAGATGCCGCCTCAGTCGGGAGCAACTGTCGTTACGTTTTAAGTTAGGTTGGGTATGTAAGAGCCTTGTGAACGTAATGTAAAAAGCCTTTATAACATTGTCGAGAGGAAGTCGGATTTCCAATATGGTAACAGTATTGAGATACGCATTACCACCTGTAAAAAGGTGAGTTAGTTAATTTTATTTTAAAAGAAAGGAGTGCCATTATGCAGGTATATGTATTAGATATGAACGGACAGCCACTTATGCCAACGTGTAATGGTGCTAAAGTTCGAGTTTTATTAAAACAAAATAGAGCAAAGGTAGTTTCAAAGTGTCCGTTCACAGTTAAATTATTATATGAAAGTACAAGTTTTACACAACCACTTACTCTGGGAGTTGATACAGGTTCTAAGTATGTTGGTAGTGCTGTAATTAACGATATTACATCAGAAGTCGTTTATGAGACACAAACTGAATTACGAGATGACATTAAGTCTAAAATGGATAGACGTAGAGCCTTCAGAAGAGGCAGAAGAAATAAATTGCGTTATAGACCCAAGAGATTTAATAATCGTAAGGCTTCCAAGAGAAAGAATCATTATTCGCCTACCTTAATATCTAAATTTCAAGGACACAAAAGAGAAATTGAGTTTATAAAATCAATACTTCCTGTTACTGGCGTTGTTTTAGAGGTAGGTGAGTTCGACACTCACTTGCTTCAAGAGTCATCTCTAGCATATCGTAAGTGGGGTTATCAACGAGGCGAACTGTATCAACAAGAAAACTATAAGCAAGCCACAAGAGCGAGAGATAACTACACCTGTCAGTGTTGTGGTAAGAAGAATTGTAGATTAGAGGTACATCATTTACTTCCTCGTAGTAGAGGTGGTTCAGATAAACTAGCGAACCTAATCACATTATGCACAGATTGTCATCACCTAGCCCATAGTTCAGAAGAACAATTACTAGCATTTCAGAAGAAGTTTGGCAAGAAAGCGAAAGGAACGCTGAATTACTCTACCCAGATGAATGTATTAAGACATATGTTGCAAAAAGAATATCGAGATGCAGAACTAGTTTATGGGTTCATTACGAAAGAAATACGTAGAGTGTTCAGGTTAGATAAATCGCACATGATAGACGCTTGTTGTATTGCTAGTCGAGGCCTTGAGTTTCACAACAATAACCTCAATAACTACAAGAAGAAATGTGTTCCTAAAGGTGATTATGCAAGAACAAGTGTGTGTAGGGGTAAATTTGTTATTCTTCCAAAAGGGAAGGTTGCAGGATTTAAACGTTATGACAAAGTTCTCTACAATGGCAAAGAATATTTTGTGGCAGGAAGAATATCTGCGGGTTATATCTATCTGGTTGATATAGATAATAACAGAATACAGACTGAAAGAACAAAGCGTAGTACAGGAGAAAAATATATGTCTAAAGCAAAAATAAAAGTTTCAGTGGTGAAGAAAATAACCAATGCGAAGAGTTGTGTTTGTGTTAAAGATAATCAAGGAGTATCAAGATGAAGAAACTTATATTATTGTTTCTCTTATTATTCTCACCACTAACAGTTAGAGCAGAAGATATCCCTACACAGGCACCTACAAATGGCGTCTACGACCCTAGTGGGTATCTAACTAATGAAACTATCAATCGCATTAAAGAAATTAACGACAAGTATGCAGAAAGTGATTTAAGACCACAGATTGGTTTTGTAATTGTAGATGAAATTGATGGTGATATTGAACAAGTAGCCAACAAAACAGCGAGAAACTGGAAGATTGGTTTTTCTGACACCAATAATGGTATGTTAGTAGTAATTGATATTAATAATCATAAGATTAGAACAGAAACGTCTAATAGTATGTCAACTTACATTACAGACTATGAAACGTCTATCTTAAATAACACTGTTAAATATGACTTTAGAAAAGGTGATTATGATAGTGGTGTAAATGAGTACTTAAATGAGTATACTAAAATGATGGATAGAGTTGTAAGTGGTAAAGAACCAATGTCACATGAAGAAAAATATATGAGAATAATTTTATCTTTTATGATTTTCACGCTTGTAGCGTGTATGATAGGAGTATTACTAACTAAACTGGCCCAGATATTTAGTGGTGGAGATGACGATGATGACGGATACTATGGTGGTGGAAGTTCTGGTTCACATTATCACCATTACTATTCAGGTAGTTCGTATAGTCGTAGTTCTTACTCTAGTGACAGTTCAAGTAGTAGTTCTGGTGATTCATCATCAGGTTGGTCTGGTGGTGGCTTTGGTGGTGGAGGTAGCACAGGTGGTTGGTGATAAGTTTGATTTAACACTTCCGATTTTTAAACATTGGAACAGGGTGTTCAATAATTATGGGTACAAATTGATTAATAGTGATTACTATTCTTCAAATTATTTAGAGAACTGTATTAGTATTGTTCCTATTAATGAAGAAGACTTCAACCAGTATCATTACCCGTGCTTAGTTCATGGTCGAAGTACCAAGGGATTTGGTATTAAGGTTAAGCACTGGAAGAATTTAGGTAATAAATTTGAGCGTAAAGAGCCAAAAGAACTTACCAAATTGTTAAAACAATTCATTAATGAATTAAACACTGGCAACAAGAGTAAGAAATATATTCAAGAAAAGCAAGACGAATTAAATAAAATTGCAGAAGAATTGAATAATCTATATACAGAATGGACAGAATGATGTATAATATTGATATGGAAGAACAGTATCAATTAGATTTAATAAATGCAATTCAAGAAACAAAAGATGGTGAAGTTGGGGTTGTGCAGACACCATTTGAGTTGGTCGCAACCTCAACATTATATAAATAAGGAGAATAAGAGAAATGATTAGTAAAAAGATATTAGCCGTAATGTTCTATACTTTTGTGTTAGGACTATCAGTTTGGGAGTTGTTTAGTTGGGGTAGTTCACCATTAGATAAAACAGTAGCATTTTTCACAATTTTATTGTGTGCTAAGGGTATTGCAGAAAATCTTATGAAGAGCGAGGATAAGTAATATGAAAGTAAATATTAAAGAAACACTAGACATTTTAAATAATTCAAAAGTGACAGCAGTTAAACATGTCAAACCAAAGAACTTAACATTTGAAGTATATAAACTTACAAGTTTTCGCAATGCTTTGAAACAGTGGGGAAAATAAAATGAGTACAACAGAGATTAATAGTATTATTGAATATCTAACAAAGAATGGACTAACTCCTGAAGATGTTGAAAACAATGGTGGATATGCAACGCTCAATTATGATTCCTTTTGGGTTGATGTTTGTTGTGCAGATGATAAGGTAAATGCTGAATTGCATGTAATGCTTGATTATAAATTTACTTTCACACAAGGTTGTTCGTATTATCTAAACTCATTTGCAACCGATTGGGAAATATATAAGAGGTATCTAAAAGTTGTATTTAATGTGAGAAATGCACAAGAGTTAGTGATGACATTAAAGAAGTGTGTTGAACAGTTTAATGTGTAATTAGAAAGAGAATCGGAGTAATTAACATGAGAGAACAATTATTAGCATTAGAGAAAAAGATGCGTGACAACATCTATGAATTTGCAGAAGAGAATAGTGGTAAGCCAGTAGAGGAAATCTTAGCCATGCTTGGTCTTGAATATACTCTTAAAGATGGTGTGTATTCTTTCACAGCATCCGAAATTGATACACGTGAGTTAATTTACATGACTTACGATGGAACATGGTTAAATGTACATAACACAAGAGATGGAAAGCCAACTGGAATAGAGAGTTCTTTTTACTGTCCTACAGGTAAAGAACTAATTATTGAGATTTTGTTTGCAACTACATATAGTAATAACTTAGTTTGCGCCATGATGGAGGCTATGGATAGAGCCACAGAATAGTGGCTTTTTCGTGATATAGAGTATATAAGGAGATTGAAGTGATGAAAGAACTACAAATTGTACTAGAGAACTGTGATGCGATTAAGGTGTCATGGGAGAACGTTGTTAATCTTGTAATGTGCAAGGTGTATAAAACGTATCAATATTCTAAGCGAATTGGATTGTTGGAGATGAATGTAGCAGAAAATATATGTCTTGTTCTCTCTAAAAATGCAGATTTACCTCATCAAGAGTTTGGTGTAGGAGAGTTCACTACAAATTTTAAACGATTATATAATGGTAGAGATATTTCTTCTATTGTACTTGTTCACGATGATGGCAAGGAAGAAGAGTTTTATGTTGCCTACGATGAAGATGAGTTTGGGTGTTTTAACAAACTTCAATCAACAGGAATAGATGATGAGGGAAATTTAATAATTAAGATAGGGAGATTTTAATTAATGAATAAAATAATTAAATTAGGTTTAGTATCATTGTTAGCACTACCAATTGTGGGTTGTGCAAAGCAACAAGAAAAGTTAGTATCTGAAAACAAAGAAAATACCACTGAAACAACAAAAGAAACAGCAGAACAAAAATCAATTTATGGTAATAAGTCAGAGGATTATTACATCTTCCACCAAGATAAGTATGATACTATTCATCTTAGAGGTATGGGTAAAGGGTATGGTGCAACAAAAGCACGTACCGATTCAGGTGAATATGATATTTCTATTAAAGTTCCATCAAACTATTATATGCACGTAACATCTATCCGAGAGAATGATGCAAAAGAGTTTGTGCGTTGGAATGATGTGATGGATAAGGTGTTGGAAAACAGTCCACTAGAAAAAGGAAAAAACCGAGCAACGGTAGAAGATATTGAAAATAACGAACACGTTTGGGAGATTTATGCAGGTATGCGTGCAGAAAATAGCAACAGTAATCTTGCAGATATACTTATGGCACATTTAACATACTCAACAGAGAATTACGAGGAGAAAGATGCCAAAAATAATTTCCTTGTTGGCCCTAAGAAGAGTGATGTTTCAGAGTTAGAGTATAAAGGCTATAAGTTAAAGGTTGTGCCAGTTAAGACAGTAGATGGTGTTCCTACAGGTGTTCATATGTTCTTATACTTAGATGAACATACATGTCTTTGGGTGAAGTACGAACCAGAAGATAAGATAGCAGACAATATTAAGGACTTAAAGCAGGAAGAACTTGTTAAGTTAGCAACAAAGGTTTTAGACGAGTTGGTTACAATTAAGAAGAAATAGGAGATAAAATGAACAAGAGATTATTGACAGGATTATGTGCTGTAGTAATGTTATCTGGTTTAGTTGGCTGTGGACCTAAAGAACCTAAACAAGAAAATGAACAGACTACAACAGAACAGACAACAGAAGCACCAAAACAAAAAGAAAAAGATACTTCAAAATTTGACATCTTTGCTCAAAAGAATTATGAAGAATTTAAGTTTAACGCTTCAGGTGCAGAATACCAAGGGAAATTGGTTGATGAGAATGGTAATCGTATTATGGGTGATGACGGTAATCCAGTTGGACCGAATGTACAACATTTTGACTATGATGTATCTGTTAAATTGCCAACTAATTATACAGTAAACGCAATCGTAGTAGATAAGAATGGACATATTTCAGACAAATATCGTTTGAATAAAGAAGTAGAAGAACGTGACCATTACTGGGATGAAGAGTACAAGAAGTCTACAGATGAACTTAATAATGACTATGTTGCTAAAATAGTTGCAACAGGTTTTGAGAAAGATACAGACACCTATTCTTATGATAAATTAATTTTCATGTGTACTTTCTTACCTAAGAACTTTGAGTTTAAGGAACGTGGAGATACTTTAGAGAAAGTAGATTCCTATTACTTAGAGTTTGATAAAAAAGAAAGTTTAATGAAGAGTGATTATAAGGGATATACCTTATACACTAATAAAGTAGATACAGACGACGGTGGGTATATTGAATGTTTCTTATATTTAGACAATGCAAACAAGGTATCTTTCACGTATTTTAATAAATACCAGAATACTAAAGACATGACAAAGGAAGATGCAAACAAGGAAGTAATTAAATTCCTTGATGACTACGTAACAATTAAGAAGAAGTAGGAGAATAAAATGAAGAAATTACTATTATCTGCATTGTCGATACTAATGTTGGTTGGGTGTGCTTTCAAAGAACAGGGCACAACCATTCCACATGAACAAACACAAGAAACGGAAAAGAAACCCGCACCAGATGTTCGATTATTAAAACAAGACAAATATGACACTGTCAAGTTAAGTGCTACCGAAGATGGTGTCCATGGAGTTAAGGGTATTGACAGTTTTGACTATGATGTTGAAGTAAAATTTCCACACTCTTACTATACAACAGCAACGACTGTGGAAAATAAGAAATTTGTGAATTACATAGTAACAAATCCTGAATTAGAAAACGAAAGAAAAATCACTCTTGATAAGCATACACTAGAAGAGTTAGGTAACTTTCATATTTCCAAAATCACGACCGGTATGGCAGACATGTCAAAACCATTATTTGTGCGTGATGATATTTTTGAAGTGTCAACCATAACTATGGATAAGAAAGATTTAAAAAAGGGCACACTTCAAGCACAGTACGAAGCATGGAATAAATACCTCCAGAACGTAGAAACAGAAGAGGGAACTTATAACGGACACAAGTTAAGGGTTTATGGTTCTAAGTTCGGTGAAGATAATACCATTATCTCTATGCTATATTTAGACGAAACTCATATGTTAAGAATTGATTATAAACCAGAAGCAGAGGCTAAAGTTGGTGAAAAATCATTAAAAGAAAAATATGATTTAATTGAGTCTGTCATAGAAGAATTAGTTAAAATTGAAAAATAGAAAAATAATTAAGAAGAGAGAAGTCTAACAAACTTCTCTTTTTGATATATTCGTTGTAATTTAAAAAGGAAGTGAAAATTATGACATATATAATTTCAGTCAGAGATTTAAATTTTGAAAAATCAGTATATGTCCCAAACAATGTAAACATGCAAGCATACATAGACGAGTGGTTGTTTGCAGAGTACGGAATTAAGAACAAATCATACCAAATGAAAGAGAGCAATTAAAACGCTCTCTTTTTTGATGATTTTTTGAAGTTGTAAATTAAGCCGAAAACGGTTTTTAGGAAGAATCCGTGTGACTTTTTTAGGTCAAAAACACCTAAAAACGAAGGGGATGATATACTATACATCCCCAACCTAAAACAGCCGTTAAAACCGTTCTCCTGAACGGCGTATGCGCCAGCAAAAACCGTTCCTCCAGAAAATAAAAACTTTCTAAAAGACTTGACATCTTCCTAGAATATTGCTAAAATGTACTCGTAAAAACAAAGAGAGATAGAGGTAAGAGCCATGACATTTAAAGAACTTATGCTAGAACAAACAGGGTATGAATGCTTCACAACATTCTTTGAAGATTTCACAATCGCAGAAAAATTTGGGCTTAACGCCGTAAAAGACACCTTCAATAGGGCATTTAAAGAATGGAAGTCAAACTATAAGTATTTAACTGAACTTACTATGGTTCTCAACTGGAAGATTTGGCAATATTATGAGAAGAATGAAAAGTTAGCAGAACTATATAACAGTCTGTGGGAAAAGGCAGACACCTATGCAGGTGAGCATCTTAAAGGTGAGGAATTGTATTATTTCTGTAACACAACAGACTAATAAACAATGGTAATTAAAAAAGAGGCTTAAAGACCTCTCTTTCTCTATTTACAAATTTTCCCATATATGATACAATAATATCACCAAGTAGAGGAAAATATGAATAAAGAACAGATTGAAAATGTTATTAAGGACTTAGAAAAGCGTGAATATGAGGTTAGATTTAAAACTTATGAAGACAATATCGTTGGATTCTATTGTAATAAACACGCATTCACAATAGACTATAATAGTGCTAAACCAGTAGTAGGTGTAGGTATTCGCTTAGGTGTTTATTCAACGTTCAACCAAAAGGCTGTAGACTGGTTAAATTCTATTACTGACCATTGGGAAATGTATAAGTATTGTATTAGTTTTTCTAGTACTGTAGAAAGCGAAGAAGAACTAGAAAAATTACTGTTACATTGCATTGAATATTTTTAACAATTAAAGTAGGAGATTAGATATGGAATACATTGATGTCATTAATGAAGAAACAAAACTTAAAGAACGACTAAAAGCATGTGAAGAAAAGTATGCTCTTGATGTTTTAAGTATCTCAACTAGATTAGAGGAACTATCTAAACATAAGGAAGATTTCCAGAATGGTCATAGTTCGTTTGCTTTTGCCAGAGAGTATATTGATGTCAGAAGTCCATTAACAATATTGCGATGGTTTAGTCTGTATATTGAAAGCCTTAAGAAAGAATTAAAGAGAGACTATAAGCAATTACTAACACATAACCTTCAAATTCAAGATAACTCCTATGGTGGGGATAGTACCAAGTACACAACACTTGTAAAAAAGGGTTATGGCACTACCTATCATCCAAACTTAGGTTCAATCAATTTCTCACATGAAATGCCTGTACAATACTTTAGTGATTTGATTATGGAGTTAGAGAAATTGCCTGTTATTAAACATATTGCAAGAGAAAAATTACAATATGAAAGCATCTATTTCGACCCGTTTTATGGGTTTAATGACTTAAATAATACCCTAGAATTTAAGATTAAGACAGAAGAGTACGACTATACCAATTTATTAAAATTATTAAATTTCCCAGAAGAGTTTAGTTTTAGCGCCAACTATGGTGACGATAAAGGTATGTATAAACTAATCGGCGACTCTTATGTGTTCCATTTATTAGACAAATATACTAATCAGTGGTACAGTGTTACAGAGGCATTTGAAAGATTTAAGGAAAAGAATTGGAGATAGTGTATATGTTAAAAATCACAAGAGATGGCGAAAAGACCATTGATAATGAAAGACAATTCAATAAATCACTATTGCCAAGATGGAAACAAAAGTGGTTAGTGTTTAAACTTGGACTGGTAATCGTGTCAGATACATATAATGTCAGCAAAGGTCAGTATGATGCATTTTTTAAACTTAGAAAGAAAGTTTTAACTAGATTAGACCAAATCGACTCTAATGTTATTGACACTACATTAGATGAACGTTTAAAAATCGCAGAATGGTTCGCACAAGAAAAGGATTTGGTTGGCATTAAAAAGGACAAGAATAGTTCAATAGAGTATACTCTGTTTTATAGTAATAACGGTAGTCTTAGCGAGATAATTAAATTGAAATATAGTATTCCAATTACTGTTGAAATAGACAAACAAATGATTGATGGGTATATTTATTCAATCAGCGACCTATTAACATACAATGCTCCATGCAGAGTGGAGAAATAAAGAAAGAGGTAATTAACATGACAAAAGTAATTGTAGACCTTGAGAAACCTTGTGGTGGTTGGTCTTTCTTATCACTTGAAGATGATAATGGTTCTAGTACTGTTGTCCTCTCCTATGTAGATGGAAATGTCGCCTTAAACATGTTAAAGAAGTTTTATAACTATCTAAAGCATTGCGAACCATGTATTCTATTTGAATTTGATGGAGAAAGTCATGGAACACAAGTGGTACTAGTATCTGAAAAAGAGTGTTACATGTGTGGTTGTCCCTATGCTGGTGGGCATGGTAAGATTTATGATATTAAATCACCTGATTTTATTGAACAAATAGTAAATGCTATATGTGAGAATTTTGTTAGTTGGAGTTCATTCGGTATTCTCGTTGAGTCTGATGAAGAATACTATTCAGAGTTAGAGAAGAGCAAGAAAACATTAACAAAGTGGATTAAGAAGGTTCGTAAAGAGTTAAAGTCATATCGTGACACATTTAGTGAATTAGACAGCAAATCTGCATCAAATCCTGTATAGTTTTTGGTGCATTAGTTGTATAATATAGATGTAGGACTGGTATGAAACATAGAGAACAATTAATTAAAACATACAAGGCAAAAGGTCAATTAACTGGTCTTGGCTACATGTTAGATGATGTAGATGATTGGGATATTGTAGCAGAAATGCCTATTGAAATCGAAAATAAAATCTTAGACCTACGTAGCCAAGGTTTTAACAGAGTATCGGTTCAAAACGCAGTAGAATCAGAGTATACAAAGTACGTAGAATTTGTGTTTTTGTATCACATTTAGAAATGGAGAATAGAAGATGGTAGACTTAGAAAGTGTTAAGAAGTGCTATACAGAAAAAGAAAAACTTGACGAAGAACTTATCGAGCAATTAAACTTAATTAAAAACATTTTAGGACCGTGTTTTTCTTATAAAGAGTTTGACAACTTTATTACTTTTAAGGAAATCACTTGTATCTACGATATATTAGATGTAGAGGACGGTATTCTCGACATATTTTTTCTGAATGAGAATATGGACTTAGGAATCGTATCACTTGATAAAGAACTATTAACAATGAGTGAAACAAAATTAAAACAAATAAAGGAGAATGCATAATGACATTGATTGAACAGGCAATCCAAGCAGAACAAGAGTATCAACTACAAATGAGAGAAGTTACTGACAGACTAAAGAACATTCAAAGTTATCTAGGACTCATCTACATTCAGGAACAAATTGTTAGAGTAAAGAGTGTGTCTGTCGAAAATGATATGGTTCATTTGGTAGTTGATTGTTCTGTATGTTGTTGGGGAGTTGATGAGGACATTTCTTGTGAATGCGATATTCCTTTAGTTATATTTAACGCTACCGATAAAGAATTGGACATGTATCGTGCCCTATCTCTGGCACGTGAAGCAGTTGAAAAACTGCCAGATGTTAGAGAAGAGTATCAGAGAAACCTATCTGTTATTCGTATAAGTAAGATGGATATAGAGCGTGCTGAAAAAGCAAATAAGAAATTAGAAGAAAAATATGGTGCATTAGTAAAATAAAACACTTAATTATAAAAACAGAGGAGGCAAGAAATGAAAAAATTATTAACATTTGTTACAATGCTATTCATGACAATATGTCTGGCAATTCCAGCATACGCAGAAGAAACATCACCACGAAGATTAGATGTACAGTTGGTACAAGTATCACTAAGAGATAGTGGTAACCAAGTACATCAGAATAATTTATATGATGGTTCTAGTTTCTTTTTAAATCTAACATGGAACTCAACAGAAACAGTACATACAGGAGATTATTTTGATATTCTTGTACCTGAATCTATTGATATGAGTTCAGACAAGTTAGATAGAACTTTCCCTATCATTGATTCTGCTACAGGGGATAATATTGGTGAAGGAACACTACATCCTAATGGTACTGAAGGTGGTAAAATTAGCATTGTATTTAACGAACAAGCAAATAACCGTTCTAACCTAAGTGGTAATGTTTACCTATGGGTGCCTTTCAATAAGAACCATATTGAATTAAATAAGAAAAACGTATTTACATTTACAATTAAAGGTAATGGTATTTATAATGGCTATCAAATGTCAGCAGAAACTACAATTACTAGACCAAGCACTGATGGTGAAGTAATTGCCAAGTGGGGTCAAGGATTGCCAGATGAACCAAACACAGTTAAGTGGATTATTCGTGTTAATAAGAGTGGTATGGACTTACATCATGTAGTATTATCAGATAGTCTAGTAACAGATAATGGTTGGTTCTTACATCCAGTTGATATTTCTAAAGAAAGATTTAAGTTGCAAAAAGTAACCTATACTGAAAATGCAGGTATTTCTAACTGGGGTGAAGTTATTGATGTAACAGATAAAATTCAATTCGCACCTGATTATAAGTCATGGACTTTAGATTTAGGTGATATTGGCACACAAGGTTACATGTTATTCATGAAAACTGCCATGACTAGTGGTACACTTCAAAAGAATAAGATTGCAATTTCTAGTGATGAAGTAACAAAGGATGTTACAGCACAGTATAAATTAGCAGATGTTGGTGGTGATACAGGGGTAACAACTGTAGGAAAACTAAAAATCGTTAAACAAGACTCTGAAACAGGTGCAGGACTTGCAGGTGCTAAGTTTGAGATTAAAGACTTAGACGATAACACAACCCAAACATTAGTGACAGGCGAAGATGGCACAGCAGTAACACCTAACGTTGTATTTGAAGCAAATTATGAAGTGAAAGAAATTGAAGCACCTTTTGGTTATAAGTTAAACAATACTGTATATACAATTCAGACCTCAGTAAGTAAAGATAATATCGTTACAGTAAAAGATGAACCTATTACAAGAGATGTTAAAGTATCTAAGACTTGGGTAGGCAATACAGGTACACAAGCAGTAATGCACTTGTACGCTGATAATGTAGATACAGGTAAGTCAGTAACATTAGACACAACAAATAACTGGGAATATACATTTACAGGTTTACGTAAGTACAATGGAAATCAAGAAATTCAATATTCTATTAAAGAAGATGAAATGAATTTCTATATGGCATCTGTTACAGGTGATATGGATAACGGCTTCAATGTAACAAATACATGGAATGAACAACATGAACTTCCTGGTGATGCTCCAACAGTTGAGATTCCTGAATTTAAGATTACAACTTTTGTGAATACGAATAACGAACAGATAGCAGAGTTTGAAAATGGTTTCACAGAGAAGAAAGATGAAATCACATTCAATGGAACTAAGTATGTATTTAAGGAAAAGTTACCAGACCAAGATGGTATCAGAACTTATGTATATGAAGAGTTCCACAGTGAAGTACCTAATGACGCACCTACAGTTGAACTACCTGAATTAAAGGTAACAAGATTTGTAGACGAACAAGGTAATGATATTCACGGATTAGAAGAAAACTTTGTTGAAAAGTTAGACATTAATGGGTATGTGTTTAAGGAAACAACTGAAACAAGTGATATTAGAACACATGTTTATACGAAAGTTGAAACAGAAATTCCAAATGATAGTCCAACAGTTGAAGTACCAGAGTTAAAGATTACAAGATTTATTGATACAAACGGCGTAGAATTGAAGAATATCGTGGAAGGTTTTGTAGAAAAAGATAGTAATATTGTATATGAAAATGAACAGTATGATTATGTAAATACTACAGAAGAGAATGGTATCAGAACTCATGTATATAAGAAGCATATCAATGAGGAAGTTCCTAATAATAACTCAACTACACCTACAGATAACAATACTACAACAGAGAATAAAGTTAATGAAAGCACAGCGCCTACTGGTGATAATATGAATAACACATTAAAGTTGTTTGCATTGTCTGTATTAGGTTTAGGACTTGTATTACTCAAGAGAAAGGATTTATCAAATGAATAAATTAATTAAGATTGGTTTAGTGTCGTTAATGATGTTCACTATTGGGTGTTCATCTAAAAAGAACGATTCTCAATCAGAATCAAGTATTACAACACAACAAACAGAAAACAGTTCCAAAAAAGATGGAATACAAAACGATGGAGAAGGCGAGTACAAAACAACTGAAACTGGGGCTAAACTTTATATTGAACCGAAAGAGGAAGTAGAAGAGAAGAAGCCTGAACCAGATTTAACAGGTGTTGAAATTACAGAAGAAAACTTTAGAAATTTCCCAGAAACAAGTAAGAACTATTTTACTTATGAATGGGATGAATATGGTAACAGTTACAACATTACAGGTTGTACATCAGAATCAAGAGTAGTACATGTACCATCTAAAATTAATGGTAGACCGATAAAGATGATTAATCCTCATGCTTTATCTGAACTACCTAATGTAGAGGCTATCGTACTTCCTGATACTGTAGGGTCTATTAGACAGGATGCTTTATCAAACAACCCAAAATTAAAGTACATTGAGTTTGGTAAGTCTTTATTTGTTCTTTGTGAAGATTCAATGCTTTCATTACCATCTTTAGAAAAGGTTGTATTACCAGAGTCACTCGAAAAGATTGATGCTTGGGTATTCAGCGGTGAAAACTTAAAGGATATTTACTTACCATCAAATATTACTAAACTTTCTAACTTATTCTGCCTTTCAAAGTCATGTAGCCCTGATTTAAAGATTCATGTAAAGACAGGTTCTGTAACAGCAGAAAATATTAAAAACTCTGATTTGTTTAAAGAAGGAAAAGTTGTATTTGAATAGGTTACATGATGCTTAATAATGTGAGAAAATTAATATGTGCATTTCTATGTGTAGTAATACTATCAGGTTGCGGTAATAAAGAAAAGCCTAAACAGTATGTAGCAGAATTAAGTAATCCGTATCTTAGTACGCTACCATCATCGTTTAACAAAAGATTAGATGTTAGTTACCAGTTCCAAAATACACTATCAAAAGAAGGTGATTTCTCAACGATAGATTTCCTTCATTTGGAAGTATATAAGAACGATACCATGATTGGGTATAAAATCGTGACTGCAAAAGATACTAGTTATTATCTAAAAGATGGTGACTATGACATGATAATTGGTCGAACAGACGTTCCTTTAGACGTTGAAGTTAAACGTGGAGATAAACTTCGTATTGTTGGTGAGGTACATGTTCACTATGTAGATGACGACAGTAAAGATACCACACTCACCGATGAGATAGAATACACCGCTAAGTAGAGAATAAACGTACTAACCAAAATCAAACAAAGGAGAATAAATGTGAGGAAATTACTTTGTGCATTAATGTGTTTAGTAACACTTTCGAGTTGTTCAACACATAAAGAAGAACGTAAAGTAAATAATGGTTCAACGTGGATGGTAGAAGAAGGAACAGTATCACCATTTATTGCAAACTTAACAGAACCATATGTATCAGATAACTTTCCAGATGAATTAACGATTGGCTACCAGTTTCAAAACAATCTAACACAGGTTGGTGACTATATGACGGTAGGTCATTTAAAAATCACTGTGTATAACGAAGAAAATGTGGTAATAGGACATGAAGTCATTGAAGCACAGTATTGGTTTCATCATAAGATGGAATTAGGTGAGCAAGATGCGGTTTTAGGTAAAACTAAAATTAAGTTAAGATGGGCACCAAAAGACGGTGCTAAACTACGTATTGTAGGTGAAACATTCATAGGTATTGAAGATGGATTTACACTAAGCAATACAGTTGAATATACAGTGCACCGAGAAAAATAATAATTAAAGTGGCAGAAATGTCACTTTTTCTTGTTTACAAATCTTTTGTTTTATGATAATATAGAACCATAAACAAGAGAGGTACAACTATGAGTACAGTATATAAGGTTAACAGACTTTGCAAGATTAACACAGACAATCCTACACCATGTAAGTATTCGATGGATGTAGCAATTAATATTGAACCAGTACGTAAGAATAAGAAGTTTGAGAACTTTGTATTGGGTATGGATGGGTATCAGCAATGCTACGAGGATTATGATGCACGCAATACTTTAACAGAGGATGAAGTTATTAAGTTTGTAGAGTCTATTGAGGTTGATGCTGATATTCCTGATAAGTTATATCCGACTTATTTAGATTGCGGTGGTGTATTCGGTGTTAAGATTAACATCCGGGGTGAAGAACCTATTTACGCTTGGGTGTATAACAAGCATAATGGCTATTACTACCATGATATTTATTACACTAACGGTGAATTAAAGATTGATTGTTGGGAAGTAGATTGTTTATAGGGGCAATGTGTGAATACAGAGCAAATTGAAAAAGTGATAGAAAGTATCGCAAAGAGTGGATATACACCAGAACGCAAAACACATATTGATAAGAACATTTCGCTTGATTATGGTCGTTGTAAATTTACATTAAACCATAAAGGCGACCAATTGATTGTTGGGGTGACTATTCAAATCAGTCATTATACAGCATTTGACCAAGGTGATGTTGATTATCTGAACTCTATCACAGATGATTGGTTTATCTATGAACAGTGCATCAACTTCTCATTTAAGCCAAAAACAGAAAAAGAACTAGAAGAAGTGATGTGGTACTCAATTAAGAGTTGCCACTGAGGTAAACAATATGAATTATGAAACATTAAACGAACAAGAGTGGTTAGCATTATTGACAGAAATGGTAAAGGCTGATAATGTCATTAAGAGAAAACTAGCAAAAGTGCTTGTAAATAAGTCTGAATTTTTCTCACGACAAGATAAGGTTGACTCATACAAGATTAAGAAAACATCACAAGGTGATTTGATATTTGATGTTCGTTGGCAAACATTAGCGAATTTCGGTGATACAACACAATATGAGTATGTAACAATGGCAGAGTTCTGCTCTACAAATTAGAGGTGATTAAATAATGTTAAAATTTTTAAATAAGGCTTCTGTAAAACTTGGCATCATATTTGTGCTGGGTATTATAGGTGGGTGTATTATTTATTATAGTATTGCACTACCTCTCGCAGAGCGAGGTATATTTGCAATTCCAGTAATACTGTTTCCATGCTACCTAATATATATGGCGATGAAAATAACATGGGAACTGTTTGAGTAAAAATGGTATTAGTAAGAAGAAAATAAAAGGAGATGAACAAACATGAAAATAGAAGAATTGAGACCGATTGAAAGATTGGCATTTGATGTGTACAATCTTACTAACGAAAACAAGATTAAAATAGATGAAGTCAGCAAAACATATATTGCTCTTGGCAATACAGATGTAGTGTTTGTTCTTTACGATGACATTATTGCAAATGATATTAGAGTTCCAATACCCTTTCAGTTGTTGAATAACATGTCTATTGAAGAATATGAAAAGAATATGTATTCATGTTCTATTGGGTATGTATTACAACTCATTAACGGTTGTAACAGACATGATGCCTCACCAAGCGTATCTAAAGCATTAGAATTATGTGAAATACCAAAACTCTTAAATTTATTTCTAAGAGATAGGCTACTAGATTTTAAGAGTGCTGTTACAGGTGATAATCAATTTATTCAAGACTTTGAGATTAAATCAGATGGTGTCTTAGTTACAACAGATGTAGATGATGAATATTTCTTTCCAAACGAAATCTTATCTATGGATGATGATGTAGCAAAAGAAAAGTATGCTACTACACTTAAACAGATTAAAGAAGAAAAAGAAAAACAGTATCTTGTGGAACTAAAAAACGAGATTAAATGGTATGAAAAATCTCTTGCTGAAAAGAAGAAACATTTAGAAGAACTAGAGAAAGAACTGGAATCATAAACATACAGTAATTATTTGGTGTAAGGAAGAGGTATAATAAGATGATTTTTAAGAAGAGTTTAAAATTAGTATTAGTAGCACTAACATCCGCAACACTTATGACAGGTTGCACACAAGCAGACACAGTACGATACAATATCACACAAGAGGCAGACAGTTTTAATGTAACAAGACGAATTACTGTGTTTAATACAAGAACAGATAAAGTATTAATGCAAATGACTGGTGTTATGAGTTTAAAAACAGATGGTGACACCAAGGAATTAAATGTCATTGTCAAGGATGGTGAAACATATCACAAGCACATGATTTTTTTAAACGATGACACTACCTATGTTGTAGAAGATATTGGTGGTGCAGATGTGTCACGTTCTGCCTACGAAATTCATTTCTTACCAGAGGTTCTTGAAAGTGGTATGTTAGATTTAAAGATTGACAAGTAAAATTAATATAAGTAAGAAAGAAGTTGGAGGAAACATAATATGGAAATTTTATATAAAGATAAGAGAAACAAGACATGCAAAATAACTATTGAAGGCTTTAACACACCGATAATTGATTTAACACGATACCAAAGCCCGTTAAGCACAAAAACAATCAAAGGTAATAGAAATACTGCTCTTAAAGAGTTAAAGCAGTATTTGAAGGGCCACTCCTTTCATAGACCAGCACTTTCTAAAATTATGAATGCTATCAATAAGACTTCCATGTTATATACAAGTAAAGAAGTTGTAAAGAACTATTGTAAGTCTGTAAATACAATCTTTAATTCAGAAACAAATATGTCCTATGTAATTACAGTTGAGTATGAACTAATAAGACAACAGAAAGCGATTGACGAAACAAAGTGCAATAATCATGGTGAGAACATTTACCAAAAGAGATTGTGTCAGCGTTATGGTGGTGAACTAATTTTAAGATATGAAACAGCGTGTGATAAAATTAAGTTTTCTAAACTCCTTGAACTAATTAAAGAACCAATTATGAATGGATTGATTAGGAAAGTTACAACACGTTCGGTCGGTAAAGTGCATAAACTCGAAATAACGACACCAGAAGAGGCCGAATTATTGGTTACAGATGATATTAAGATTGGTGTAAGATTCTTTGACACATATCGTGACTATAAATTCAAATCAGCAGGTGTTTTAGGGATGGAAGTGCTACTAGCCGTGTCATATCAGGACAAGCAGATTTATGAACCGTCTATGAAACCAGATGTGTTCACAGAAGAAATTGTTAAAGATATGGAAGAGCAAGCAGAGATGTTTGAAAAGGTTCTTGATATAGTTAAAGAAGAGTGCTGAAAATAATTAAGGGTGGTGATAACAATGCACCAAAAGTTAAATCGTTATGCTAGACGAAAGAGAGATAAAAAACTTGATTTCATTAAAGGTTGTCATCGTAAAAACTTTAGATTAGAGAAGTATGTTCGTACTTATAATGCACTTCCTATCATAACAAGAATTGAAAAAGATACATTGCATGAGTCCAGAGTACGTTTCCCTGTCGAATATTTAGAACTCTGGTACCCTGAATATTTTAAGTTTGAGTATGTTCGTAACACATGGGATGAATACCCAGAATGGAAATACATTTGTATTGGTTATAGAGAACAAAAATACTGGGATAGACCACTTTTCGGTAGAATTAAAGAACGTAAAGAAATTCATGTTAAGAACTATGATTACTACCACAGCATTCAAGAAAAAGAGTGGAATAAGTCTAATTGTCATGATAAGATGGAATTAATGACAAGAGGCAGACACAATGTTCATACTTACTTGAATAATATTAAGAACGAATATAATAGCGGTTACGATGAATTGACAGATGAGTTGTTAAGCGGTAAAGTGGAATTGTTCGATAAATGGGATTGGAGATTTTAATAATGATAAATATTAACAGATTACACTAGTTAGAAAAAGAAGTGCAAGACACACATGACCAAATCATTAGACAAGTGTGGTTGGTGCATCATATTATTGGTAGAGATGTAAAATCAGATTGTGGTGATGTCTTAATAGATATTGATAGAGTTTATGACATGATTGATGAAGACACAAACATTCCTTATGTTGTAATCATGTCCCATGACTTTGTCCGTGAGTTTAGAGATGTGTATAAGGTGTACGAGAGTACCGTGTATATTAAGAAAGAATTATTTGACATGACTGAGGAAGAGTTAAAAGCAAATAAGGAAAGACTCATAAAGGAATTGGAAGAAACAAATCAAGGTGAAGAATATCACGTCTGTTTCGTAGACTAGATTGGTAGAAGTGTTAGAAAGGTGAGTAAATAAAATGGTAGAAATTTTCTTGAATTTTCTTATAGTTATAGGAATGATTTTGATGTCAGCATTGACAGCAATGGCGAGAGTACAATCGCCTATAGAGGCTATGACAGTGACAATATTAACACTGTTAGCATATACAGCACTTAACGTTGGTGTTATGAAGATGCGACAGACAAAAATACAACAGGACATTGATGAATTAAAAGAACTCATTAAGAAAGAACAATAATAGAATATTATGAAAAAACTTACATTTATAGAGATTTTAGAATGTATAGCAGTAATTGTGATATGTGCATGCTCACTTGGCTTTGCTATTACAGGCGTTATAACAGGCAACCAAAACGATTCAATCCTTAGTTTTTTAGGTTTCATTCTAACGCAGTTGATTTTGGTAAACAATAAATTGAGTAAATTGCAAGGTTGTAAAAATGATTGACATTGAAAAATATATAGAGTTGCTCAAAGATGTTAGTGATAAGCAAATTGTTTTGAAAAACAGACTTAACAATCTTATAAAGAAGTGCTATGAGTCCAATCTACGAAAAACGCTTATAGAGGTTTATAATATTAATAATATTGATATTGGTGCAGATGGGAATATTTATTTTGACTGTACAGTAGAACCTAAGTATGATATTCGTTTACCTTACCTATGTACCCTAATTGTAGATAAGTCATTGTTGACTATGAGTGATGAAGAGTTTAATAATCTTACTGTCGGCGATTTCAGTAGGTCAAAATATAAACCTATCACATTTGAAGGATTAATATAATGAGGATTAAATACCAATATAAAGGGAATTATCAGTCCCCTAAGAAACAAACAGTAGGTTCTGCTGGTATTGACTTATTCAATAATACAGACAATGACATTACAATTAAGCCTGGTGAGTATGCGATTATCTCTACTGGTTTTATGTAGAAATTCCTGAAGGATATGTAGGTCTATTATTTGCTCGTGGTTCATTAGGTTATAAATATGGCTGCACTTTAACTAATTCAGTTGGTGTAATTGATAGTGATTATCGTGGGGAAGTAATGGCTCGTATCACAAATATTAGTCAAGAGTCTCATACGATTAAAGCAGGAGAGAGATGTGTTCAGTTGGTAATTGTACCTGTACCAGACACAGAATATGTTGAAGAAGAACTATCAGACACTGAACGTGGTATAAATGGATTTGGTAGTACCGGTCGTTGGTGATTTTATAGATACCCTAAATACATTAGAAAGATGGTGAACATCATAACATACTTTACAGTTCAATTTTCACTCAAAACAGAAAAATATCAAGAAGATATACTAGATAAACGTTTTGAGATTGGTGAACAGTGCTTATAGCAAAATGGAATTCCTTTACAAACCAGAGATTGAGAGATATACTGATATTTTAGCGAGTATAGACAGTGTTAAAGATTTCACAAATTTATTAAATATCACAACTTCATATAATCAGATTGTATCAGAATTAGAGTCCGCTAAAAATATTTTAAATTATCACATCTTTGGTAATGAGGAATTATCTCCATTAACATTACATGAAAGACTTAAGAATATTAATTCTTATTACATCAATGACACAATTAAAATGTATAAAGTAATTAACCGTGACAAAACACTAAAAGACTTCTATAACACATTAAAGGCAACCACTATGGAAGAATTGCACAATAAATACCAACTTGTTTACCAAGCAATCACAAATGCCAAGATTGAGCAAGAGTACCAAGAAGTCATTAGTCAATTAAATGTGCAAGAATATGATGATGGAGAGTTCTCTATTACTATTCCTAAGACAACAAAGGATATTATTAATGAGGGTAAAGCACTTCATCACTGTGTAGGTGTATATGTCGATAAGGTTGTCAGAAGAGAAGACATGATTTACTTCTTACATAAGGATAGAGAAGTACCATACGTTACAATCGAAGTTAAAGACAAGAAGGTAACACAAGTCGAAGGTGACATGAATAATAGATTTATCAGTAAAGGTTCGCCTGAATATGAAGCAATCAAAGAGTGGGCCGCTTTAAATAAGTTTGGAATTCTATAATTTGTGTCTTTACAAACGATGTATGATTGGTGTATAATTATTTTGTAAATAAAAGCGAGGTAATTATATGGGCCATTGTATTGAAATTCTAGTTGTTGATAACGAAAAAGAAATTTTCGCTGATGCTTGTGATTTTGCAGAGCGAAACATGGACCATGAAGAAAGTTCATGTTACCACGGAAACCTATCGGTTCTGAATAAAGAGTTTGATTCCTATGAAGAGGCTTGTGAGTACCTTGAACAGTTTAATGGTTCATATAGTGACAAAGCAGTACGCTTTAAAGACTATACGCTCAAGAATAAAACACAGACACAAAAAACACTTGAAAACAAGGTTCAAGAGTGCGGAAAAGAACTTAGTGCATTAAAGAGACCGACACAGAAAACATTAACTTGCCCACATTGTGGTAAGAGAACTAGCCTTAATCTATTTTGGGGATATCGTTGTGAGCATTGCCATTCAGATGTTACACCAAAGACAAAGGCAATTAAAGCACAAAAACTTGAAGAAAAGATTGCAACAATGCGTAAAAAGATTAATGAATTAGAGTTAAAGCGTAGAACAAAGAAATTTGTGGTGAAGTATGCAGTTAAGGTTGAAGTACATTGCTAAAAGTAGCGGACTTCAACCTATAGGAGAGAGTATGAATAAAGTAATTTCAGCATTTCCAGGCATTGGTAAAACAACATTAGTTCAGACAAACAAAAACTACATTGACCTTGAGTCGTCAGATTACAAGTGGCTTGATATTGACAAAGCATTGTCGATTGAAGAACGTAAGGGTATAGCAAAGACAATTAATCCTGATTTTCCAGCAAACTACATTAAGAAGATTAATGAGTTGACGAGCATGGGATTTAATGTCTTAATCTCGTCTCATAAAGAGGTTAGAGAGGCATTACAAGCACAAGGTATTAGATACACAATCGTCCTTCCATCATCAGATATGAAAGAAGAGATGATTAATCGCTACTTAAACCGTGGCAATCAGGAGAGTTTTGTAAGTCTACTTAAAACCAACTATGAGAAATTTATAGAGGATTTATCTATGGACCCAAATGAAAAAATTGTCTTAAAGCACGGCGAATACCTGTCTGATATCGTAAAATAATATTAACAATACGCTAAAATAAAGCCTCTACCAAGAGGCTCACATGCCCATATAGCATAAAGGATAGTGTCACAGTTTCCTAAACTGTTTGGTCTGGGTTCGATTCCCAGTGTGGGTGTTGAATAAAAGAAAAACGGTCAGTTCTTTATAGGTAAACTCACCGTAACGGAAAAGAGGTGTAGGAGATGTCAAACAGTAATAATGAGCAATTAGACAACTGTACGCTAGACACGCTGGAAAAGACCTGTAAAATTGATTATAGAGCCTATATAGCAAGAGTGAATCTAGTGTTACCGTTTATTGTTGCAGGGCTGTTTATGATAGCAACAACAGTTGATAACCCATTCTACCTTGTTCTCATCTTCTATGCGATGTACGAGTTGGTTAAACAGACAAAAGAATGGGATATTAGTAATAAGACAAGTTTAGAACAGTTGTACCTTGCATCGCTACCAGCCCAGCGAAGAAAGAGCGAGTTAGTAAGTGAAATTCTCCATCAGTATTTCGCCAACAGGGCACTGTTCGTAGAATTTAGACGAGCAGAAGAAAATAATAAAGATGTGTACCTGATTGCTGATTTCTACGATGTGGACGACAACCTGTGTAGCACAGTTGATTTTACTAAGAATTTCAATGTCTCATTAAATAAGAAGTACACTATTAGGTCACTCATCAATCCTGAAACACCTACGGTGCGTATCAAGAGAAAATATAGACAAGAGAAAGCAGAAAGAGGCAAATAGCATGAAGAAAATATTAATTGCATTAGTTATCTTCGCCTGTGGTTGTGGCATTAACAGTAACAAACTGGTTGCCAACAACACCAAGACAGAGCGAGTACTTGAAGTGACAAAAGTAAAACAAGATATCGTTGTTAAACGATGAGGAGGCCAATTATGAGCAAGTATGAAGATTTTGTATTCATCGCACCAGCCAAGCAGAAGATTGTAAGCACTGTCGGTAGTCAACCATACCGTACAATCAGTTTATGTCCATATTGTAACAATCAGTTGCACTTTATCACAAAAGAAATCGTGAAGTGCCCGGTATGTAACAAGTTAGTAAAAAGACCTTTAGGTCATTGACAAAAGCAAGCGTGCATGTTAAGATAGATAAGGTAAGAGGTGAGAAGAATGAACAAAACACTTAAAAGAGATATTTTAAACAGCAAGATTGCATTAGGTATTTCGGACAGCACAGACATTAACAACATTGAAAAACTATTTGATGTTAAGATTTCAAAAGAGTCTAAGATGTTCTTTTATTTCAACGGCAAGCCGATTGCTTTATCAACGTACTTTAACGGCTACGGGATGCAAATCGAGGATGCCTCAATCTTAAGAGGCTAGTTAAAATATGAAGTATATTATCAAGGCTAAGAAAATGCCTGAGGACAGAGTTCTTGTATCATTTGTATCTGAAAATCTGATAGACGATATCCATAGGCTACTAACAGTTGATACAAAAAGGGTAAAAGGTATTTATTTCTATATTTATACCTATGAACCTGTATCAACACGTAAACTATTAGTTGCCATTTCAGTAGATGATATTAACACATACGCTGAAAAGAAGAGCAAATACTTATCCGTTCTTAGACGTTTTGACGATTTAAGAAAAGACGTAGAAGAATTAGAAGATATCCTGAATAAAGCATGGAGTAGAATAGAGGAGTTAACATGGTCGAACTAGAATTGATTGATTTTGAACAAGAATTAAACTTGATGGAATTATCAGAAATTGAGCAACGTATCGAGTGTGGTCCTTTGACATCATGGGAAACAGAACATTGGGATGAACTAGAAGAGATGTTGTTTTTGAAGAGAAGAGAAATGGGGGCAGAATAATGCACGTATTTAGAGTAGCAGGAGTAACATTCGAGGGCAGACAGGATTTCTTAGAGGTATTGTTTAAACGTGAGAAGGAGTTTGTTTTTTCATTAGAAAGAGAACCAGAAAACCCTTACGATAGTAATGCAATCAAGGTAATGGTTAATCTTGAAGGTGAACTATTCAGGGTTGGGTATATGCCTAAGAAAGATAATGTACGCTATGTAGGCAAAGAATTGCCAACTGTTCATTCTTATCGTGTTTTAGATTTTGGTCCAAGATACACTAAGGGTATTGAGTTATATGTTCGTTGAGAATAGAAAAATTAAATATCTTCTCGCTGGTTTTGTGGTATGTTTAACACTTTCTGCTGTTTTAGTGTTGACAATTAAAAAATAAGGTGTTAAAATAAAAACAGTTAAAGAAGAGGTGTAGAAATATGTACAAGGTTGAATTTGACAAAAAGAAGAAGATTGTTATTATCGGTTGTGGTGGCACAGGTTCATACGTAATCGGAAACCTAGCACGTCAAGGACATGAAGTATTCCTAGTTGATGGTGACGTAGTTGAAAATAAGAACTTGATTCGCCAGGAGTTCTTTGAGGGTGACGTAAACAAGTACAAGTCACAAGTATTCGGTGAGCGTTATAATTTACCATACAGCACAGAGTATTTAGATACTCCAGAAGATTTAGCACCATTATTTGATGAAGAGCCTTGTGTGCCTATGGTAATCTCATTAGTTGATAATAACGGTACACGTGCATTAATCAACGAAATGTTCCATATGGAAAAGTACCCAGACTTTGTGTATATTGGGTCTGGTAATAGTAAGCGTAACGGTCAAGTATATGTTGCTATTAAGAAGAGCAATGAAATTGTCTTTGAAACAGAAGTTGTGCTTGATAAAGCATTACAAGCAACAGATGGTGATAACCGTCGCCCAACCGAAATCTCTTGCGCCGAACACGCAAATATGGTGGGTGGAGAGCAGTCTATCATGGCGAACGTAACAGCAGGATGCTTAGTATCTAACGTTGCAACAAACGTATTAAACAACGGTATCTTAGCAGGTAATAAATTCACGTTCGATTGCAACTTCATTTCATTCAAAACTGAAACAGTCAAGCCAGAGTAGAGCAACCTACTCTTTTTTTTGATATACTTTTCAGAAAGAGAGGATATAATTTATGCCTAGAGTAAAAGCATTAAACACAAACGGCGAAATTACATGGTGTACTGCTAAAGTGCCAGGACACGGTAATTGCAATCACATCTTTCACCAAACCGAAGGTATTAGTGACAAACGATTTCAACAAGAGGTAGACAAGTATAACGAAAAAATGACTAAACTGCTTAATAGTGATTTTTGGTTTGACAGGTTAGAGTGTGCAAGACGTGGATATGGTTTAGATAAGTTAGTTCATGATGAAGATAGCGAAGTGCGAGCAGAAGTCGCTAGACAAGGCTATGGCCATGACATCTTAGTGCATGATGAAAATGACCGTGTTCGTTTTGGAATCGTATTAAACACTGACAAGTATGACGATATATTGGTGAATGATGAAAGTGACCTTGTACGAGCAGAGATTGCTAAACACGGGCACCATCTCGACAAATTGATAAATGACAGGCACTGGGCAGTACGCCAAGAAGTAGCGAGTCATAAATATGGCCTAGAGAAACTTATTAATGACGAAGCGCCGGAAGTTCGTCAAGAAGTCGTCAAACAGGGTTATGGGCATGATGTTTTGGTAAATGACCCAGATAGGTATGTAAGAGGTGAAGTTGCTAGTCAAGGTTCTTATCTTGACATCTTAACTCACGATAAGGACGAGATGGTAAGATATTTAGCAGAGGAGAAGTTAAAAGAATTAGAAGAGTCTAAGAAAAACTAGACTCTTTTTAAATCTTTAAAACCGTTTTATACCCTCGTCCGTGCGACTTTTTAGACCTATTTTAGACCTAAAACCAGCGGGCTGATACATTATACAGATTTAACGAAAACCACGCTTAAAACCGTTCTCCCACACTTGCATAATAAAAATAATCGTGCTACAATATAATCATGAAATACATAGCAGACCTAAAGATTACAGACGTATATAACCGACAAGTATGCCATATTTATAGAGAATCCACAAACGCTATCTCTGTAAAGAAGGCATTATCTAACTTTAATTTCAGAGCCAAGAAGAAGTTAGGTCTAGTAAACTACACGAAGTTGGTATGTAATGGTGTAATCATGCAAGACGGTATTTCATATGAAGTAAAGAATAACAAGGTAGTAGAGATTGAGTATAACATCATTAAGCCAGTTTACAAAGGCAATGTTATCGAGGTAGACGGAAAAGAGTATGTCTACAACGAAGATGACGGTGTGTACTGGCTAGACGGCGTGCAGTATTCAGAATATGTCAAATAAAGAAAGAGGTATAACATGCTATTAACAGGAAAACAGAGTAAAAACGGAACATTCATCGTAAAGGTTATCAACATCACTATGAGCAACGCTGAACAAACAACATACCAAGAATATCGTATCAATCATGAGTGGTCAGCACCAGTAACAATCAAGACTTTATATGACTACTCTAAGACATCAGATGGTGAGTTATTCGGTTGTGGCCCAGTTGATTTAAATGAGGACCTATTCGGATTTGTGATTTCTAGCGTAAACACAGACTACAAAGACAAGCACAAATTGATGGAGTATTACAACGAAGCAAAAGAGTTTGTTGATGAACTGAATAAATTAGTTGGGGAGATGGTTGCATAGCCATCTCTTTTATGCTAAAATAGATATGTAAATTGAAAGAGGTAATAACTATGACAAACACAAAACACTTTAAGAAATGGGTATGCAACTTCGTTAAAACACTTATCGTTACTGTACTTGTAATCGGTATCGCCCTAGGTATCAGCACATCTTACGACTTAGGTATCATGTTGCTATCAGTTATTCTTATTGGAGCAGGTTTCTATATGACTGCTAGATACAACAAGTCAAAGTTATTCTGGTATTAAAGAGGTACTAAAATGAATCTGTTAAATTTTGAAAATAATCGAGCAAAGATTTTAAACTATTTGAATAAGAATAGAGAGTATAACCAGTTACTATTGTCTATCCACAATATTCTTCCGAACTTAAACGATGATACAGTAGAAATCAAGATAGACAGCACAGGTACAGTTCGTGTAGACCACATTGACGATAAAGATATGTTATCGTTAATCGTAAAAGACTCTATCGTGTTCACAAGCATTGTGAAGAATGATACAATTAAGCACATGGTATCAGAAGAGTTGTTTAACCTAGAGGACAGGGATTTAGCACACTTTCACTTCAATTTCTTGGTTTCTGATTTCTGTTTAAAGTATATTGAGAGATTTCTTAAGAGTAACGCAACATACTATGGCAAGTCGGTGTGAAAGCCGACTTTTTTGATATAAATAGTACACAAGTTAAAAATAAAAGGAGATTATTAAAACATGAAGAATAAGGACATTTTACTAAGACAGCAAGAAGAGTTAGAGGCTCAACTAAAACAGTTACAAGCAACAATGAAGTTAGCCGACTCTCTAAACGAGGCAGAAGAGATTTTAGTGAATAACAATGTAGCAGATGTACAAATGTCATTAACAATCAATACAGAGTCTGGAAAAGCAAGCATTAAAGATATGCCTACTGAATTAGTTGAAGAGATTAAGACTATCATTCTAGCGTATAATGCCTAAAGAAAGAGTACCCCATAACAGGTACTCTCTTTTTTATTGTTCATCTGTAATTAAAATTTTCTTTGCCTCTAAGTGCTTGTAATGTACACCATCAATTACCACATTATATAGTGTTTTCGTGTGAACCAATGGCAACTGGACAATCTCACCATCTGTTGATTTGTAAATAGTATAAACCATAGGAGAAACCGTAACACCTGTATAACGTAAATGCTCTGGTGTTGCAGAGGAAGATGGTGCTCCGAACTCTTTTAATTTCTGCTCAAAGATAAACGCACCGTCTCTGGCTGCCTCATAACCGAATTTTGTAACAACGTAGAAATGGACCAGTTCATGTTTAATGACACCTAATATTGTATCACGCTTGCCTAGTAAACCACAGTCAATCATGAACTGCTTATTGACAGTTAATTTCTTACCACTCTTTAACACATTACCGTCACCATCGTGGTATATAGAAAATGCTGCCTGTATACTGTTATTTAACTCTTTTAAAACCTCTAACTCAAAGTATGAGTCTAATTTATCCATCTTCATCGTATGGACAATGAAGTTCGCAATGTCAGGTCTAAATTCGTTAATTAATGTGTCTAATTTAAAGCCCTGTACCATTGTGATGTATTTATCATAATCTATCAACTTTTTCATGGAATGTCACCTTTTTCGATATAAATAGTATAACATATAAAAATAAGAAAATCAAGAAGGAGAGACAATAAAATGCAACATTTAGTAAATGGCGAATGGAAGAAATGCACAGCACAGCCTGGCAACTGCCCTTACGGAAAAGAAGGAGCACCACATCTACACTCTCAAGAAGAGTGTAACAGATTTAATGATAATGTGGTACTGAAATATAACCGCATTAAGAACAAATTAAAATATAAGGTAGAGCCTGAAATTCAAGAAGGTCTTAAACATATTATTGTTACTATGCAAGATGAGGACGACCAGATTGATGTAGGCGAACTTTTAGCAGAACTATCAAAATACCATGTAACAGACACAACACATCTATCTAATGCAGAGATTGCGAGTGGTTACTGGCTTGCTTACCAAGACGATATTTATGTCAATGCTGGCAGAGCAGTCTTAAAACATGCACAAGCAGTAGACGATGGTTTCTACGTTATTTGTGCTGACGAAGTTAGCCATAAGAGAGAGTTAAACGGTCAAAGCCTAGAAGGGTGGTCAGACGAGCAAAAAGTCAATGACTATGCCAAGTTTGTTGCTGATTATGAGTTGTTGCCTAAAATCAGAGAAGAACGTAAAAATGATATCTTCGCCGGTAAGGATGAAGAAGATTTTGAGTACCAAGTTCAGCGTAAACGCTTAGAAGAACTATTTAGTGATGTAGACTACTCTAAACGTGAGTTACAAGAGTATAAAGAGGCTTTTAGACTCATTCAAGCAGATTATGACAGAGCAGAAGAGGCTTACCAAAAGAAAATGCAAGAAGTGGAAGAAGAACAGGCCATCTATGATGAGTTGTCACGTTTAGAAGATGTTTACCACGATGCAACGGGTGGCTTCTGGAGTGAAGAGCGTTTCCAAGAGGAATACAATAGAGTAAAAAGTCAAAGAGCAAAGGGGTGATGTAGATGAGTGAAAGAGATAAGGTTCTAACAGACAAACAAGAGCAAGAACCTATCAACCAAGAAGAACAGACACCTAAAACAGAAGAGCCTCAGCAAAAAGAAGAAGAACATCAACAAGAAGAAGTGCAACAGCCGGAACAGCCTAATACCGACATCCAAAAGCAGGTAAATCAAATTACAGATGAACTTATGCAAGATGAGTTTATTAGCAATGTTGTAAATAGAGTAAATAATATCGCCAAGAAGATACAACAGACAGTACATACCATCACGCATGTATTGATGTCGATTGTTACTTTCTTGATATCACCAGTAGGATTAATTGGAGAAGGCTTGCTGATTGTATTATTGGTAGTTAGTTCAGCCCTACAGGTATATGGTCCTAATGTTATGACTAACGATACATTCTCAACAGAGGCACCTAATGTAGATTTTATCAAGGGTGAAGAGAGAGAACACGCTATCGGGTTATACTTTGCCAATAATGGAGTAAATCCAAGTGCTTCTGCATACTTAGCCAAAGCGTATGGTGATAATCATTATTCAAATATTACTATACCCGATGACTGTAATACATCTTGTCTGGTTACAAAACTAAGAAACGGTGAGATGACAGGGCTATCTATCGGTGGCTACCAAGCAACAGATACAGACCAGTGGAAAGATGCCTCTGCACTTGTTTTACGAGCATATAAAGCAAATAAACAGTGGTATGATAGTTCTATTCAATTAAAGGCAATGATGGATGTTGTAAACGCCTTAGGTCATACAGAAGGTGCAACACTGTTTACATTAGATAGTACAGATATCTCTGGTGCCAAGACAGCGGTCCGTTCTGAAACAGATTATGATATAGCAGAATTGACAAAGTATATAGAAGAAAACCGTTCTGTTGGCAAGATGTTAGGCTCTGGCTTAGGCAAGTCAAGAGTAAACGGTGGTAAAGCATCTGACACATCTGGTTTCGGTAATGCAAGTTATAATGACGGTACTGTTAAAGTAGATGGTACAGGAACATATAATCCAGCAGACGGAGCAATCTGGACAGATACAAGATTTGAACCTCATGTCGCTAGACGCCAGATAGGTTTACCTGATAGCATTGCTCCCTACGCAATCGACCCAACGAAAGTAGGCCTGTTATGGTCAGATGAGGCGTCATGGGTATTACGTTGTTACGACTACGCAAACTGTACGGACGGAACGGCGAACTTAATATACCGTATGTGGTCCAAAGACGGTCAACCAGCAGAAAACGTCATGGGTAATGGTGGACAAGTAACATCATTCTGGCAACAAAAAGGAGTGCCTAAAGTTTCTACTCCTTCGGCGGGAAATATTTTTAGTGTTGAATACGGGCCGGGGCTTGCGGGCCACACAGGCGTTGTATCGCATGTCTTTGAAGACGGAACTATGTTGATTTGGGAGCAAAATGTCGCCGGTTGGTCTGGTGCCGAAAACAATTCACCTAGAACATGGAACTGGCGTATTCTACGTCCTGAAGAGTGGCAAGGAAAATATACGTTTACGGATTTTAGGTCAGCGGGCTATACATTAAAAATAGGATATGTAAAATAAACCGTTCTTGTTGTATAAGAGCGGTTTTGTTGTATAATATAAGTAAGTATAAGATTTAACAGATTATTGATATACTATAAGTATTCAAAGGAGACCAAATATGGAAGATGTAATTAAAATTAGTTTTACAGAAGATACAATGGGTGAATCTATCCTAGACGGTATCACATTCTTTAAGGAACACATTCAACCAGTGGTACCAACTGCTAAATGCAATGTGTTATTTGAATTAAACGCAGATACAGTACCTACACGATTTGTTTGGGGAGCGTTCACAGCGTTTATGGACTACTATATGATGGACCACGAGGACTTGTGTGAGAGTATGGGTATCGCCTTTAGTGACGCCAGTCTACAAATGGTATTTGACCTTGTGCATATTACATATATTCACTCTGTAAACACTATTATTGATACAGAAGAAGCAGAAGAAGATGAGGAAGAACTTGACGAAGAATCTGCACCAAAGTTCTATGCGTAAGAGAAAATTAAGAAAACAAGTTAAAATAGTATTAGGGGTTGCTATTGCTATACCCCTTTTGCTATTGGGCTTATTTGTTTTCAAAAATATTCAAGCAACACATATCAATAATGGTAATATGAGTGTAGAAGAGTCATTCCGTGACTTTATGGCAACTACAACCAACTTTAATATGGCAGAAAAGGTCAATACCACAGAGGCAAGAGGCAATAACTACATCAATAAGCAGAAAGAGATTATCAGTATCTTAGACAGTAAGACATATAAAGTTAATAGATACACAAGCATTGATAAGGTACCCAACGGAATTTACCCTTTCCCGTATTTTTACTCAACATGGTTTATGAGACAACTAGACATCGACAAGATTACAGATGAGTATATAGACTTTGATTTAACGATAGAGGAAATCGGTTGGCAGACATCAGCATCGCCAGAGCGTGGAGATATTGTGATACCAGATGAGTTCTTGTACAGAACTAAAGCAGAAGAAAAGCATATTGTAAATGTTCGGCTGTTTTATAGAATTTTAAACGGACAGGTAGTGTTTGAGATAGATAAGAACTTTGATACGGCATTAGGTCAATATTCAGCAACATGGTCCCATGAGAAGGTCAGAGAATTGGAGTTGGAAAAATATGCCAAGTAAACTTAAAGGTATCTTACTTGTTGTTGTCTTAGTAATCGCTACAATAGCAGGCCTATACATATCAGACCACTTCTTAAATATTCAGAACAAGCAAGTCAGAATTGCTGATGAGGTAGCAACAGAGTTTATTCAAAAGAGTTGCAATCTAAGAGGTAATTACCAAGGCACAGAAGATGAGATTAAGAACAAGGGCAGCATACATAGTTTAGTCAGAATAACAGCAAGTGATTTAAGTGCACCTTACCTAGACTTTGCTTACAGCACAGATAGATACTTCACGGGGAAGAAAGTATTTGCAGACAACGTCTTACACTTATCTAACGTAACGGGCATTAAATTAAAACATAGTCAGATATTGCCGAATGGCGATGTTGTATTACACTATAAGGTTGTCATTGAACATACAAAATACAGTACAGACTATGTAGACGGAGTTCTCCAAGAAACAGAAAATCTAACATTTAATGATATAGTTGTTAGAGTAAACAGAGAAGGTAAAATTACTGAAACGAACATCAGCGGTTCAGTAGGTGTTTATAACTGTTTCGGTAGTTAGGAGGCTAGAAGTATGGGTTTATGGAAGTTTTTAACAACACCTGTGCCTACGTTAATAAAAGAAAATAAAGAAAAGAAGCGTCAAGAAGAAGCGTCAAAGAAATACCACATAACTCCTGATGGTCCAAAGTTATGTACTGCATCCATCAGGGAGTGTAAATATCACAAACATTTCCAAGACGTGAACATGGCAATGATGTATTATGATAAATGGCAGTCTGACAAAATGAAATATCCTTTATTGCAAGATGAAGAAATCTTGTCGCCAGACAATGATTACACTTGTAATTTAGATAGGCTAAAAGATAAATCATGGATTAGTGATATAGACAACTGTACTCCTGATAGTTTCGCAGTATTAGTCACAAATGATATGGAAAAGCATGTTAAGGCAAAACTCACAGATGTCTTGATAGATGCTTTTCAGCAGACACACGACTGGCGTAGGCGTAATGAAGGTGGCAGAGATTTCTACAGAGAAGGTTTGGTAAAAGAAAAAGAGCGAGACCCACTCTTTATGGCGAACCAAGAAATGCTGGTTAATATGCAGAACTACTACAAGATGACAGCACCGTTGTCTGTATCGCCAAGTGCAGAGTTGTTAAATCATCAGGGTGATGTGGTTGCTATCTTTAAATACATAGAAGATAAAGACCCGTCAGCATTAGACTTGGTACAGGCATTAAACTATATAGTTGAAGACTACAGCCTTGACGAAAACACAAGGATTAGGGTATTTAAGCATAAAAAGAGAAAGGAAATGGAAGAATGAGTCAATATCATAGATGTAGAGATGGCAGTATCGGTGAATGTCATGCTCAGCCAGGAAGATGTCCGCTTATGCCGATAGAGGCACATTTTAATAGTAAAGAAAAATGCGAAGAGTTTAGTGATAGAGTAAACTTTTTAGAACAAAGTGGCTTTTATGAAGATTTTGTCTTAGCAGACTTCGGTAACAATATGGATTCCGAAAACTGGACAAATGCCTTTATTAGTTCAGGCCAAATCGGGTACTTAAAGACAGCCGATTTAATTGTCTTAAAGAGCGTAAACGAGCGTAAGAGTACAGATATTTCCAAGAAAATTCAGAGTGGAGAGAACATCTCTTTTGATATACAGTTAAAATTGGACGAGATGACATTGGTTGATGAGTTGGTGAATAAGGAACTAAAAGTCAGAGCCAAACTTGCAAAAGAAAACGGATGCGCCGTAATTGGTCGCAATAGTGATGGTTCATATATCTTAGAGAATTAAGAGGGTGTGTTAAACATGCTCTTTTTCTTGTATAATATAAGTAGAGAGGTATAAGAAGATGGAAATTAGAACAATCACAATAGCGATTGATTTTGATACGTTTGACACATATCAAGAAATATTAGATAAATTTAACGGTTTTATTGTTATGAGTGATTACGATAATATGGTTCAACGTGGTGATGAAGTAACAATCAACATCATGTCAGGGAACAATATTGAAACACTATTAAATGTAATTGACACTATTCTAACAGACTATGATTATTTATATCCTAGACTTCTGTTTAAGGAGGAACTAGATGCCAGAGATTTGTAACACACAAAAGATTAAAAAAGACTTTATGTCTTATGATAAAGATTTTAGAATTGAGGCTGTTATCCACTCTGGTCAGTGGTACACGATTCATAAATGGGCAAGACTTGCCGTTGTAACAGAGCAAGAACTCTTAACGCATATTACCAACACGTCTACTCCCCTTATTATGGAGCAAAACTCTTATAGAGTTGATACAGCAGAGGTTTTTAGATGGTACAACGAAAACTCGTTAGATATTGAGAAAGCGATAGTACCGAATGACTTTAGCCCAAGAGTATGGGGTGGTAAAACTGAGGTAGACGCCTTTTTAGAGGTTCCTCGTCATTATTCAAACATTCTGATGGTGTACGCAGACGGTACAGATGTCTTATTTAAGATTAAAAAGATATTAAGAGGCTATGCGTGGTGTACATATCACGAAATACGTAAATTGCTCAAAATCCATACGACATCACTATCATATATTATGCAGATTTTAGCGACTCAACTAACGCAATTAGAATTTGATAGTTTAACGATTAGAAACGCTACTCAACGCAAATGGCGTAGTTTGTCTGATTTTGATGAAGATTTCCTAGGTGGGTTCCTGATGTTCTATAGTAATTTCAGTAAGCAATGCTTGAAACCACATATGGACACAATTAGAACTTATATCCATAACCATGATGATATCGAGAGCCAGATTCGTGAGTGGATTATGGTGGCGCTAAATCGTTTTGATGAAAAAGAGCCAGTACCGTTTAGTGCTTATTTGACCAATTTCTTACAGTATCGACCTTACGAGTTAAGTACAGATGTTTTAGGCGAAGAGTTAGCCGTATTCCAACGTGAACATAGTAAGTACGCTAAAGAACTAGCAGTTGAACTAGGTGTTGATATTGCAGAGGTAGACGAAAACATGATTAGAGAGCGTATGGGATATGATGATAAGAATAAATACTTTACACTCTTAGAACAAGCCATTGAGTTTAATACACTCAAAAAGGCGAATGATATCAACTGGGATAATAGTACAGAAAAACAGGGCTCTTCTATTTTTACAAAGCAAAAGAAATCAGATGGAGACCGTAAACGTCAAACAGAGATAAGCAGAGCGATTATTCAAGCAACGATTGCTAGTCGCTGTTATGAGGATTTAGACACATTACTTCAAAATAATTTTGAGGCAATTAAGTATTTAGAGATTTCTAATGAGTTTAAGTTAGCACTAGCACAAGCATTGCAGAATAAGTAAGAGAGTAGAAAAAATCTACTCTTTTTTTATTTGCTTAAAACCGTTTTACACCCCCGGCCGTGCGACTTTTTAGACCTATTTTAGACCTAAAACCAACGGGCTGATACATTACAGATTTGAGTAAAAACACGCTTAAAACCGTTCTCCCACACCTACTGTACAAACAAGTACAAACATGATATAATAAGTAAAATAGAAAGAGGTATTTTATGATAGAATGCTATTTATACAAGACGAACTTTAAGTTGTCTGCACCAATTAAAGAAGAGGACTTTGAAGAGGCTTTTAATTATTTAGTTGAAGATGATATGGCTGATTATATAGATGATGACGAACTTAGAAAGGACATCATCTCTATGCATTATGTATTAACACAGTCAGATAGAGGTACAGTATTCATTATCGCTAAGCGAGAATTAACAGAACAAGAACTAGAAATCCTAAAACAGGAATTAGAAGGACAGAATAGTGATGGTTTAGGTGAAGGCTTCTGCTCTCAAGACTTTGCAGAGTATGAAACAGACGATGAAGAGTATGAGTGTATCTACATCGAAACAGAAATGTCTGTTCCAGAGATTGTGAGTATTTAGTGAAACGTAAATTACCATTTATCCTGATTACACTTTTTGGCATTGTCTTAATTGGTGTATTGGTAGTACAGGAGTCGTTCCTAAGTATTTATGATGTTGATAATCTTGAAAAGTTGTCAAGGGAAATAAACTATGTAATCCCAACACAGGGAGTGTCAGAAATCGCTATTGCTATTATGAGAAGTAGGGACCTAATCACCATCTCATGCTTGTCTTTATTAGGAATTTTAGCAATTATTATGATTATTTTAATTTTAACTATTGACAAGTCACCAAAAGTATGATAAGATAAGTATTATACAAAAAGGAGATTTGACAATACAATGGATAGTAAATTGATGGTTTGTGATAGACAGACTAGTGTTAAGAGGTATTCTGGTCTATACAATGGTCTTTTAGTGCCTGTTTCAGAAGAACGTTTACTAGGGCAGGAGCGTTTAGAGCACGATATTGCCTACGGTACGATTATTACTAAATATCGCAGTGGAGATACGAGTATTTCTTTTAGTAAGTATGAGGATGCAGTTGAAGAGTTAATTGCAACTAATATCGAACTTGCCTATAAGTGGGCTACACAGTTCTTGTCAAACAAGCAAGATAAACGACATGTATATACATTAAATATGGCTTGTTTAGACGCCATGTATGCCTTAATTAAGTATGTCAAAAATACTTATGACCCAAGTAAGGGTTTCGTTGTGTCAACAGGAGCAAGATGGTTCATTACACGAGAATTGCAAGACAACTACTCTGTAATGGTGTTTGGTGTGAAATCACAGCATATACCTAGAACGTTATCAGCAATCAATAAGTATTACGCAGAGAATCCCGATGGTTCAATTTATGATTTATCGGAGCAAATCAATGTACCTATTAGTACGATAGAGAGTGTTGTAAATATTAGTTTAAACCCACTTTCTCTCAATAAACAAGTTGAATCAAGAGGAAGTTATAAAGGTGAAATATCAGAACTTCAAGACATTCTGTCAGAAGAGGACTTGATGACACCTGAAAGTGAGTTCACACAAAAGAAAATCGAAGAAGTGACATCAGTATTAACAGATTTTGAAAAAGAGGCGTTGTTCTCAAAATACAATATCCTCGGTTACGATAAAGAAGATTTTGTCAAAAAGCATAATCTAAACACAAGAAGTTTTAGAATGTTATGTAAGAACATCATTGACAAGATTAAAGAAAATCTGATATAGTATATATACGGGCCCTAAAAGGGTGGTATAAAACAGAAAGAAAGGTTGATTTATTTAATGGACAAGAAACATATTTTAGCAAAAGGCTTAATTGCTACGGCTTCATTAGTATCAGTAGGCGCACAAGTAACATCAGTTATGGCTGCCGAAGAATTGACACCAGATGAAGTAGGACACATGTCCCAGCCAGAAGTAGATAATCGAACACCTCAAGAAGAGCAGAATTTACAGAATGTTAATTCACAGTTGGCAACTGTAAACAGTCAAATTTCCCAGTACACAAACGAACGTGCTGAAATTGAGCATCAGATTGAGGCTAAGAAAGCAGAAATCGAGGCTGATAAGGCAACATTAGCCAAGACAGAGGCAGAATTAACAGAGGCCTCAACACAGGCAGCCAACGCACAGGCAGAGGCTCAGGCAACAGTTGACAAACTAACATCTGAAAAAGATAAGTTAGAGGCTGACAAGAAGGCGTTAGAAGAAAAGATTGAAAACTTGAAGAAAGAACAAACTGAACTAACACCTAAGGTTGCTGATATTGCACCTTTAGAGGCTGACCTAATTGCCAAGACAACTGAACTAAATGACAAGACAACAGAGTTGAAGACTCGTCAGAATGCATTAGATGAAGTTACTAAGCAGTTAGACAAGTTAAAGGCTGACAAAGAAGCATTAACAGCAGAATTAACAGCAAAGCAAGAGGAATTAAAGACTCTTGAGGCAACTAAGGCAGAAGCACAAGCAACCGAACAGTCAAAGACTGAGGAAAAGGGCACGCTTGAAACAAAGATTGCCGAAGTAACACAAAGTATCACAAGCAAGCAGGCAGAAATTGACGCCTTGGGTGTTGATGAAGCAGGTTTAACAATTCAAAAGCAAAATCTTGAAAAGAGCGTAACAGACTTAACAAACGAAGTTGCCACTCTTAACCAAGACTTGCAGGCTAAGAAAGACCGTCTAGCAGAGGTAACATCTCCTGAATTGAAAACACAAATTCAAGAAAAGAAAGATGAAGTTGCCGGTTTAACAGGTGAAATCTCTGCATTAGACAACACAATTAGCGAGCAGGCACAAGCCAAGACAACTGCCGAACAGGCAAAAGCACAGGCCGAGCAGGCTAAGAGTGCAAAAGAAGCAGAGAAGGCAAGTGTTCAGAGTTCTATTGACACAAAGACACAGGAATTAGCAACACTTGAAGCAAAGCAAAAGGAAGTAGAAGATAAGATTGCACAGGCAACTGACAACTCTTCATTCTTAAACTTCTTAAAGACAAACGGTGGTGCAGTACCAAACATTAAGGTACAAGCAGCCGCAAACAATGGTGTAGAACAACCTAAGAACTGGGAAGAGTACTTCAACTTTGTAATGGAAACACCTATTAAGATGGTTGTTCAGAAAGACAAGAACTACAACCAAGTTAAGACAGTTCGTGAATGGTTGAACGGTGATGAAACAGCATTTACTACCGCTAAGGACAACTTGATGCGTATGGCAAATACAGTTACAGAACTTAACAATCGCCGTAAGGCAGCCGGCTTAGAGCCAGTTAAGGTTGACGTTCGCAGTATGCTTACACAGGCCGTTGCAGTTGCCATCGGTGCAAACAACTACTGGTACCACACATACGCCAACGGACCAGATAACCTATACACAATGACAGGTAGAGAACAATGGATTGGTAATGACTCAACTTATGAAAAGGAATCTATGACTGGTTGGTGGGATGAAGAAGTTGCCTCAAACGGTGGACATTACAAGTGGTTCTCTGACCAGTACGGTAAGTTATACGCAGTTGCACCTTACATGTACGTCAAGACAGGTGTAAACCAACGTGCTGGTGTCGGTCGTGAAAACACACCTACATTCTACTCTGGTGTTGGTTTAGATGTTGCAAATTCAGCAGACTATTCATCATCAGCAGGTGACGTAAACCATATCTACCCATTATGGCGTGCAGGACAAGGCAAGACAGATGCTGAAATTCGTGCATACATGACAGAAGAAAATGGTTTCTTCACAGAAGAACGTTTCCGTGAACTTGCTAGTAACTGGGTAAATAAAGTTGCTCCTCAACAGTTACAAGATGAATTAAACAACGCTAAGGCATTAGTTGAGGCTAAGAAGGCTGAAAAAGCCGAGGCTGATACTAAGTTAGCAGAAATCAACAAGGCTATTGAAGAGGCTGTTAAGAACATTAACGCTGAACAGGCTAAGGTTGACAACGCCACACAAGCAATTCAGACAGCAACAGACAAGAAGACAGAAGTATCTCAAAAGAAAGCACAGGCAGAACAGAAGTTAGCAGAACTTGAAGAATTGGCTGCTCATGCAACAGAAGAGGCTCAACGCCTTGCTGATGAAATCAACGCATTAAAGGCAAACATCGAAACAAAGACAGGTGCCTTAGACAATGCGAAACATGCATTAGACGAGTTCAACAAGTTAAATGCTAAGTTCAATGCTCTTGTAGCAGAAAAGAACGCATTAGTAAGCGATAAGGATGCTAAACAGGCAGACCTTAACAAGGTAATCTCTGCTCTAGCAGAAAACGCTACTAAGTTAGCAGATGTCCAGAACCAGATTGTTGCCAAGAACACAGAGATTTCAAATAAGCAGTCTGAAATCACAAATAAAGACAATGCTATTGCTCCTGTAGAGGCTGACAAGACTTCTAAGGAACAGTTAGTCGCTGACCAAAATGCTCTTGTAGAAGCACAAAAAGCATTAGTGGAACAGGCTAAGACATTACTAGAAACACAAAAGAATATTAACAAGCGTGTTGATGAAATTAACGCTGAATTACCTACATTAAACCCAACAATGTATGATGCAGACATTGCAACTAAGGGTGATGAAATCACAGCAGCCAACGCAACACTTGCAAATCTATCTACTACTGCACAGGCAGAGGCAGACAAGTTAGCGAAGTTCAAGTCTGAATATGAAGCACGCCATTCAGACGATTACCCAACAGTAAACGACCTTGGATTACACGAGGCTGAATACAATACACTTATGAGCAATCTTGAAGCACAGATTAACAAGTTGAACGAACTTGCCACATCCAAGGCTACACTAGAAAGCGATAGCAAGGTAATCGCCAACAACATCGCATTACTAAACAAGGCGTCAGAAGGCTTTAAGGCAATCCTTGCGAACCTTGCTCGTATTGAGGCTCAAAACAAGCAGTTGGCATTAGAGCAGTCAACTAAGGATGCTGAAAAGAAGGCAGAAGAGGCTAAGAAGTCAGAAGAATCTAAGAAGTCAGAAGATAAGAAGACAGAAGAGGCTAAGAAGTCAGAAGATAAGCAAACTGGTGAAGACAAGCCAGAAGTATCAGCAACAACAGAAGACGAAAAGAAATCTGTGGTTGACCCATTAGTTCTTGCAGGCATTGCGGGTGGTACAGTATTAGCAGTAACAGGCGGATATATTATTTACCTAGCAGGCAAGAAGAAGAAAGACGAAGAGGAAAACTAACATCTAATTCGCAGGCTCTACTAAAACGGTAGAGCCTTTTTCTGATATAGAAAGAGCAATACCATACGCAAGTAGGTTGATACAGCCTAATTTGTTGTATAATATTATAGAGAAAGGAAGTTGAGAAATGAGGAAAAGTACATTATTATATTCAGCCTTATTAATTGGTGTTCTAACTGGTTCAACGATTATGCAGACACGAGCCGAAGATTTAGCACCGATTAAAAATGTTGAAGAAGAAAAAATGATGATGGTGTCTCTTCCATTTAATTCACCTAAAAATCTTAAAAAAGAAATTAAGAAGATGATTTTAGATGAGTACATTAAAGAGAACCCTACAAAATCAAATATTGATTACGACAAAACGGAGATAACATTAGATAACGAAATTGATTTGACAGATAAAAATACACAAGTCAAGAAGGCGTCTATTAATTTCCATTATACAGACAAAGAAGATGTTTCTTTGGTACCAGATTTAACAAGGACTATTTCATTATCAATAACTGATGGAGACCCAGTGATTGAGTTAAAGAAAAATGAAATCGCAATTACTAAGACAACAGATTATGATTTAAATTCGGTTATTTCATTTAATGGTTCATATAGTGGTTTAGGAATATTAAGTATTGACAAGGGGAACTTTGACAAAAACCAAGTTGGACAGTATGACATCGAGTACAGATACACTGATGTTAATGGTAAAACTGCTTCACAGACATTGAAAGTAAATGTAGTAGAGCAGAAGACCTATTATTACGATGTAGATGGCAACCTATTAGAAGAGGCTGAAGGTGCTCAAGATGAAAATGGTTATTCAGATATTGCAGAATACAATGTGGTAGACCAAAAAACAGAAAATGGTAACACAATCTACACGTTAGAAAAGAAACCTTATATTGCACCAACTAGAAGTACTAATAATGCACAGTCTGTTAATTATCAGCCTATTATTAGTGGAGGCGATTATGTACAGCAAGCATTAAGTGCAGTTGGTAGAGTACCTTATGTATGGGGTGGTACAACGACTGGTGGTTGGGATTGTTCAGGAATGGTCCAGTGTTTAACTGGTATCGGTGCAAGAACAGCAGAACAGCAGTCCTATACAGGAACTAGACATTATGATATCTGGAACGCACCGTATGGAGCATTATATTTCTATGATACAGGTGCTGGTGCTTATCACGTTGGTATCTCGTTAGGTAATGGTTCTATGGTGCACGCAGCCAACGCAAACGATGGTACTATTGTTACAAACATTCAATATTTTACGCCGAACTATTGGGTAATGCCAGGTCAGTAAAATAATGTATTGATAGGAGAGAACTATGGAAGAAGATATTTTGTGGCAAGACAAGAAACACTTACTAGCGTGGCCGCTTAGTTTTACAAAATACACAGTGGTCTACAACAAACTTCATGTAGAAAAAGGTATTGTGAATACATCGTATGACGAGGTAATGCTCTATCGTGTTGTTGATTGTAGGTGTACTGTAAATCTAATACAGAGATTATGTAATACAGGTAACGTAATACTCTATACCATCGACAAGAACTCTCCTATCGTTGTTTTGGAGAATATTAAAAATCCGTTAAGGGTCAAAGAGTTTTTGAGCGAGTTATGTTTAAAAGAGCGTAGAACCAACAATCTAATAGAGATGGCATAAAGAGAGGAGATAGTATATGGGAAAACTTGTAAGATTTATTAAAGATTCAATCGGCAACATCATAGCAGGAATTTTAGTTGCAGGCGTATTATGGGCTATTCTAAGTATGTTTAACTATGATGTGTTCGCAGTTGTATTTTGGGCATGGAATCAGTTCGTAAGTTGGGTAGTCAGAGTTGCGGGCTACTTCGTGAGTCTAGCACCATTCAGAGCAATCTTCAAGGCATAAAAAGACCGGTCATCCTGGTCTTTTTTCTTGTATAATATAAGTAGAGAGGTATAAACAAATGGAAGATATTATTAAACTACCGGAGTATCCTGATTTTGACTCATTACACACAGTTCATAGCGAGGGTTCATTTTGGGACCACCATGAAATTGATAACTTAAATAGCACTTTGATTAGAACCGTATTAAACCTAAAAGAGGTTACACGTCAGATTAACAATTACGAGAGAGAACGTACCAATCTTGACTTAGAATATAAGCATAAATTTAGACGCTTAATGGTAGACTCTACTGTAAAAACAGAAGGCCAGAAAAGACGTATTGCTGAAATTGAATGTGAGGACCTTGAATTTAGACTTGCATATGTAAATGAAATCATCAACGAATTAACAAAGATTTCACAATCATTGAGAGTTGATTTAGATATTCTTAAGACTATTGGTTTCAACATTCGCCAGGAGATGAAGTTGTAATGCGTAAAAAACGCAGAAGATTAAGAAAGTGGGTTGTCTACACTCTACAGACATTAGCAACAGCAGTTGTGGTTGTTGCTTTTACTGCTCTTGCCCCTTTTAAGATTGCCGTCGTGTCTGGCCAGTCAATGGAAAAGACCTTGCATGATAAAGAAGTTCTATTCTTCTTAAAAACAAGCAATATAAAGAATAATGATGTTGCTATCTTCAAGTCTCCAGTTTCATGGGGATTAAAGGGAGAATGGTTAATTAAGCGTGTTATTGGCAAGCCTGGAGATAGGCTTAAAATTAACGGCAATAAACTCTATGTAAATGATACTCTGTGTGCCACGTTCACACAGTGGAACAAAACCGGAGACGTTGATATCACCTTAGACGGTTACTTTGTTATGGGTGACAATAGAGGACATTCATATGATAGCCTAGCAAGAGTGCTAAACGGTGAAAAAGACTTCTTGATTAAAGATATTCACTATAGCAAGGAGATTGAGAATAAAAATGACAAATAAACTCTATGCTATTGTCAATGATAGCGATGTTTACATCTTGAATAAAGTTAGGGAAATCTATACATCATGGGGCTATACTCCAGAACAGATGTTGACATACACGACATGGCAAGACGGCTTAGCATCACAAACTTCTCTGTTCATGTCACATTTTGTTAAGTTAGATTTAACGAGAGACCAAGATAGAACTAACTTTAAAGACTTGCTAAAAAAGAAAAAGAAGTTACCTGACAACTGGTTCGGTAACGGTGTAATTATCGTATGTCATAAAGCACCAGGCAAATGGCTGAAAGACTTAATAGACGAGTATGATGGTATCTATGATGGTGAAATCTCTATTGATGAAATCTTAGAAACAATCAATCTTTCAAAGGAAAATAAAGAGTTTGTAAAATACTATGTGGGTGATAGTGCAGAAGATTTAATCATTATTAAAAACACACTATCAGGCGTAGCAGACACAGACAGACTCACAATAGATGAATTATATTCTTATTTGCCTAATAAAATGGGTGCTGTACCACCATGGCAACTAATCAATGCTGTTATGTCTGGTAATATGCTTTTATTAGAGCAAGAGTTTCAGCGAGTAATCACTAACACACACCCTCTAGTTATCATGAAGTTATTGAAAAACAAATTTCAAGACTTTGTTACATATAGAGCATTAACTGCAAGCAAGATGTCAGAAAAAGAGATTTGTGAATTGCTAGGGTATAATAGTCCATACAGACTGATTGATTTTAAGCGTAGTAAGTGTAAACATGAAAAAGAAATCATGTCTATGTTATATAAATATGAATTTAAGTTTAAAGAGGGAAATGCATTTTTACCTAGCAGTAATGACCTATTACATTCATTACTCATAAAAATCACATTAATGTCAAAATAAGGAGAGTTGTTCGCTCTCCTTAAAACCGTTTTACACCCTCGTCCGTGCGACTTTTTAGACCTATTTTAGACCTAAAATCAACGGGCTGATACATTACACAGAAATAGCGAAAATCGCTCTTAAAACCGTTCCTATTGACAAAATCAAAGAAGTATGATAGAATGTAAGTAAGGAGAAACAAATATGAAAAAGACAAATATTTTTAGTCTGTCCGTAGCAAACAAAAATAAAAAGACAGACATCTTAAATTTCTGTACATTAATTGACTGTATTTTTGAGTTAGAAGAACAATTAGTAAAGAATAACTTAGCGATTATTAAGGTTGACTACAAACATGGGGTGTCTACCTATTACACGTCAGATGTAGATATTGTTTACATAATTAGAAAGAACAAACACAATGCTTAGAATCGGTCATATTTCAGACGTACATCTAGGGTATCGTTCTGGCAGCCTTGTAACGGAAGAAGGAATCAACTTACGAGAACAAGACGGCTATGATGCTCTGAACGAGGTCATAGATAGTATGATTGCAGACAAAGTGGATTGTGTTGTCTGTACAGGAGACTTCTTCCACAGTCCTACTCCTACAGTCAGAATGATACACGAGGCTATGAACGCAATCAAGAAACTGTCGGATAATCATATTCCTTTCTATTGTTTGGCAGGCAACCATGATAGTAGCGATATCGTCAAAGAAATACCAAGTAACGATGTTCTTAATATTCCAGAGATTGGTCTATTTTCATACACAGAACCGTATGTAATTGTTGAAGTAGCAGACAATATCCTGCTCCATATGGTGTCTCATCATGGTTATAGCAAACAATTAGACACGATGAAACATATTAAGCCTGTTGATGGTAAGATTAATATTCTCTGCACACATGGTTCTATCTATGACCCCCAGTCAAACACAGTCCTGCACACAGAGTCAGAGCCTAGGGAAATTGTAATACCTCAAGATGTGCTTGCTCTGAACTGGGATTGTATCTTGCTAGGGCATATCCACGACAGAGGTTGGGTAATTAAAAATAAGGCATTCTATGGTGGCTCATTATTTAGACGAGGCTTCAGTGATAGCCAAGGTGATAAAGGGTGGACAGAGTGGGTAATTGACAGCGGTACAATTAAACCAATCCTTCATAATATTCATCAACGACCTCAGTATGATGTGGTCCTGAACTGTACAAATTTATCAATTAGAGAAATCGAAGACCTAATTAATACAAGACTACATGAAATTGATGCAGACGAAAACCCTATTGTTAGATTTAACTTTATCAATATTTCTAAAATCAACAAGCAACAGATAAACTGGAAACTGTTCAATGATATTACCAAGAAGTTCTTATCATTCGGCACAAAGTTTGAAATTCAAGAAGAAAGACAATTGGTGCGCCAAGAGAATACAGTTGCACAAACACTACTAGGAAGTTATAATCACTACTGGGAGCAAGCAAAAGAAAATTACGATAACCAAATTCAGCCAGAAATTAACCGTAATAGTTCTGATTATTTAAAGACTTGCCAAAATAAAGTGTTAAACCAAGAGAATTAGGGTTGACAAAGTATACAGAGAGTGATAAACTGAAAAAGTAAAAGAAAGAGGTAATAAATATGGGATTCCAGAATATCTATAAGAGTAACGAAGAAATTACAGAAAAAGGCCAGTTCAAGACTACAATTCTAGCCGGTAACGGTACGTTTGAAATTCAATCCTCATGGATTGGTGATTCCCTACGTAAGGTAAACGACTATCAGTTCTTTGGTTTACCAGCCGTTGAAGAAAAGATTACAGTTACAGCAAATAATTTACCGAAGATTCCTGCTGATGCAATTAAGTACGTTATTAAGTGGTACCGTGATACTACATTAGCAACTGGCAAAGAAGCACAGATTAACTTCTACAACGCCAAGGGCATGCGTACATTAAATGTAGACGGTGTAGAAAAGAACTTAAAAGACATTGAGGGTGTACATTTCTGGTCAGATGAGTTGTTTAGTTATACACCTAAACAGCGTAACAGTTCTGCCCTAACATCTGTTGATAATGACAGTGTTTATGAAGCGTTAAACAAGTACATTGGTATGTATGTTGAGACACATTCACATAACAGTATGCAGGCATTCGCCTCTGGTACAGACTTATCGAACTCTAAGGTCGATGCATTACAGTTAGTGTTCGGACACTTAAATACAAATCGAGTACAAATGCACTCATGGATTACAGTACGTGGCTTAACTTCTGAATACGTTTCAGAAGATATCGTAAAGCGTTTTGTAGAATTACCAGAACATGTATTGGCAGACGACAAGAAGTATTACTATGATATTGATAAGGTATCTGATATTACATTCGATGAAGATTTAATCGCTACATGGGAAAAGCAAGTATTCAAGACACCTGTATACACAGCACCTACTTGGGGCAATACACGTACACAGACTTACACAGGTCATGGTGCAGTTCGTCCTTATGGTCAGAAGCACTACAAAAGCCCTTACGAAACTGGCAGAAGCATTTTCGACACTTATGAAGATGGTTACTACGATGAGTACAACAACGATTACACACTTCCTAAGAGTTGGGATAGAAACTGGCCAGAAGATGTGGAAGAAGATGTTACAGAAGTTGAAACAGTAAAGACTATGCTTGGCAGAAAGCCTTTTGAGAATACACATCTCAACGCTAAGTACTCTGTACTTGCACAGTTCTTAGACGACTACTTCACATTTGATGGCACAGTCTCTCCTGGCAGATTGCTACGTAAGATTAAAGCATTGCTTTATAAGATTGGGCGATAAATTATGAGTCTAGATATTCAGTTAATCATTCAAGACAAACTCGCCAAATTAAAGCAGACATCGCTACAAGGCATGGCATACGACATCTTCTATCGTAAGGAAGACCGTGCCTTGTACGTTGAACCATTTAATGAAAGTCGTAAAACATTCTTAGAGTGCGGATTTACGCATGTCGGTTACTTTGAAGTACGACAAGATAATTCGTTCACAATTTACTACAATTAAACACAGGCAAAAACCTGTGTTTTTTGATATAGACAGTATAGTTAAGAAAGGTAATTGGTTCACAAATGTTTAAAAAGATAATAACTATACTATTTATGCTTACTTTTAGCGTAGGCTCTTTTTCAGTTTACGCAGAAGAAGATACCACAACAACAAGTGTCCATGAGGCACCCATCGGGGCATACTATTCAGCAAATGATGTCCTAAAAAATGCTTGCGACAATAGCAAGTTGAAACTCACAATCGAGGCAAGACTGGCTAGTGCTGAGGCAAGCCTGGTTAAGGAAGATATCGCAGTAATTCAAAGCGAAATCGACCAGTTAAAAGATTATCAGAAAGAAGTTTATCAGACAAAACTACAAGAGATAGACGCAAAAATCGAAGAGAAACTACAGCGTGAAAGAGAAGAGGCAGAACGTCTAGCAAGACAATCCTCTCGTGGTGGCTACGCAAGTGGTGGCTATTCTTACTCTAGTTATGCTCCTTCATACGCATCAGGTGCATGGACACCATCTTATGGTTATGCATATAACGGACAAGCAGACGTAGATAAAGGTGGTCTATGGGAATGGGCTAATGGATATTATGCAGCCCATAATTACACAGCAGAAGGCCAGATGATTGCATCAACACCAGGCGAAGTATGTATTGGTGGTAGAACTTATGTTTACAATCACACGGAGTACGGCTCTCATACAGAAGAATATATCCCTGCTCATAGACTGGCTGGTGACGGCTCCATCTGGATGCAGACATGTATCAACGGAGCAGGCGACTTCATGGTAAACCAGTATGTCCCAAAGAATTAGTACAAAACGGTTGACACGCTATTTTTGATGTGATAAACTGAAGCCATGAGTAAGAAAATATTTCGTAGAAATTTTGCAATGACAGGTATCTTAAAAGCGATGATTCTATTCATTGCTATGATAGTTTTAGGATTCACATGGGATGTCCTTGTGAAGCAGTTCCACATCAATAGTACAGTATTCGCAGGGACAGTGTTGTTTATGCTTGTACCAGTTGCGATTTATAAGGCAACAAAACTCGTTATTAAACTAAAAAGAGAATATTTAGATTAAAGAGGACTTGAAAAATAGTTCTCTTTTTTGTTGACAATACATCTTTGCTATGATATCATAATAAAGTAAATAGAGGTGAACTATGAAAGAATTTGATGTAAACTTAACAAATATGACCTATAAAGATGGGTTATTTAATAAAAAGATTAACGCAAAACCTATCACGTTCCAAACACAGTCTAGCAAGTGTTTTGACGAAATCTTCAACGGAATTGTAAATCCTGTTGTGGAAGAAGGTTTCGTTGTGTGTGATTTCCATAAGAAGGCATTTGTATATAGACTGTCTCCTCAGCAGTTACGTATTGTGTCAATCGAAGATAAACACAAGACAACAAACTTCTGGACTAAGAGTTGTATGATTTTATACGATGATGACAATTGGTACTTTGTTACAGATGATAGATACAATATCCCATTCTTGTTTACAAATATATTCCAAGGTGAAGATGTAATTCATATTAACGGTATGAAGTTTCATGTAGTACGTATGTGTATCGGTTATACACTAGCAAACAGAAACACAACATTTCAAAGTATAGTTACACATGCAAAAGAATACATCATCGCAATCTTACAGGGTCAACCAAATACAGACCTATGGATGAGAGCACCGTTCTCATTGTGTAGTTCATATGATACTGACGACTATCTCATCAAAAAGGCAAACCTTCTAAAGTTCATTATTTTCTCCTACAAGAAGATGGAAGAGTTACAGAAAGATATTAAAACAAAAGAAGAGGCTGCCCAATGGTATGCACAAAATGCAGACGCTTTGCCACGATATTTGAAGGTAGAATACAATAAAACCGTTCCAGAAGAATATCGTGTTCAAGTAACATCAAACTAAGAGGTGATAATATGAGTAGATATGATGATTTTTCTCTTCAACAAGCAAATCAGTTTAGAGTAACGACAGATGGCTCAATCACAATCGCAGAGGCACCAAGTCAAGACTTACCAATAAAATGTGTTGTCTTGAACCCAATTAATAATAGTACTGTTGCTCCTGTTACTATTTTCTATCAGCCTACAAATGATAGCAAGATTGTTATTCTAAAGCGATTAGAAGAACAGCAGGAATGTTCAGAAGATGATATTATCAATGAAATTAAGAAAATCCCTTTATTGCCTATGGGTATTATCGAACATTCTGGTGCTTTCTTTAATGTGTACCGTCAGCAAAACGGTGAGATTGAGGTTGTAAAACTTTAACTAATAGACTGTTGACAAGCAGTCTTTTTTATATTAAAATGGTAGAGTAAAGAAAAAGAGGTGCAGTTGATGATTACACAGGTATTTAAGAAAACACGCCAACCAATGGCAAGTTTCAATATGTACTTTCGTACAAAGATTTCTAAGTTAGGTCGTATTATTGCTTTTAAACAGATAAAGAATTTTGTTTATGTTGCAGAAGTTCGTCCTATGTTGTTATATACTTCTCACCCAACACAAGGTATGTATAATAACCCTATCCTCTCCATACGTAAAGACGTTGTGAACAAAGAAGTTATTATGGCTACTTTTAATGGTAGAGGCATGCATGATGAATTGGAGTGTCAGTATGCGAGTAATAATCCTTACTTAATCTTCTCTATTGACTATATGCTTGCAGGTGCACCAGCAGGATGGCCAGCATTGAGAGAAAATGAATGCATTATGATTGATGGTTCATCAGAGCCTGAGGACCAGATTATCCCAAGTATTATTTTCAACAATAGACAGAGGAGCACTGTTGACTCTAAGATGGTTGAAATTTGTGATGAAGATAATGACTCTTGCAACTTTATTGCTTATTTAAAGCATACATTATTTAGACCTCAAGAAACAGTACCGTCAGTAGAGATTACTGAACCTGTGCAACATGAGGAACCAGTACAACCAGCAAAGGTAATTGACAAAGAGTCTAAGCGTTACAAGATGTTGTATTCAATGTTTAATGGCAATGAAGAATTAATTGAAAAAATGTATTAAAGACTGTTGACAGACAGTCTTTTTAATGTTACCATGGTAGAGTAAAAAATAGAGGTGGTTGTATGAAAAATATTGTATGTTATCAGATGTATCAAAGACTTAAACAGGAAGGTGCCGTGTTACCTGACTATATAAACTACTTTAACAATGAAGAAATTAACTTCTCGCTTGTTTCTCCAATCACATATTATTTGATTGAGCATAGTGAGCAATACAGATATCTTTTAGACCAGTTGTTGAATGTGGAAATATGTGCTATCCCGGCACAGTTAGAAAAAGAAGTATTTGCAGAATTTATGCAAATCAGTCCTGATGACATTGGAACAATTTATACTGACAGGGCAAATCGTATCGCTACCGTAACAATCAACAATCAGCAAGCAGTATTTACTAAGATTGTTAAAGATACAGCAGGTGCTCTACACTACTACCTAAACGTAGATGATGGAGAACGATTAGAAATCAAAATTGGGGGTTGACAGTAATTATGTTACAATACAATAAGTTAGATAAGACAAACCTAACGGTTAAAAAGGGTATGTTTACTAAAAAAGTTACACCAGATGATGAATTGCATATTAATGTTCCAAATACAGGCTCCGCTAACCTTAACACTCGTATTTCTATGATGCGTGATGAGAGGGATATCATAGAAGGTCTATGTTATGTGGATGGAGTAGGCACAAACACTCTGGTATTCAAACTACGCCCTACACTGATTTCTATGAGATTAGCACGTTCTGGCAGTTTTGTGCGATACTGGACCAATACGGCATACTTTGCAATCATGGACAACCAATTATATATTCGTACATCAGGCAATCGTTTACCATTCCTATTTACTAACGTTTATTCTGATAGAGAGCGTATTGACGGACACTTATACAATCGTCTATGTGTTGGTTCAGGGTGGGCAAATATGTCAACAAAATTCACAGATATCCTATCAAATCCTAAGGCGTATATTGTGAAGTTTTTAGGAACACAACCTAATACAGACTTAAGTTTCAGATACCAGTACAACGATATGTCTTGTACTGTTCCTAACATCAACAGACTATACAAAGGCTTAGCAAAACTACAGAAAGATATTAAGACGCCAGAAGAAGCGGCTGCATGGTATAACGCACACAAAAACTGGGTAAGAGAGATACAACCAGCACAAGAGGTACACCAATGATAAAATTTAACGAACTACTTAACAGAAACAAAATGCAACGACAAGTACGTTTTGAGATAACACCCCTTACAAAAAGAGAAGCCTCTATTCGAGAATTACATAGTGTAACGATTGGTGATAAGCAAGTGGTATTCTACGTAACAACTGAACGTGATAGAGATACTTACCATATTGTGCCAAATGCTATCGCAACACTATCAAGTGAAGATAGTGAAGGTTCTCTTGAAGATGTGATTAATGAAGTCCTAAACCCTACGACAGTTGCGGGTCAATTTCTACTCAAGCCTGGTATTATCCAATATAAAGGCTACCGTCTAAATATCTTCATTGGTGCAGACAACCAATATCATGCAGAGGTTGTGTGAAAACACTTGACTTCTGCATGATTATTTTATATAATTACTAAGAAGAACAGAGGTGTTGTATGAAGAAGATTAAAGGAATCGGATTAGAACAAAATAGACCAGTACTCAAAGTTATTCCTTTCAGGGAGACGGCAGTATATAAAAAAGGTGTGTTTGAAACAAGGGTTACACTACTGTTTGATAATGTCTTTGCAAGCATTGAGCCTTATGACTTTACAGAAACAATGAAGTTATATATGCCGTTATGTCCTGTAATCGCAATTAATAAAGAAGAACAGATGTTATTAGAGACGATTTATGGACAGATGCCAGACACACATAAAGAAATCTACAACAAAAACAAGGACATCCATAATCAATATGTGATGTTTACATGCTTGACTATCTACGAAAAGCGTGGTGTTGTAACCCAACTACCGGCAAACAGACGTTTCGTGAGATGTGATAAAGGTAAAATCTCATTACTCGGTAAAGTAACAAACGCACCAAAAGCAACACAACCAGTAGAGGGCAGAGAGACGTTTAAAGAGTATGTTGATACAAATGTTGTATGCATAAAAGCACAAAGAAATATTAATAGAAATTCAGACCGTTACCAAAAACTATTAGCAATGTTTGGTGGTAACCGAGAGATGGCAGATATTATGATGGGTGGTGATTAGCATGAACTTAGGAATGTCAGAGGTCGTTAAAAAGCAATTTATTCATTTTTTACGAGAAAATGGTGCAAATATTCCAGACATGGCAGAAATATCAGTACCTGTAATGCCATTAGATTTCAGTAAGTATTTTCTTCATGCTTACCTAAGACCTGATGAAAGTCAGATGGAATATGCCCTTGATAACGGTGGTTTCAAGATATATAACAACTATAATGAAGATTACCTAAACGCTGTATTAGAGTTTTTAGAGATTGAAGATATTAATAGAGATTGTGTTTCGACATTTTCTGCTGAATACATTAGTTATGATGATGAGTCGGTCATCACATTAACATTTAGCCTACAAGAACTCAAAAAAGCAAATCAGTTAGATAGATTCCTAACATTCTATAATCAAGTAATTCTTGATACGTTAGGTACATCTACGTATTTTCTACGAGTTGAGCGTAATACTGTTAAAATTATTATCAATTTAGTTGAAAAGAGTGTTGACAAGTAAAACTAAAAATAGTAAGATAATAACGTCAACAGAACAACAATAAAAAACAAATAAATAAAAACAAATAAAAGTGTTGACAAGTTACAAAAACAATAGTAAAATAAAACATGTAAAAAGAAAGATAAAATTTAGAGGTGAAAAACATGACACAGACATTAACAACAACAAACATTGACAACGCACGTTACATCAACTTCCAAGGCGAACGTTTTGAGGTCCCAGCAGAAATGACAGCAGGTCAAGTTCTCCAGGCAATGTCCATCAACTTAGACGGTTACACAATGCAGGTCGAAGGTGAAACAGTTTACGTTATGCCAGCAACAGGTACTAAAGGTTCAGACGAAGGCGCCGATGATGACAGCACCTTCGAGGACTTAGAGTACGAGGTTGATGATTATTCTGACGAAGTGCTTGAGGCTATTCCTAATACTGAAAGTGTTATGACACAGGCATTACGTAGTGTATGTAACCCAGCACCATCTGCACCACGTCAAGAAGTTCGATTAATCAATGGTCAATTAGTTCCTTTCGCACGCCGTTCTAATGAAGATATTTATGATAAGTTGGTTGCGATTGAAGAGAAGTTAGACGCTCTTTTAGCCAAGTAAATAACATAACAGGCACTCCTAATAAACAGGGGTGCTTTTTTGATATATTAGCAAAGGGGTGATAGTATGAAATATCACATCACAGATAATGGAGAAGTTAAAAGATGTATAGCGTTTATTAGACCGTGTAAGTATGGTTGCCATTTTTCATCGGTCGAGCAGGGTAACAGAGTAAATGATTTAGTGTATACCCAACAAGCAGATAATCAACGAGAGGCCAAAGCAATGGTCTTACTTGAACAGTATAGAGCGTTTGGAGAGGCCTCCAAGACCTTTCGTGCAGAAAATACTACAACTCACTATTATAAGACTTACAGGCCTTCTAATGCCTATAAGAGCGAGTTGGAAAGCAATACAGAAAAGATTAAAGAACTAAAAGAAGAGATTTCACGATTAAAAGTATTAAATCGTGAATCCTACGACCTAATTGACAAACTTGAAAACAACAGAACCAAAAAGGCAGACCAGTTGGTTATCACAATGTTTGAAGAGAGTCTAAAAACAGACAAGAGGATATCTTATTTAGAGCAAGAGGTTCGGTTCTATGAATTTGAAAACGAACAAGAATTAGCCTATAAGAAGAAGTCTGATATGTACTATAAGGAACTGTATAACCAAAATGATGATGATATTCAGGTAAGAGAAGCGATTTCAAGAAACGGTAAGACATACATCGGAAATGTTGAGGTTGATAGAGATGGCAGAATTATGAATCTCTATTTAGAACGTGATAATAAACTCCAACCAATCTTTGAAATTACACCAGACTGTCGTTTTCTAACCTATGATTTTGCAGAAGTAAATATATCTAATGGTACATTAATCACAATCTCGCAAAAAGAAGATGAGTTTGAGTGTATTGATATGGTTCTTTAAAACCGTTTTACACCCTCGTCCGTGCGACTTTTTAGACCTATTTTAGACCTAAAACCAACGGGTTGATACATTACACAGAAATAGTGAAAATCACTCTTAAAACCGTTCCCACACACGACAAAAATATTTCAAATTTAGCAGAAATGAGTGTATTTCTTGTATAATAATTAATGTAAGAAAAGGAGGCATTGTTTAAATGTCAGTAAATCAAAATAACAATTTAACAAGTGCCTCTGTTGCCTGGGGTATTCAAAACAATAACAACCTCGTAAATGAAGTGTTTACAAGATTAACTGGTGTAACTGTAATTTCAGACATTAAAGAGTTATCACAAATCATGCACGAACCTTTTGATAATTCAATCATGAGTAAGGGTTCAGTTATCGGTGGTGGTTACCAGTTAGGTATGGTTGAGTTACACAGAGACCAAGCGTACCTAAACAAAGCACACATTTTAGATTCATTCACATTAAATAATTTAAGCCAAAGTTCATTAGAACATTTATATTTAACAAACGCTATCTACGCAACCTCTAAGTCTATTGTTATCGAGAAGGCAAATAAAATTGCCAAAGAAAACCATTATGACGAGGTGCTGTTCGCTGATACAAACAAAGCGTACTCAATGAATGAGGCAGAGTTTGACTTTTTCTTTAAAGGGAAAAAGATGGCAACACATATTGTAAAAGCAGATACAGACAAAATCATCGAATGTAAAAAAGAGAACATTCGAGGTTTTATCGGATATGATGTTGATATTGATAATGTAGACTACGAAAGAGCATGTAACCTATGCACTGATATCGAGAACGGCGTTATTCCTATGCCTACGATTATTGTAGTAACAGGAACAGGTGTGCATTTAAAGTATCTATTTACTTCACCGGTTTATTTTAGAAACCAAGTAGCGTTAGAAAAACATGAGAAGATGCAGGGCTTTTTCTCTCGTATCTTCACACATGATGATAGATATTGTGGTAAAGAGCAGGAAACTGGCTCTTATCAGAGAGATTTGCCTATCGGTCAGTTAATGCGTGCAGTTGGTAACATTTATGACAAGATTGAAGATTGTAAAATCACAACCGAGGGTTACACATCTGGTATCTACTACGACATGAACGAACTTAACCAATGGGCAAACGTACCAGATATGAAAGTTGCTAAGGTAGCATCTTCATTGGAGTACAACCGTTTAAAAGCAAGAAGATTATCACAACTGGAATATACAAGACTTTATGATAGTTTTATTGAAGAAGGTATCGGCTATAGAACAAGTCATAGAAACTTATTATTCCATCATATGCTAGTTGAGGGAGACATGTCTTTTGATGAGGCATTATCTCAAATCAACAGTATGGTTAACGAGTTAAATGAAAAATATCCGGTTCCAGGCAACCCTGTTCGTTTATTGACAAGAGCAGAGGCTAAGCGTTTTGACCCTACAAGTGAAACATTTGATTATAACTACTATGTAAATAATTTAAGTACAAGTGCTATGGTCGACACTCATATCTACCACGTACATATTAAGCGTGAACAGTACCATACCGGTCTAAGTCAAAGAGAGAACTTAATTCAAGTCAGAAAGACTACGGTACAGGGTATCGAAAAAATGACTGAAAGAATCTTGTATTGCCTATTAAACACAGCAAAAGGAACAAGAGATAATAGAACAGGTATTGTTGAATATAATGGAGAACAGTGTATTGTTGGTGGTTTCGACTTTACACCTTTTGTCATGCAACACTCACCAGAGTATACAATTCATACAGATACAAAATACAGAAGTGTTAGGGATGCATATCGTATTATAGACAACCCAGAAGATGAATACTCAAAGATGGTATTAACAAGAGTCTTTGATTACCTAAACGGCTCAACCATTCAACGAGCAGGCTCAACTAACATATTCTCAAAGCAACAAGAGTTCATTCATCATTTCTTGTTAGAATCTACACCTCAAGAATATAGAGACCAGTTGTATGCTCAATATCTCAATCCTTGCCGTATGAGCAGTAAAAAATATAGTGTATTAGATGAGGGTATGTACCGTGAAATAAATAGACTACTTAATCTATTTAAGTCATTAACACATCATCATTACGAAAAAATTAGACCAGATGTAGTTACATTACAACCATATATTACAGGTGATGTATTGGCAGAAAACTGGATTAAGACTGATGAGACAATTAACCGTCTGTCAAAAACTCTAATGCAAATAAATATTGTGAGAGAAGAGGTTTTAAAACAAGGTACAAACCTTGATGTAATTGCTGAAATCAATAAAACAAACGAAAAGCAACTAGCGTTCACTAGTACAAGAGAGGCTATCTTATTGGAATCTCAACAAAGACGTTTTGACTTAATGGCTATTCGCTTTGCTGATAAGACACTAGATATACCTGAACGATTAAGAAGATACCAAGATGTGATTAACACATTAACATTACATCAAGACCTGTCTCTTAACCTTGACAACGTATTTAATATCTGGACTGGTATTAACCTATTAAACAAGCAGGCTCGCCAAAATGAAGAACTATTTAGACAAGAGATGGCCAAGGCTTATATAGGCCTAGAAACAAGTCTAGAGGTAATTCAGAGAGTAGATAGAGCGGTTGTCAACCTTATCAATCAGACAAAAGAGGGCAATAAGAAGTATCATGGTACACTTATGTACGTATGTTATCTTAGAGGTTTCCTAGGTTTCTTAGACCACATGCTTGTGTATATGCCATTCCCGTATAACAAAGTTAGTCATTGCAATGGCTTAGAATACACACAAGTAGGAGCCGTGCTAAACACATTTGATAATACGCATAGAGAGATGTGTCAGTATAACGCATATAACCCTAGAACAGGTGAAGTACATACATATAAACAACTTCTTACAGCAAGAGAATATGTGGCAAAGATGGCAATGTACTATAACTTTGTAAGTTGCCAAGATAATTTAGAACAAGCGGTTCATTCATACAACAACCTAAGGAATGAATGTCAGCACGAGGACGATAGGGTTACTGGATAGTTTTTGGCTATCAGTGGATACCTTTAGCATCAAATTTGTAAAAATCATCAATGGATTTTTATTAAAAACTGATATACAATAAGAAGATTAGTTGTATTGACAATCTTCTAAAAATCTATTGTACGTTGTAATTTTCTATATTAACATTGTGTTGCCTTAGTACTTATACCTTAAGCCATAACTCTTGTAAGGGTATATACTTCTAAATTAATACTTTAGTTTAAGAACAACTTTAAAGTAATTAGAATCAGTTATTAAAAATAACTCCTATAGGTGTATTTACTCTTATTACAGTTATAAATTAATTAAAATAAGATGGCAATTATAACTAAGGGGTGTTCTAAACATAATTTCTGTAAGAGACTATACTTTTATTAAGATTATAAAAACGAATACCTATAAGGATGGTTATACCTAGTACGGACTAATTCATTAATTAGAACCGGTACTGGTAGTTATACCAAATGTTAAGACTAGATAATTACACCGATTGTACAGTAGTGAATAGAAAGGTAAAGAATAAATGAGAGAAAAGTTTAAACTAATTAAATTAGGCCATAGAGTTGTGAGTGTAGGCCTCGGGGCAGTTGCTATCGGCATGCCTGCTATTACAACAGTTATGGCTCAAGAAGAGTGGGAACGACCACGAGCAGAGTTTATCGAGGATGCGGAGTTCTCTGCGTTGCTTGAAAAAATGAAGGCTGATGGTGCGTATACTCTGGTAGAGGATAGTCCTGTAAAAGATGGTGACTTACGTACCCAAGTTGCTACGATGAAAGAGGCTATTAAAGAAGTAGAGGCTATTAGAACTAAGTACGCTAAGGATATGGCTGATTATGCCAAGGCAGTCGAGGATTACAAGGCAGCCAAGATTAGTTATGATGAGATGGTTCGTATCTATAACGAAAAGAAAGCCCAGTACGATGCTGATATTGCACGTAACGAAGAATTAAAGGCAGAGAACGAGCGTAAGACCGCTGAATACAACGCCAAGAAGGCACAGTATGACAACGACTTGGCTGCTTATAACCAGAACGTTGCTGACATTAAGCGTATTAAGAAAGAAAACGAAGATAAAAAGAACGCTTATCTGGCTGACAAGGCTGGGGTAGAGGCACGTAACGCTACTAAGAAGAGCGAGTACGATAGAGCAGTTCAGGTACGTACAGATGCGATTGAAGAAAACGAACGCAAGATTAGTGAGTACGAACAGTTTATGGCTGATAACCCATCTCTACTTAACTTCGCTGATAGGGGTATTGAATTACGTGGTAAGTATGATGAGACTTACGGTTATACTGATAAGGGTGAATCAGTAGCGTATAAGAACTGGTGGATTGCGAATAATCAATCTGCTGTAATGGGAACACCTGATGCATCTCAAATGGACTTCCATAACTATGGTAATGCCAACCCTAGTAAATATTATGCAGGCGTATTTACGATGTATAATAAGGATAAACTAAAAGAACTTGGTTATGAGTATTCATTAGGTGATATTGGTATTACTAATAAGACTACAATGAATGTTACTTATAAGGACAGTCGTGTATCAGAATATGATAACCAGTACGGTCATAACTATAAGTTGGTAGCACAAGGTCAAGTAGTCGATAACTTCTTACAATTCGACTTGCATAATCTTGGTACTACTGAAAGTGGTAAGACCATCTCTGCACATGTAACAGTAGGTAAATGGCACCAGTCACGTGCGAGTGGCGTTTACACATTCAAGAAAGACGGCTCTATGGGTGGTTTCGAGGATGGAGCAAGAGCAACATATCAATTCTACGATGAGGCTACAGGTCAGCCTATGAACTTGGTTCGTATGTTTGGTATCGGTGATATTGAAGCAGGTGAAAACCTTGGTATTGCATCTAACGATAAAGTAAGTTCTATTGTACCTATGACACCTAGCGATAAGGCTAAGGGATGGCAAGAAGGAACACATGGCTATGCTAGAGTTCAGCAGATGGGCGAAAAGACAGCATGGACATTCGGTGATGAACACTATGCAAATGCTAACCACGGTCAAATACCTGGCGACCCAACGACTGTTGGTAACAACAATTCAACACCTTTAGCACAAACTATTGGTATCTTTAGTGGGAACACACTAACAGCATCTTGGAGTGGTGCAGGTGGGGGATTAGACTTAAACTCACGTAATATCTTGTTTAAGGAAAAGCCTGAAAAGATTACAGATGACACTTATCCATTACCACCAACTCCTGATTATGAGAAGATTCCTGACGAGCCAGAGTATACACCAGTGCCTGATGCATTGCCTGAACCAACTGCTCCTGAGGCTCCTACATTAAACACAATTACAGAGCCTGTTGCACCAACAGCACCTGGTGAGGCACCAACAGAGCCAGTCAAGCCTGAGGATATCAATGTCGATAGAACCATACATTATAATCGTGCCTATCGTCTAAAACCTGTTACAACTAAGTGGGTAGATGAAGACGGTAACGAATTAAAGACACCTGTTACTGACGATACTACAAAAGAACATGGTGACATTGATGGTTATAGTTTTGTTCGTAGTGATGAAGATACATTAGAAAACGTAACACATGTATTCAGACAGCACACTACATCATGGATTGATATTGATACGAAAGAAAGTCTAAAAGACAAAGTTAAGGGTATTAAAGAGCATGGTGATATTAAAGAATACTACTTCGTTGAAACTGAAACAACACCTACAGGTGATGTAATCCATAAGTTTAAGGCAGTTACAACATCTTATGTAACAGAAGAAGGCGAAGAAGTATATCCGACTGATAAAGGAACTCATAAAGAGAGACCTCATAAGGATTACAGTTACCGTCGTACAGAGGTAGATGAGCATGGAAACACAAAGCATATCTACGCTGTATTCCATACTGATTATGTAGACGAAGATTTATCACGTATTGCAGAACGTGAGCGTGGACAGCAGAATGAAAAGCAAATTCCGGGCTATGAATACATTAGAAGTATTCCAGAACCAGAAAAAGCGTTAATCACTCATGTTTACCGTCAGGTCATTACTTCATGGCAAGACGAAGGTGGTAAGACACTAAAACCTAACGATAAAGGCATTCAACCTCATGGAGATATTACAGGCTATGTTTACGTTCGTACTGAAACAAAGCCAAATGGTGATAATGTTCATATCTTCAAACAAGCAGGTAAAGAGCCTACTAATGACTTCGGTGTATTAGGCTTAGTAGCAACATCAGTTTTAAGTGCTTTTGGTATCAAAAAACTCAAAAAAGTTGATATAAACAGTAGTAAGTAAGAAAAAACTTACCTTTAGGGAGCAAAAAGTTGTATAATACTGAATAGAGGGGTATCACCTCACCCCTCCTCTCTAATAATAAAAGAGACCAGTTAAAGTCTAAGAGAAACTTAGCATGACAGCACTAACCAAAGTTGTAGTGCGAGAAGGCGAAGAGCCTTCTATGAGGCAGATGGTATCGTAAATGTCAGTTCAATTCTGACAAGCCTCGCCAAACCAAAGAAAAACAGGCATTTAATTGCCTGTTACGTATTTTAGAATAAGCCGCTTAGTCGGGCTATGCTGAATACGATGATACAGATAAATAAAATCTGGAATAGGAATTCACCGAAACCACCTGTTTTCATACTTGATAAACGGGTTATCCACCAGTGTTTGCCTTTAATTTTAAGAGGCCAGGTTATAGGTGTACCACCAGTTGTAATCGTATCACCAAGGATATGAATGATATGTCCTAACGTTACACAGCCAGCAAGCCATCTAAATGATTGACCTGATGGTAAGGTATAAAGAATACTTAGTGTAATAATAAGAGACACTATCATAATTGAGATATTACCAATAACACCCTTATTCTTGTACTTCTTGAACACTCTGCTGAATATACCAGCAAAAGCAAGTTGAGTACTGAATAGAATAATACCTAAACCAATTAATGTACCAATAGAGAACTGTTTATCAAAGATAGTTACTTCACCAGGTATAGATGTAAGGAAGTAAGTAATTACGCCTAAAATGATTGCATATGGTATTGTATGGGTGAGTTGTCTATGTGGGTCAGATTCTATCGGCTCGCTTTTTGTGCGAGTAATAGAGTAAACAAAACTCGATATTGTACGGATAATCGTAGACACGATATAGCCTATTGGCCATAGTAGATTAACGATTGTTGATGACTGATTATCAATATCGGGACCCAATGCTTGCCCTGTTGTCACTAATGCTCCTGCAGAGATGGTTGAAATTGCTACGCTCTGTAAGACGGTATTCGTCATAAAAGACGGATTAATTGCTAAAATAAGCAAATAAATAGCGAGACCAGATAACGCATGAGTAGGTCCCATAAAGTTTAATATAAACATATAAATCTCCTTAACTATACAAGATATATCAATAGTTAAGGGTTCAAAGATGTATCAACGGTTCATAAGAATCGTGATATATAAACTACAAAGAAAAAGAAAGGAAACAAAAGAATGAGAAATTTAGTAAAGAAAATGTTGACGCTTGTCGTATCTTTGCCATTGCTTATGCCTAATGTCGTGCGTACAGGTGCAGCCTCAGGTACACCTCATACACAGACTGTATATGCGGTAAATGATGGTGTATCAGCAATGACAGGTCACACAATTTTACAAAACGCAAACGCAGAAACAGAGTACTACTACATTGACGGAACACCTGCGTACTGTTTAGACCATGGTGCTCATGCCGGTGGAAACAACGGTTCAGCAGACTTAACAGTTTATGAAGTGTTTAGTGCGTCAGATGCAGTTGCAGGAGGAACTTACTCACAAGCAATCTCATCATCATCTAATGCAGGTACTTTAAATTATACACATACGTATGGTACAAGGGATATGGCTATCTTGTCTTACATCGTTGAACACGGTGAACACAGTGGTCGTGGTATGGCAGTCACACAGATGGCAATGTGGTTATACAGTAGTGCCCAGTCCAACATCGCAGACCGTATCGAAAGTGATGTAAACCGTGCAGGTCAGATTGGTGTAGAGGGTAGAGCATTGTATAACGCAGCCGTTGCTTATGCAAACGCCGGTGGTATGCCTACTAAGAATGTTAAGATTTACTCATCAGGTAATGCTTGGTATCAGACATTCACAACATTCACAGACGAGCCTATGGTTGGGTCAGTAGAAATCTTAAAGAAGAACAGTAAGCCAGAAATGACAGAGGGTAATGATAATTACGCACAGTCTATGGAAGGTGCTGTTTATGAATTACGTGGAGCAAATGGTTTAACAGTTGCCACATTAACAACAGATGCGAATGGTTACGCTAAGGCAGAGGGTATTCCAGCAGGAAACTACACATTAGTTGAAGTTAAGGCTCCTAAGGGATTTGAAGTATCTGTGGAGCAAAAGCCAGTAACAGTTACAGGAGCATTAACACATGTTGATGTGTTCGACAAACCTTTAAATGACCCTGTAAATATTCGTTTAACTAAAATTTCAGAAGATTTGGTTGAAAATCCTGCATCTATGGAAGGTGCTGAATTTACAGTTAGATTCTACGCAGGTCAGTACACTAAGGAAACACTTCCTGCAAGTGCTACTCGTACTTGGGTAATTAAGACTTTAAAGAAAGGCGATAAGTATGTTACTCGCTTAGGAGAAGAATACAAAGTATCAGGAGACGAGTTCTACTTAGATAATGATTTACCTACTTTACCTTTAGGTACAGTTACAGTTGAGGAAACTAAGGCTCCTAAGGGTTATACTTTAAAGAACAAGACTTTAAACGCCAATAACGAGAAGATTGCCGATGGTGTTGCGTTATTCAATATCGTTAATGATGAAGGAACAAACATCCCTCGTTTAGATGGTGGTAATGAATACAGTGTCGAAGAAGGCGTTGAACGTGGTACATTCAAGTTTGCTAAGACTGACAAAGCAACAGGTGAAGCACTAGTTGGTGGTAAGTTTAAGATTGTAAACATGAATGACTATGACGTAGTATTAAAGAACGCAGACGGTTCAGTTGCTGAAACAATCCTCGCAGGTGCAGAATCTACATTTGAGTTTAGTGCAGATGAAAACGGTTCATTCACAGGTTGGGATAACATGCTACAAGTTGGTAATTATGCTATCCGTGAAGTTGAGGCTCCAGTAAACTATCATATCGCTAGTAACGTAGAGTTTACAGTAAATAACGGTGAAGTTACACCAGTTGCTATGAAGGATGAGGAAAAGGCTCCTGAATTAAAGACTGTAGCCGTTGAAGACGGAACCAACTCTAAGTTAGTTGCTGAAAACCAAGTAAGACTAAAAGATACAGCAGAGTATCAGAATGTTAAGCCAGGTGAATACAACTACACAACAACAGTTATTGCTAAGGGTGAAACTGAGGCAGATGATGTAGTGGTAAGCAAAGAAACTAAGAAAGTTACATTAACAGAATATAGTGGAACTCTTGAAGCATTTGCAGATATTGATACATCTGAACTTGGTGGTAAAGAACTCGTATTCTTTGAAGAGTTAGACCGTATCGAAAAAATTGAAGGTCATAACTACGATGTATCACACAAAGACCGTAATGACGAAGGTCAGACTGTTAAGGTTACAAAAATCCGTACAGAAGCGACTGACGATGTTGATGGTGACCACTGGTTAGATGGAACTAAGGAAGTACAGAACTTTACAGATAAGGTAATGTATCGCAATCTAACTCCAGGCAAGCAGTACACAACAACAGCAACATTGATGAACTACGAAACAGGTAAGCCATTATTAATTGATGGTAAAGAAGTTACTAAGACTGTTACATTTATACCAACAGAACCAGATGGAACTGTATTAGTACCATTTGAAGTAAGTGGTATCAAGTTAGCAGGTAAGAAGTATGTAGTCTTTGAAGATGTTTACGATGAAAACGGTATTCGTGTTGGTATGCACCATGACTTAGAAGATGTAGGTCAGACAATGAAGGTAACAATGAAAGTTGGTATCAAGGTTGTTAAGATTGACTCACAGAACAAAGAACGCAAACTTGAAGGTGCTGAATTTACAGTATTCAATAAAGACGGTTCAGTTGCTACTGATAAGTCAGGTAAAAAGTTAGTTGCTACAACAGATAAGAATGGTGAAGTTAAGTTCAGTATCGACTTTGACTTAGATAACATTATGTACGTTCAGGAAACTAAGGCTCCAGAAGGCTATAAGTTAAATGACACAAAATATGAAATCAAGCCAAGTGAGGACTATAAGGTTGAAAACGATATCGTCTTTACAGTCGAGAATACACTAATCCCAGTTGAAAAGACAAACGATTTCGGTATTGCATTATTTGCAGTTGCAGGTATTGCCTCACTAGCAGGTATTGCATACATCTTAATTAAGAACAAGAAGAGGAAAGCGTAAAAACTTTCCTTTTTTTATTTAAAAGGGTTGACAACTTAAAGAGTGTATGCTATAATGATAGAGTAATAAATTAAATACGAGGTGAACGAAATATGAAAAAGAAGAATATTGTTATTGTAGTTACATTATTTGTAGTATTATCTATCGTTGCTTATATGTTGTCAAAGAAACCTGCACCAGTTGAAACAAATAAGAAAGAGTCAGTAGTAGAAACAAGTAAGACAGATAAGAATGATAAGTCTGTAAAGACGGATAAGACCGATAAAAAGAACGAAACTAAGACTTCTGATAAGAAGGATGAAGTCAAGACAGATGATAAGAAAGAAGACGTGAAGTCTGAAACTAATACATCTACAACTACTTCTACTGAAAATACAACTTCTGTGACTCCTAAGAACGATACTCCTAAGAATACAGAAACAACAACTTCTAATAAAACAGATAATGTTCCTGCTCCATGTGTTCCTACTTATACAACAGTTAATCACCCAGAACAGGGTCATTATGAAACACGAGTTGTTAAAGAAGCAGAATATGTTCCAGTTTATGACAGACGAGCAGTAGGTGGGCAGACAGGCCGTATTTATAATAACCTAAGTGAATTTGATAATCAAGACGAAGATTACAGTTATTCTGTTAAGACAGTACAAGTTGGCACTGAATACCATGAAGCAATTACAGAACAGGTCTGGGTAGTAGACCAACCAGCATATACAACAACTGAATCGTCAGGTTGCTAAGGCTATGATATAAAAATCATAGTCTTTTTATTGGTTGCATAATTTTTTATTTGTTGTATAATGTATTGTATAAGAGGTGAAACTATGGAAAAACTATTCTTTTGGGGTCATACAGAACATGGTAGTAATGTAACAAAGGCTTGTTTGTCAAATTTCTATCCATGTAAATTTGAATTTAATGGTAAAACATTTAATTTCTCAGAACAGTGTTTTATGTATCAAAAAGCGATTTTATTTAATGATTTTGAAATTGCTAAACAGGTATTAAATGAAACAGATGTAAGAAAGATTAAAGCATTAGGTCGTAAGGTTAAGAACTTTAATAATGAACTGTGGGATAAACATAAGGAAGATTTCATGTTTAATGCTTGTTATGCGAAATTTTCACAGAATAATGAGTTAAAAGATTTCTTATTAAGTACAGGTAATCGTGAAATTGTTGAAGCAAGTCCTGTTGATAATATTTGGGGTATTGGTTTCTCCTCAGATAAAGCAATGGAAAATGTTAATAAATGGGGGCAAAATTTATTAGGTAAGGTTCTAATGAAAGTGAGAGAGGACTTGAACAGATGGAACTAACAGTAGAAATATTGAAAGATTTAGCGAAACAAGGCAAAGTGCCAAGTGTTATTATTGAGGACAATAAATTCAATTCATCTATTTCAAACTATGAATGGTTCTTAAGACGTGATGATAATAAAGATGTCAACTTTCATTGCAATTCCACAATTCTTTTGTGTGGAGGCGAAGTTCTGCACGTATTCTTTATTTCCAAGGTACAAAATATGTTTGAAGAAGCATATCAAGGTTTCCATTTGGATATTGAAACATCTACAAAAACACAATGTATACTTGTGATTAAAAAGAATGATATGTAGACAGTGCCAGAGCCAATGTTTCCAACTTGTCTAAAGCTAAGAAGAAAGGTCTGAAGGTAGGTAAACTTCAATTTAAGAAAGAGTGTAACGAGATTAACTTGAAACAGTTTGATAAGACTTATAAAATTAAGTCTTGTAATAAAATCAGTGTTCAGAACATTGGTGTATTAGTTGTAAATGGGCTTGAACAGGTTAATTTAGATGAGGTCGAGTTCGCAAACGCTAAACTTATTCAAAAGCCGTCCGGCTACTACATTAACATCACAACCTATTCAAAGAAGCAACCAGAGATTCAAACAGAAAAAGAAATCCTTGGTCTGGATATGGGTATAAAAGACCAGTTGACGTTCTCTAATGGAGTTAAGGTAAACTTTTACTTGGAAGAAAGTGAACAACTTAAAGGACTGACGAGAAAATTAAATCGTCAAGTTAAGGGTTCTAACCGGTACAAGCAAACCTTAAACCGAATTAAGAGAGTTTATGAACATTGTAACAACAAGAAAAATGATGTAGTAAATAAATTAAACTCTGTTTTAAAGAAAAACTACATTATCTGTTTCCAAGATGAATTATTAAATCAATGGAAACGTAAAAAGTCTAAACATAAATTCAGTTTCGGAAGAAAAGTCCAGCACGGAATTTTAGGAAGAGTTGAGGACAGACTTAAGAAGAACGACTCTAATGTTATGTTGGAGAGTTCTGTTCCTACAACTCAGACATGTCCAGTGTGTGGATGCTTAACCAAACATAGTTTAGATAAACGTCAGTATCATTGTGAACATTGTGGTTTCGAGAGGCTCGATAGAGACGTGCATTCCGCACGTATGATGGTACTATTGAGCGGGTATGGAACGTATCGCTCGTTAAACACGGATGCTGTTAGCACCGAGAAGATGGTTGGTTTCTTAAACAACTTATCTAATCTTGGCGTGGTAGTTACTACCAACAGTATGCAAGCCGACTGCCTTTAGGTAGTGGGTAGTTCATAATTACAGATAAGGCGGTGAAGAGTTAATGGACAGAGCGAATGTATTTAGAACAATGGGAGCCACTAGTTTTGTAGGTAATAGAGAGGAAAATGATTTCTATGCCACTGAACCAAAAGCAACAGAACTATTATTAGAAAAAGAAACATTTAATGAGAATATTTTAGAACCATGTGCAGGTATGGGTCACATTAGAGATGTACTTGTTTCTAATGGGTATAATGTAACTGCAACTGATTTAATCTATCGTGGTGTAGACGACATTAAACAAGAAGATGTCTTTAATATTAAAGAGTTTAATGGGGATATTATCACTAATCCACCTTATAAGATTGCTTTACCTATTCTAAAACACTGTTTAGATATTGTTCCTACAGGAAATAAAGTAGCAATGTTCTTAAAAGTTTTGTTCCTAGAAGGTAAGGAACGAAAGAAGTTCTTTGAAGAAAATCCACCTAGATATATATATTGCAAGTGGGAGATTAGACTGTGCCAAGAACGGAGACTTTGAGAAATACACATCTAGTGCAGTTGCCTATGCTTGGTTTGTGTTTGAAAAAGGTTATCAAGGCGATACAGTGGTAAAATGGATAAACTAGATGAGTAAGAATAACAATAAGAATCTACACAGAGCAAAAACAGTAAATAGTTCAAAGAAAGCGAGGAATTTAACAATGATGAAAACACTAAAAATAGAGTTTGAAGGATTAGAGTCAATAGAAGTCAGTGGTGAATATGTTAAGCAATTTAAAAATATTGATAATTTCTATTTAGATGAAGATGGTAATATGGTTGAGGCTAGAAAGTTAGTTATTGTGTTAGATAAAAATGCCAATAAGGAATATAACGATGGTTTCAGTTCAGAACAGACTGTTTTTGATAGAATAACATCTTTTAATGATATTGTTGATTTTGAAATACAAGATGAAGAATCAGAGCATATTGTATTTACAAATTATGAAGATGATAGATGTGGAAACAATAAAAATCAGTACACAAAGATTGACGAGAATGGAGACTTGCACATTTTAATCACGGATAATGAAGATTTAGTACCAAGTGGTTTCACACAACCAAGCCTGATGCCTATAGGTGAGGTGATTTATGATGAAGATTGTTGATTTTAAAAAAGATGGTAATACCGTTAGACTTTATTTAGGTAAGACAATCAATGGTATCTACGGTGATGACTGGGATGATACACCTTATGAACATAACGCAGGTGAAGTATATGACCAGTTTTATGAGAAAACGATTGATATTGCATTCCCATTAGACACACAGGTGTTTGAGCCTTGTTATGGTTTTATGAACTCACCTTACTGCAAGGATAGTTTCATTTCAGAAGATAAGGTACCATGTATTCTTTTCGGTGAAGTTGAAAACTTATGGCAATATGAAAACTATGCAGAATTGTTAGAAAGAGTGCCATTACTTAATAAAATTTATCTTGGTGATGAGTGGGAAGATGTTGTATCAAAATACGGTGATAAATTTACAGTATTACCTAATAAGGTAAGTAACCAGTTTGGTATTCTGTTTGAGAACTGTGAATATATGGCCTTTAACAAAGAAGACGTGGAATTAGTTGAGTTAAACGAAGTATATACAAATATTCGTTATTACAAGAATGAAACACAAATAATGAGAGTTGCAAACAATGTCCATATTGTATTAAAGAAGAGTGCAGAAGTAGAGTACTTACCATTCCTTGTTGAAAATTTAAAAACAACTACATTTAAAAGAATTTTAGATTATAGTGATATTGTAAGCATTGACTTGAATGGTGAAGAGTATTTTGTGAAGTTTGATGATATTGTTTCAAACAAATACCAGCACACATTTATAGATGATGGTGGTCGTTTACATATTATGGTTTCAAAAGATGAAGAGTATTCAGCAGATTCCGGACTGTGATTCAGAACGAATTGCAGTCTTTTGTTGTATAATATAAGTGTAAAGGAGTTTTAAGATGATAGTATTTGCAGGAATGATTGGTGTAGGTAAGACTACCTATGCAGAGAAATTAGCAGACAGTTTAGGTGCTAGATTGTTTAGAGAACCAGTAGAGGATAATCCATTTTTACCTTTATACTATGTAAATCCTAATAGATGGGCACTCGCATTACAGTTGCACTTTTTAAATAAGAAATATAGTCAAGTCAAGGATTCTATGCAATTAGACAGGTCTGTAATAGATGGAAGTATCTACGAAGGAGAAATCTTCACAAAATTAAACTATGATATGGGAAATATCTCAAAAGAAGAATATGACCTTTATATGGATAGTTTGAATATCATGATGGAAGAAACAGAAGAATTACCACAGAAGACACCAGACTTGCTTGTATATCTAACAGCGCCTAAGGAGTATATCCTTGACAAGATAGTTAATCGAGGTAGAGAATTTGAACAACCAACAGCATCTAATAAGTTGTTGGAGTACTATTCTAATCTATTAGATAGATATGAAGAGTGGTACGTGAACTATAACCAATCTCGTAAGATGCGTATTGATGTTTCAAAGTATGATATTAATAATGCAGAGGACTGGGAGAAGATACTCAACTTGATTACAGGCAGACAAGGCAGTTATGACCTTGTTGGTCAGAAATTCCAGTTAATCTATGACGATAAATTAAATAATGTAGAAGTGGACTTGGGTACGTATGACACACCTGACCGTTGTATGCAGGAATTAGAACAATGGTGGAGCGACCATAATTTTAAACCTTGTTACTTAAGGACATGGTACTCTAATAACACACTAGTCATCGACTATGGAAACCATCTTGGGTTCTATTGCATTAAGGCAATAGTAGAGGAGTATTAGTATGGTTTACTTAATAATTGGTTTATCTGTATTGATTGTGATGTCAACTGTGTTAATGTACTTGTTAAATAATAAAAAATTAGCAAAAATACAGAAACACGCCCCAATCGTTGGAAAAGGTGTTTTAACGCTTGTTGTGATTTCAACGATGGTGATGTCATTTATCTCAATCAAGTACTATACAGAACGTCCGGTGAAGCCGGAAGAGGTAATAGAACAAGTTAGAGAAGTTTTGTCGAAAGAATACCCTGATAAGATATACAATCCAGCAGATTTGTCATTAGAAGAAGAGTTCACCAAAAAATCAGCAATAGATACTCTAACGACCTTATTAAATAAAGTTGTAGATAAAGATAACAGTACCGCAATGAAAGATAGATATGACGCTATTTCAAAAGATGGTTCTACCTATGCCGATAATATTTCACCAGATGTAGTCAGCAGATTTTATCAGCGAGACAATTTTGATACAGAGGAACTCAAAGCAAACATGTCATTAGCACTATTGTCGATTACTAACTCATTGTTGGGGACCGATAACGAACTGACCGTTAAAGCAACAAATATAGAAAATGTTTACCTGTCTCCAGAGACAAATACAGTCCGTATACCTTTAGATATTTATAGCAATAGATATAGTGGGTATACAGTTGATATGGTATTTATAGACGGCCATTGGTATATTGACTCTTATTCTTTAATGAGCCAAGTTGATATTATTTCATATTTACAGAAGATTTACGCAAAGTAGTCCAAAAGGACTGCTTTTTCTTGTATAATATAATTGTAGAGGTATTGACGAATGATTTTAAAGAAAGTAATTTTAGATAACTTTAGAGCCCATGAACATATAGAGTTTGAACCATCAGAGAGTGGTATGACAGCAATTTCAGGCAACAATGGTGCAGGCAAATCAACGATTGTCAATGGCTTTGCATGGTCTTTGTTCGGCTCAAAATTTCAAGGCTTAAAAAATAAACAGTATATCCGTTACGGAGTTGACCCTAAGACAGAAATGGTCGGCGTAACGTCTTTTATTCAGGTAGGGAATAATGAATATAAAGTCGAACGAGTAATTACAGGTGCTAGTACCACATCTTGTAGAGTGTATATACTTGCAGATAATGAGTACAAAGAGGTTGCAGGACCAGCAACATCTCATTCAGAGAAGTATATTAAAGAACTATTAGGGTTCACAGATAAAGAATTTTACTCATCTTTCTTTATTCAGCAGAAACAAGTTGATAGTATTATTCATGCACCTACAAAAGAAAGGGGTTTAATTATTGAGCGTATGCTTGGTATTGACGTTATTACAGACTCTATCACACAGGCTAAGCAAGATAGTAAACTCTTGCAACAGTCATTAAATGTTATTCAACAAGGTTCAGTAGAAGATATTGAAGCATCTCTTGAAAACCAGAAAAAAGTGGTAAAGAACTTACTAGATGGTTTCAAGAAAATAAAGACAGAATACGAAAAGGTTACTAAAGGCTTAGGTGAATTAAACGCAAGATATTTAGCAGAGAGAGAAAAACAGGAAAAGAAACAAGAACTAGAGAACCTGTTAAATATCGCAAAGAATAATATAGCAAATACAGAGGAGCGATTAAATGAATCCTTAGCAAAGTTAGATAGTTTGCCTAAGAAGATTGAGTATTCAGATAACCTTTATAATCAAGTACAAGCAGATATTGAAAAGACAAGTAATGATAGAGATGAATTGTTTTTACGTCTATCCACATTAAATGCGAGATATAGCGAACTAGCAACAGTATTTAATAAAAAGTTGCCGAAAGATTTAGATAAGACAGTTGAATTATTAAGACAAAAGCAAGATTTAAATAATCAAAATCTAGCAAATTATCTACAACGATTAACAATCTTAAGAGAACAGGAAAAGTCATGTCAGCAATTCTTACAAGACTTGGAAAAAGGAGTTGCAGAATGTCCTTACTGCCATTCACCGATTAAGGATATTAACGCAGAGAGAAAAGCACACTCAAAAGAACTTCAAGACATTCAGTCAGAGATTATGAGACTGTCTGAATTGCAAGCACAGGAAGAAACAAATAAATCAGCATTATTAGATGAGTCTTTGCAGTTGCAGAATTATTTAGAAGTCAGACAAAAGCAAATTGACCTAAAATCTGAATTTGCAGGTTTAAAGATAGAAATTGAAAAAGTTACAAAAGACCATGAAAATGTTACAAAGATTTACAATACTATGATTAAGAAACTTCAATCATTGGAGGCATTAAAGCAACAGACAGTTACGATAAATAGTACAAAAGCAACAATCAAGTGGCTAAATGAAAGATTAACGGCAGACAATAAAGAGAAGAATAAATTAGAGTCTGAAATAACAGAATTACACGCTCTAAAAAAGACAGAGTATGCCAAGTTAGAGTCATCGTTAAATTCAATTCAAAACCAGAAACAAAGACATGAACTTGACGCACTTGCTATGAAGAAAGATATTGAGATTGAGAAGGAAAAAGGGCGCTCACTTGATTTACAGTTATCCCAAGCAAAAGAAGCAAGAGAAAAGTTTAATACAATCTCGAATCAGTTAGTGATTATTAATAATACAATTAAGAACCTAACGGACTTTAAGAAATTAAGAGTCGAATCGGCAATCCCTGAATTATCAGAACTAACCAGCGACTTGGTTAGAAAGTTCACAGATAATGATTTCCAAGATGTTGTGATTGACAATCAATTTAATATCACGGTTAACAAAAACAACGGTCAAGAATTACCAGTCAATGCTCTGTCAGGTGGTGAAGAGTCTGTGGTTGCGATTGCTTTACGCTTAGCAATTAGTTTATTCTTAAACGGCAACAGTAATGGTTTGATTGTAATGGATGAGGTTCTTGTTTCGCAGTCAAGTAATAGAGAGCAGAATATTTTAGACACAATCGCAGGCTTAAATAATTCGCAGATTGTTTTGATTGCACATAGCAGTCTTGCCAACTCGCTTGCTGATAGAACATTCACACTAGGAGATAGATAAATATATGAGATTATTTGATATACCAGAAGAGGCAGTCAGTAATACAAAAGTGTTACGGATTGAATTACCAAACCTGAAAGAGAAAATGATTGATGTAATCAATATTGAAATGAAGAGACTAAAAGTAAGGTTAAATAAACAGTTTAATAGAGAGGAATTAACATATCATATTCTATCTAATATTTCACAAGAATTGGCAGATTATTCAGTATCAAATATTTTCTCATTGGGTGATGGTTTCATTGACACAACATTCAGTGTAGATAAAGAAGATATGGTAGATGTTTCAAATTTCAAATGGCTAGGGGTAGAAAAAGTTAAAAAAGTTGATATATCTAGTAAGATGGTAGAAACACTACTAGAAATGACAAAGACGCAAACCATTATTTGCGTAATGAGCGTAGGTTGCAGTTAAATGTTCTATTAGGGCATGACTGGCATGGTTATGTTTTGGTATTTATACTAATTGATTTATTTTAGACAGAAGAGGTGAGAAGGAGGCGAAAATGTGGACCTAACAGAAAAAGAAATAATCTATCCATCAGATGAAAGGTTTAATTTAATCAAGGAATTATGCCATTTGAGTAAGAATCTTTACAACGCCAGCCTTTATGACATTCGGCAACATTTCTTTGAAACAAAAGGGTATAGAACGTGGCAATCACAGAGGATTCTTTTCACAAAAACTAATAATCCGGACTACTATGCTCTTCAATCTCATGTGGCAGGAGAAGTGTTGATGCAAATGGGTAGACAATTTATTAGTTTCTTTAATAATAAGTCAAACAAAAAGAAGAAAATACCAAGATATAAAGATAAAAATGGTCATAACGTTGTTGTTTTTCCGAAAACAACTATCTCAAGACATATTGATTTTGACGAAGGCAGACAGATTTATACCTATACTTTGTGTAAAAGAAGTTACAACCTCAAAATTCAGTCAACGAAACCAAATATAAAAATGGTTAAGTTCGTTTATGACGAGGCAAACAATGTAATTAAATGCTTCAAGGACTATGAGGTTGAAGAACCTGAACTAAAGAGAGATAACTCTCGGTATTTCTCCATTGACCCGGGTTTAAATAATATTGTTTCTGTTTATAATAATGTTGGAATCAGACCGTTCCTATACAACGGCAGACCGATTAAAAGTATAAACCAATATTATAATAAAACCAAAGCAAGATTACAGTCAGAATTACCAAAGGGTGCCAAGACTTCAAAAAGATTAAAACGATTGTCTTTGAAGCGAGCCAACAAACTTGATTACGAGATGAATAAAATCTCGACCCATATTATCAACGAAGCGGTCAAAAACAATATTTCAAAAATCTTTATTGGCAACAACATTGGGTGGAAGAGTGATATTAACTTAGGCAGAGTAAACAATCAGAATTTTGTGAATATTTCTCACACCAAATTGTTTCACCAACTATGGTATAAGGGCTTATTAAATGGGATTGAGGTTATTTTCACAGAAGAGAGTTACACTTCTAAAGCCAGTTTCTTTGACAAAGATGAGTTACCTATTTACGGCCAAACTGATAATCCTACTTTTTCGGGTAGAAGGGTTAAACGAGGCCTGTACCAAGACAGCAAGGGTAATCTGTGGAATGCCGACCTGAATGGGGCCGCTAATATCATGAGAAAGGTTGTTACGGACAAGGCTTATAAAGGAATTAGAAAAACAAAAGAATTAATGAAACAGCCGGTTTTAGTAACATTATTAAAGTAGCACTCAATTTTGATATAATGAGAGTGTAGAGGCACCAACAGGTGTGCCAGTAGAGGAGTTAATTTCACGAGTCTATAAAAATCAAATTAAATTTGGTTAACCTGTGATGAGTGTCTAGGAAAGGAGTTTATATGTCAAACGTGAAAATTGAGTTAAAAGAGACTAAAACAACAGACGCTATGAAAAAGGTAGAGGTTATTCGTGAAGTGGCAGAACTAACAGGTATGAGCCAAGCCGATGTGCGTGATGTTTTAAATGCATTTACAGATGTTGCACAGAGAGAAATTGCTGTAAATGGTGCATGGAGATGGCCAGGAATGCCAAGTGTAACAAGAAGTGTTGTTCATAATGTTGTCGTTTACAACAGAAAGGTAGACAAGACATTAATCTATCCTGAAACATATCAGTTAAGATGCAAACTTGACAAGGTTACACGTCAGTTACATCGTGGTATTACAAGAGAGCAATTAAATGCAGAGAATGGTACAACACAGGAAGACTTCTGGAAACCGTACTTTTTCGCAGATGGTGATAAGCGTAAAGAAGCCTATGAGTTTTTACGCAAAAACGGCAAAAAGTAATTAGCCTTAAAACCGTTTTATACCCTCGTCCGTGCGACTTTTTAGACCTATTTTAGACCTAAAACCAACGGGCCGATACACTGTTCAGATTTAGTCAAAAACCATCTTAAAATTGATTGGAGTGATTAATTATGAGTATTAATATTCAAGTACAACAAATATCTTTTTCCATTGTAGGATTGTTGTCGATTGTATTTATGGGTATCTTATTTGATAGGTATAATATTCCTGTTTGGAAAGCCATTGTACCCATCTATAATCAGTATATATTCGCAAGAGATATCGCAAAGTCTCCTGGCGTTGCTAAGAAAAGACTAACCCTATCTATTGCTGTGCTAGTTGCCCTGCTGGTATTTTATGCAGCCTTAGGAGTAGCAGTACTACGTATATTTAAGACTAGTGCAATGGGTATGCCTGCGTCATCAGGAGATGCTGGTGCTATTCTCTTCATTGTCTTTGCATTTGTAATATTTTTGATTATAGCCCTGGTATTCTCTATAATCTATGACTATGAGGTTTTCCGTTCGTATAATAAGATACATGGGTATAGTGAATGGATAACATATCTAGGAGTCCTATTCCCTGTGATAGCGTTCGGTATCTATGTATTCAATAATGATAGAGAACTAACAGAACCACAAGAAGAGGTATAAAATATAAACCCTTGGTATAAAGCCGAGGGTTTTAATATTTCTGATATATAGTATAAACAGTGAACTAGACACGAAAGGAGTATAGCGTCATGCTTAAAAAGACAAAGAAATGGTTATTAGGACTTATGTCGGTATTATTTTTGGTATTGGCAATATCTCCTGTAGTCAATAAATCACTCATTGAAACAACATATGCCGATGACAGTGATGAGGAAAAAGATAAAGATGAAATCAAAAAATTCATCAGCGAAAATGGTGGTACAGACTTGAGCCAAATCATGGATAAGGTTACCTCAAAGGAAGTGTCTTCTGAAAGAGCAAAAACACTTGTTTATTACATCGGATATCTATTAGGACCAGGCAACTATGTTGGTGACGTATCTAACTATTCAGGTGCTGTCCTTGATGGTGTGAATGAAACCGTTGTTCAAGATGGTAACGTAAATGGAGCGTTTAATGGTCCACAGAATTTACTGAACCATAACGGCGATATACCAGCGGGAATGACTGAATTGTACGATAGTATTTTAGGTACATTCATCCAGCAGGGAGTACAAGGTCAAAACACGGTATCAGCATACACGGGAGACTGGCGATTTGGCGTACCAATTAATCTCCCAAACAACACAGTACCTGTAGGCAATAATAAGATTTTTAACTATACGGCATTAGAACGTTTTGGATATGATTTGCCATTAACGACATACTTAGGTGAATACGATAAAATTCAGGTATCATCTGATACAAGATTAATGGCTAATATTGGTGCAGTAGGAAAACTAAGAGTTGGTGCAGAAGCATTGTGGGAAGGCTCTAAAGATGTTGTAGGGCAAGTGATTGATTTTGCAACAGGTAATTGGGGTACTCCTCATAGAGGTTTTGCAGGAGCAGTTATTGGAACTATTGTGGACTCATCAGATTTAAACGTGATTGCTCAACATGCATGGACAAGACCAGACTTTGCTAAAACTGTTTACAATGCATATTATGCCTCTGACCAAGAGATTTTGTACAGAGCAGTTAACCAGTATTATAATCAGAAGATTAATGCGTTAAAAGACTCTAATCCTGTGTTAAAAGAGATTATGGATGCATCTAATCCACCTCACTTTGATTTTGATACAGGTAAATTCACAGACAAGTCATTAAAGGCATATAATGAATACCAAGCGTGCCTAGTTAAAAATGGTAACGATAAGACCAAATGTGGTGAAGAACCTAAACTAGAAGTTTTGAGTGTTGAAGAACAGTTTGCTAAGTGGTTACAGTCAGATAATGTACAAGCACAGTTTAATAGATATAAGGAACTAGGCTTTGATATTACAACAACCTTGCAGGCTAAATCAAATAGTGAGATGATTACTCTCTGGAAAGACGAATATCAGTCAAAACTAAAAGAAGTTCTTAAAAATAATGGTATTGACTCTACTGGTATCGTTGTAGATGAGGAAACATTGAAATCACAAGCATGGTATGACGCCTCACGTTCTTGGGCACACTGGATATGTGCAGATAGCGAAGGCAACCCACCTGCAAGTTATACAGACTGGAATACTGTATATGCAGATGAAAACAATAATGGACAAGAAAAGTTAACAGGTTGTGCAGTTGTAAGACCATCAGTACACGGAGCGTTAAATGGCACATCTAATGGAGTATCTGATGATACGAGATATGTTCGCTTTAAGGAACAACACACCGTGTATGGTAAAGGTATTTTAGGAACCATTGGTACAACGATATCTTCATTCTTTACAAAATTGACAGTTACATTGTTGTCTTATAGTTTTACAAATATCATTAGTTCTCTACACCTAGATATGATTATTCAAACAACGATAGAGACATTTAGAGATAGTATTTTCTTCCCATTCGCTAGTATGGCAGCCATCTTGTTTGCTTTAAGCCTGTTGTTCCAAGCAATTAGCACAGGGCAATTCAGAGTTATAAAATTAGTACAACTAATCGGTATCTATATTTTGTCAGTTGTTGCGTTATTCAGTTCTGGTACATTAATCAGGCTGGCAGAGGAAATACCTAATAAGGCAGAACTTGCACTATTTGGTACACTTTCAAGAGATGACAATACAGTTGACTATTGTAAAGCAAGTAGTCCTGATGACTTCTTAGGTACAACAGTCAAGATAAGACAAATGCAATGTATGGTTTGGAATATTACAACATTTAAACCTTGGTTATCAGCCCAATGGGGTGCGAACTATACAGACTTAAATGAAGATAAAATGACATATAGTAATGAGACCAAGGCATTGATAGGTTCACCAGAAGTTGTCTTGGGCGATACAAATAAGCCTAGAAACTGGGCACTGTACCAGTTAGACAAAACAATTAGTGGTACAATTACAGAGAACGATATTAATACGCCTGTGAATAGTCAATCTAAGCAGGTGTATAAATTAGTTGATATGCAGTTTGGTCCAGACAACGCAAAGGGCAGAGACACAAGATTTGCAAGTACATGGGCAGGAGACAATAATAACAGAGGTATGATTCTGTTCCTTGCTGGTATCACAAGTATTGCGATGTTTTTAGTGGTTGGGGGCCTAACAATCTTTAAGATAGGAGCCTCATTAGACTTTGCTTTAAGATTGATGCTGTTACCTTTTGTAACACTAGTCGGTTTATTTAGACCAGTTAAATTGACAGAGTATGTTGGTAAGATGTGGTCTATTTTAGTCCAGAGAATGATTGTAACAGTGATTTTATCTATTACATTATACCTATTAAACGCCCTATCGACATCATCCGTGAACGCAGTAGCGACAGCAGTTATGTCAGCAGCCATCTTAATTAGTATTCAGATGTACTGGAAAGAAATTGTTGGTATTATCGCAGGTTCTTCTGACGCAGGTAAGGCAATTAGAGAAAACCTTTCTTATCAAAAGTTAATGCCTAAGAGTGCTAGACAATTCATTGACTTAAAGGTTCGTGATATTAGAGAAAGCATTGCAGGTGGTGTAGCAGGTGCAGTTGTTATGCCGGGAATCAGTCGCCAAATGAAGAAAGAACATGGTATCGAAGTGGTTGGCAACCCATTAGTCGAAGGCTTTAGATACGGTGCAGATGTTGCCTCTGATAGAGGTATTAAAGTCACAAACCGTCAGCAGGCAAGAGAAGGTTTCGGTATATTTAGACAGTATGCAAGAGCATATATGGCAGGTAATAGAGCCACAGGCTTCGATAATCCGTCAAGAGATATGATAGAAACTTATGACTTAATGAGAAGTAATCTGGAAGAAAAGTCAGCAAGAAGTCAAATCACACAAGAAGAGAAGAAAGCACTAAACATCTTAAATAAGATGAACAGTGGGCATGATATAGACAATATCGACAGATTTAATTCTACTGGTGACAAGAAATTAGACAGGTTAATCAAAGGCACTCTAATTCCTAATGACAAACTCACTAAAGACAATATTAACGACTTTACAAAAGACTTTGTTACAAGCGTGAACTCTTATAAGTCAAATAAACAAGATGACTACACGCCTGAAGGATTATCAACAGATACATTAAATAAAGTTGCTACAGCGACATCAGCCGTAAGGGGTGTTGTAAATGACATGGACAAGGCAATTAATAATGTAAATGATAAGATAAACGATAATCTGATGACAAATGCAGAAAGAAAGCAAAAATCTTACGATGACTACCTACATAGAAGATATGAGGCAGAGGAAGAAAAGAGTGTTGACGAGTTGGTTAACGGCAGACTACATAAGAGCGAAGATGAAAACCTTAAGGGTAAGACGCCTGAAAGTGTTGCGGTTCGAGATATGCTATTCAGAAATGGTGATAGTAGTAAACCGTCTCTTGAAGTCGACCCTATGAAGAGAGAAGCAGGTAAGGGTTCAGATGAGAACAATAGAGGTGCTCAAATCAACTTCCGTTATACTCCAGAGAAGAAACGTAAGATAATGGAAGACTACTTAGATATTCATGAAGATTTAAAGATTACCAAGGAAGATAAGCGTACTAATAAGTTCAGAAACAGATTCCGTAAGAAGTGATGAGTGGGCAAGAGCCCGCTCTTTTTGATATATATAGAAGAAAGAGAGGAGTACACTCAATGACTAAGGTTAAAAATATTTTGTTTTCGTTGTTTGCAACTATTATGGTGGTTTTTAGTTTAGCAAATAATCAAATTCAAACAAGTAAAGCAACAGATGTTACACAAACGATTGGGTGTGCGTTAGGCGACCCGGGTAAGATAGCGTTAAAACTGGCAAGAACAGATTATATTCAGTATCTTACACAATCTAAGGCAACAACTGTTAAATCAGAAAATGCAGAAACAAATATTAGTAATATGATTTTAAATGTTGCTGGTTATAATGTGGGTAAGTCAGACGGAACAACTCCTTTTGAGCGTTTTGGATTTTCAGGCATTCAATACAGTTCTTATTTAGGTGAATGGGCATACTATGACGTTGACCCGTGTGCAGGTACAGAAGGAAAGATGTCTAACTACGGTCAATACTATTCAACGAGAAAAAATCCTTTATCAACGTTTACAGAAACAGCCAGCACGTTAGATAGGCGAGCGAGAAGAAGTCACGACATTAGACCAAGTGTATTTTCGCTTACACCTCTAATGATGGCAATGACAGATACGATTGTTAATACTTTATTAGGAGTTGCTAAGTTTATACTCGCCCTAACTCTTGCTTTTATTGGTTTCTGCTTTAGTGATTTCTCTGCCATTGTAGGGCTTTCAGCAGAAAACCAAAAAACTATCTTTACGCAGTTGTATGCAGGGATATTTTTACCACTCATGATGTTAATGTTAATCTTTACGATGCTTTACCTTATTTATACAATGTTGTGGAAAGGTAAAATACGTGAAGGCTTAGGCAATCTTGTACAGGTAGCAATATGTTATATTCTTTCTATTATGCTATCGGTTAATACAGGCTTACTTCAACTACCTATTAGAGGTGTTACGGCATTACAAGCAATGATAATGTCAGGCTTTACTAATACGATATCGAATGAGAATGTAAGTATGTGTCCTGTATATACAAAGCCAGACGATAATGTTAGTATATTTGATGAGAAATACTTAGATGTACAGACCGGCTACATCAAGCAGATAATTGGTTGCCGCATGTGGTCAGAATATCTATTAAAACCAACAATTAAAGGTCAGTTCGGTACTGATTATGAAAACCTAGGCAGATTAACTAATGAAAATGAAGAATGGGTTGGTAAGCCAGAAGTATTTGTTGGCAAAGATAATTCAATCGAAAACTGGGGATTGTTCTATGTTTCTGTCATGTCAGGAAATCACCAGCCTTTAGACAATCAAAACACAGCATCTGTATCAGGATTAAACAAAGACTATTATAGAATTATTGACGCACTTTCTAATTATGAAGAATCTGGTTTCGTAGCAGGTTCAGATATTACTGCCGGTGTTGCAAATCTACCATCCAGTGTTGATATTAACGCAAATCACTGGACATCAGGTGACCCTTATAGTCATGATATAGTCGGTCATATTAGAGGTGGTATTAAAGCAGAGCAACTTGACGGATTCCTAAACTCTACTGGTATTCCGTATGATAAAAACAGAATTAATGGTAAATTGCTGTTAGAATGGCAGAACGCTTCTAAAGTAGATGTTCGAGCAATTATCGCTATTGCCATGTGGGAGAGTTCACTCGGCACAGCAGGTGTTGCAACATCACCAGGTGCAAATATGTTTGGTTTCGGTGCTTTTGATAGCAACCCTGATAATGCTAAAAACTTTAATGACGCCAAGGCCGTGGTTGAGTTAGCAAAGCAAACGCTACTTGCAAATAAGAATAGAACCTTTAAACGTCAAGATGACAAAGCATTTGCCAATGCTCATGGTGGTTTAGACACTGCCACAGAGGGTGGTGTATATTTCACATCAACAAGTGGCACAGGTAAGAAGAGAGCAAACACAATGGCATTAATTGATGCTTATATTGATGCAAATGGTGGAGCAGATGAGTATTTGACAGATATTGGTGATACACCAACAGATGCAAAAGCAACAGAGTCGTTAATCAGTAATATTCCTGTTGTGAAAGCGACAACAGCAACAAGAGAGTGGAACTATTTTATCGGTAATGACACAGGTCTTAAATTTGGACAAGCGACACTCACACTCTTGTTTGTGTGCTTAGGTTCTATTTTACCTATTATGTTCGCCCTGATGGGAATTGTATATGGTGTGCAACTAACACTCTATGGTGTATTGTCTCCTATCTTCTTACTATTCGGTTGTTGGGCAGGCAGAGGCACAGATATTGCTAAACGCTACTTTGGAACAATGCTTGCAACAGCAATGAAACGTATCGGAACATCGCTATTGTTAATGATTTCTATTGTATTAGTAACCAACTCTATGAGCCTGGTTAATACAGTTGGTGTCGTACAGTCAATCGTATTTATGATTGTAATGATAGTTGTTATTTCAAGAAAACGTTATGAAATCTTAAATATGTTCCAACTAACTAACTTTGGGCAATTACAATTATCTAAGCATTTAAATAGTGCAACAAGCAAGGTTGCAGGCGTTGGTAAAGATATTGGAGAAGTTGCTCAAAACACAGTCGTTGGTGGTATAGCAGGTATTAGAAACGGTCTAGGATTTAGTAATCTAAGTAATACACAAGACACTATACATGAGGCGTTGAGAGGTGCTAAAGCAGGTGCTGTATCAACGATTAAAGATAAGATGTATAGAAGTCATATGGGTAGAATGACAAACACTTTAATTAACACAATGCGCCATGATGAGAGCGAGCACCACTGTATTCAATGTGGTGTAAAACTAACAGATGGTACTGTATATACAACCGAAGACGGACTATATTATTGTGAAGAGTGTGCAGCCGCAATGAACTTTGAAAACCTACTCGCAGTAACACTAAACACTCATAACGAGGGATATTCATTTACGACAGGTAATGAGAAGGCAGTAGTATTGCATAAGAATGAAGCAGGAGAGATTACAGAAGATAAACTTACACATGTTACAATAGATGAATGGGCTAAGAACCAGAACGCAGACAAGGCAATTCAGCAAGCCTCAGACTCAATGGCTATTGTGTATGACGATGTTAAGAATGCAAGAAATTCTTACCAAAACCACAGTGTAAAGAGTGTGTTTATCCCAACTCCATTGCGAACAACCTTGATGAATAGTGATATGAGAGAATTAACTGTTAAATCACAGAATGAGGATAAAGCCAACGAATCTATTAATGAAATAGAGGCAAGTTTAGAGAATGCATGGAGAGAAGTCTTGAAAGATAAATTAGTTGAAACAAAAGACTATCGAAACGCATATCTTGATAAAGACGGCAATGTTAAGAATCAAGAAGAGGCAGACAAGTGGGTAGCAACTAAGATGGAGCAGTTTGACCAGAACTTAAAGGAAGTCAAGGCTGTAAATGAAATTAAAAAGAAAGAGGACAATATAAATGAAGATGATAAATAATGTACAAGTTTATGGTTTAGAAAATAGTATTAGGGCAGCCAAATTCCCTATGGCAACAGATTTTGAAAATCTGACGACAGAAAAGAGCAAAAGTACAGACTCTTTAGGCAAGGCAAAGATAGGGAGTGGACACGATAATTTCTTAAACGGTATTATTGTTCAGTTTGATTTAACGTTCAGCAATAAGGCATGGGTTGAAATGCAAAGATACCACTTTATTGACTTTATTAGTTCAGGCTCTACTATGCATAGAATTGCCAAGTTCGACTTAAAAGAGGCTTGTAATGAATATGTAGATGATAGAATTGTTAAAATTCTACAAGAAAAGGTAGACGAGTATAACAATGGCGAAAAGACATCAGAAAAATATCTTGAAATTTTGTATAATATTCCTAGTGGGTTTAGAATGACGGCTGCCATGACTACCAACTATCGCCAGTTAAAAACTATTTATCATCAACGTAAAAATCATAGACTACCTGAATGGAGAGAGTTCTGCAAGTGGATTGAAACGTTACCAGAGCATGAGTGGATTACTGATTGCAATTAATTATTTACACCTATGCTGTTTTGTTGTATAATTAATTTAGAAAGGAGAAACATGATATGTACGAAGAACGAAATCGTAAAATTAGAGAAAACGGTAAAGCAACAAGAGAAAGACGTTCTAATATGGACTGTTGTGTTATCTCCGTAAAGATTCAAGAGAATAGGCTATCTCGTGCTAAGTTTGAGAAACTGGTTCGTTGTTTCTTAGAAGGCAAATGGCTATATAACGCTGTTGTCGCTACAGATTCACTATCTCTTGATAATACTAAAACTGTTCAAGTCAAAGTTAGAGATACTTTTGAAGAAAGGGAAATTACCACACTTTCAGCACAAATGAGACAGTCAGTTATGGATAGTGCTAAAACCAACGTGCTAAGTCTATCTAAGGCTAAAGAGAAAGGTCTAAAAGTTGGTAGACTCCAATTCAAGAAGGAGTGTAATGAAATCAACTTAAAACAATTTGGACAAACTTATGCCATTAAGGGTAAAAATAAGATTAGAGTAGAGAAGATTGGTGTTTTAGTTGTGAATGGACTTGAACAGATTAATTTAGATGAAGTCGAGTTCGCAAACGCTAAACTTATCAAGAAGCCTTCTGGTTTCTATATTCATTTAACAGTCTATTCCAATAAACAACCAGAGATTTTGACTGAAAAAGAAATTCTCGGTTTAGATATGGGAATCAAAGACCAATTGACGTTCTCTAATGGAGTTAAGGTAAACTTTTATGTGGAAGAAAGTGAACAACTTAAAGGACTGATGAGAAAATTATCTCGTCAGCATAAGGGTTCTAACCAGTATAAGCGAACCTTAAACCGAATTAAGAGAGTTTATGAACATTGTAACAACAAGAAAAATGATGTAGTAAATAAATTAAACTCTGTTTTAAAGAAAAACTACATTATCTGTTTCCAAGATGAATTATTAAATCAATGGAAACGTAAAAAGTCTAAACATAAATTCAGTTTCGGAAGAAAAGTCCAGCACGGAATTTTAGGAAGAGTTAAGGATAAATTGAAGAAGAACAGTTCTAATGTTATGTTAGAGAGTTCTGTTCCAACAACTCAAACCTGTCCAGAGTGTGGATGTTTGACGAAACATAGTTTAGATAAAAGAAAGTACCACTGTGACCATTGTGGTTTCGAGAACGCAGATAGAGATGTTCACTCTGCGAATATGATGGTACTATTGAGCGGGTATGGAACGTATCGCTCGTTAAACACGGATGCTGTTAGCACCGAGAGGATGGTTAGTCTTTTAGATAGCCTCTCAAATCTTGGTGTGGTAGTAACTACCAACAGTATGGAAGCCGACTGCCTTTAAGGTAGTTGGTAGTTCACAGACTAGATATTCTCGTAAACGACCCAAGTCCTCGAGTTAGAGAAAAAGTTGCCCATCAAGGATATGGTTTAGATATTTTAGTACACGATAAGGACTACCACGTTCGTTGTGCAGTTGCAAAGCAAGGATTCGGCTTAGACATTCTTGTTCATGATGATAATGAGTGGGTATTGTTTGTTGTTATTGAACAAGGGTATGGTTTCGACACTCTTATTCATAATGATAATCCTCGTATCAGAGCAGATATTGTTGAGCATTGTAAAGATGCTAAATATTTAGAGATTGCGTTGTATGATGAATCTCCAGATGTGAGAGAGGCCGTAGCGAGAAGATACTATGGGTTAGATATTCTTAAGAACGATGAAAACTCATACGTTGCTAGTGTGGCAAAAGAAATGTTGATTAAACAAATGTTATATAATTTAACAGTAAGTAAAGCAGGGAACTAAATCCTGCTTTTTTGATATATCCGATAGAAAGAGAGGATATAATTTATGCCTAGAGTAAAAGCATTAAATAGAAACGGCGAAATTACTTGGTGTACGGCGAAGATACCTGGTCATGGTAACTGCGCTCATGTATTGCATCAAGGTGCTAGAATGACAAATGGCGAATTTCAGGAATGTGTTGATGAATATAATGAGCGTATGATGGCTAAACTTAATAGTAAGAACGAACAAAACAGAATTGAGTGTGCAGAGCAGGGTTACGGTTTATCAACTCTTAAAAATGATGTTAGCAAGAGAGTAAGAGATATTGCAAAGCAGAAGTTGTCTGAAATGCAAACGCAAGACAATAATACAGACAACCGCACAAACGCACATACATATAATAGTCCTACAATAAGACTGGCAAATAGTATAGACAGTGAAGGAATACGTAGACACGTGGAAGAGCAGGCGAAGAAATTTGATAGAGAACTTGCAAGATTGGAAAGAGAAATTGATGACGAAGATAAACCAAAGTTAGTTGTCGATGAATGGGACATCTAAATTCTTGTATAATATAAGTAGAAAGGTGCAAAATAAATGGACAAGAAAGAATTAAAGGACATGACAGATGCCGAACTCCTTGATGAGTTAAGTCGCTTAAATGACGAGGTTGATGAAATGTTCGTAGAGGAAGAGGATAAGTAGGATTATCCTCTTTTTTGATATATCCGATAGAAAGAGAGGATATAATTTATGCCTAGAGTAAAAGCATTAAATAGAAACGGCGAAATTACTTGGTGTACTGCTAAGGTTCCTGGCCACGGCAACTGCAACCATGTTTTGCATCAAACTGGCGACATGACAGAGCGTGAGTTTCAGAAACAGATTGATAAATATAATGAAACCATGACTAAGAAGATGTACAGCGATTATGAATACGAGAGAGTGGAATGTGCAGAGTCTGGTTACGGTTTAGATGTCTTAATTAATGATTGGAGCCCAGAGGTCAGAGAGGCTGTAGCACGCAATGGCTACAGGTTAGATAAGTTGGTAGATGACCCAGACGAGTATGTCCGTGCAATGATTGCAATGCAAGGCAAACATTTAGACAAACTTATTAATGACCCAAGCCCGCTAGTTCGTAGAGCAGTTGCAAAGCAAGACTACGGTTTAGAAATCTTAAAAGATGACCTTAGTTCAATCGTAAGGAATTGTGCAATAAAGAGACTTGAAGAAGCAAAACATGTATTTACAACTGATGATATCGCTGATGCATTTATAAAAGACCCTGATATTAAGGCAGATATCTTGCACGGTTTAAATGCAGACGGTGGTAAACTATACTGGGCAAAGTTCTCAACAGGTGCCTTTGGTAAAAGGGCAACAAAAATTCTAAAAGAGCCACTTGAATGGGCAAACATTAAACTAAAAGACGGACAAGCAACAGTGATTCTACAGAAGATAATATGTACTCTTGAAAAAGAAGGATACAAGTGGAGAGAAGGCCCTAACGATACAACAGAGTTCGCCAAGGACTAGACAGGAATAGAGTATGACAAAATATCACATTAGAACAGATGGCAGTATTGGTGTTTGTCGAGCAAAAGAAGGCAAGTGCCCATATACTACACATATTATGGCAGACTCAATCGAGCAAGCACAGATGGAGGCAGATGTACTGGCATATCAGAACATAAAAATAGAGCGTAAGCAGAATGGTGGTATGTATTTAGATGATATGCTAGACAGTGATACCGCAGATATTATAAGAGAACAGTTGAAACAAAAAAAATAGGAGAGCATGGCTACGGCGCAGACTTCTTAGCAAACAATACTACGCCTGTAAGAGAGTCGGTAGCCAGACAGGGCTATAGTTTAGACGCTCTTTTAGAAGATACTCCAATCCGTGATAAAAATATTGATGAACTGGGTAATCATAACAATGTAGAGTCAGATACCAAAACAGATAAGAAAGACGACTTAGAGTCCCTTAGCACAGACGAATTAGCCAGTTTGTTGAGAGGTGAAATGAATGACTTAGATATAAGTCTAAAACAAGATATGCCAGAACTGAACAAATCGTTAGATATTAATAACTATAGACCAAAGGAGTAGGAAAATGACAAAATACCATATTGGTAAGGGAGGCATCCCAAGAATATGCAAGGCAGTGGTTAGACCATGCCCTTACGGTGGTGACGAGGCACACTTCACAACGATTGAAGGTGCCCAGATGGCTGCTGACAATCTCAACCAGCAACTTCAATCACTAAACGAAAACCAAGCGATTGGATTTGCCACAATTAACAACAACGCTTATGTTTATAATAGTGAAGGAGTAGAAAGAGCATCCCAACTATTAGTAAAAACTAGACGTACAAAAGCACGTATTGACTCTGCATTTAATTATTACAAACAACAGTTATTAAGAACATTAGAAGCAGAGCAAATAAAATCTCTTTCAGATGAGATAGGAAAGATAACATATATAGCACCTGGCATGCGAAACAACGCAGATGTAGAAGCGTTAAAGCGAGATGGACTATATGATGATTTCCTTAAGACTTCTCATGTATCAGAACATATTGAAACAGAGCAAGATATTCTTGATAAAGGACTTGCTAGGGTAGCAGAGGATTATGCTAGGTCATTAAAAGACTACTCTTCTGACGATGTGGTGTTCACAATTACAGACGGAAGACTTTCTCCAGAAGGCAGAGAGGCTCTTGCTAAGTTAAGAGATTTAAAGCAAAAGAAAGAACGACTAGAAGCAACAGAAAAAGAAGTTAAGAACAGATTAGTTGTATCTATGAAGGATAGTAACCTTACAGAGTATTCATCTTGCGGTATGAAGTTTGTGTATGTGCCAGAGTTTGATAAGCAAATTGTTGATACAACAGCATTGAGAAACGCTGGTATCTATGATACTTACACAAAAGCAACACCTGTCGAAGCAACACTTCGTTTCAATTTTAGTGAATGAATACACACCTAAGAGCATGTACCTTCTAGGTACATAACATTCACAAGTCTAAGTTTTCAGAAACTGAAACTACGTTAGTTAAACCAAGACACCCGTGGTTATTGGGCAAGACCACCGCTCTGTCGACCAGTTTTAAGTTGGACGATAGTGTATAGATAGTCCTGTGAACTGGTTGTAAAAAGTTTAACCAACCTTGACGATGCCAAGACCGATTCCCATCGTGGTAACAGCGATGGGATAGGCGCTACAGTCCAGTAAGTACTGTCTTAACGAGCAGAACTTGCTATCAACGAAAGGAGCCATAGCGTATGGTAGTATACGTATTAAATCAGAATGGACAACCACTTATGCCAACTGTACGTTTTGGCAAAGTTCGGAGATTACTAAGAGATAGGAAAGCAAAAGTAATAAGACGTTGTCCATTCACAATCAAATTATTGTACGAGCCTGAAACTAAAATCGTGCAAGATTGTTACTGTGGTGTAGACACAGGCTCTAAACATATTGGTGCGGCGGTTATTGGAAACGATAAAGTATTATACCAATCTCAAACAGAATTACGAGATGATATTAAGAGGAAGATGGACTCTCGTAGAATGTATCGTAGAAGTCGCAGAAACAGAAAAACTAGGTACAGAAAAGCAAGATTTCTAAATAGACGAAACTCCATCAAAGAGGACAGACTTCCACCTTCAGTAAAACACAAGGTTCAAGCCCATATAGACGAAATTGAGTTCTGTAGGAAGATTCTACCAGTATCTTATTTAATCTTAGAGGTAAGCCAATTTGACACTCGCCTTATGAAGAACCTAACACTTATTGATGAAAAAGTAAAGCACTGGGGTTATCAGCAAGGTTTCAACTATGGTTACTCCTCAAGACGAGAAGCAGTCCTTCATAGGGATAACTACACCTGTCAGTGTTGTGGAAAGAAGAACTGTAGATTAGAAGTTCACCACATTATCTTTAGAAGTAATGGTGGCAGTGATGATGAAAGAAATCTCATAACTTTATGTGAAGATTGCCATAAGAAAGTTCACGATGGTATTATCATACTAGACAAGAAACCAAAGAAAATGAATTTAAAGTACGCAACCCACATGAGTATAATCCGAAGTCAGTTGTTAAAAATTTATCCACAAGCAATAGAGACCTTTGGTTTCGTAACAAGCGAGAACAGAAACCACTTAGGATTAGAGAAGACTCATTACATAGATGCCTGTGTAATTGCGAGCGGCGGTGTACCGTTTGAGTTATCTGATATTGTTTATTATAAAAAGAGAATACCCTGCAATGATAGACAATTAACAAAAGGTATTCGTGGTGAAATCAAAATTCCAGTTGGCAAGATACAAGGTCTTAGAAAATTCGATAAGGTCAACTATTTTGGAAAAGAATATTTCATTAAGGGACGAGCAAGTACTGGTTATGTAATCCTTATGGATGTAAATGGAAGGAAGATTGATTTTAGTTATATGCCAAGAGGTTATAAAATACCTAAGTTGCTGGATTGTAAAAGGATAAATGCGAGAAAAAGCATTTTATGTATGATGAAAATAAACATTGTAGAAATTTAGAAATTTTACGACCACTTACCCAAAGTGGTCTTTTTCTTGTATAATAATAACTGTAAAGGTAAGCAGAACAAGGAGAATTGCATGGAATTGAGAACAGAACAAATGCAGGCAGAACTAACACTTTTGCAAGCAGGTATAAAAGAACAGACAGTTATCGTAAATGTAATGTCTATTCTGGATAACTACCAGTTTGTTAATAAAAAGTATGAATTAGCATGGACATGCCTGAAAGAAAAAGCACAAGAAAATGAAGAAAATAATCATGCAACCCTTGACGATATTATAGATGCTGTTAGACAGGGTGGAGAGAGCCTATCTCAAGAAGATATACATACTATTGTTTCTCCATGTTACACTTCTCTATTGAGCGTTGCTACTCGTCTCCAGCGATATGAGGTTGTTAAACGTATCTCTGGTGAGGCGAACAAAGTCGTTGAGAATATCTTAAATGGTGCAACAGAACCGTCAGATGGTTTAATTCAGATGGTCACAATGCTTGAAGATGCGAATACAAGTATTACAAGTAATAATAATACTGTACCTTTTGCTGATAAATTCAGGACGATTGCTGATAAAGCGTTAGACCCAACTGCTCCTGTTGCAGAGGTTATCCCGTCACCATGGACACAGTTGAATAGATATTTAAAAGACGGCGGTATCGGTAGCGGGCAGTTAGTAACGATTGCAGCCAGAACATCTGTTGGTAAGACTGTCATGGCAACAAACTGGGCAGCCCACGCAGCCAGTCTGGGAAAGAAAGTAATGTACATTTCGCTTGAAGTTGATGAAACAGATATTATCAAGCGTATGGTTGCATACAGTAATGATATTTTCCTAAGTGATTTGTCTCCTACAAAAGCATCTGCCAACGACTTCGCTAAAGAAAAAATTGCAACGGCTTTTGACAATATCTCAAATTGGAATGTGATTGTTGATGATGAGCCGGGACTGACACTCGATAAAATTACAGCAAAGGCATATACAAAAAAGAAGACAGACGGTTTAGATGTCTTGTTTATTGACTATCTAGGTTTAATTTCCATCTCTGGAAGAAGTAAACGAGAAGAAATGGCAACGCTGTCAAGAACTTTTAAGATTTTGGCAAGACGATTAGGAATACCTATCGTTATTCTTGCACAGGTCAATCGTGAGCGTAGAGGTGATGAGGACCCTATGCCTCACTTGTCAGATATTAAAGACGCTGGTGATATCGCCAACGATAGTGATGTAGCGTTAATCCTACATAGAGACCTACATGACGATAGTATTGAGAAAAGGATGACTGTGCTTTTAGAAAAGAACCGTGGTGGCCAAACAGGTAAGTTTATGTCATTCCCAATCGAGTTGGCTAAGAACCAGATGTTAGACAATGCTAGTGAAGAAGACCTAGCAGGGTTCGGTGGTGAAGATGTGCCTGTAGAGGTTGCATCATCAGGTAGCGATGTAGAAGAACCATTATGGACAGAAAATGTAGAGGCCTTCGATGATGAAGACGGAGATATTGACGTATTTGATGGAGCGTTCGACTGATGGGACATAAGTTAGAAAAGCAAGTTAAAAAGTCATTGTTTGCAGATGATGAAGCATTGTTGCAAAATGCAAAAACAAGAGACTTCCAAGAAGATACATGCTCTGATAAACGTTCTAATATTTACCAGTTTGCCGATACTGTAGGAAAAATAATTCATTCCACAGACAAAGGCACAAATATAGCAGTTGCCAAGAGAAAAATAAGAGAGTTATATACAAAATATGTACTCTCTGGTGATATGTCAGAAGAATATTTTAGAGATATTATGGTTGTTATTGCACAAACAGGAATGCAACTAACAGACTGGAATGTTTCAGTTATTAATATGCGTATCAACAACGGTGAATTTGCAGATGTAATAGCAGAAACAAGAAAGCAAGAGTATAAAGAATTAGATATTGGTGAAATGGATTGGTGGTTCGATGAGTAAACAAGACATTTTAGATAATTTATTACAGTGGAAAGCACTCTTAAATTTAAAAGGGTACGGACAATACGCAAAGATTAAATTCAATCAAAGCACAGACAGGTTTGTACGAGAAACATTACGCAGAAACAACACGTTGAGGATTGCAGTATTCTCAAATAATATTATTAAGAATAAATTAAAAGCGTTTGATTTAGCAACACACCTGATTAATGTAGGTATCAGCCCAGAGAGTGTGAAAATTGTAACAATGGAACAATGTATCGAAGCGATGTGGGCAAGACCAGAGGCAGAGTTTAACAAAACCACACTATTTGATAAAAAGACACAGTTATTAATGATACTAGATTGTTACAGAGTTGGGCCAGAAACAAATTCAGTAAAAGCATCACAATTCAGAGAGGCGTTCTCCAATTATTGTAAGAGCAACCCTCATATTAATATAGTCTTATCGTCATCAGACGAGGGTTTGACATCAAGGAATTGTGTTTTTGACTTCAACATAGATAGTACAAAGAAGTATGCGTTTTCAATTATACAGAAAAAAGGAGAATAAAGAATGATTTTAAAGGTAAACACAGCACAGTTTGTAAACTTAGCAAAGACAGTAACGAAAGGCGTAGGTAAAGACCTATCAAGCCAGTTGGTTTTAACAGTAGGAGCAGATAACACATTAGGTCTATCTTATAACTCTGCCTCTTCTGTTATCGCAGGAAAGGTTCCGTTTGTTGCAGACGACACAGTAGAACCAATCGAATTATGTATTTCAGGCAACCAATTAAAGACAGCAACAAGTCTAATTATCGTAAACGAAGAGGCTTTACGCTTAGAAATTGACGATATTGTGACTATCAAGGTCGGTTCGTCAGAGTTTAAGGTGCCAGTAATTGATGCCCCTATTGCAAAGGTAGATACTGCGACAGAAGAGTATGGTACAGTAACAGGTGTTGAGTTCATCAAGATTATTAGCGAACTGTCTAAACTTTTATCAACAGATAGTGTACTACAAAATCACCCTGCTTCATGTTTAAACATTATCTCAACTGGTGATAAGTTAAACATCGTTGCAACCAACACATTCGGCCTAGTAGAAAAGACATGTGACTTTAATGGAGAAGCGTTCCATGTGTTATTAAAGCCAGCACAGGTTGGTGTCTTGCTTAATACATTTACACCAGGTGCCATGGTTAAGTTAATTCATAACAAATCACGCTTTGGTTTCTATAACGAGGACGATATTTTACATCTTGTTTCATTCTCTAATATGAAGCCTTTAGAATATGGCGTATTTAAGGAGACAGCGGCCACAGAAAACTCATTTACTGCAAATATTGAAGAGTTTAAGTATGCTATTCAAGCCATGACACGTTTAAGCCCTGACAGTAACCAGATTTGGCTAAATATCAAAGGGGACAAGATTGAATTCCGTAATACAAATCATGATACGATTGATATTACGCTTGACGCAAATACAGGAGACAATCGTACAGTTGTCGAGTTTGGTGCAGTAACACTCAATATCTTAGTCGGTTATATTGCTGATAAAATTAGAGTGAATTACGGTAGCAACAGGGGTAACCAGATTTTAAAGATTGAATCCCTAGTTAAGGGTGCAGATAATACATATTCAGTTGATGACACAATTTTCATTACTGTCGGTGTTTCTGTTATGCATGTAGAATAAGGCTCTTCATTGAGCCTTTTTTGATATAAGAAGTACACAAGGAGTAGTAATTATGGTAAAGAAATTATTAATAAGTATACTGTTCCTGTTCACATTGTCATATAATGTCAACGCAGAGGAAGTCGATATCCCAACAGACGGGGTTAGAATTGAAGTAGAGCGTAAAGCATTAGATAATGATAACTTAACAGGAGCAGTTGATATTAAGATTTATAACAACACAAATCAGACAGTAGGTATCGTGGTTTCATCAGAGCAGAGTGTTGGCTGGTTAGTTGATAAAGAAGTTGAACAAGAATACAGAGTAGGTTCTGTGAGTAACGACTACCATACGGCAGTACTATACGTTAAGCCTCACCGTTTTGTTACAAAGACAGGCTATAATATCGTTATGGTAGAGGGCAAAGAGTTGTTAGACAAGCCTGTATCAATCAATTATTCAGTCTTTACAGATACAGATGAGTTGGGAAAGGTAGACATCAACAATCAAGATAACGTAAAAGAACTACTAACAAAAGGTATTGATAACGGTTCTTTTAATCTAAGTAAAGACGAGGCAGATGTGTTCAAAAATAACTTACCTGTCACAGAAACGATTGAGGAAGATATTAAGGCTGTTCTCTCACCAAAAGAAAAGAAAACCATTTCTGTTCAGAATAATGGTTTACTATTACCTATAATACTTGGTATTGTAATCATCGGAGCCGTGTCTGGTGCAGGCTTCATCATGTATAAGAAAGGAGTATTCAAGAAGAGATGAAATCGTTTATTGCAATCACATTAACCATTTTAGGGTTAGATTATTTCTTTCACACATTTGGTATTCAAGGGTTAACAACATACTTGATAATAGGACTATGCTATACTTGCCTGGTAAAGGTTGTAAAGCCGCTTGTACGCTTCTTTTCTCTTCCTGTTAATATTCTCACACTAGGATTTGTTTCCTTTGTAATTAATACCTTATTAACACAACTATTATTCAGTTATTTCGGTATTCATTTTTCATTTATTAACGCATTGATTGTAAGTTTAGAGATTAGTATTGTTGCCTCTGTTGTTGAGGCCGTAATAGGAGATTAAAATATGGCACTATCACTTAGAGAAAGATTAGAGATGGCCGCAAAGAACAGCGATTCTGCGATAGATATGCAGAAGAATAGTGAGCAAGTCGAGGAGCATACGGGCGAAGAGGTCTATGACGAGCCGGAAGAGGCCTTAGAGAGCGGTGACGTGGAAGTTGCAGAAGATGTCGAAGAGATTGCAGAAACGTCTGGAAACGCACAGGCCAAGCCGGTAGAAGATATTAAGCCTTTGGTAGAGAAAGTCTTAGCGATTAACGACTTATTAAAAGACTATGACACCGAGACAATTTCATATATTCAGAATATTGTGCATGAGGATAGTCGTTCTGGGTTAATAAGTTGTATAATAACTATTGACAAGGCACACTCTGACAACATCTTAAAATTGAAAGAGTTGTTTAGTTTAAGAGGCACGACAGACCTTGCGTTTGCAGTCATTGAAATGCAGGATATCAGTGGTTTAGCAAAACTAGTAGAGGGCTACAACCCATCATATACTTATGACGAGAATATGAGTGCTATTCTGGCAAAGAAGAATTTGACTAAGGGTATTGAGACACTACCAGACAACGTGCTAGATAAGATGTTGCCTTTATTAGAACTATTAGAGGTAGCGAGAGGTTAATATATTATGGAAAAGAACATACAGGTAAGATTAGACACTACAGGTGAACATATTACAATTAGAACACAGAGACCTTTAAGTTTCTTAATTTTAAAGGAATTTGTTGGTTTAAAAGATGAACACATGCTGGGTACTTACCAGTATGTTTTTCCTGTTTATAGTAATAACTGTTTTGCAACGTTTAATTTTGTGAAGAAATTCCGTAACGATGTTGATTTTTTAGATAATGAGTTGTTGTTGATTAAAAAGCAAGCAGAAAAAGTACCACAACCAGAGGTGTTTAAGTTTGCAGACGGCTACGTTGGTGTGAAAATACCACCTATCGAGTCTTATATTCGAGTTTTAAATATTTTGGGTGCAACCAATATCATGCGTGATACGTATAGGATTCCTTTCAGTAGGCTATATGAATCGTACAGAATGTTGACATCATGGAAACATCCATACTTACCTAGTTTTCGTGTGAGTGAAGAACTGGAAGATATTGTTAAGACACCATTAACTTCATATAACACGATGAGGGATATTATGTCTGTTGATTTGTCAGAATTGTCAACCGTTGCTTATGGTTACAAGATTAAATCAGAGGGTTTTGATAAGTTAGGTTACACAAATGCAGCCGAATTACTGTTTAAGCGACCTGTAAAGTATGTCGATAGAAGAAGAACTGAATCATGGTCACACTGTCCATTTGGTGAGTCAGTGTTTGTAAAGTGTATTATTGGAAACATTATGGTTTCTAATGGTAAAGCGTATTTTGAATTACAGGATGTAGAAAGTAAAAGAACACTTGAAGCGACATTCTTTGGCGGTGCTTACTTAGGTAGACTGTATAAGCCTGGTGATGTAGTAATCGTGCAGTTGGTTAGAATCGCAAGAGATAAGGCAAATGGTCAGAATATCTTTTCTGAAACAGATGTACAGAGCATGCCAATTATTCCCGTATATAAACAAAGTCCTTCAAATAAGATTACATCAAAGGTGCTCACACAATGCGTACAAGAAGTATTTACCAGATTTGACGGTAAAGACCTAGCCTCGTATATTAACATGGATAGTTCTTTATGGGAACTACTATATGACTTACACTTTCCAAAAGATGTAGCAAACTATATTGATACGATTGATAAGTTAGCCTATATTGAGTTGCTTTATCTGCAACTTGTATTCTTAGATAGACGAGTGAATAGTAAAGAGGCTATCGGACTAAGCAAGATACCTACAGGTAAGACAAATTATACAAACGAGGCATACGGTAAATTACCATTTAAATTGACAAATGGTCAGAGTAATGCTATTCAAGAGATTATGGATGCAATGAAGAAACCTACGCCTGAAAAAATATTACTATCAGCAGACGTTGGTGCAGGTAAGTCTATATGTGCCCAGATGGCATGCTTATACAATGTAGATTGTGGCTATCAGAGCGTATTGACAGCACCTACAGAAATTTTAGCCCAGCAGTTGTTTAATACTTTTGAGAAGTTCTTGGAACCATTAGAACATAAGCCTGTTATAGCGTATTTATCAGGTAAGACAAAAGCGAAAGAAAAACAGGCAATTTACGACAAGGTAGAGTCAGGCGAGATAGATATTCTTGTAGGTACACAAAGCGTCTTGATTGTACCGAAATTCCACAACTTGGGTCTTGTAGTAGTTGATGAACAACAAAAATTCGGCGTTGCACAAAGAGAGGTTTTATTAGGGGCTAGAGTAGACGGTAAAGTGCCTGATTTAATTTCTCAAACAGCGACACCGATTCCTCGAACAGTTGCAACATCATTCTTTGGTGATGTGCATTTAATCACAATCGAAGAAAAACCTCAGGACAGAATACCTATTAAGACAGAACTGTTAAAAGTAAATAGTGAAGGCTTCTTGAGTGGAAAATGTGTCGATGTGTGGGCAAATATCATTAATGAATTAAGACAAGGTCATAAGATGTTTATTGTTGCTCCTGCAGTTGATGAAGATACGCAATATATTTCTACCGCAAAAGTTGAAAAAGCACTAAAACACTTACCGTTGTTGTATGCGAACGATGTGAAGTATAAAGTCGTAACTGGTAAGCAATCGAGAGAGACACAGGAAAAGACACTAAAAGAGTTTAGAGATGGTGATTTTAACGTGTTGGTTGCCTCTTCTATCGTAGAAGTAGGTATTGATATTCGAGAGGCTACTGTTATGGTTATTCTAGGTGCAGATAGATTTGGGGCAAGCCCTCTTCATCAGATTAGAGGACGTGTTGGTCGCAACAATCTTCAATCATACTGTTATCTAGTAAATGACGGTAAAGCAGATAATCCTAGATTAAACGCTCTGGTGCGTAGTGATAATGGTTTTCAGATTGCATTGGCTGATATGGCAACACGTGATATTGGTGATATTCTTGGCACTCGTCAGTCTGGTGAAACAAACCTGAAATTCTGTGATATCAACGAACATACAAAGTTGGTAGAGGCTGCCCAAATGGAGGCAGAGAAGATATATAAATCGCCAGAGAAAAAGAAGGCCCTAGAAGATGCATACAACTTCTTAGGTATAGAGAGGTAGGTGAGCGTATGCAGATTTTATTTAAGTATTTATCTTTCATCAAGACAAAGGTAAATAAAGGCAACAAGAAAGTGTTTTTCGCTTTATTGGTAATGTCAATCGCACTCGGTTGTGGTGTTAGTATAATTGTAGACATTTTATTACCGTGGAATTTTATATTCACAACAATTAGAAGTATTGTCGCCTTGTGCGTTGGTTTTATTACATTTACATTCGCATATGGTATAATGATTGTTAGAAAGCAAAAAGAAGATAAGGTATCAAAACTAGCATGGTTGAATGACCTGTCGTTTCAGCAACGAGTAAACTTGTCATTAATTGTGGTTGGTATTTTAAGTATCTTATTCTTAGTTTTAATTCCAACGCAATCACCATACTACACATTTATAGCGGGTTTACTATTATCTGTAGTTGTGTGGGCTGTGTATTACACAAAACCAACACCAGATGAGATTGAAGCGTACTATGTCGGTTTAGAAGATATGAGAGACAAAAAGGGAAAGGTATAATTTTATGAGAATTGTAATTTTTAATCGAGATGGAGAAGTGACAGAGGCAATGTATGAGGCTGTCGAAAAGAAAGTACTGTCATTAGAGTCATTTCCAATTGTAGTAAACAATGACACAGAGGTGCGTTTTGAGGTAGAGCATAAGAAAGATAATTGCTTTAAATTAGAAGGAACAGTTATCTCAAATAAAGCAACTCTACATGCAAAGGTTTACGGTTCAGATTTTTATGTTCTAGTTGGCGAATGTGTTGACAAGTTAATTCGTCAGGCAAGAAAGGTTAAAACCAAAGTAATTAAACATTAGTTTAAAAGAGAACCCCCAAAAAAGGTTCTCTTAACTGATATATTACATGAAATTCAAAACAGTAAAGGAGTAATTAGATGGAAGTAAAGTTTAAATATATTGGCGAATTTGAGGCGCCTAAGGTACAGACAACAGGTTCAGCAGGATTAGACCTGTTTCATAATGGTGGTACGCCTATCACGCTGGTGCCAGGAAAGTCAGAAGTTGTATCAACAGGATTTTATGTCGAAATACCAGAAGGATATGTTGGGCTAGTATTTGCGAGAAGTTCACTAGGTTTCAAGTTTGACTGTACACTCGCCAACTCTGTAGGAGTAATTGATAGTGATTATCGTGGAGAAGTCAAAGTGAAAATTCATAATCATTCAGATAGTATTAAATTCTTAATGCCGGGAGAGCGAATGGCACAGATTGTAGTTGTTCCATGTTTGGCAAAATTCACACAGGTAGATGAATTATCAGAAACAGAAAGAGGAGCAAACGGTTTTGGCAGCACTGGTAAAGAAGTTTCTAAATAATTCTTTTCTTAAAATCCTTGTGATGATTGCCTTGCTAGGGCTTACAATTTCAGCATTTCAGACTAATACAAATGGTATTCAGTATGTATTTTTAGGAATATTTGTTGTATATACAGGCTCTATGATGTTTTCAAACTTCTTTCACGGCGTATTTTATTTGATGTGGCTGTTTATCTATGAAGTTGTAGTCGCTATGCTTGTATTACAATTTGAAAGCATGTTGCAGTTATCATTACTTGCAACTTTTATACCTTTAACAATATCTATTGCTTTTGTAAATGAGTTATTGATGGACAAGTTTAATGTTAAGTCAAAACGACTATTAATTACTGTCTTAGTGAGTATCTTAATCGTTCTGTCATTACTGTTATTTACATATTTAACAAAGTCTGTAAATTCTTTCATTTACATTGTAATTTATTTCACAATAGAAATTGTATTCGGAGTAATTCTCTATACAAACAAACAAGACCTGTCTAAATAGCGGGTCTTTGTTGTATAATATTAGTGAGAGAAAAGGAGCAAATATGGAATTTAGCAATTTAATTGTATATAGTGATTATAGTGTTCATATCGGGTATGGCACTATTGATGAATATATTAGTGTTTGTAAGCAAAAGGGTATTAAAACTTTATCATTAACAGACACCAACTCAATGATGGGTATTTTTAAGTTCTTGACGAAGTGTAAGGCAAATGATATTAAAGCGATTGTCGGAGTAACCCTTACAGTTGAAAAACACAATATTACATTCTTAGCAAAGAACATTAATGGTTACCATGAATTATGTAAGTTACTAACACAATCTACAAGGAATAATTTAGACGAGCCTTTCTTAACAACCACAGACATTAAGCAGACAGACAATATTGTTGCGATTGTACATACATATGAAAAAGAACCAACAGAGCAGTTTTTGTCAGAATTTAAAAACAAAGTTAAAGATGTATATTTAGAATTTACATTGCTAAAAGGAAATCGTAGAAATATTAGCCAGTCTGTTACAAGATTGTCAGAAAGAACAAATACTCCTTTAGTCTTAACAAATCCTACATTCTATGCATACGATACAGATTTTGAAATGTCTGAAATCAATATGGCATTAATTAAGAATTACAGTTTACAAGAAACACCTGTAACACGTGGTGGCTTGAGACCTGCTCTGTTCTGCAATGAGCATTACTTAAAATCAACACAGGAATTAGTTAATTATGTAAAAGGAAACGTTACAGATGTGCCAAAGCAAATCCTAAATCAGGCTATTATTAATAATCAGTCTATTGTAGATATGATTGAGCAGGTTGAGTTAGAATATCAATTAGGTTTGCGCCCTGTTCCTCATATTCCAGCACCTTTTCAAGATAGTTTATCCTACTTTAAAGCATTAATTCAAGAAGGCTGGGATAAGATTGTTGCAGATAAGCCTAAAGAGGTTCAGGCAGAGTGGAAGAAGAGAATTAAGAACGAATTAGAGGTTATCCACTCAAACGACTTTATAGACTACTTCTTAGTTGTACGAGAGTACATCAAATGGTCAGAAGATAACGGCTACCCAACAGGTTGTGGGCGTGGTTCAGCAGGTGGTAGTTGTATTGCAAGGCTTCTAGGTATTCATAAAACAGACCCTGTTCGTTATGATTTAATGTTTGACCGTTTCCTGTCACCTGGCCGTTCAGCGATTGCAAGAATTACGTACGATGACAATTCTTTTGAAGAAATCCCGGTATCAACCGTTAAAAACATCAATAACAAGGATGATTACACATATACAATCAAACTTGGTGACACAGTTGATGGTAAAACAGTTACAGATTATAAGATTATAGACATTGGGGCTGCACCTGACGTAGATACAGATTTTGAACCAGAAGTACGACCGCTTGTATTTAAGCATTGTCAAGAAGAGTACGGTGAAAATAATATTACACACATTATCACGAGAATGCCTTATGGTGCAAGAAATGCATTTAGATGTGTAGCAAGGGTTTATGGCATACCACCACAGGAAGTCAACAGTTTTAGTGAATTGCTACCAGAAGCAGTTTCAAAAGACACATTAAAAGACGTACTTGATGAGAAGAATGAAACATATGAAAGTGCAAGACTAAAACTAAACCCATTGTTGCTAGAAATCATAAAAAGGGCAAGCGAACTAGAAGGTAGAACATCTGGTACAGGTGTCCACGCTTGTGGAGTACTAATTTCATGCAAAGAGATTTCAGACACAGTGCCTACAATTTATAAAGAAGACCCTAGGGATAAGAGTATTGTTTATCAAGTTTCAATGTTTGAATATCCTGAGGCAGAATCACTTGGTTTAATCAAGATGGACTTCTTAGGACTAGATACATTACATTTAATTAGTAGCACAGTTAAATTGGTCGAACAATACACTGGCAAACATATTGATATGTCTAAAATCATTGATGGCACATTAGACGATAAGAAAACATATCAGATGTTCCAAAAGGCTAAGACAAGTGGTATCTTCCAGTTCGCAGAACAGGGTGTAAGAACCATGCTTACAAAGGTTAAGCCGTCAGAGTTTGAAGAACTACCTGCAATTACGGCTATTTATCGACCAGGCCCTATGAGTTTAGGTTTGCATGATGATTTTGCGGTTAGAAAGAATGACCCGTCCAAACGTATACCATTCAGTAGGGAATTTATTGGTACGCCGATTGACACATTAACGAAGGACACTCTTGGCGCAATTATTTATCAAGAGCAGGTTATGAAGATTGCACAAGAGGCAGCCGGTTTCACATCAAAAGAAGCCGATAAGATGCGTAAGGCAATGGGTAAGAAAAAGATTGAAATTCTAAACATGCTTGAACCTAAGTTTAAAAAGGGTATCATTGAGAATACCAAATGTTCGGAAAGTACTGTTAATGAGTTCTGGGCACAGTTATTAGGATTTGCACAGTATGGTTTTAATAAGTCACATGCCGTATCTTATGCTTTAAACAGTTATCAGTCAGCATATTTAAAGGTTCATTATCCAGTATTATGGGAAACAGCAGCCTTGAGAATGTATGCAGATAATCCAGACAAGGTAGCAAAGTATATTGAAGACGCCCGTTCTAACGGTATAGAGATATTACCACCAAATATTAATGAATCTGACTTGCTTATTTCACCTACGTCTGACCTGAAGAATATTGTCTATAGTATCTCAAACATCAAGAAAGTACCGACATCTATTTTAGAGGCGTTTATATTAGAACGAGAGCGTAATGGCAAATATACAGATTTGATGAATTTTATTAACCGAAACAAAGACATTGTGTCAAAATCTGTTCTTGAAGTTCTGGCATGTTCTGGTTGTTTAGACTGTTTCGGTAATACAAGAAAATCTATTTACGATAACGCAGAAAAGTTGGTTAAGAGCGTACAACGCAAGAAGAATAATGTTGCTAGTTTATTCGCTATGGTTGGCGAAGAGGCAATCAGTATGGTTGAATTAGACGATGAGGAATGGCCAATACTCGAAAAGATGGCTAATGAAGGTCAGGCATTAGGGGCTTATTTATCAGGCAATCCTTTAGATGGTCTAAAAACACAGGACGGTCAGGACATCGTCCAAACAAAAGACTTAAAAGAGTGTGATAGTACTCAATACATCACCTTCTTATCAGTTGCACAAAAGAAAACACGTTCTGGCAAAACTCTTATTACTGGTATCGCCAATAATGGTGTCTCTCAAGCAGAAATTAAGTTACCTACCATGGTTACTAATAGAATCTTGTTAGGAACAGCGATGGAAAAAACAAACGGCGACAGACAAGAGGCATATAAACTCCTACGACTAACAGACGATAAGAAAAAATCGTTCTTCGATGCATTAGAGCCTTTAGATAAGCCAGAGAAATTCAATACAATCTATAAACTCACATACACTAAGGGCTTTAGAGGTAGTATGATGATTAGTGACATTGAACCTGTAGAAGTGTCTAAGAATAATCAAATTTTAGAAAGAATTGTGGTAGATAAGAATAAAACTAAAAATCTACCTGCTTTCCAGAAACTGGTCAACAAAGAAACAGAGCAGGCGAAAATGTCTGGTGGTAAACTTATTGATATATTAGTTGAGTTCTATTCGGTGAAAGATGATATGTGGAAGACCGTTGAAATCGACCAAATTTATGTATCTGCAGCCGCTCTTAGACTGATTAAGTAAGGAGTTGTAAAATGGCAAAGAAGATAGTAGTTGAATACACAACCAAAAAGACACGCAAGTACGATATATCACAACTACAAGTCTAAGTCTATAGAAATATAGGCTACGTTGAATTAGAGAACCATAAGGTTACTTACCTTCGGTTGTCGCCTTAGACCGATGCTCTAAGTTCACTGGCTAAGTTGGGTGCTTGTGTATAGATAGCCCTGTGTTAGTGAATTGAAAACCCAATTCAACATTGACGAAAGGAAGTCCAATTCCCCACTTGGTTACAGAGTGTGGACAGGCGCTACGGTTCGATAGGTACCGTCTTAAAGAATTAAACTTATCATCAACGAAAGGAGCGAGAGCGTATGTTGGTGTATGTACTAAAACAAGACGGACAACCTTTTATGCCAACAGAACGCTTTGGCAAGGTTCGTAGATTATTAAAAGAAAACAAAGCAAAAGTTGTCCGTAGAGAACCATTTACGATTAGGTTATTATATGAGCCTTCAACTGATATAGTTCAGGAATGCTACTGTGGAGTTGACACAGGTTCTAAACATATTGGTGTCGCCGTTGTCGGTAATGATAAAGTGCTATACCAATCTCAAACCGAATTAAGAAGTAATATTAAGAAAAAGATGGACCGTAGACGTGCTTTTAGACGTAATCGTAGAAGTAGAAAAACACGTTACAGAAAAGCAAGATTTTTGAACAGAAGAAACTCTATTAAAAAGGATAGACTTCCACCTTCAGTAAAACATAAGGTTCAGGCTCATATAGACGAGATTGAATTTTGTAAGAAGATACTTCCAATTAAAGACGAGAACTTGATTTTAGAAGTAAGTCAGTTTGATACAGCCTTGATGAAGAGTCCGAGTTTGATGAATGAGAAAGTAAAACACTGGGGTTACCAGAAAGGCTTCAACTATGGTTACTCTTCAAGAAGAAGTATTATTCTCCATAGAGATAACTACACATGCCAGTGTTGTGGCAAGAAGAATTGTAGATTGGAAGTTCACCACATTAAGTTTAAGAGTAACGGTGGAACAGATGACGAAGAGAACTTAATTACCTTATGTGAAGATTGTCATAAAGGAGTTCATGCTGGTACTGTGGTTTTGAACAAGAAACCTAAGAAGAGTAAGAACTTAAAGTACGCAACTCACATGAGCATAACCAGAAGTCGCTTGTTGAAGAAATATCCTGATGCTATTGAAACTTTTGGTTTTGTAACAAGTGAGAATAGAAACCACTTAAAATTACCAAAAGACCACTATATTGATGCTTGTATTATTGCAAGTAGTGGCGGACTGTTTGAATTATCCGGCACGGTTTACTACAAGCGTAGAGTGTCTAAAGGTGATTACCAATTATGTAAGGGCCCTTGTGGGGAAAAGAAAATTCCAGTAGGTAAAATACAAGGTTTTAGAAAATTTGACAAGGTTAAGTATCTTGGAAAAGAGTATTTCATTAAAGGAAGACAATCTAAAGGAGGATATGTATTCCTTATGGACATATTTAATGGCCAGATAGACTTTAGTTATATACCTAGAGGGCACAAAATACCTAAGTTATTGGATTGTGAAAGAGTAAGTGCTAGAAGTAGTGCATTATGTATAAGGATGAAACATAGAACAGAATGTGTTGAGGGTATGAAATATATAGAGGTGTTAGAGTAATTTATAAATATCTAAATATATAATTTCATGTCTTAACAAAATTGTAGAGGAATAATAAAATGAAGATAATGAATTTACCATCTGTGGAAGATTTAACTAAAAACACTATTCCCGAACCGGTTGTCAAACATGAAGAGCAAGAAGATATTATTGAGCCGGTAGATGTAGAAGACATTACAGATGAGTTCCAAGATATTGAAGATGGGTACAATACTGACGAAGATACAGATTATGAAGAGGCTTATCAAGAGCCTCAAGTAGCCGTGCCTGTTCAGCCTAAAGTCGAATATTCAGAAGAGGAAGAGGCAGAGGCATTAGAAGAAATTGTAAAAGAAAGGGAAAGCAAAAAGGCTAAGACACCAAAGAAGTTGAAGAAAGGTGTTGTAATTGGCGTTATTGCCTTAATCTCTATTGTTGTTCTTGCAGGTATTGGTTATTTTGTTGTCAGTCATTTCACAAGTACTGCAAAGACCCCAACAGTTACACAACCGACAGAAGGTCCTAAGAAACAAGATTTTGAAAACTTTGAAAGATTGATTTTAAAATCACCGACAGTTGCTGATGATGAACAACCAGCAGAAGATAAGCCAACAAAGTCTGGGCAAGAGATTGTGCAATCATACTCTTTAGAATATCCTTATGTGAATTTAACCTTAAAAGAGGATGCAGACGGCCAGTTTGTGTTAATCTACAATAAAGATGACAAGCAGGTGCTATGTTATTCAGAAGAGAACCAGTTTGTTGCAGGAGTAGAAAAGAGAGTTGCCTTGAGTTGTGAGGTAGACGATGATATGTCTAATGAAAAGCCTATTTCCTATATGTTTAGGGAGAGTGATTAGTTATGCAGGCTTTAATGCCTTTTGCAAAGAAGTTTGATACCAAAATCAGGCGCATTATCTCAAAACAAAAGTATTTTAATACACTGGAAGAATTTATTATCATGTTTAATAATGGCACGATTAATAAGTTTGACCCGAATGTTGAGTATATTTTAAAAAAGTTAAAGAAATACTACCTGAATGTAAAGGTCGAGGATGATAAAATAATTGTTTGCTCTCCTGACGAAATTACACTAGACTTTATATATAATCTTCTAGGGCAATGGAAGTTGGTCGTCTATTTAAAATCTCTGATTGATAGGTTGACAGAACTTGGTTATCCTTATGATACTAAGATTGTTTTTCAGACCAGTAATCCAGGTACAGTCTATATAGAGATGCTTGATGGTGATACAGGGGAATACTTTTTAGAGCCAGCACATGATGTTCCTAAATTGTTTAATACAAATAGAGAGTTGGCAAAAAATTTAATTATCAACTTATCATTAAAAGATTATGATGGTGGTTGTTATCTGAACTTTGAAGATGTAGAAGACATAGACTGTTCTTTCTTATACGAAGTTCAGGAGTTTATCTTACAGAAGATATTAATTGACAATCATAAGAGCATGCACTTGACAGAAAGCCATAAATAGTGTATGCTTTTGTTGTAAAGTGAAAGGGGTAATATTTTCATGTTAATCACGTTGTTATCGGTGCTATTGCACATCCTGCTCTATGTATTGTTATCTGTATTAGTTTATACAGTTGTGTTCTTAGATTTAAGCAAGGCTCAAAAGAGAGTACTGCTAGGAGTAATTGCATTTCTAGCATTTGCACTATTTGTTGTCGGTATTTAATTAAATATACTAAGAGTTGAGATTTTTCTCACTCTTTTTATTTTGCGTTAAAACCGTTTTACACCCTCGTCCGTGCGACTTTTTAAGCCTGAATCCAGTCAAAAACCAACGGGCTGATACATTACACAGATTTAGCGAAAATCGCTCTTAAAACCGTTCTGGCACATATTTTAAAATGTGTGCCTTTTGAGTATAAAAATGTGTATAATAATAAGTGAGAGGTAGAGGAAAGTATGTTAGTAAAAACAATTTCATTCAGTGGTGGTATGGCCGCTGGCAAAGACACATTTGGTGAAGCATATAAAGAACTATGCAACCAGAATGGAATAGAGGTAGAGCATTTAAGTTTTGCAAAAGCATTAAAGGATGAAGTAGACGAGTTAATTAAACGAGTAAGAGACAATGAAGGTGTGGCAGAGATTTCACAAGCAATGAAAGTAAACTGTATTCACATCAGCAAACTAAAGAATGCAATTCTTGAAGAGGACTACATTCATCCAAACTTTACAGCAAGAGATAGAACGCCAGCGACAAGATTTTTATTACAATACTGGGGGACAGAGGTACGCAGACAACAAAAAGATAGTTATTGGGTAGATATTGTTAAGGCAGAGATTGAAGAAAATATTTCTAATGGTATAGCAACGTATATTACAGACGCACGCTTTATCAACGAGTTAGAGATGTTACAATCTATCGGAGCCACTACGGTTTTATTAAAAGCACCGTTAGAAGTTCGATTAAAGCGACTATATGATAGAGATAAGATTACTGTTTCAGAAGAGGCGTTAAAGCACCCAAGCGAAACACAATGCTTAGAATATAAAAATTACTCTATCGAAATAGACACAACACAACATACTGCCGATGAGTTAGGCGAGATTTTGGGGGTGTAATATGGGATTTAGTTTATTTGATTTAGAAACAGAAAAGCAAACAAATAAGAAAGTTAGAATTGCAAACAATAGTGTTCAAGTTTTAGACGAAGACCTGAGGAAGGAAATCAATAAGAAGAAATTGTCGCCTAGTTTAGTTGGTGCATTATTGAACTCGCCAGGAGACTGGGTAATGGGTGCTTATATTGAACCACTATGTATTGATGGATATGTCGATGCATTAGAGCGAGGAACATGGTTCCACAGTATTATGGAAGAGTTCTTTAAGTTAGCGTCAGTGAACAGAGATTTTAAACACTTGTCGGCAGTCGCTGTATCAGTAACAAAAGAAAAATACCCACACATGCTTGAAAGACAGGAAAACAAAGACTGGCTAAATCGAGCAATACAAGGTTACAAAAACACATGGCTTAGTGGTGCAAAAGATGAAAAGATTGCCTCTGTGTTCCTTATGGGAGAACAAAAGCAAGGCTTAGAATTGTTTGTTACAGGTAAGATTGGTAACGCTAAAAGAACATGCTTAGGATTTATTGATAAACTTGTTGAGGGTGACTATGGCCTAATCGTTCAAGACTGGAAAACAGGAGCAAAAATCCATGACTATGACCCTAGTAAGGCACCTAGTGATAATAACCCATTCGATTACTGGCGGCAGCAGACATTTTATACGATGCTCTTAGAGCAAGCAGGTATGAAAGTAGATAGTGCATGTTTGATATTCCCTTGTGCAGAAGTTCCACAGATTGTCAATGTTGACTGTCATAATCCAAAAGTTAGAGAGCAAGTAATTGCAGACTGTGAAAAAGCAGATAGTATTTTAGAAGAGTGTATTGCAAACGACTATACCTTCCCATTCAAGCCAGGTAAATATAATTCATGGGCAACTTATTTATGTGGTTTAGGTAGAGCATACCCACCTAAGATTATTACAGACAGATTAAATGACTATGTAGAGTACGGAGATGAATAGTATGGACAGATACATTGAGTTATACAAAAAATACAGACCGAAAAGATGGGAAGACATTATCGGTCAAGAGGCGATTATTACACCGATAAAAAATGCTATTGCATCAAACAAGATACCTACAGGCTATATTTTCAGTGGTTTAGCAGGTACAGGTAAGACAACACTTGCCTTATTAATTGCAAAAGTACTGAACTGCCATAAATTAGATGATGATTTGAATCCGATTGAGGATGAAATCACAGAGGCTATTGATAACGACTCTCTTATCGGCGTCAAACAGGTGTCTATGGCGAATGCTAGTGTAGAAGATGTCAGAAAGATTATGGCAGAGTCCTTCGTATCACAACCAATCAAGAAGAAGGTATTTATTTTAGACGAGTTCCACAACTGTTCTAAGGCAGCCTTCGAATCTATCCTCACAGACTTGGAGAGTACAAACCAAGACTCACTATTTATCTGCTGTACAACAGAGCCTGATAGAATTCCTAAGTCAATTAAGAGCCGTATGCAACAGTTCTCTTTACGAGTACCGACACCGAACGAAATTCTAACAGTTCTACAGAATATCGCTAAAAAAGAGCCAGACATTCTGCAAGGAATCAAAGATAAAAAGTTTACCAAAGAAGATTTCTTTAACTGTGTTCATAATAGTGGTGGTTCAATCCGAGATGCTATTAGTAACCTAGAAAACTTGGTAAACGGTGGTGTTATTAGTGCTTCTTATTCAAGACAGTTGTTAGAAAATATCTTACATGGTGATGTAATCAATATTTACAAAACAACAAAAGCGATGTCAGAATCCGGAGCGAATTTTCACTCAACCGCAGAAGTATTGTATAAGGTTATTGTAGATTTAATGTTAATGCTTTCAGGAGTTGAGGTAGAATCTGGAATACCTTATCAAGATTTAACAAAACTTACAAATCTTAACATGCTTATTAAACTAACTGGTGAATTAGAAAAGACATTCCATGCTATTGCAAGCAAGACGATTGACTACCGTGTGTTGTATGAGATGTGTTTTGTCAAGATGGCTCTTATTGCTAAGGCAGGCAAGTAATGCAAGCAACATCAAAATATATATTTATTGTTCTTACGAGTTATGTCCTGTCGTCTGTAATGGCGATAGGACCTGCCCCATTTAGGCATATATTATTCTCTGTTCTATTTATGGGTATTATTTATCTATTTTATAGAGATGAAAGAAAATTTCCTAAACCAGAATTAAATAAAAGAGTGGCGCTATATATCGTAATCGGTCTTTTAGTGCACATGGCAGTTAGTGGTTTCTTGATATATGTACTACCAAAACCAATAGAAGAACAAAAAGTAAAGATACTTGCCAAGTCATATGGCTTTGTAGGTATTCTTCTGTCTTGCGTGATGGCGCCTTTAACAGAGGAATATATATTTAGATATTTACCACAGAACAAATCGTCTATTGTTGCTTCGATTGTTCTGTTTGGTTTACTTCATATACAAAAGAGTACTGATTTATATACGGCATTTTATCCAGCAATTATAACAACTGTAAATGCTACTACCTATCATTACTTCTACAGAAAGACAGACAACTTGTATGTATCAATCGGAATGCATGCAATATCAAACGCAATCGTATTAGGACTATTATAGTCCTTTTTAGTTAGGAGAAGAAATATGTTTTATAGTGATTATAGACAACATGACACCGCCGACGGTGATGGTATTAGAGTCAGCCTTTACGTATCAGGTTGCACGCTACATTGTAAGGGTTGCTTTAATGAAGAAACTTGGGCATTAGATTATGGTGATAGATTTACAGATGAGGTTTTAGATGAACTAATTAAAGACTGTAAAAAGCCATATATTAAAGGTCTATCATTACTTGGTGGAGACCCACTTGAAAAAGAAAATCAAGAAGAGGTCTTAAAGATTATTCAGCGTTTCAGAGCAGAATTTGGTGATACAAAAGACATATGGATATGGACCGGTAGAAGAATTGAAAGTCTACTAGATAAGACATTCAGGGATTACACTGAATACACAGAAGATATTTTATGTAATATTGATTATTTGATTGATGGTCCTTTTGTTCTATCAAAGCGTAATTTACTATTAAAATATGCTGGTTCAGAAAACCAGAGAAGGCTTGACTTACGCAACATAAGCACCCCACAAGACTTACGTTCTATTAGTGATTGGGATAAATTAGACTGTGAGGTGAAATAGGCAAACCATTCGCTTTTAGTAAATATAAGATTAGGCATAGCAGAACTTATGCCAAGGAGAGTAAAATGATAAAAGTAATTAAAAGAAATGGCAACGAAGTTGAATTTAAGCCTGAAAAATTAAATTCAGCAATCGAAAAGGCTAATATGCAGGTTAGCCGTGAAAACAGACTTACAGAAGAAGAAATCGCAGAACTGGTTGATACTGTTGTAAGTCGCATTCCTGAAGATACAGAAATTTCAGTAGAGGATATTCAGGATATGGTAGAAGAAGAACTCTACGACAACGCTAGTTTCGCATTAACAAAGGCGTACTCTAATTATCGTTTCTTAAAAGGCAAATTAAGAGACAATAAGTTCAATGACCTTGAGAAGAATATTATGGCATTGTTTGAGCAGAAGGAAACAGATGCGTCCGTAGAAAATGCAAACAAGAATGCAAAACTTCTAAGTACTCAAAGAGATTTGGCTGCCGGTGAAATTAGCAGACATCTTGTAAACAAGTACATTTTACCAAGAGATGTACAAGACGCTCATCAAAAAGGTATTATTCATGTTCACGATTTAGACTATCGTATTGCAGGAATAACGAACTGTGGCCTAGTGAACTTAGAAGACATTTTCACAAATGGTACTGTATTAAACGGTACTAAGATTTATTCACCTAAGTCATTCAGTACTGCGGCCACACTAGCAAGCCAAATCGCCATGGCTGTTTCAGCAAGCCAATACGGCGGACAAAGTATGACCCTAACACACTTAGCACCTTATGTAGATATTTCAAGAAGAAAAATCAGACATAGACTAATGGACGAGTTTACAGAACAAGGTGTAGAAGTGACAACAAAACAATTAAACGAAATTGTTGAAAAACAAGTACGTCAGGAAGTCAAGGATGGTATTCAAACATTAAATCATCAAATCGTTACAATGGCATCGGCAAATGGCCAGTCGCCATTCATTACCATCTTCATGTATTTAAATGAAGCAAAGAGTGAGCAGGAAAAGAAAGACTTAGCATTGATTATCGAAGAGATGTTACGTCAGCGTATAAAGGGTTTACCAAACGAACATGGTGTATTATGTTCACCTGTATTCCCTAAGTTGATTTATGCGATTGACAGTTCTAACTGTGATGAGACAAAGGAATATTGGTACTTAACTCGTTTGGCAGCCGAATGCACATCTAAGAGAATGGTGCCAGACTACATTTCAGAAAAGAAAATGTTTGAGAATAAAGACGGGCATTGCTTTCCTTCGATGGGTAAGTGTAAACTACAGCCCATCTAAAATCGGGTGAACCCTTGTCAAGGGGTGTCAGTACAAATACTGTGCTGGCTAACGGTTAGGTCTGACACGGCTAAGTTCGTGCAACAGATGAGACCGTGCTACTTTGAAATTATGGAGTATAAATAATTATGAGTTATGGAACAATCTACAAAATAACAAATATAAAAACAGGAAAAGTACATATTGGTAAAACAACAAGAAGTCTTAATGATAGACTACAGGGGCACATAAATAGTGCCAATAAAGGTGACAACTTCAAACTATCAAGAGCAATTAGGAAATATGGTAAAGAAAACTTTATAATAGAGCCGATAGACTTTGCTGATACACGTAAAGAACTAAATGAAAAGGAAGTTTATTATATCAGCGAATACGATTCTTTAGAAACAGGATATAATATGACGATTGGTGGTGAGGGAGGAAACACATATATTGATAAGTCTGACGAAGAGATGAAAGCAATATCAGAGAAAATTTCCGCAGCCTTACGTAAGAATAATGGGAATCACGGTCAATTTGTAGGTCCCAAAAACGGTATGTATGGAAAGCATCAAACGCCAGAAGCAAAAGAGAAAATAAGTAAAGCGTCAAAAGGTAGAAAATTCTCAAAAGAACATAATAGAAAAATATCAGAATATTATAAAGGCAGAAAGAAACATTATCTTCATCCACATACAAAACTATTTGTAACCAATATAGAAACAGATGAAATATGTGTCAAGACAGCAAAAGAGATTGTTACTACGTTTGATTTGCAGAACTATATAGCATTAAAGAATATTGTAGATAATAAAACCATACTCAATAAAACATTTATAATTTCAAAAAGTGTATCGACTAGCCGTGATGAATGTAGCGGCGGATAAATTCCTTAATGTAGGACTAGAGTACAGACACTGGTCCGAAGAGTCCGACTGTATATTTTATACAGATGATATAGTCAGTACCTATAGTGATATAGGATATATACGTGTAGAAGTTTTTTAAGTCCATGGTACGACGGCAACGGTGAGTTCCATGCGTACGGTCGTTTCAATTTAGGTGTGGTAACGCTTAACCTGGCGTATGTTGCATTAGAGGCAAATGGAGACATGAATAAGTTTTGGTCCCTACTTGACAAATATGCAGACCTCTGTTTTGAGGCTCACATGACATTTGTGAAGAGATTAAACAAGACGAAAGCGTGCGTTGCTCCAATTCTTTGGCAACATGGCGCCTATGCGAGATTAAACCCTAACGATACATTAGATAAAGTTATGTATGATGGGTATGCAACAATCTCCCTAGGTTATGCTGGTTTATATGAAACGGTACAAGCGTTAATTCACCAGTCACACACAACCGACGAGGGTAGAGAACTTGCACTTCAAATCATGAATAAGTTAAATGCTTATTGTGAGAAGTGGAAGAAAGAAACTCACCTAGCGTTCTCTGTTTACGGTACACCGATGGAATCAGGTACTTACAAGTTTGCAAAGGCACTTCAAAGAGATTTTGACACTATGCCAGAAGTAAACGAACATGACTACATCACAAATAGTTACCATGTAAATGTAAGAGAAGAGATTGACGCCTTTGACAAGTTGTCGAAGGAGTCAGAGTTCCAGTCATTATCATCTGGTGGCTCTATCTCATACATCGAAATTCCGAACATGGAAAAGAATATACCTGCGTTGCTAGAAGTTATTAAGTTCATCTACGATAACAACATGTATGCAGAGTGTAACACAAGAACTGACGTATGTGATACTTGTGGTTTCCATGGTGAGATGGAAATGATTAAAGATGAAAACGGCAATTACATATGGAGATGTCCTAACTGCGGAGAAACAAATATTGATAAACTTAATATCGTCCGTAGAGTTTGTGGGTATCTTGGTCGTATTAGTAATGGTGTAAACCTTGGTAGACTTGGAGACATTCACGACAGGGTGTTCCATCTATAACAATCTATAAGGGGACAGGGCAAAACTTGTCCTCTTTTTTGATATAATATGTAGATAGAAAAGGAGATTGCGTATTTTGAAAAAACATTTTAATGGCAAAGGCTTTAGTAAATGCACGGCGCAAAGTCAGGCGACATGCAAATATGGTAACAACCTACACTTCTCTGACACAATAACTCCAGAAGAAGAAAATAAGATTATAGATGATATGGCCAAAGCACAGATGTTGGCAAACAGTTATTATGAAAATAGATTAACCAAATCAAGTTCTGGTTACTATACGTTAAAGAATTACAACTATGATAGTGATAAAGACAGAATGACAGAGTACGGATTTTTAAAGAAACTAGGCTTTGAGTATGAGGGTACGCAGGTTAGTAAATCTGGCGAGTTCTACTCAATGATGAATTTGGCAGTAGAAGAACTGAATTTTGCACCAACAGACGAACAGGAAGAGTTCAAAAACTCTCAAAGACTGTATGTCATAAAAAACGGTAACATTTCACCTGTTATTCAAGAGCATTTACAATCTTATATTGAGGCGAGTAAGATTATGGTTTCAGATGAAGAGTACTTAAAGGTAAAAGACTGTAATGCTATATTAGAAGATAGTAATTGTATCTATATTTGGCCTGATGATAATTTCAGTGCGGATATTGTCAGAATTATTAAAAATCCTGAAAAGGAAAAGAGTTTTGTGTCATCGTTTGAGGTAAAAACTCTATGTAACGGTACAAAATCAGCACAGGGCTCAACCAAGACAATCTATTACGATGATAACGGTGTTGTTAGCGATGTTAATTCTGGAGAAATTCTTGCCGATGATTATGACGTGTTAGAGCAGGGATATCACAACTATCGTATTAAGGGTTATGATGGTGTTCGAGATTTAATTTCAGACTACGAAGAAAGAACAATCAGAATGCCTGGTAATAAGAATGTAATCTTTATTGACAAAGATGGTAAAACAGATGCTATATCATGCAGTAAAACAGAGCGGGCAACAAAGAAACGAGAAGAGTTAATCAATTCTGGTAAATATATTGGTGATATGCGTATTCATGTAAACAAGAGTCCTCGCAATGTTGGTGAAAAAGAAGTTGATTACTTCTTAAACAGTAAAGTAAATTACGGCAGAGCATTTAAAGACGGTGTAGCAAAAACAGAGTTCACACTAAGCGATTTGGTTACTGTAAAAGGTGGTTCAAAAACATCTTCTAAGGGTGCTGGTGTATGGCATGGTGAAATTGCTAAAGGTAAACGAGAGTATGAAGTTATCATGGGTAACTTCCGCAAGCGTTTAACAGTTGATGAATATGCAGATTTTGTCAAAGGTGGTAAACTAAAATTAACTGATTTCAGGTTCTGTCCTGTAACCTGCTCGGTAGAGTTAAAAGATGTAACAGAATAAGGGGTGATTGTACCTAATCACTTCTTTTTCTTGTATAATATAAGTGTAAGGGTAAAACCCTAGATAAGGAGAAAACATGGTAGCAAAGAAGAAAGCAGTAACAGTAACAGACAGTAACAAGAAAGCGGCCTTAATGGACTTGGTACACACCTTGCAAGAAGATGCCAAAAAGACTTACGGAGTATCAAATGTTGGTTTTTTAGGTGAGATGGAAGACAAGCAAATTACATTCTTACCAACAGGTTCACTTGTATTGGACACTCTACTTGGTGGTGGTGTAGCAAAGGGGAGAATCATTGAATTTTTCGGTCCCGAGTCTTCAGGTAAAACATCAATGGCGGTGCTTGCCTTAGGAAAAGAGCAACAGCGTGGTAATTCAGTTGCATTCCTAGATATTGAGCATGCAGCCTCTCCATCATTTATGGAAGTGCTAGGCGTAAACACAAATGAATTACTATTCCTACAACCTAGTAGTGCAAAAGACACATTCCAAGCATTATTAAAGATTGTTCGTTCAGGAGAAATTAGTATGGTTGTTGTTGATTCTGTATCAGCAATGACAGAGGGTGTAGCAGATGAAGAACTGGTAAAAGATAGCGTAGGTAAATTAGCACGTAATATGTCTAAGAATATGCCTGTATTGGCAGAGGCATGCTCTAATAATGATTGTACAGTTATCTTTATTAACCAGACACGTGAAAAGATTGGGGTTATGTTCGGTGACCCAACAACAACATCAGGTGGTAACGCTCTAAAATTCTATGCAACACAACGAGTAAAGGTAAATAAGAAGTCACCTATTAAGGATTCAGAGGGTTCTGTAATCGGTACAGAAGTCGGTCTAAAGGTCGAAAAGAACAAGGCATCAACACCGGGTGGTATTGGTAGTACATTGCTTTCTTATTCAAGTGGTATCGACACAGTTGGTGAAATCTACTTATTGGGTGTACAGTTCGGGGTTATCTCAAAGACAGGAACTACATTCTATGCAAATATCGACTTAACAAAAGAACAGCAAGAAAAACTAAAGAATTGTGAGTATAACGAAGAAACAAAACAATTAAAACTTGCAGTTGGTGAAGGAAGAACACGTGCAAGACTTGCAAATAATGCAGACATATTTGAAGTTGTATCACAAGAAGTAACAAGAGTCCTTAAGGAAAAGCAAGAAGAATTTAAAGCAAGAGATAAGAACGCAGTACAATTAAAGGAAGATGAATAGGTCTTCCTTTTTTAATTTGTTGTATAATATATATGAGAGGTTATATATGAATATTAAAGACAAATTAATGAGTTTATATAGCACTGCCGATAGAGAGCGTGCAAAGGCGTTGGTAGCGAAGATTAGAGAACAAGAGAGTATTTATTCATCTATGTCAGATATCGAGTTAAAAACAGCCTTCCAAGCGATTAGGAACGAAGTTGACACAGAGCATAAGAAAATACACGTGTTTGCCTTAGTTACAGTCGCTATTCAGCGTGTACTAGGGTTATCTCCTTATGATGTTCAAATTCAGGGTGGTATTATCCTGTCAGACGGTAAGATTGCAGAAATGAAAACAGGTGAAGGAAAGACATTAACATCACTTTACCCTATTATTTACAATGCTTGTAGCGGGCAAGTCCATGCAATCACAGTAAACGAGTACCTTGCAGAGCGTGATGAAAAATATCTTGCACCTGTATATTCATTCTTCGGGTTAAAGTCTGCATTTAACAAGCAACAGTCATCACAATATATTAAAAAGACGATTTACGCAGAGAATGATATTATCTATGGTATTGAAAGTACATTCGTCTTTGACTGGTTAAGAGACCAAATGGTAATGAGTATAAATGACAAAGTAATTCAAAAGCCATTTCATTTCGCCAATATTGATGAAGTAGACAGCGTCCTCATTGATAACGGTAGAACTCCATGCATTATTGGTGGTGAAAAAGATAAAGATGTGGTGAATATAATAAATGTAGACAAGGCTGTAAAACAACTAAAACCGACAGAAGATTATATTGTCGATACTCAATATCGCAATGTTAAATTAACAGATGACGGTATTTCAAAACTTGAAAAATTATTAAGTATTGAAAACTTATATAGTCAAGAACATATTTATATTATGCATTTAGTTCAGCAAGCATTGATTGCCAATTATGTATTCAAACTAGATATTGACTATGCAATTAAGGACTTTGGTAATGGTATGCAACTTGTAATTATCGACCAAGGTACAGGTCGTATTATGGCTGACAGAAGATATAATCAGGGCTTACATCAAGCATTAGAAGCGAAACATAGCGACCAAGTTTCCATTCATAGTGAAACAGTAACGATTGCATCCATCACGCTTCAAAACTTTTTTAGAATGTATCATAAACTAGCAGGTATGACAGGTACTGCATTAGAAGAGGCTGACGAGTTTATGGAAGTATATGGGTTAAAGGTTGTGCCGATTGACACAAACAAGCCTGTAATTAGAGTAGACCATACACCAGAGTTGTATAAGACAAAGACAGAAAAATGGGAGCGTGTACTCGGCTTAATTAAGCAGTACCATGAACAAGATTTCCCAATTCTTATCGGTACAACATCTGTACATGATAGCGAAGTTGTCAGTGATATTCTGACACGTGAACATATTAGGCATGAAGTATTAAATGCAAAACAGGATGCCAAAGAGGCTGAAATTGTTGCCTTGGCAGGTCAGTTAGGGGATATCACGATTGCAACGAATATGGCTGGTAGAGGCACAGATATTGTACTAGAAGATAAAGACCACCCACTAGTAGTTATTCAGACAGAAATGAATGAAAATGGTAGAATTGATAGACAGTTAAGGGGTAGAAGTGGACGCCAAGGTGATAAGGGTATTACACATACAATCATTAGTGCAGAAGATAGTATTTTTGCAAGAAGTTCCTTGACTGACATGTTAAAGAAGATTACTACCAAGGACCATGTTCCAACTAAGATGACTTTAAGAGTGATTAAAGAGTTACAGACGGAACTTGCAGGGCAAGCATCTATTTCAAGACAAAACGCATTAAAGTATGACGACATTATTCGTGAGCAGAGAAATAAGTTTTATCAATCAAGAGATAATGTCTTACGTTACAATACAGTAAAAGAATTGGATGAATGCCTGGCTAAACTAGACGTTCAAATCAACGATGATTACTTAAGTGATGTCGAGAGAGTGATTATCAGAAAACAGTTACTACTATCAGCGATGGACTTCTGCTGGGTTCAGCATTTAGAAAAACTGGAATCTCTCAAAACTGGTATTGCATGGAGAGCAAGGTCAGGTAATAATCCTATTCTTGTCTATCAGGAAGAGGCTCAAATTTTATACGACAATTTCTTGTCAGAGATTAGCCTTGTTATCGACAAAGCCGTGAAAGGAGCCAAGTAATGAAGTGGTTAAAGACAAAAAGAGTTAGAAATAGAATTGCATTTACTTTACTGATGATTATTCTATTTGAAATAGGAACATTCATTCCTTTACCATATGTAGAGCATACACAAGCACAATCAGAACTCGGTAGTTTACTAAATCTTGTTTCTGGTGGGGCACTTAGCAGATTTGGGTTATTTGCCTTAGGTTGTAGCCCGTTTATTAGTGCAAGCATTGTAGCACAGTTGTGGACAATAGGCTTTCCGTCATGGGAACGCCTATCTAAACAGGGCAAAGAAGGACAAGTCAAGTTGTACAGAAGAACGCAAATTATAGGCGTTATCCTTAGTGTATTACAGACTTACGGTATTATTGCAAGTAAAGCAGTACAAGCACAACTTGGTATCAGTATTACCGTTACAAATATTTACCAGACAATTTATCTGATTTTACTAACAGTTGTTGGTTCACTATTCGTATCATACCTAGCAAGCAGAATTAACGAAAAGGGTATCGGTCAAGGTATATCTGTATTTATTACAGTTGGTATTTTAGGCAATATCCCTAGTATCGTGTTACAGTTTATGTCAGTATACAATAGATACTTAGCAAAGAGCGATTTAACTACATACTGGCAGTACCTTGCAGTTATTATGGTTGTTTTACTTACGGTTATTGTATTATGTATTGTTGCAAACAAGAAAGTGTTTAAATTACCTATCCACTCTGCTAGTAATAGTCAATATATAGAGGCACACTATTTCCCTATTAAGTTATTGGCAAGTTCAGTTATGCCTGTTATTTTTGCAAGTATGATTATGTCTGTTTTAAAGATTATTAATGACTTTAAGAACTTAAACTGGACATGGACATCTTACACAACAAAAACGGGTTTCATAGTTTATATAGTAGTGATTATGCTTATGACATTTATCTACAATTCTATTGAGGTGAACGGTGATACACTACAAGACGATTTGTCTAAGGGGTCTATGTATATCTTGGGTGTTCGCCCTACACAGTCAGCAAAAGTAATTCGTAAAAAACTATTTAAGATTAACTTAATTGGTGCACCTGTATTAGCGTTTATTGCAGGACTCTCACTAGCAGTTGCTGTATTTACACCAATTGATTTTGCAGCCTCAATTAATGGATTATCTGTATTGATTCTTGTTGGTACATTCCAAGAAATCATATACCAAATCAAGGGGTTGACACAAAAGACAAACTATAAGGAGTTATTCGCATGATTAGACATATTTTGATTATTTGCACAGTATTCGTGAGTATGTTCTTGCTTGGAGTGATTTTATTTCAGTCACCTAAGCAAGAAAGTTTAGGAAATGCATTTAACGGTGAAAAAGTATATGTAAGTAGTTTAAATAAAACATTAATACGATTTACTTATGTTGCCGTTACTATTCTCGCCTTGCTCTTAATTGCCTTAAAACTGATATAATCAGTAAGAGAGGTAATGAATATGAAACAAAAGATAAGATATATATTGCTTGTTGTCCTGACAATTATTTTTGTTGGTTCGACAGGCATTATCGGATACAAGTACTACTCTTCTTGGCAGAATAAAAAAGAGGTCGAGAAGGTACGTGAAGTAGTAAACAACACGATTAAAGAAAGTGATTTGCATAAAACAGAGCAAGACTATATTAACGATGGCATTAACATTGTAAATAAAATCAATCAGGAGTATGGTACAGATAAATTTAGTGCATATCTAACAGTTGGTGATAACATGATTACAGAACCTGTTGTTAAAGCGACAGAGCCAGAGCAGTACCTACGCTCTGATATTCATGGCAATTACAATATTGCTGGTACAATTAAGGTGTATTATCAAAACCAGACCTATGAAGATGACTCGGTAACATTATACGGTCATTCTATGCTTGATAATACACGCTTTGGTTACTTAGTATCAAGGGAAGATGTAATGTCCCAAAATAATATGGAAACGGCTAAGTTATACACAAATAAAGGTACATATGAATACAAACTTGTTGATATGCGGGTAATAGACAATGATAGATACTTTGCTCCTGAAAAAGCAATAACAATTTCTGGCTTGAACGAAATGAAGTCGGTACCCGCAATTAAAGTAATCAAAGACGGCGAGATTAAAGAAGGACATAAATACTTAACATTGTTGACATGCCATGGCCCAGTGACAGAAAGAACAGTTGCGGTATATGAATTGGTAAAGGTAAATGGGAAAGACACTAACACGTTTAATTAAAAGACTAATTACATTAATCTTACTGGGCGTAATTGGCTTTTCTTCTTATCAGTTGTATAAAGAGTTTGCAAGAAACCAAGAAGAAGCAAAAGCACTAGAAGAAGTAAAAACGATTATTGATGTAAAAGATAATAAAATTACTTCTGCTATTACAAAAGATAAAATTCTAAAACTAAAACAAGTAAACGAAGATATTATCGCCTACTTGCAATTTGACTCTGGTTTAGTTAGTGAGCCAGTAGCACAAACAACCGATAATGCTTATTACCTAGATAGAGATGTAAATAAAGACTACAACGCTTTTGGTACAGTATTTATGAACTACAAAAATACGCTGGCAGACAAAAACTTAATTCTGTATGGCCATGCAGGCGGTAGTATCAACACGCAAAAGTTCTCTAACTTAAACCTATATCCTAATGATGATGAGTTCTATAAGAAAAATAGTACATTCACATTATATACAGAGAATGACATTCGTAAGTATCAGATTAGTTATGTTCTTGTAAATAAAGACTCGTCAGAGTTCGACCATCAAATTCAAAACTTTACAGAAGAAGGATTTAATAACTGGATTGCGTATGCGAAAGCACATACAAGAGTTGCTAGTTTAAATGAAATTGAATATAGAGATAATTTCATCACACTACAAACATGTTTACATGACGCTAGTGCTGGTAAAGTAATCTTAATTGCAAAAGAAATAGGCAGAAGTGCTTATCAGGAGGATTAAGTATGATAAACTTCTATATTGGCTCCCAAGAATGGGAATTAGATTTTCTGACAACACAAGAAATGACAGATATTATCGGAAACGGTAAAGAAGTTGATTTAGATGGTGCCGTATTCTTAGGCTTAACATCTTCGGTTGATTCTAAGATTTGGTTAAACAAAGAATATCCATTAAAGATGGCAACAACACTCAATCATGAGTTAATGCATGCATGTATTGCCACATACCAATTATCAAAGAGTTTTGATACAAATAAGAAGTGTTATTCAGAAGAGGATATTTGTAATTTTACAGAGGTCCTTGGGGATGAATATGCTAGATTGTTAAGAGAACTTAAAGAACATGTGAAGGAGTATAAGAATGCCATTCAAGAAGATAAAAAGCGATAGTAACGTAGAACAAAATGTTATTACACAACCAGAAGATGTTGTTAATAAAGAAGTTGTTAATGAAGAACAGCCAATGATTGTTCGATATATTACGACAAACACATTCCCAGAACTTTCAGAAGATTATTTAAAGACAGTTCAGAAGTTTATTGAACAAAAAGGCAGAAGATATTTTGGCTCACCAGGCAGTGGTTTATTTAACCAGTTAATCGACCCTAAATACAAAGAAATGGGCATCAACCGAAAGGCTGTCGAGGCTGGTGCAAAAGGCGAGCAATCTACATCAGAAGTTTTACGTAAATGGATTGATGATAAGCCTAATGTTGTTTTAGTAGACTCTATTCACTTAAAATTAGATGACGAAGAAGAGGAAGAAACAGGAGTTGATGAAGAAGAAGGCTCTGTTAACCGCCTTGGAGACACAGACCACTTACTCATTATCGGTGATACAGTTATCATTATTGATAGCAAAAACTGGAAAGAAAAAGCGTCATACAGTGTTGGTGAAGGTGGGGCAATCCTAAGAAGTAAAAATGAGTTCAGTGGTAGCCACCCTAATATTGTTAAATCTAAGTTCTTATGGAAGAAGTACTATGAGGGTATTGATGTAAGTGTGCAGGCGTTCATCTGTATTGCAAACCCTAACTCATTTATCATGCGTGATAATTCTTGGTGGTCACAGGGTTGGAAAAATTTTAAACTCGTAAACCAAGAAACACTCATTTACTTCTTAGACAAACTATGGGAAGAAGAAGGCATGAAGAATATAGACTATATCCATATTGATGTAGTTGCAAAAGCAGTAAAGGGAATTCAAGAACCATACAATAAGTACAAAGCACAGTTTCCTACTTTCTATAGAATCATCAACAAATGATATAATAAGTATAGAAAGGAGATAGGAAATGAGCAAACTATTCCATATTAACCACAAAGGTCAAATCAACGAATGTCATGCGAAGAACGGCAAATGCCCTTATAGCGCCTCTGAACATTTTGACAGTATTGAAAAGGCTCAAGAATACATGGAACGCATGATACACCGTGCGTCTAAACAAAATACATCGGTTGAATTAACAAAGCATAATTATTCAGATGATATTTTTAGAGCAAAGAATGTAGACAGGAACTTACCGTTCTATCGTGGTGAGTTAAATCGTATTATTAAAAAAGACTTTGAAAAGTGGTATAAAAACAAGGTCCAAGACATGCAAGCAAAGCATATAGGGCAAATTCCATCTAAGGAAAAGATGCTTGAAGAATTTAAGCAGACAAGTGGTGCATATCGCAAAGCAGAGTCGAGAGTTTTGCAATTAGAAAGCAACATAAATACATTGTTATATCAAAGAGTGCAGGCTATTGATTTTGCCAACAAATTCGATGAGGACATTGTTGACTATTCATTCAGCAACGCATCTTGTTCGGCATATTTTGTTGTAAATAAAACACGCTTAACAGATGTTAGAGAGTATTTAGAAAACAAGGGCTTCCATATTGATGAACGTAGATTTTTAGAATTTACAAAAGGAGATAACTTCCTAATTCGTTTTAGCGACCATTATCCAAAAGCGTATCTAAAACGTAACGAAGAAAACGGCGAACTCTTTGGGTATACCAACGCTTCTATGTGTATAATGTATCGTGATGAAGAATTGCCTGGCAAGGCGACTAAAAATCTACAACGCTTTTTAGATACTTGTAGATGGTAAAGGAGAAATCGTGAAGAAAATTGAAATTCATATTCCATCTTATAAACGCCCTAATGGTTGTTTAACAGCACACTTACTAAATAAAATCGGTATTTATAAAGATGAGATATATGTCCATGTATGTAATGATGATTTTGAAGGATATAAACAGACTATTGGAGACATTTCAATAGTCTTGCCTTTTCCGTTTCATAAAAAGACAGACCATTTAAACTATATTTTAGAAAATGCTGATTTTAAAAACAAATTAATCTTAACCATTGATGATGATATTAAAAGGTTCTGTAAATTTAATGAGCCAACAGAAGAAAAGCAGTTTGGCAGTATTGACAATATTACAACAAGAGAAGAATTTATTGACATGCTAGAATATTGTGATGGTGTTGCAGAAGAAAGAGGTCTTATTGCTTGGGGATTAGTTCCGTCAACCAACAAACTCATACTTCTATCTAAGGCGAAACATGGCCCAGCAGATTACTCTAATGTATCAGGAGCGTTGTGTTGCTATCGCTCTAAAGCAGTCAAGTTTAAAACGGACAGTGTGTTAGAAGATATGCAATACTGTTTAGATTGTATAGATAACGGATATAATATCGCATATATTGACAAGTACTGTTATGAAAATATTGTAGGTACAAATAAAGGTGGTTATCAAGATATTCTTGCATGTTCTGAAAGAGGCAAGCAACTTGAAGAACTCCATAGAGATATGGCTAAAAAGCACACATTTATTGAATATAAACCAGCACAAGATGGAAAACCATGGAAGAAACGTTGGTTTACAAAAAAGGTAAATGAATATATGCAAGCAAATGGTATAAAAAAGAAGTTTGTTAAAACAGATGGAACCGATGAAGAGAGGGATAGTGAAGGTGCTTTTAAGCCTTTCTTGATATAATACTAAAGAGAGGTATCATATGAGCGAAAGAGTAGACGAAAAGAAACAAGACGAAGAGGGTAGTGAACTAGGCTTATATGTCTTTTTAGGTATAATCTGCTTTACTATTCTGCCAGCCATACTGATTGGTTATTTACTATTCTTTGTGTTGTTTAGAGTGTTAAAATACAAAAACAAGTTCAATATCCCTGTGATTTTAATACCATCTGTATTAGTATTCTGTTTGTTATTTTTCTTACTTCCTGACACATTGATAGTCAAGTATATTTTGGCAACAAGTATTCTTGGTCCTGTGATAGGCATCATATTATGCTTAACTAAGGCTAGTCAGTTAAAGAGGCATCCAGAAGAAAAGATGAAAGCAGGGCCATTCCATAATTTTGAATACAGAGAAAACTTTATAGACAAACTAAGAAGAGACAAACTCAAAAAAGATTTAGAAAACGGTGAGTTAAATTCAGCAGAGGCAGTTCCTTTAGGAACACTAATTGAAGATGTGGAACTAGAGCATGGTGAAACATATAGTGGTATTGAACCAGTGTATATGTACTATAAAGACGCTTTTAAGGGAACAGTCATTGAGGGTGTGCCTGGTTCTGGTAAAACTATTACAATGCTACAAATGATAGAGAATACCGCACAGGCTGGGTACCCAATGATTATCTTAGACTTTAAGAAAGGCATTAACTTAGCCTACCATGCTTCTCGTTGTGCGAAGAAATATAATAGAAAGTTTTTGCATTTTGTTAATGGCAAGAGTGTGGGGCCATTAGCACAGTATCAAGCATCTTATGACCCACTTGCTACAAAAGAAGGGCAAACAGACTTAGTGCTTGGTATGAGAACGTGGGATGCTGCCTCAGAAGTTTATAAAAACAGACAGATTAGTTTACTTCAAACAATCTTCTTCCTAATCAATAGTTTAGACGAAAAAGACATGCCGAATTTCCCATGGCATGAAGGTGGTATTTCACAATTTGTGGCAGCCTTACAAATACCGACACTATTCGATATGATACAAGCATACGCAAGAAAGATTGACCCGGCTAATCCTAATAGAGAGATGGAATTGAAGTTAAACAGTTTAAAAGAAGTATATAATGACTTAATCGCTCCTAAGAGTTTATTAAAAGAACAGTTAGACGGCTTATCAGTAACAATGAAGAACTTAACTATGAGTTCTTATAGTAGTAGTTTGTATAGAGGCTCCCACGGAGATAACCATATTGACTTATCTAAGATTTGTATGGACGAAGATGCTCCTATTGTGCTGTTCCAGTTCTCACCTAATGCAGAGCCAGAATTTGCTAAGTATATGGGCAGTATCATTGTTTCAGATATTAAGAGAGCATTCGGTTATAAGGAATCACTCGACAACAAACTGCCTTGTGGTATCTTTATGGATGAGTTCCAGACAGTTGATATTGACTTGATTGCAGATATTGTCGCCAAAGTTCGTTCAGCCTGCGGTTTCCCTGTTCTATCAGTACAGTCTATCTTGCAGTTGGCTGCCAATACAGACTCTAACGCAGGGTACAAGATAGATGCGTTTATGAACGTTATTAACAACTTCTTAATTCATAACGGTGCAACAGACGATGAGGCAGAGCGTTTTAGTAAGATTTTAGGTAAAACTTCTAAGATTTCTTATAAAGTTACAGAGGGTGAGCGTAAAGGTCTATTCTCTAAAGGTAAAGAAATGATTAACAAGTCAGAAGTGTTGGAGTATAGAGTTTTACCGAACAAGTTTCAACGCCTGGCTGCCCCTACTGCATCTAATGGGTACAGAGCAGAATGTTATTTAATTCAAAAATCAACCAATGAACATCAATTTGCCAATCTTGGGTTTGGTGTTGCACGCAAAATTCTCTTAACGCCTAATAAAGAGGTCCTACAAGACGTACCGGAAGAGTTTAAGAGGTTTGATAAGACAAATATCGTGCCAGAGCAGAAACACGTTGTAAAGCCTACTCCGGCAGTTCGTGAAAGTGATAATAACTTTAAAATAGAACACTTTGAAGAGGCGAACAACCAACTAACCAAGCAACAGTATCAAACACAGGCACAGATTAGAAGAGAACACAAGAGAGAAGAACTTGAAAAACCAAAAGTTGAAACATCTTTTGACAAGTTCCATAATAACAAGAGTAAATTCAGAAAGAAGGTGTCCAAATAATGGGTTTTAAAAAGAAATCATCTATAGAAGAGATTAGTGAACCTAGACAGATTAATCTCTTGAATGAAGCAGAAGAAGAAAAGGAATTTATCCTAAAAGGGCATAAAAAGATTGTTCCTATTGGGGGTAAAAAAGCAAAGGTAAAAGATAAAGACTTAGATGTGCGTAGAAACAAGTTGTTCGGCGTATATATCCTAAGAGCATTTATTTTATTAATGGTTTTAAGTTTATTTGGTATTGCAATTAAAAACGCCTTCTTCCCGGAAAATGTTTATACAAAACAAGATATTCAGAATATGATTGTTCAGCACAGCGATAATAAGGGGTTCCCAATTGAGCGTGGTAGAGCATATGCACAGGAATATCTTTACAACTATCTCAATAACACAGATTCGAGTGCTTCTAAACAAATGATGAATGTGCTGAATGGTTCAGATGTTGGACAATTTAACGGTAAACAACTTACAGATGAAAAAACAAAACAAGTACCCGCTGGTCAGCCTATCTTATTTAGAGAGAAAATAATTAACGATTATAGTGCGGCCTATGACTTTAGTGTGTATATGACAGATAAAGATGGGAACACAGAAACAGAAAAGTCAGAACTAACAGGTACTTGGAAGAGTTTTGAGTTAAATGTTTATTATGACAAAACAACACAAAAGGTTACACTTGTTGGAACACCATCAATTATTCCTACATATGCGATTGCAAACGCAAGTTCTTTACCTAGAGAAGGAGTTATCGGAAACGGTGATACTAACACATCTATCGCACCAAAGATGGAACCAACAATTATGGGATTCATAAAAGCGTTCTCTAAGGTAACACAAGATAGCCATGCCGAAATCGACCAGTATATACCATCTAACGCACCTGTTGATTTAATTGCAGGATTTGGTGGTAGTGTTTCTATCGAGAATAATAATGCCGTGTCTTATAAGATTTACAACACAGACACACAGGGTGAGTACAAAGTAGATGCAAACATCACTTGGAAAGACACAGACGGTGTATCGTTCACAGGCAGATACATCATCACAATCAAAGCAACAACAGATGGTAAGTTCTTAGTAACAAAGTTTGCTCCTTACCTATTTGTGAAAGGATAAAATCATGCTAGAACAGTACAGAGAGATACGAGATAAACAGTTTACAAAAATTGATAAAAAGTTCGCAAAGAGTGGCAAAACACTGAAAGGTATAAAACCCAAAGATTACATCGTAACGACTCGTAGCAAGGATGGGGAGTTTGAGGTTACCGTATCATTGACTAGACAAGTTAAGTTAATTCGTTGGTTAAGTAAGCAGAGCGGTACTTGCTACTGCGTAGATATTGATAAAGACAATGAATTAAACGAGATGTTTGCAACAAAATACCAAGACATTTACACAAAGTTGTTAGACAATGCTTTTAAGAAAATAAATACTAACTTAAGCACCCTTTTGGTGTAAAAAGTTGTATAATATAAGTATAAGGGTATACGAGAGGAGAAAATAAGTATGCGACAAATGATTGAGAATTTCGGAGCGTTTAACACTCCAACAAAAGGCGAAGTAATTGTAGAGTTCGCCTCAGCAGTTCCTACAGTGACAGAGAAAGGTAAATCTTATTTAATTGAAATGAAGCCTTCTCACTTACAGTACGGAATTTCTGGTTATGTACCAGCAGAATCAGAGTTAGGAAAGGTATTCAAGAAAGCATCTGAGGACCAAGTAGTCATTCTTGCTAGATTTGAAAAAGCACGTAAAAAGGGTATTGACATTAATATCCCTATTGCAGACCTAACAAAAGATATGCGTACGGCAAAAGACTCTATCACAAAGGGTTTCACAGGTGTTTACAACGAAAACACAGGCAAGTGGGTTATGATGGGTGGTGCTTTCTCACCAGAAAACGACACTCCTGAAATGCTTGAATGTGTGAACAGAGTAACAGAAGGAAAGATTGATGTTGATAGTTTCTTTGAAGAGACGAAAGCACAGACAATTAAGCCATCTAGTTTCGACAAATCACAGGTTCTTTTAACACTTTATTACAGTGTGGTTGATTATGGTTTAAAGAATGGTTTTGAATTATCAGAAGAGCAGTATAGAACAGTAGCGACAAAGATGTTAAAACTTTGCGATGAAATTCAAAAGGTGATTTTAGGTTCAGACCAAGTTGATTACAGAGATTACTCTCATGTAAGAGCAAGATACCTTGTGTTCAGTTACGCAGAAAAGATTGAGCCATTAACAGCAGATGTGTTAAACAACATTAACGGTTGGTTATCACGTTGCCTAGCGAAATCAAAAGAGATTATTGAATGGAGTATGGCTGCTTAAGGCAGCCTTTTCTTTGTGCCTTAAAACCGTTTTATACCCCCGGCCGTGCGACTTTTAAGACCTATTTTAGACCTAAAACCAACGGGCTGATAAGTTATACAGATTCAAGTGAAAGAGTGTTTAAAACCGTTCCGGTAGACAAATATTTTTTTTCATAAAAAGAGTTGACAACATATTATAATCATGCTAAACTAAGAGCATGCAAAAGAAGAAACCACTGAATGTCTTATATGAAGGCATGAACTATTACAAAAAGAAAATGATTCTGATTTACCCAGACAGAATACGGGTGACAGTAATGCGTGATATAGTTAAAAAGCACGTATTAGTTGTATTCTACTTCAACGAGAAGGCTTATGATAAAAAGTCTTATAAACAAGATATGTTTACTATTAGTAAAATTAAATCAGATTTATTTAAGAAAGGGTTATCTTGGTAAGAAACATGAAGAACACAAATATGAAGATTACATCACTTGATAAGTTTAAGGCATCCAGAGAAAGACAAGCACGAGGCGGTATCGGTAACAGTATCCACGGAGATATTCGATATAACCGTAGAAAGAACAAGGCGAGTACACGCCGAGAAATTAAGGAGTGGTTCTAGTGAATAGTAACATAAAGCAATCTATCAGTAAGGCAGTTAAAGAAGGAATACCACCATATGTTGTTTATATGGCACTTCAAGAAAGTCCTGAGATTTTAGGGCTTTCAGAAGATGTGGTAATTACAGAAGAAATCATCGAAGTATTGAGAACAGAGTATCAGAGTGTAAATCCTATTGAGGAATTGTCAGTAGAAGATGTGGAAGTAATAGATAATTTACTAGCAGAAGAAGATAATTCTATTTATCAAGCATGTATTGCATTCTATATTCATACTTTCTTTGAAGAGGACACACAAGAACGAACTAATAATGCATTTTTCTATTTAGTGGAAAAGAATAGATGAGCAATTACGGGCCAAGAAGTTTAGTTACTTGGAACGCTTTTTGCAGTAAATATATTAGTTCGTATGATTTAGAGGGTATTTTAAGAAGGTTGGACTCATGTAAAGAACAATGTCTTGAAAACAATGACTTTGAATTGGCAAGAGATATTGATAAATTAAAAGCAATCGCCTCTAAGATGACAGATGAGTTTAAGAATAGGGAAAGGGTGCAATAATGGGGACAATTAGTGAGTTAAAAAATAAAGTAGATATTGTTGACTTTATCGTTAAAGACGGTGTTGTCCTTAGACATGGCGGAGCCAATATTTATAAAGGCCTCTGCCCTTTTCACCATGAAAAGACACCATCGTTTGTAGTATATAAAGACAACAGTACTTTCCATTGCTTTGGTTGTAAAACACATGGTGATATCATTGATTATGTAGCCAATCGCAACAGTTTAACAAAAATGCAAGCAATTCAGTTCCTTGCAGACCAATACAATTTTGAGTTAGATTTGAAAAATAACAAAGATGACTATGCCAAGCAAAAGAGGTTAACAGAGTTACTGACAAAGATAGATGAGTATTTTAAATATAATTTCTCATGCTTGCCAGAAGAACATCCTGCAAAGCAACAAATCATTAAACGCAACTTGCCAATTACAAGTGTTTACGGATATTGTCCTTCTAATGAGCAATTTAACCGTTACTTCAATGCACAAGGCTACACGCAAGAGGAGTTACAAGAAGTTGGTGTAAACACTGAACACGGTTATTGTAGATTTAGTGACAGATTAATATTCACAATCTGTAATATCTTCGGTCAGGCTATTGGTTTTACAGGTAGACAACTTATTGATAATAAAAAAGCAGGTAAGTATATTAACTCTGCCAACACATTAATTTTCGATAAGTCAAAAGTTTTGTATGGTGTAGAACGTGCTAGGTTTAAAGCAAGAGAAGATAACGCAATATATCTTGTTGAAGGTCAGTTCGATGTAGAGGCAATGCATAATGCTGGTTACACAAACACAGTGGCAGTTAGTGGTTCGGCTTTCTCAAAAGAGCAAGAAAAATTAATTTTAAATATTATCGGCAACGATGGCAAAATTATCCTTATGCTCGACGGTGACCAAGCAGGTAAAAAAGCCATGAATCATATTTTTTGTAAGTTCCCAGAACTTCATAACATGTTGTATATAGCCCTGCTACCTGCGGGAGTAGACCCGTGTGAATTGCTCCAACAAGGTCTGCCACTACCAAAGGTAAAGAGTATTACAAAGACATACTACAATGCTATTAAGAGTAAGTTTTTAGTTGATGATACACCAGAGTCTAAGACAATCTATATTCAAAAAATACAGGAACTGTTTACAAATTATATAGAGGACAAGGTGCTAAAAAATAACTACCTTAAAAAGGCAGCCGAGGATGTCGGTGTACAATATGAAGATTTAAACATTACTAGTAAACGAGACTATAATAAGAAGACAGACGGTTTAAGACCATCTATCAAGAGTAGTTTATTAGCATTAAAAGTCTATTTTGATACACAGAATACGAATGGTATCAAACTTAATCCTAAGGATTACAACGATGTGTATATTCTTAGACTTATTAAGGAATTATATGACAATGAGATGGTTGAAATTGAGGGATTAAACAAAAAGAAAACAAGAATTATTGACCGTGATGCACTGACTGAACAATCACAAAAAGTGTTAGATAAGATTAATGAGCAAGAGTACGAGGTACTTACAGACAAAATCTTTATTCAGTCGTACTACAGGTCTTTAATAGAGCAAGCAAAAGCAGAAAGTATAAAGGAGAAGTATGAAAATGTTAAACAAAAATGAGAAAGGTCTATCTAAGTTATTAGAAACACTACAACGCTATGAAGAAATCAGAGACAGCATTAGCGTTGCAGTCAAAGAATATGGGTATCAGGAGTATACCAATTCAGATGATGATGAAATTATTATGATTAGCAAGCCGGGGGAGTTAAATCCAGTTGCGTTAGTGGATATGACCAAGCGAACTATCGCAGTCAACAACTACATGGAAAACAGTGATGATTTTGAGTTACTATTAGAAATTTCAAACCTACTAAACGAGTTTGATGAGTTATTAGATGAAGATATTGAGGACGAAGATGAGCCAGAGGCATTTGCAACAGTCAAGACACCTCTTGTATCTGACAAAGTATTAGAAAATATCGCATCATTACCTAAGGACACCGTAATGAGTTTTAGTGAGTTTACAGAGGCAGTATTTCAAGGGCTTACATCACTTGAACAACGAGGCGTTCTTGCCACATTTGATTTGTCTGCTGATTTGTACCCAGCGTCTATTTATGAGCAGACAGACGCCAACTTGGTAATTTCAAGTCATGAAGAAAAACCGTTTGATGATGTCAAGTTCAATCATATGCTGGGAATCTGGATTGAGGATAGTGAAAATCAATCAGAAGCACTGAAAGTACACTCTAAACGCCTTATTCACACACCATATACAATTACAGTAAATGAAGATGGTATCGCATGTAGTTATATTGATGATAATTTTGATGAAGATGTTGTCTTAGAAATGTTTGAAAAAATAAAGTAGACTTAATCAGTCTACTTTTTTAATGTCTTAAAATCTTCTTTATCTGTTGGATAGATATTTCTTAAATCTCTGTCCAACTTTTTATCGTTCAGTTTTAGCCCAATGATGTAGTTTTCTGAAATACTTGTTGTAAGAGGTGATGGGAAATAACCCGCTCTTTCGTACAAGTGCCTTGTAGGCGTATACCCACCGTTAAACAGTTCCTTTCGCTTATTTGTTATGTATTCATCAGTCATTGTATAACGATAATACTCGATAACTTTGTTAAATTGTTCTTGTGGAGAGTCCTTTGTATGTGTAGCAAAATAACTCTTTAATTCAGGTATATTTTGTTGAGCATTTAGGATTACCTTCATTTGCCCTATACCGACCTCTGGGTCTTTAGGATTAACGATTACAAAACTATCATGGTATAATAGTAAGTCACTTACCTCACTTTTTGTTAGACCGGCCGCAAACAATACATTCTCGCACTGTAATCTTGTTTCAGGACTCTTATTATCATAATACCACACAGTTTTATATGAATGGATTTTTGTATCTCCCAATCTACCACCATCTCCGTATAAGCCTCTATCTTTGTGCATGTAATCATTGTCTAGGAAGTCAAATTTCTTCATTGTTGCAAAACAATCATGCATTTCATTTGCATAATCATTAGCATCCTTTAGACTACTAAAATGAGGTGCATTACAGTACGGGCATGTTTCTTGCGATTTTGCCCTACACTCTCTAACCTCGCCGAGCAGAGGTGAAAAATGATATCTCTTATTCTGTTCAGTCATTGCCGACTCCTTTCTTTTGTTGATATATCAACTATCAGACATCTATACCTAAAATGGCATATTTGTTGTATAATATAATTAGAAAGGTTAAAGAGAATGATATACAATACAAAAGAATTAAGAAGCAATTTGGTTAAGTCTTTGTCAGATGATGTCTCTTCAATGACAAGAAAACCAGTTTTAAAAGTGCTTCTTGTTGGCGATAATCCTGCAAGTGTTTCTTATGTTACAAGTAAACAAAGACTAGCAGAGCAGATTGGTATTGATGCCGAGACAATTAAAATCACAGAAAACATTTCTCAAAAAGATTTAAACGATTATATTGAGATAATTTCAAATCAAGATAATGTTGATGGTGTGCTACTACAATTACCTCTGCCATCACACCTAGATGAGAACGAAGCATTAAGTCATCTCAATCCACAAAAAGACGTTGATGGATTAACGCTTATTCAGCAGGGTAAATTATTCAGTTCAACAGCAGAATACAAACCATGTACACCAAAAGGTATTATGACGATATTATCTGATTTGGGGTATCATGATTTAGCAGGTCTTAATGTAGTTGTTGTAGGTCGCTCTAAGTTGGTTGGCATGCCTGTCGCAAAGTTATGTCAAGACAAGAACGCAACTGTTACAATATGTCATAGCAAAACGAAGAATATTAAGAATATTACCAGAAATGCTGATATCCTAATTGTGGCAATTGGTAGAGCAAATGCAATAGACAGTTCTTACATCTCTGATAATGTAAAAGTTGTTATTGATGTCGGTATTAATCGTATCAACGGAAAATTATACGGCGATTGCGATACTCTTGATATTGAAGAGAAGCATGGCGATACATGTACGATTACAAGCGTTCCCGGAGGCGTAGGGCCTATGACAGTGGTTTCTTTAATAGAAAATACTATCCAGTCTGCGAGAGGTCTTAAAACATGTATACGTTAGCATTAGATATTTCAACCACAACAACAGGTTACTCACTATGGAATAACAAAGGGTGCATTATTAGTGGCTCTGCCCATAAAAAGGCCAAAAAGGGAGACATATGGATAGACAGAGTTAAATTCATGGCTCAAGAAATCAAAGAAGTTGTCAAGGGCTATCAAGTTGATTATATAGTCGTTGAGGACGCCTTTAGTAGATTAAACGTGAACACCTTAAAGAAGTTATGCCTTGCACAAGGGCTTATTATTGGTGCTCTTTTACAAGGTTCATGTTCACTTGTCATGGTTTACCCGAAAACATGGCAAAGTTATCATGGTATAGCAAATCTAAAACGTGACCAATTAAAAGAGTTTACACCTGAAAATGCACCAAAAATTATTCACAGAGAATTAACAAACAACACAGATGATGAAGCAGACGCCATTCATATAGGGCACTGGTTCGTCAATCAAGATATTTCAGAGATAACAAAGGAGAAAGAATGAAAGAAGTTAAATACATAGCAGATGGTTATGAGTACACTTTTGAAGAAGGTGGCCTCGAGCATACAATCATCGAAATCTACAACGGAAACAACAAAGAACTAAAGCAATATCAATTATCAGACATCTTCGGTGTGGCACCGTCAAGGGTTCGTCTGGTACGCTATGCGTTAAGTCTTGCTGGTCTATTGACAGATGAGTTCGGAGAACCTGTGCCAGCATTTGCCGAATTAGACCAAGAAGTGGATTATGTCTTACATGCAATGTGCGAAGGTGCTAGTATTATTGAAATCGCCAATACACTAAACATCAGTACAACAACTGTAAATCGTATGATAAGTGCGTGGAATATTGTATCAGAATGGCGTGGAGAAAAAGCACCATCTAATAATATTTTAGAAGAGATGGAAGTACATGAGGCAGGTACTGTTGCCGTGCCACGAGAAGAAGAGCAGTTATCACTTACAGAATTATTTGAAGATAATCCTGTGCCAACAGTTGCTTTGAAGAGTGCAAGGGTACACAGACTAAAAGACGGTACTTACAGTAAATCATTTACATATAACCCACAAATTGCACAAGCAGAAGTCCAGTTGCATACATACGATGAGTTAAATGATGTTATTAACAACTTTGCGCCAGAAAAACCAAGGCTACATACAGACGGAACATTGACAGAGGTATTTGCTCTGTCAGACGTTCAGTTAGGTAAAGCACACGAAACTGGTGGTGGTTCAAAAGAAACAATCGAACGAGTATTGCAGGCCGCATACAAGTTCAAAGAGCGTATCTTACGCACCAAGCCTGTTTCCGTTATCATTACAGACCTAGGAGATGGTATTGAGAACATTAATAACACACCACAGCAGTTATGCACAAATGACCTAGAATTAGGTGAACAAATTAGATGTTTCAGACGACTAATGTTAGAAGTAATTAAGATTATTGCTCCTTACGCACCTAAGGTATATGTCGTTGCTGTGCCAAGTAACCACGGGGAAATTCGCAATGGCTCACGTAAGCCAACAGGTACTCCTGAAAATGATTATGGTATTGAAATCAGTTTCCAGTTACAAGATATTTGTGAAAATGCAGAGCAAGAATGTTTACGTAATATCGAGTTTGTTCGCCCTGCAAATAAACAATTAACAGCAGTTATTGACTTAGAAAATGGTTCGCAGGTTGCATTTAACCACGGTCATAAAGCACAAGGCGGTATTCAAGGTCAAGAAGCATGGTGGAAGAACCAGTGCTTTGCTGAAATGCCGGGTAGCCATGCAAATATCATGGTAATGGGCCACTTCCATAATCATCAAGTTATGCAGACAGGTGGTAAGCGTTGGTTAATCAGTTGTGCCGCATCAGAACCGAGTTCAGATTACTTCTCTTCATATAGTGGTAAATCTAGTGTACGAGGCGTTACAACATTCGCAATAAATGAAAAAGGCGTACCTGTATTTATTGAAGTTCTGTAAAAATATTAACAACATTCCTACATTTTTGATAAATTTATCCTAATCGTGTGGGAATGTTGTATAATATAAGTGTAGGGGGTAAACCCCTATTTATAACTAAGGATGCCATAGAAAAGGGCATAGAAGGAGATTATTTTTTATGAGTCAAATTACACTACAAGCAAATTTAGCAGGCGATTTAGAATTAAAGCAATCACGCAATGGCAACTCTTACTGCCAGTTAGTTCTTGCACAATCTACACGTTACTTAGACGGTGAAGAATGGAAAGAAACAGGAACAAAGTTCTGGAGAGTAATGATTTACGGTAAGCAGGCCGAATACCTATGCAGTTGCGATTTACCTAAGGGTACTAAGTTAGTAATTGTTGGCGACTTAACTGTGGAAGACCGTCCTGAATGGACAGATAATTCAGGTGTTGTACACGAAGCAACAACAGAAGTTTCTATTCGTGCTAAGTCTGTTTCAGTAGAGATTAGCAACTGGTATGATATTAGAATTGCAAAGCATGCAAGTAATAATGCATCAGCACCTGTTGCAAAGCCTACAGCACCTGTACGCTCAACAGCACCTAAGAAGGCAACACGTGCAACAGCACCTGCACCAGCAGTAACAGAGGAAGAAGACATCTTCGGTGCATTAGATGATGACACATCAAACTCTGACGAAGCAGTAGACTTGTGGGGTTAGTGACCGAATACACTTCTAATGCACGCTAGTAAATCGTGCATCGGTCACAAGTCTTGGATTAGAGAAATCTTGCCTACGTTGGATTGGAGAACCTTAAAGGTTACTTACCTTCGGTTGTCGCCTTAGACCGGTGCTCTAAGTCCACTAATTAAGTTGGATGCTAGTGTATAGATAGTCCTGTGTTAGTGAATTAAAAACCCAATTCAACATTGACGAAAGGAAGACCAATCCCCATCGTGGTAACAGCGATGGGGTAGGCACTACAGTTTAGTTGGTACTGGCTTATAGCAAAGAACTAACTATTTACGAGAGGAGCAAAAACGTATGTTAGTGTATATACTAAAACAAAACGGACAACCACTTATGCCAACATCACGTTTTGGCAAAGTTCGTAGATTATTAAAAGAAAACAAAGCAAAGGTTGTTCGTAGAGAGCCATTAACTATTAAGTTATTATATGAACCTTTAACCGATGATGTTCAGGATTGCTACTGTGGAGTTGACACAGGTTCTAAACACGTAGGAGTAGCAGTCGTAGGAAATGATAAAGTTCTGTATCAGTCGCAAATAGAATTAAGGACCAATATCAGAAAGAAGATGGGCACCCGGAGGATGTACAGAAGATTAAGACGCTTCAGAAAAACTCGGTACAGGAAACCTAGATTCTTAAACCGTAGAAATTCAACCAAACTAGACAGACTACCACCTTCAGTAAAACATAAGGTTCAGGCTCATATAGACGAGATTGAGTTTTGTAAGAAGATTTTACCCATATCAGACTTAATTTTAGAAGTAAGCCAGTTCGATACGGCTTTGATGAAAAATCCTGCACTTATTGATGAAAAGGTTAGAAGTTGGGGCTATCAACAAGGATTCAACTACGGTTACTCTTCGAGAAGAAGTGCAATTCTCCATAGGGATAACTACACCTGCCAGTGTTGTGGTAAAAAGAACTGTAGACTGGAAGTTCACCACATTATATTTAGAAGTAACGGTGGTACTGATGATGAAAGAAATCTCATAACTTTATGTGAAGATTGCCATAAGAAGATTCATAAGGAAGAAATTGTTTTAAATATGAAACCTAAGAAAATGAATTTAAAGTACGCAACCCACATGAGTATAACCCGAAGTCAGTTGCTTAAGGTTTATCCACAAGCAATAGAGACCTTTGGTTTCGTAACAAACGAGAATAGAGCCTATTTAGGGTTAGAGAAAAGCCATTACATAGATGCTTGTGTTGTTGCGAATGGTGGGTTAGAATTTGAACCATCTGATACGGTTTATTATAAGAAAAGAGTTGCTAAAGGCAGTTACAAACTATGTAGAGGTGCTCGAGGAGAAACGCCTCTTCCGACAGGAAAAATATATGGCTTCAGAAGATTTGATAAAGTAAAATATCTTAACAATGAGTATTTTGTTAGCAACAGAAGTTCTGTGTATGCGACACTTATGGATATTTTTGGTAATCAGGCTGATTTTAGTTCTATGCCAAAAGGTCACAAGACGCCTAAATTGACAAACTGCAAGAGGGTGAGTGCTAGAGAAAGTACATTATGCATGGGATTGACAATCACTATAGACTAATTCTGAATACATAAACTGCTTGTACACTTAATGATGTAGAATTTTCTTCCAAAATAAATATAAAGAAAGAGGCTTATATAGCCTCTTTTTGATATATCCGATAGAAAGAGAGGATATAATTTATGCCTAGAGTAAAAGCGTTAAATAGAAATGGCAATATTACATGGTGCACGGCGAAAAATCCCGGAACCGGAACATGTAACCACGTATTTCATAAAATAGAGAACATGAGCGATGAGGAGTTCCAACAACAAGTAGATAGATACAACGAAAAGATGAATAGGCTACTATACAGTAACAATATTGGGGATAGAGTCTTGTGTGCAGGACAAGGATATGGATTAGATATTTTAGAAAAAGACCCTGATTATCATGTAAGAAGAGAAGTGGCTCAACAAGGACACAACCCGGCACTCTTTGCAATAGACTATGATTACTTTACGAGAAGTGTTGCACAAGATTATATAGACAAAGAAAAAGACGAGAAACTTAAAAAGAAATATCAAGAACAATTAGACTCATATATTCATGGAACAACGGCTCAAAAATTAGCGTGCGTTAATGCTGGAATAGGCATTGACGAACTTGTTAAAGACGAGAATGAGACCATCAGAAGAGAGGTTGCTAGTAAAGGATATAAGACAGACATTCTTGTAAACGACACTTCACCTATCGTTAGAAGTATGGTTGCATTAAGAAAGGAATATCATGATATTTTGTCTCATGATGAAGATGCGACTGTAAGGTCGTCAGTCGCCGCTTGCTGTAACAAAGAAATACTTAGCGAATTAGCAACAGATAGTAGTTCAATAGTAAGGCAAAGAGTTGCTTCTCGTGGTAACCTATTAAGCAAAGAAGAATTTGACAGGTTATTAAACGATGAAAATTTCTATGTTAGAGAATCAGCAAAACTAGCAGATAGGGAATAATATTATAATAAAATACCATATTAAGGGGACTCGCAAGGGTGCCCTTTTATGGTTTTAATAAAAGTGATGTCAAAACTTACAAAAAGCAACCAACGATGCCTAAAAATAGTGCCTCAAGCATCATTTTCTGATATATTTGTTGTATAATATAAGTGAGAGAAAGGAACAACATAATGGCTAAGAAAAGAGAATTAACAAAAGACGACAAAATTAAGAATTACAAAGCATCGGCCATCGAAGCATTAACACCACTTCAACACTTGAGAAAAAGGTTAAACCTAACTTTCGGAGATGAACGTGGTTGCGAAGAATACCCATTTTCATCACAGAAAAATGTGGCGATTCGTGAAATTTGGGATAATGGTTTAGGTGAAGTTGCGATTGGCGTAGCGACACATCTACGGGTTGTATTTTACAACAATGGTGCAGTTAAGATTGAAGATAATGGCCGCGGTATTCCAACAGATATGTCAACAGACGCTTATGGAAACAAAGTGTCTGGTATCTTTAAGGCATTAGGACTATTACAGTCTGGCTCTGCTTTAAAAGGTGTTCAAAAAGGTAAATTCACAACATCACAAAACGGTGTCGGCGGTTCAAGTACAAACGGTACATCAGAGTGGTTCAAGGTAAGAGTTTTTAAAAATGGCAAGATTTATGCTTTAGACTTTTTAGACTATGTGCCAGGTTTGTTTGATGACAAGGGTGTATTTAAACCAGCAAAAGACAATTCAGAAATTTTTACCCTCAAGGACAATCGTTCTAAAGAAGAGAAGGAACTATTCCCACACGGCTCATCTATCGAGTTTAAACTATGCGATAATTGGTTTATTGTGCCATATCAATTTGATAAAGAAGATATTATCGCACGTATTAGAGGTGCGGCGTATTTATATCCTAACACAACAATGGAAGTACTAGACGAACAGGAAGATGGTTCGTTCAATCGCTTAGTCTTTCAGTCATCAGACGGTATTAAAGAGTTGGTAGATATCCAAGTAGGCAACAACATCACGGATATTGTGGCTATTAGTGGTGCAACAGCATTTAGGGAAAGAGGTCAAGGAAAGCCTAATCCAAACATTCCTAAAGGTGCTACAGGACCAGCATTACTAGAACTTATTAACAAAGAATACAGTGATGAAGATATGTTAAACGATGAACGAGAACTATACTACGACCTAGCGTTTAACTATAATAGTGGCTATGATTACATCTTAGATACATATTGTAATGATATTCGTACAACACTTGGTGGTGTGCATGCCCAAGCATTTGAAAAGGCATTAACAGACGCTTTAAACGAAAAATTCCGTTCAATGAAAAATGGACTTAGCAAAAACGATGGAGATGTAATTCCACGAGATGTTCAAGAAGGTCTTACGGCAGTTCTAACGATTAAGACAAATGTGCCTCGTTTCGTTGGTCAGGAAAAGCAACTACTTGGTGGTAAAGAACTTCAAAAAGCATTATATGAAGATATTTTAGCAAAACTAAGAGAATGGTTGAATCGTCCTGCAAACAGAGATAATGTTGAAATAATGGCGAAAAAGGTCATTACGGCGATGAAGAACCGCACTCGTGTTCAAGAGCAACAAGAACTAAATAGAGAGAAGAGCAAGGTAACACGTAGCAGTATTATGCCTGTTAAACTTGTCGATTGTGAGATTACACATAGTCCGATTAGTGAGTTGTATCTTGGTGAAGGACTATCTGCTCTTAGTGGTCTAAAGGCAGCCAGAGACTCACGCTATCAGGCAATCTATCCTCTAAAGGGTAAGATTATCAATGTATTAAAAGCAAGCCCTAAGGCCGCTATGCAAAATGCAGAAACACAGGATATTATTCGTTGTATAGGTGCTGGGTTCGGCGACTCCTTTAATATCGAAGATATGCGTTATCACAATATCGTTATGGCAACTGACTCTGACGTAGATGGAGCAGCCATTGCGAACTTGCTGATTACATGGTTCTGGGTATTTATGCCACAAGTTATCTTAGAAGGAAGACTGTTCCGTATGCTTACACCTCTGTACGCTATTACAGTATCAAAAGACGAAGTGTACTATTGTGTAAACGCAAAAGAAAAAGAAGAAGTTGAAGCAAAACTTGCAAGAGAAAATAAGACAATTAAACATATCAACCGCTTTAAGGGTCTTGGTGAAACAAAAGAAGATATCTTATTTGAAACGGGTATGAATCCAACAACAAGACGTATCGTTCAGATTAAGGTTGATGATGTAGACAAGGCAAGAGAAATGATTGAACTGATTTCTGGAGATAGTGCTGACGCCCGCAAACAGTGGATTATGGCAAGCCCTTATAAACCAGAGATTGTAGAATATGAAGAGGAGGTCTAATATATGGCAAAAAAGAAACATGTTGATTTTGATATAGACGAACTACTAGAAAATGCCAGAGAACCTATTGAATGTGAGTTAGTAGATATTATGAACGAGTGGGGCTTAGAGTATGCATACGCTACTCTATTAGACCGTGCCTTAGTATTTAACTACGACTTTGTAAAGCCTGTACAACTAAGAAGTATTTGGGGTATGTACAAGTTAGGGTTAAGACCTGAAAAGGGTAACATAAAAGAAGGTACTGTTCAGTCATCTATCATGGGTGACTATCACCCACATGGAGAAGAGTCGATTAACGGAGTTCTTGATGGTTGGGCACAAGCATATAACTCACGAGTTCCTCTATGTAAGTTTACAGGTCAGCCAGGCAAGTTCACAGGAGACGAAGCTTCGGCTGCCCGTTATCTTGAAATCGGTATGAACAAAGCATGCTATGAACTTGTTAGAGACACACAACAGCACGGTTGCACATGGACTATGAATGAACAGGGAGACAAGGTTATGCCTATGTTCTTACCTGCTCGTTTCCCATTAGGAATCATTAACGGTATTCAAGGTATTGCCACAGGCTTCTCTTGTACGATACCACCACACAATCCTGACGAGGTCATGAACGCATGTATTGCATACTTACAAGGCAAACTAAATAGCCCTACAAAAATAACTAAGTATATCAAAGGACCTGACTTTCCTACAGGAGCAACTGTTATTGGTCAAGACGGTATTACAGATTATCTGCAAACAGGCAAGGGTAAATTCCTTATTCTCGGTAAATACAATGTAAAGGAAACATCTCATGGTAGAGCAGAAATCACTTTTACAGAATTGCCTTATGATGTTTCAGTAGAACAGGTAATGACTGATATTATCGCCAAGAAAGAGGCGGGGTTATTTGCAGAGATTTCGGAAATCAAAGACCTATCTGACTCAAAGTACCAAACAGATAAGAGCGAGGTAAGATTAAAGATTTTTGTTAAGGCTGGAGCAAATATTCCTAGGTTAATTGACAATCTTTATAAATATACACGTTGCCAAGTTTCATATAATGTTAATACTACAATCATTGACAACTTTGTTCCAAAGACAGGTATTTCAATGTATGAAATGATTGAAGGCTTTATCAACATGCGTAAAGATGTTATAAAGTTACGCTCTGAATACAGATTAAAGCAAATTGACAAAGACCTGTATACATTAGATGGTTTAGTTAAGGTCTTGGTTGATATTGATAAAGCAATTAGCATTATCAGAAACGCTGATAACTCTGATGAGGCTTGTGTTAAATTGATGAAAACATTTAAGATTGAAGAAGGACAAGCAAATCAAATTCTTGCAATGCCCTTGCGCCAATTGACAAGAGCAGACACAGCAGAGGCAGAGCGTAAGCAAAACGAACTTATTGCAGAAAAGCAAAATATTATTGCTATGATGGGTAATCCTGAAGCAATCAACAATGTAATTATTACAGAGTTGAAAGAAACATGCAAAATTATTTCATCACCTAGACGTACAGAGATTGTTGGTATGTCATTAGAAGATTTAAAGCAACAACAAAAAGACCTAGAAAAACAACGCAGATTACTTGCAAAGGGTGTTGAATGCTTTATAAATATTCAAGATGGCCAGATTAGTAAGTCGATTGAAGAAGTAGAAAACTCTCAATTCAAAGTATTGTCAGATGGTAACATCTTTGCTATCAATAAAGATGGCTCATGCAAGCAATTAGACGTTGAGAATATTCCTCTTGATTTACCACAAAGCATTTCTACATTTACAAATGGTAATGAAGATATTGCTGGTATTACAGTCGATACAAACTATGAGACACTTGTTGTTTCTAGTGATGGCAACCTAAATATCTTCAAGAACAGGTTTAAAGATGGTGCATTCTGTAAGTTGGATAACCAAGAACTTGTATTTGCTAGACCTATTACAGAAGATGATAGACAGAACAAGTCGCTTATTATGATTAGCAAACATGGTGAAATCTTTAAGATGGATTTAGATAAACTAAAATCAGTTAATATGGGAGCCGGTCTAATTAACGGTACCAAGATGTCTGATGTTGTTTATGTTAATCTCGTTTCTCATGATGATGTTATCAGGACAGAATCAAATAACGAAGTGAAATATACACCAGTCGAAGACTGCCCATCTAAGGGACGAGGAGCAGGTGGTTACGTTCTTCATAGATTAAAGAGTGGAGATGAAATCATATCATGCTCAACAGTGCCATTATCAGACGAGATTATTTTAACTGATAGAGGAAGAAGTGGTATCAAAAAGAGATAATACATAGAGCGGGATATATTCCCGCTTTTTTGATATATTCCATATGAAATACTACATTACCAACGAAAAAACAATCAAGCGTGTTCCTGTAGCCTCTAACAATATAAGTGCTTTTCAAAATATATTTTTTGATACTTTTGGAGAAGCAAAAAACTATCTTGAAAAAATATATCCTACAGATTTAGCAACATCTGTTAAATACTGTACTCCTAATATTGAGATTATCGAGGACTACGAGAAAGAACTAGATTTTGTCAAACACAGGTACGAGCCACTATTTGATGAGTATAAAGAGTATGACCTTGATATCTTTGGTTTTAAAGACACAAAAGAGTGGGAAGAAAGAAAAGCAGTAGCAGAGGAATATTTCCATAAAGAAGGACAATACCTATTTTACTTCCTAGACTACAAAGACAAGCAAAACAAGAACAGACTAATTTTCAATAAGAATAACTGTTTACTGCCAACATATGTAGGTTTTCATGGTGCGTTGACCAGAGATGTTGCAAGAGATGATGAGTTAAATGGTATTAAACAACAAATAAGAGAAATCAAAACACAAGAACTTAAAGAGTTAGAAGAAGAATACCATGTTAAGTTGGACATGCTTGAGGAAGAATACACTAATGCACGATTAAAGTATCTTGCGATACAAGCAAAATATAGAGATAGTAATAAACGTAGAAACGATTTAAAAAACACCATCATTGATTACACATACAAACATAGTGCATTAGAGGAAAAGATTATTATTAATAAATTATGGTTGTACTCAACAGTAGATGATAGTGGCATTGTTGTTAAAGACCTAAAAGACCTTAACATAGATGATATAAAATATAGTAATAGGAACGGATATAATATCTATGTAATCAAGAATAATGAAGTGTTTAAAGTTAAATATATTGGGAACTCGTATAACAGAATCGGTATCCTGGACGAAGAAAACAAAATCGTTAGGCAAAACGCAAAAATACTAATTGATACTTACGCAGATGGTGATAGTTTGCTCTATCTTGACAGAACAAAGGACTTTATTGACAAAGATGAATTGTTTTTGGCCAAAGAAACAAAATTAAACGATAAACTTGACAACTTTTATGGTAAAAATGTTTTGCGTTAAAACCGTTTTATACCCTCGTCCGTGCGACTTTTTAGACCTATTTTAGACCTAAAACCAACGGGCTGATAAACTGTTCAGATTTAGCGAAAATCGCTCTTAAAACCGTTCCTACACAACCACAACAAGAAGGAGTTTTTATGAAAACAATCGAAGATTTAATGGACTACCTTACAGACAGAAATGTTAAGTTCATCTATAAGGTATTCAAGGACGGAACAGTAAACTTAGTAACACATGAATACTGTTTAATTAGAGATAACCTAAAATATGATATTTTAAAAGTTGATAACCAAAAATTAATTCTAAGTACAATTAACCAGCAAAAAGCGTATAATTGTTTTTCTGAATTATTTTAGAAAGGAGTATGTCTATGAGGCAGATTCGAGTAAAAAATGCAACCAAACTATTTACAGATGAAATGTTAATCTATGCTATTTCTGACATCTCATTTAATAAGCCTGTCAGAATTAAGGCAATCGTATTTGGACTTATCTTGTCTTGTATATGGGCATTACCACTTATTCTGATTTTTAAGAGTTTTACACCACCAATGCTTACCCTATACATTGTGCCTGTTGTTGGTGGCACAATGCTATTATCAGGCCCATATTTCGGTGGTAAGACTTTTACCTCATGGGCTAAGTGTTTAATTCGTTACTTGTTTAGTGCAAGACGTTACTACGATGGAGTAGGACGTAAAGAACTAACAAAAACAAAAGTTAATCATGTATATGTTGTATCAAGAGAAAAAGATTTTAAAAAGTTAAGAGAAATGATAGAAGAGGAGGCAGTTCATGAGTAGAGATATTTACGGTCTATCTATGTATATAGGCTCTTCTAAGTATCAGCCTAAAATGCCTGTATTCTTTGACACCAATTATGCTGCCTATATTAATAAACCGCCAAATACTGTTATTTCAGGAGCACCTGGTTCCGGTAAAACGTTTTTTGGTTTAATCTTGGCAGCCCAAAATAGCCTAGCAGGAAAAGTCGGTGTTATTCTCGACCCTAAAGGAGATTTTAACCATCTAGCAAAACTATACCAGTATGGAGTTATTAATACTGTAAAACTATGGGATATCTCTGTTAGTACAGATGAGAGAACTGGTAAACAGGTGATTGATAAAGATACCGTTGGTATGCTAGACCCAACATGCTTTACACCACATCACGACCAGAACGCTCAATTAACATTAGATGTTATCAAAGACTTACTTGGCGCAAAACTAACAGATGCACAGACTAATATGGTTTCTAATATTGTCCGTGACTTATGCCGAGAACATGCTCCCAGTATGAGAAGATTGATAGACAAATTAGAGCGTCATGAAAGAGAGGATGTTCGTGCAATCGCAACCAAACTAGACCTATTGTTTGCAAGTCCTATCGCTAAGATTTTAATGAATGACAGACAAACAACAAAAAAGACATTAGATATTAAGGATGGTGTAACAATTATCAACATGTCAGGATTAACATTCCCAACAACTGGCAAACCACTTGATGAATGTACATCAGAAGAAAAAATCTCGCTGGTCATTGTTTCACTATTAAACAGAATGATAAGAGATATCATGTTCAGTATGCCAGTCAATATTCCTAAATTCTTAATGATAGACGAGGCTTGGTCTGTTGTATCACTACCATCAAGCAGAAATATGATTAAAGAAGTGCTATTAAAAGGACGTTCTAAAAATATGGCGTGCATACTGCTGTCACAAGCAACAGGGCATTTTGACTTCCAAGATGGAACAGACTTGGATGCAGGCATTCAAATTCGCTTTGCTTTTAGAAGTGATGATACAAAAGATAACATACTAACATGTCAAAAGATGGGTATTAGAGAGTATCAGCAATGGGCTGGTATCATCAATACACTATCAACCGGCGAGTGTTTAATGTGTGATGTTCTCGGCAGACATGGAGTAATTCAAATTCGAGCAGATGAAGAGTGGACAGAAATCTTTAAGACAACTCCAGAACTCGTTAGTACAAATTAATTGATATATAGTATATACAGAGCAAAGAAACAGGTGAAATACACTAGCCTGTTTCTTCCTTCATAACCTGTTTGGTGTATAATATAAGTGTAAAGGAGTAGTAAATATATGAGTAAGTCAAAAATGATTTTTGTAGGACAAGCAGAGTTGTATAATGTTTTTAGTCAGTATAGCCCAGACCTACTAGACTTTCAAAAACCATATACAAGTATAAAACAAGTAGACGAAGATATTAATAATGACACCTTCGATATAGACACATGCTGTATTGTTGTTTCATCTTCATTATTTCATACAGAACAAGACGATTTTGTAGATTTTATCGCAAGAATTAGTGATGCGGCGGTTATGAATATCTTATTGATTGGCGAAGACAGAGACTACAAAGATGAAATGGAGTATAGAATCAAGGACCGTCAGAAGTTGAACAGTACTGTTGGTATGCCTTTCTATTTTGTTGATTATGGACAAAGCATGATTGATGATATTGAGGCATCATTGCGTGATTTTGCAAGCAATAGTATGGTTGATGATGGTGTAAAAGAGAATATCTATAACGCTATTGAAAACTTTAACACTATCAATGATGAAGAAGAGGCAGATACCGACACGGAGTACTATCCAGAGGGCGACACCGTAAATACCAACACAGAAGAGGTACAGGAAAGAGGCAATGCGAAGATTATTACGATTACATCATCAAAGGGTGGTGTAGGGAAGTCAACAAACACGCTACTAATTGCCTCAAGTTTCAGAAAATTTTATCCTGACAAAAAGGTATGTATTGTTGATTTAGACATTACAGGGGGACAACAGTATTTCTTGAATAATGCTCCTAGAGATGCAAAGACCGTACTTAATATTCTTGAGGAAGATAATGTAACAGAGCGTGCTGTATTAGATACCATCTGGCATTCTCCATCAACAGGGATTGATTTCTTGTTTGCACCTAAGAGTGCCAAGAACATTGATTACCTGACACCGAAGTTATATAAAGATATTTTGGTTGTCCTAAGCAATAACTATGACATTGTATTAATTGACACAAACGCAGGTAACGTTAGTGATATTACAGAGCAGGTGACATACCCTATGGCTGATGACTTTGTTGTGGTAACAGAACCAACAACAACAAGCCTTGCTATATGTGCCGGACTAATCTCACAAGAGTTGTCGAAGTATAACGGTAGACCACTTGTAATTGTCAATCGTGTATACAGTATTTCAGATAAGAGTGCCATGCTTATGGAGAAGGCATACAAAGAAGAGTCTATCGCAGGTATTATTCCATTACGTTCAGATGTAATCTTAACACCTTATGAAGAAGGAAGACTGTATGATGTGTTAGATGATAAATCTTTTGCAGAGGCATATAAAGCAATCGTAGATAAATTAATGGGAGAGAATAATGGTTAATTATATACTATTGTTTTCTCTTACACTTTTATCGTCTACAATGGGTAACGTTAAAAATATCTTACTGATTAAGGGTAACAAGACAACACAATACATTATTACTTGTATAGACGCTTTGATATACGCCTTCCTATTAAAGTCAATCACATCTGACAATACAATATATGCTGTCCTAGCGTTTGTGTGTGGTAAGGGCCTCTCTATCACGCTTACAGATACTATTATGTCTAAAATCAGCAAGACAGTTTATCTAGCACATTTATACGAAAAGAAAGTAGAAACAGAGAAGATAATAGACTATCTAACTGTTAAAAATATTTCATTTACGATTTTTGAAGGTGACTATGTGAACGGTACACGATACATGCTCACAATGCACTTGAACAAACAACAAGTAAATGATTTAAAACACTACCTTAGTGAAGATTTAAAGATTCAGAATATCACAATGGATATTTCAGAAGTTAAGGTGACTGGACACATAGAGGACAAGGTTTAAAGATAATGAGAAAAGATTGGAAAAATAGACCGTATATTTTTAGCGGTGACGACACATTTTATGAGTTTGACGGAAATGTGGAAGTTTACAAAACATGGAGCGACATAACGGTTGCTTCACCAAACAGAATTTTGGAAATTAGAAATACTTACGATTTTGAAGTTCAACAACAGATATTCCACTTCCTGTGGTTATTACAAACGAGCAATAATGGTTTAGTACACTATTCAGATAAAAAACAAAAAGAGCGTGTTGAAAAGGCAATTCAAAAAGGTATTGGCAAATACAACAAAGTCAATCAGTACAAGGTTGGTATGATTGTTCTTGTTGACGATATCTACATGATGGGTGAAACACAAGAGTACTTTTTACCAAAAGCACAGATAGCAGTTATAGAACAGTTAACAAAAGACGCTATCGTATTAATAGATAGTGAATATAAACACTACAATTTAGATAAAATTGACTTATCTAAAGCCAGCGAGGTCAGAGTAGTTAATAAACGTGATATTCCACTGTGTTTAAAGAGGAACATGAACGATTATAGACCGATATACATTCTAGGCAGTAGAGACCTATTCCGGACAGCGTACCAGTACGTAACAGACTTATATATTACTTATACTAACGTTATTCACGAGCCAACACTAGAAAGTCATTTTTTCACAAAGATTAATTTAAACATGTTCAATATGGAGAGTACACATTCTATCAAAACAAAACAAGGGCTATTACAGCCTACGCATTTTAAAGTCAAAAAGAGTATGGAATTACGATGGAAAGAAAACTCATTTGACCCTAGATTTAACTAACTTGCCTCTGGTGAGTTAGTTTTTTTGATATATAGATAGAACAAAGGAGTATAGGTATGACAAATAAAAAAGACTTTGAGATTCCTGCTGTAGGAATCATTGACAATATCGTTGTGACTAAAGATGAAACATGGGCATACTACATTATCGCAGAACATCCTTACCTATTTTTAGATTTGCAAGGCAGGAGTGATTTCTTTACACAAACCATCTCCTCTTTAGGAGAACTAGCGAAAAATGGTAATAAGCCTGTTGACTGCCATCTATTGATTTCAAATCAAGAGATTAACCCAGAACCATGGGGGAACAATATCATCAATACATTTTATAACATTAATCAAGATGGTACGGCAAGACGTAGATTCCAAGACTATATTAGTAAACAGGTTGCAGAATTAGAGAGCGAAGGTTACTTTCAACGCAAAATCCTACTTGGTGTCAAACTCACAAATCGACTTTCAATGGAAGATGCTATTAAGAACCCGTTAGAGTTTGGTTTTAAGGATTTATTAACATCAATCTATAATGCGATTAAAAAGGCTCTATTCTTTAAAGAGATTGAGATTTCTGCACAAGAGGTTAGTACAATCAAGCAGATTGAAGAGGCAACATACTCGCAACTAACTGGTGGTATATTGGCAGCCAAAAGACCATCATCGGAAGAACTGTTATTAGCAATTAAACGAAGATTATATCCATCAATGCCTACACCATACCTAGAAACAGATTACCAAAATAGACTTGGCTATTATGACATAGTGTATGAAACAGGAGCAGAGATAGAAGAAACACCACGATATGTTAAAATTACACAAAACCACAGCGGTGTCGATTTTACGGGCTACAGGGCAACTTTAAGTTTTAGTAAGTTTCCGAAAGAATTGGTATTCCCATCAGCAATGCCACCATTTTACAATCGTGATGTAATCTTACCATTTACAGCCAACGCTAGATTTCAGTTAATACCTACATTGAAAATGAAGCAGAGGCTAGAGAAGAGTGAGAAGAACTTAAAAGACGAAGTTGAGAACCTCAGTTCGTCTAAACAAAGGGTTTCTACTGCCATTGTTAAGAAAGAGCAAGAACGTCAGATGGTAGAGCATGACCTAGAAGAAGATAACTTACCATGGTTAATCGGTTCTTATAGATTAACAGTTGAGGCACAGACTCCTGAACAGTTAAAAGAATTTATAGCATTTATTAAACTAGAATATTCCAATAATGAGTTTACACTACGCTGGACAAACGGTGACCAGTTAGACCTGCTATTAGAGGAGTTTCCGGGTGGCAAGTTAAAAGTAAATGATTTCAGCCAGACAACCAATCTAGCACTATTAGGATTATCTGGTTTCAATATAGGTATCGGTGATGTAGGAGACCCAATACCTTCAATAAACGGAAAGGTCGAAAAACTATAATGAAAACAATTAAAAAATTAATCTCAACAGTAGTAGGTCTCGTCATAATCTGTGGTTTTCTCTTAGGTTTCATTCAGTTAAATAACATTCAAAACGCAAGCGACTTTATACATTATGGTAGACTAAAGGGAGCAGAAATAAGCAGATGTGTTAACCAGTCACTTAACGAGGGTAAGATTAAATGCGATATCGGTTTAAAGGCTGGTAGTTATGCAGAAACACAAGAAGATGCAGACTCTATTAACAATGAGTATGGAACACATATTACAGTTCAGGATACAACGGCAAACGATATTAACACGGAGTTAGGCATTGGAGTAACCTCTACATACGAGTCTAGCCTCCAAACGATGTCTGCTACTAAAATGACAAAAGAATCTGCGGAACGCCTATTGGAATCAATCCAAACAGTGGATAAGTATGATGATGTTAAATACAACAGAAAAGACTGGAAGCATTGGTCCGCACAGAATGGCAATACATGTTGGAACACAAGAGAGCAAGCATTGTATAATCAAGGTAAAGATGTTGTACTTTTAGATAAGAATAAAAAAGAAACAACAGACATCAACAAAGCGTGCTATATCAAATCAGGTGTATGGGTTGACCCTTATTCAGGCGAGACATTTACAAAACCAGGCGATTTAGATGTAGACCACACAGTTCCATTAAATGCAGCCGCTAAGATGGGAGCACAATCATGGTCACCAGAACAGAAAGAAATTTTTGCCAACGATTTACAGTATGTCTTAGTCGTTACAAGTGCCAAGCAAAATCGAGCAAAGGGTGCAAAAACTCCTAGCGAATGGATGCCAGAAAAACAAGAGGCTCACTGTGACTATGCTAAGATTTACTTAGAGATTGTGAACAAATATAAAATGAATTTAACACAGGCAGATAAGGACGCCTTGGCAAAGGCATTAAAGACATGTAAGGTGTAGGTGAGATAAATGAAAACAATAACACAAGAAGATATTGACGCTTTAAAACTGGAAAACAAACAAAACATTTTGGCTGGTATAGGTCAACAAGGATTAATCAAACTCTTTAACAATCAACCAAAATTTAAGCCGTTAGAGCCGAAGAAATTAGCACTTGACCAGCAAGTTTCAATTACATTGTCAGAAAACGAAAAAGAGCGTCTTATTAACGATAGGGAGCGTATTCAAGAACTTGGTAAACTACCTAGCATTTCAAGTTATATCCGTAGAAAAATAGTTCTAACGCTGGACATTCAACAATGGAGAGAATACGCAGAAGAGGGCCTCAAAAACCTAAACAACAGCGACACTGAATCTAAATCGTTAAATAAACAACGCTTAAAACTCATCAACAGTATAGACCAGTTAGATGATATATTATCTGACAATGCCAGTGAGGTTGAAGAATTAAAGAAAGAGTTGGCAGAAGTAGAATCAAGACTTTCTCTGCTAAAATCAACCAAACAGGAAAAGCGTATATATAAACTCACTGGTAATATTACATTTAATGAAGCAAACATCGTAAGATGGCGTGCGGCCCGCCTATCCATATCGGTCGCTGATTTTATTAGATTTATCTTATTCGACTATCAACCAACAATCAATGACAACCACATGTCGGTTGACGCCAGAAAGAGATTTTATATTTCAATTCTTGATGTATGCGAAAACGGTTGGGGACAACCACCTGTAGTGAATGAGTGCCCTAATTGTGCTAGATATATGGCAGACATCAAGCAACTACAAAAACAAATAGATTATTTACAAAATGAGTTAAGCAAGTACCAACGATAGAAAAGGGGTAATCCATGCTAAAAAGAATAAAAGCAATAGTATTCTCTCTGATAGCAGTTATCATGTGTATAATTTCTTTATCATCAGTGCAAGGACTTGCATGGGCCAACCTATGTAGTAGCACAGGCTCTGCAAACATGGCTAAGACAAGAACACCTAATGTCCTTACCCTGCAAGAGGCTCATAATCCTTTGAAGAGTGTCACAAATAGAAAGTATACAGGTGTGGAGTTATTTGAGCAATCCGTAAACTATTCCGTTGTAAATGGTGATAGAGACGACAACGACTGGCTAAGAGCGAACCGAACTACTGTTATTGACATATTACAGGCAGAGTCAACTCCTAATCAAGAAGCGATTGACAGAGTGAAGCAGACAGGTCAAAGCCTAGCATGTGTAACAGGTGGATTTATGACAGGCTTGCAATCAACATTCTTAGGAATTACAAAGTTTTTTGCAAAAATGACTGCTAGTGTGGTTCAAATATTCTTTGACAATACGTTAATTTGTGACGGCTCTGGTAAAAACTGCTATATTGACCTACTCAAAATCAGTGCTGGTGAAGAGAATGGTAACGGTGGTATTATAGGACAACTAACACGTGGTGTATTTATGCCACTCACAGTAGTTGCGTTTATCTGTACCGCATTCTGGTTGCTATATACTGCATTATGGAAAGGCGAACTTCGTAAAGGACTCGGCGGACTTCTATGGGCAATCGGTTCATTTATCGTTGGTGTCATTATCATGATTGCACCAATTAAGATTGCAAAGATACCACAGACAGGTGTAAATATCATTTCAACCTGTATCTTCAACACACTAACTGGTGGTAGTTGTTTAGATAGTGGACCTCAAATCCAAGAACAAAAGTTAGACCAATTCTGCACGTCATATGGCAACACAACAGACCCTAATGACTTAAACCAGATGGGTATCAGTAGTTTAACATGTAGTATCGTCAAGAGCATAGCGATTGATAGATGGTCAGAGCAACAGTTTGGTAGAACCTTCAATGAACTTTACACAATGAATGCACCTGAAGGATATACAGTTATACCAAAAGAAAACCTTGCTGGTAATCCAGAAGATTATTGCGTAAATATGTATGCAACGACATCCGCAGAGGATATGATACAACAAAATGTGCAACAAAAAACAGTCGCATTTACAGACGGTAACGGTAAAGCAAAAGTTTGTAACATTGCGGCCGCATATTTAGCAAACGCAACTATTGGAAACTTCGGTGAAACAAACGCCTTAACACAGACCTATGAATCAAAAGACTCTCGTATCGTTACAGGTCAGTCATATGTTATGGCAACACTTGCTAAAAACGAAGACATGTGGAATGCTATGGTTGGTAATGGTAGAGATGTAATTGGCCTATTTGCTGTTCTCTCATCTATTATTACGGCAGCCATATTCTTACCAATTGCGTTAAGTGGTTTAGCATTCAAATTCATTTCGATGATTACGATTATTCTTGCACCAGTATTTATCTTGTTTAGTATTCATCCTGGCAAAGGTAAAAAGATTTTCTTGGGATGGTTACAAGGTTTCTTATCAGCAATGATGAAATACTTTGCAGTAGGCATCCTGCTAGTTGTAATGGTTAATATTTATGGTTCAGTATTTGCGAACTTAAATGGTACAATGCTCCTTGTCGTTTCAATGGTATTAGCATTAGTATTCTTAAGTTATAGAAAAGATGTTGTAGAACTACTTGGTAAGGTTGACTTAGGTGGTACTCAATTAAGCAACGCCTTAGGAGAACGTTTAGACAAGATTGCAAACAAAGCAAAAGACTACGGAACAGCGACTCTTGCAGGTGGTATTGCAGGTCAAGTTACAGGTCAAGGCTTTATGCATGGTGCTGTTGAAGGCTTAACAATGCAGGCTAGCCGAGGCAGTGGTTTAATCGCATCTGGTGTCAGAACGGCTAGACGACTAAATAATGAGGCGAAAGCAACAATCGACAAGGCGAATAGAGCAACGGCAGAGGCTAATAGAAACGCTGAAAACCGTCAGTTCTTAAATAATATGAACCAAAACACACAGATGAATGCCAACGCCTACGGAGACAACGAGAACAAACAATACGTATTAAACGACCTGCAAACAGAAGCACAGCGTATAGAAAATCAAGGTGGCGACTCTACAGGAACACAGAACCTTGTAAATAATCTACGTAACGAAGTCGAGAAGATGTCTCCTGAGGAAGTCAGAGAGAAGACACAAGACATTCAAAAGCGTAAGGAAATGCTCACATCTGTTGATGAGAATGTCAGAAAGTTCGGAACATTTGCCGGTAAGAGAAACTTTATCAATCAACGTGTAGCAGAGGCTGAAACAAACATCAATCAACACGCTAAGACGATTGAAGATGTAAATGAAAGAGAGAAATTTGTAAAGAGTAAAACAGAAGAGGTCAAGAAGTATAAGACCTATATGCAGGACTCAATCTCAATTACAGATAAACAGGTTAACAATATCGACACCAAGAGGATGGTTGATATTGAAAAGAATTTCACATTTACAAAACCAGAGAAAGAAGAGTCTGAAACAAAGACTACTCCTGAACCAGAAAAAGAGGCTGATAAATAGCCTCTTCTTTTTGTGGTTTATGACATTACCGGAGAACGGTTTTAAGCGTGTTTTTACTTAAATTTGAATAATGTATCAGCCCGTTGGTTTTAGGTCTAAAACAGGTCTAAAAAGTCGCACGGACTGTGGTGTAAAATCATTTTCCCAAATCCTCTAATACGTCAAAATTTGTAACAGATTTTTCAATTTCCTTCAAAATCTCCGCCAATTCTTTTTCAACTTCATTTATATATACAATTTTCATTTTAATCACCCCGTAGGAATTATATTATCATAAGACACTTGCAAAAGCAAGACAAATCTGATATAATCATTAACACAAATAAGAAAGGTATAATTTTAAAAAATGAAGAAATTATTTACAACAGTGGCTATTGCTGCCTGTTTAGTCGGTTGCTCTAAGCCATCAGTCAAAGAGACACCTGTAGAAGAGCCTACACTAAAAACATCATTCTACGTATCAACAGATACCCAACAAATCATTTCAGATGAAGAAGTAAACGGGAAAATGGTTATTGACTGGTACTACGACGGAGCATGTGGTTCATGTCAATACATCGACACAGAATTGACAGACTCATACACAGACACATTAACAGAGGGCAAAGTCGTTCGTTACACACCCACAGCGTTTATCGGTCAATCCGAAGAATCGTACTCTGCACAATATGCAGGTTATCAATTAGCAATTAATGAGGTTGACCCTGCACACGGCGTAGCATTTATGAATAAAATGCTTAACTACTTAGATACAACTATTGACAGAAAGAACTTTACAGAAGATACATTCAAGTCCAAATACTTATCAATCGACGGAACAAATGAAGATTTATATAACCAAATCGCAAGCAAAAAAGACGATTATGTAAAAGCAGTTGTTAAAAACTCACAAGAATTGTTACACTCAAAAGAGTTGGCAGATAAGATTCCTGAAGGAACAAGTAACCTATATATTCCATTCATCGTGCCTGGCCATGCAGAAAAGGGAATTACATTTAATAACATCGAAACAGAAGAAGATATGAAGAATTTGTTAAAGAACACAATCACAGAGCAAGTCGAAAAAGACAAGCAATGGGAAGAGCAACAAGTAGAAAAGACGGCTCAAGAAGAACAGACGAGAGCAGAAGCAGAAAAGAAAAACCAACAACTATTAACAGTTGCCGGTATATTAGTTACTATCACAGTCGTAGGTATTTCCATTATTGTGTTAAAAAATAAAAAATAAGAACTAGAAACTAATCTAGTTCTTTTCTTTTTGGTTATTAGCAACCAGACGCTTCAGTTGTTGTATATGCTGGCTGGTCCTCTACCCATACGTTATCATATTCAGCGGGAACATATTCAGTATCTACCTGTACTCGCTGTACGGCATAATTTGTGTCTTCATCCTGGTTATAAAACTCATCTAATGTATTATACACTCGACCAGTCTTACCCCCTACCAACTTTTCTGCATAGATAGGTTTGTTGTATGCGGGCATAATTTCACGCTGTTCGTAATGACCTACTGCTGGGTGATTAACCGTAGTATAGGTAGGTACACATGGAGTAGGTGCCGGATTTGTTGCTGTAGTAGACTGACTATTTGTAGGAGTATCATTCTTAGGAGCAACAGAAGTTGTGTTTTCAGTAGATGTAGGTGTTTCTTCTGTCTTAGTTTCAGCCTTCTTGTCATCAGCCTTTACATCTTCCTTCTTATCAGAAGTCTTAGTTTCGTTCTTTTTATCGGTATTTTTATCGTTTTTTACTTCATTCTTCTTGTCTTCCTTAGTGGAAACCTCAGAAGTCTTTTCAGTAGTTGTCTTAACAGCAGACTTCTTATTTGATAAAACGTATGCAAATACACCGACTAGTACAAGTAATAATACTACAACGATTAACTTTTTCTTATGGTTTAAAATATTTTTTAACATAGCAATATGCCCTCCGTATTTTATTTACATATTCATTATACTACATAAAAAATAAAAGTCAAGTGTTTTTATTGAAATTTTTACTATTTTTAAAAAAATAAATAAAAAAGGATAGATTTTACTCTATCCCTTTAGCATTTGTTACTTGTTTTTGTTCTTTTTAAGTAATACAACACTTAATGCAATACCTGCGACAATCAATACGCCAGCATACACTAACATATTAGACTGAATACCAGTAGGCGGAACTTTGTCATCAAGAACTGTAATAGAAATCTGGTCTACACCTAACTTGTCATTGCCTGTTCTCTTAACTGGATATTTTTCAGTAGATAATGTATATCCTTCAGGAGCCTTAGTTTCCATTACATACATTTCATTATCTTGGTCATATGCGAGTTTGAAAGTAACCTTACCGTTTTCATCAGTGATTCCAACAGCATCCTTACCATTCTTATCCTTAGCAACTGTACCATCTGCGTTAAACACTGTAATTTCTGCACCCTTAAGTACCTTATTTGTATTGTCTTTATCAGCCTTTACAATAGACACTTCTAAGTCCATACTAACTGTTACAGTCTGTTCAGTATCTAAGATTTTTGCATGGTGTCCTACTAATAAGTCACCTTGTTCCATCTTTTCAAATGCAACAATCTTTTGACCTGCATACTTAGACGGGTTAATCTTAAATTCTACCTGAACTTCTCCGTCTGGAGTTGTTGGTGTAAATGTAACGCTTGAGGTAATTACATCTCCATTATCATTCTTTACACGTTCAAACAATTCTGAAGGAGTTGCAATTAGTTCTTCAACAGTCTTACCGATTGGTTTAATTGCCAGTTCACCAGTCACTGTGTATTCTTTACCAACTACTAAGTGCTTGTACTTAACAGTGTCAACGATTGTTTGTTCTGTCTTACTACCATCAAGAACATTCTTTTGAGTTTCTTTCTCAACTGCCTTTGTATGCATCTTCACTTCATTAACTGTGATTGTCGCACCAATAGTGTTGATTTCTGTTTCATCTGAAATCTCAAAATCTGTATACTGGTTAATCAAGTATCCTTCTGGAGCCTTAACCTCAACCAACTTATACTTACCTGACTGTAAAGCATCCACAGCAGAAGTGTACTGACCTAAACTATCTGTAACAATAGTTTCCGCAGATTCTTCGCCTGCCTTGATAATTTCAGAAGTACCATCCTTATGAATATACTTAACATCGAAGTCGTTAGTATTTAAAATCTTAAATTCAGCAACGCCGATAGGTTCGTTAGTCTCTTCGTCAATCTTCTTGATTTCAAAACCACTACGCTTAACGCCTTCGCTAATTGTATACTCATTACCACCAACAACACCTGGTATATGCTCGAAGTTTTCTGAAATGTTAAATAGAGCAACGCCGTCAGAAATCTCTGTTCCATCTGTTGTGTTTAAAGTCTTGTTCTTTAAAGTATAACCCTTAGGAGCCTTAGTTTCCTCAACTGTAACTGTACCTAAAGGCAAAGTAGGGAATCCTGCTTGTGTCAAATAGAAGTCATCTCCTGATACTTTCCACTCATCACGTAAACCAGTAATGTACTTACCACTAGCATTCTTAACTGTCTTGATAACCCAAGTACGAGTAGGTGTCTCAGGAAGAGTCTCCTTAGTGTACTGACCTGCGTAGAACTTAACTGTAAATTCAGCACCCTCAAGTGATGCAGGGTTTTCAACCAAATCTTCTGAAATCTTAGTTAATTTAATAGCAACAGGGTCATTCATAGGTTCTTCATAAGAAGTGACTAACCAACTATCTTTCTTATAAGGAGAAACAACATGTACCTCAGGGTCTAACTTATAACCCTTAGGAGCCTTAGTTTCTTTTACATATAAATAAGGATTAGCAGAATCAAATGGAATCTGTTCTGGAGCCTTAACGCTACCAGTTGCATCAGTCACCAATGTATATAAAGGTGTATCTGATAGGTCAGCCTTGCGGTGAACCTCATATTCAGCGCCACTCAAATCCTGTGCATAGCACTCATTTCCCTTTACCACGTCAGGTAATGTACTAACCTTCTTAACACTTAAACCAATATTAGGAATAGTTGGCTCACCTTCAGCAACTGCCCATACAATCATAGTTAGGTTAGTATCTGCTGCCTTGGCAACACCATACTGCTCTAACCAATCTCTCCAGTTAGTACCGTTAGCACCATCACCATTGTTATAAGTAGTAGACCAACCTGTGCTATCAGGTAGTTCATCTACTGTACCAGGACGTGTTCCTGCAAGACGCATAACATTTGCTTTTGAGTCATAAGCGGCCTGCATATTGTCGCCACCGTCCCAATAAATACTTGTGACGCCGACAATTCTTGCACGGCCTGTAGCGGAACGGGCTTGTGCATCTGCAAGTGCTTCACGTGCAGCCTGTTGATAAATCTCTAAATACGGGCGTGTTCCACCATAAGCATTAGGATTCATTGTCTTACCAAGCATGCCTTCAATACGAGCCTGCATGTTGTTCATAGACGCTTCGCCCCAACCTTGAGCAGGTTCTCCATCAGCACCCCACTGGTCAAACCATACTGTATAGCCTGGATTGTCGCCTGTTACTTGGCCACCACCAGAACCACCTGAGCCTGAACCACCGTTCGCTGATACTGACTGTAATACACCACCTGCAAGGGTTAATACTGTAAATGCAGATAGTGCAAAAGCCGTAATCTTTTTACTTAAATTTTTAAAGTTCATAGTTTTTCCTTTCTGTGATTAGGGTAATCTATATTACCCATAAATATTTTCTATTTACGCACAATATATCAGTTTTACCCCTATATTTATATTATACAAGAATATCTCCACACCAGGACACCGGTCATATAAGTTAATAAAAAAATAAAAAACTAGACAAAAATCATCTAGTTCCTTTATTCAACAGATAATCAAAATAAGATTGGTCTGGGGCATGACTACGAGCCTCTTCGTAGGTTATCAAGTCATTACGATATAAAGCAATTAGTTTATGCTCCATTGTTTCTTGATTATCTTCTTGCATTTTACGCACTTCGCCAATTCTATCTTCTTGAATAAGTTTTCTAGTCTCATAGGTAATCGGTAATATTTCCCTAACAGGAAAACGCTTGGTTCCTTCTTTATTTTTAACCAGTACCTGATTAATAATACATCTTAAATTATCACCTAGAGTACTTAACACTCTCAACTGTTCATTACCTTCATACAGATTTCTAATACGATTTAATGTAACTACATTATTAACGGTATGAATTGTTGATACTGCTAAATGCCCTGTTTCAGACGCCCTTAACAACTCGTCAACTTCATCACGATTGCGAACCTCCCCAATCATTATAATATTCAACGCACTACGCATAGAACTGGTTAAGCCACTACCAAAACTTCTGCTATCATTCGGCACATCTCTCTGAACAATCGTTCCTAAACCATCATCAGAAAATATATATTCAATCGGTTTCTCAATCGTAACAATCTTCTTACGACTCGTCATTAATATATCCTGAATAATGGCTGCCAACGTGCTTGTCTTACCAGAGCCGGTTGCTCCACACACTAGAATAACACCAGCACCGTTATCAAAATAGCCTCTTAACTCACTGTCAACATCTGCCTCTTCAAGAGTAAGAATCTTATCATTAATTGCTCTAAAAGTCATTTGTGTAAAACCGAACGTTCTGCCCATATTCACTCTAAATCTTCTACCTTTAAAAGGACCACGCTGAATAATATAACTACCGTCATACTCAAAATCTCTTGCATAGTAACCTCTGTTCTCATGAGTTAAAATACTAACAACAAGCATTTCAGTAATTTCCCCGTTAACCACGGGGAAATCCTTACACTTAACAATATCCCCTAATACAGAGTACGCAATATCATGGTCAGGTATAATATGCGTATCACTAGCACCAATAACCAGTCCATAACTTAACACTAAATCTAAATTAAAATTACCAATCCATCCACTTAAAGAATAATCGTTACCTAACTCGTCATCATAAAACGGGCACTCACTAAATTCTAATTTTAGATTAAATAATTCTTCATTTCTCTTAAAAGGCATACATTATATTCTCCATTTATTCTCATTTCCATCAACAAGACCGTCTTTGTTAATCATTGGCACAATATCATAATTTGTAAAGTTAATCTGTTCTGCACACTTCTTAATACGCTCAACAATGGCCCTATCACTTGTTATGTAAATTACTTTTCCATAGACTCTATTGTCAGTCTTGTACATACTTAGTTTACGTATATATTCCTCTTCTGTCTTAATTGATTTTTCGACTTCAATCGCAATAGAATTAGAACTACCATCTTTATTTCTGCCACGTCTAACCACAATATCAGGCAGTAAATACTCTTGACCGATACCGTCATACATTAACAGATACATATACTCATTACCAATTTCAAACTCCGGGCTATCAGCCTTTCTGCCACTATTTTCCCAAGTACGCCAAGCCGTTTCCCACATATTTCTCATAATGCGTGATGTTTCACCTTTATAGTTATCTTTAACGAATAGACCACCCTTGACATCATACATCTTAGAGTAATAACTACTCATAATATCCATTTCCGGAATAATATATTCACCCTTAATCATCTCACCTGAAACAGGGTCACAACGATTATATACGGGGTATTCTGGAAGATTTAAAATATTTAAACAACCACTATATAAGCAAGCAACAACATGGTTTACATAGATACGTTCTGCAAGACTGCTAAGCCCTGCCTGTTCTCTATTTACAGTTCTGCGATTACTTCCAATCAACGCTCTACCAAGGTTAGTTAATATCCATACACCAGGTGAATTGAACACTTGTAAACATCTTGTTATACCCATTCTCTGTAACTTTAACAACTGCTGGTATATACTACTTTTAGTACGCCCAGTAGCATACATCAAATTATTTAAACTAGCCAATTTAACCAAGTCAATAAAGTATAGAACATCTAAATCACCAAAGGAAATATAACTCTTACGCTTTCTTCCTTTATCCTCATTAACACTTCTCTTACCTGTATAATAACCAACACTTAATAACTTAGCCTTTTCTTTTTCAGATAAATTACTATCAGGGCTTAACAACTCTTCAAGAACTTTTTTATCAATACCAAGGAAGTGTAATATATTCTTTTCATACACACCAGTCTTGTTATATCTTCTTAAAAAATCTCTAGTATTCTCTTTAACAGTTCCTTCTCTAACCTGCTCTTTACCAAGGCCTTTTAATTTAACCAATTGCTCTTGATATCCTTTACGATAGATATTGTCAGTATCAATTACCTCATTATCCTTAACTGACTTAACAATCTTACTTAAACTGTTACGTTCTCTCTTGGCTCTTTTATGTTTAAAATATTCAGATAGAGTAAGACCAGAAGAATTAACAACTAAATCACCTTTATCTCCAACCAATGTCTTACTACCAATTTCCTCAACCTTATAGAGTAACTCATCTTGATTAAAAATCTTAGGACTTTCTTCATGAGCCGTCTTAGTAATAATGCTATCAGTTTCTGTATTATGTATATCCAAATCAGTTTTAAGACCTCTACCATGATTAAGCCTCATCGGTTGAATATACTCCAATTCGGTAGTTTCCTCGTCACTGTCAGAGCCTTCTCTGATAATATCCAAGATGTCTTCAACATCCTCACTATCATTTTGTAACAAACTATCAATATAGTCTGAAAAGTTTTCATTCTTATCCTTCATGCTTTGCTACCCTATGTTTTTAACAACCTTTCTTCGATAACTATATCAGTTTTGCTTATAAAAGATACAAGAAGGACTTAAAGTAATTAAAAATTGATATATAATGTCATTTTAACTGATTTTGACCCGTTTCCGCAGACGAACCCTCGAGCAAACCCCCTCCTCCCTCTCTTTCTCATTATACCTGTCCAGTATAATTCAATAGATATGTAGGTGCATCCTGTAACCTGAACTCGCTGACTGCTCGTCATGTTAAGTCTGCCTGTCCATCACTTACTCGCCTAACGCTCATAAGATGACGTCCATAGGGGAGTTTGCTTTACTTCTCCGCACTCTGCGTAGACGTAAAGGTGCTGGCGATGACTGGCCATAGCAGTAGAGCAGTACATGTCGTGCATGCTTGTTACACATATGGAAAAGCATGCCTGCTCTCGCAGGACTGCCCGCTCGCTGTACGCTCACCGGGCATCTAGCCCCCTCCTGTCAAACAGGAGAGGGCATGTGAAGTGCACGTACGCCATCGAGCGTACCTATGCACGGCAGGAGAAGTACAGTAGTTGCCACGATGTGGCACTATACACGTCATCTATAAAGCAGGATGTAAAACACTGGCACAGCAGGAATCCCGGCATAGCCTAATCGCTCGCTGTATGCTCGCTAGGAAGTGCAGGTCAAAGAGAACTGCACGGAAGACTACTACAGAAACCAAATATAAGTACATGTCGTCAAGACGTGTACGCATAAGACATCATAAAACCAAAAGACAGGAACAACACAAACAAGAAAATCATGGACAATAGGGCGAATAAGGAAGACAAGGAGAATACGAAAGAGGAGATGATGGCGATGGCAAGGAAGACGGTGCAATGCTGGCACGTGCTGGCGCAATGGATGGAGTGGGTTTTGGTTTTTGCTGGAGCAATTTAGGATGTCATTTATTATATAGTTGGTTTTTTGGAATACTTATAATTATTTTACTTGACAGGAGTAGTTATTTATGATTGTGCTATTATGGGTCCATTGTATTACCCGTTCTGCATATTGTTTACGCTTTATTTAACCCTTCTAGTTCATCTTAACTGTACTGCTTTTATCACCTGCCTGGTTATGGTCTTCTGTGAACCCTTATGTTAGAGGTTGTTGGCTGTGTTTATTGGCGCTGTACAGATTGCTGTATAACTATTTACGCTGTATTACAATTCTTATGTTGTATTTATGACCCCTGTGTTAGTATTTGCCAACTACTCTAAGCCATCAAGCGTTTTAATACACTATACTCTCTACTTCTGGTATTTACTCAATCGTCTTTTTCTTTTCATAGTTGCTTCGGCCGTCTCTCTCACGATGTAACCGTTGTCGTGGATTAGAAAATTCAGTCCGTAGCCCTGTTCTGCAACGGCACATCTTACCCATGCTGTCTTATCATGAATTAGGACATCTAGGCTATATCCTTGTTCAGCGACTGCTCCTCTTACAAATTCATGTTCATCGTTAATTAGAATATCCAGTCCGTAACCATGCTTAGCGACTTCTGTTCTAACCCTGTGGTCTTCATCGTGAACAAGGACATCAAGTCTGTAACCACGTTTAGCCACGTCTAAACGAACGTCGGCATCTTTATCATGGACTAGGACATCTAATTTATAGCCTTCTCTGACGCAGATTTTTCTATGTATATATTTATCGCTATGTAGTAAGTTTTCTAGTACTTCTTGTTTCATCTTTACCTCTATTATTCTACCACTCTCGATTAAGTCAATCACTTTTAAATTTACCATTACTGCCAGTATTTTAAATTACCTATGATTTTTCAGTAGTTATATTGGTTTTATGGCCATTACTTTTACTAGCATTTTAAATTTACTATTATTACCAGTATTTTAAGTATAACTATGATTTATCAGTGGTTACGTTGGTTTTATGGCTATCACTTATTGCCAGTGTTTTAAATTTGTATATGATTTATCAACGACTATATAAACACCTTACTATTATTGTAGGGTGCTTGTTGTTGTTTTACTTGTTCTAATTTTTGTTATCTAAGACTACTCTATTCCCATTCGGCTGTATTACAGGCTACAGTATGTAATGCTTCTGCTGATTTGCTCGGCCTGATTTACTTAACTATCTGGCTGTTAGTTTATTCACCAACTGGCTTGTACAGCACTTCATGAACAGTCCAATTATTCATTATCCCCTAATGTCGCTTTTTAATCCCCTAATAAATTTAACCGGTTGTTCCCCGGCCGGTTACTACTTACTACCAGTGTATGCTTCAAAGCCATTACTACACCGATACAACCCATATCTGTTTGTTTTAAACCTGTTAAGGCGGTTTTAGTATATATACGTTCTATGCCCAAATAAAAGCACTCTACTGTTTTAAAGTTGAGTGCTTATGAGTTTGTTTTCATTCTTGTTGAGATGTCCATGTTTTCTAGTGCGTAGGCTCTTACATACCAATCTTCATCGTTTATTAGGACATCTAGGCCATACTTTTGTTTCGCTACTGCCATTCTAACAAGGAAATTCTCATCGTTCATTAGAACATTTAAACCGTAGCCTTGGTCTGCGACAGACTTTCTAACACGGGCGTCTTTATCACGGATTAAGATATCTAGTCCGTAGCCTTGCTTGGCTACCGCTTTTCTAACTCCCGCTGAACTATCATGGATTAAAGTATCGAGACTATATCCCTGTTGTGCTACTACTGCTCTAACTACCCAAGACTTATCGTTAACAAGTTTATCTAGGCCGTATCCTTGTCTGGCGACTTCTAATCTCACTTGTTCATGTTTATCTTTAACCAACCAATCTAAACCGTATCCTTGTTTTGCTACTTCTTTCCTTACGGAATAACTTTCATCGAACAGTGCTAAATTCAGTTTATAGCCACGCTCTGCGACAACTGTTCTAACCATTTCGCTTTTATCGTTAAGCAATTTCTCTAAACCATAGCCCTGTTGAGCAACGGCTGCTCTGACGAATGCTTCTTTATCATCAACAAGCCTGTCTAGGCCGTATCCTTGTCCGGCGACTTCTGCTCTTACGTATTTATTTTCATCATGGATTAGGGCATCTAACTTTTTACCTAACTCTGCCATCTTCATACGGATTGCAACATCTTTATCATGAACAAGGGTATCGAGTCCGTAATCCCTTAGGAGGCACTGGTATCTAAGATGGATATTATCGCTATTTAACCACTCTTCTAGGGTTTTCTTATTCGAAGGTGTATTAATTATCTGGCTAATTGTCTGACTAGTACTCTGGCTCATTTATGTTACCTCGCTTTTCGTTGAGATAGGTTAAGATACGTCTTGCCACACTTCGCACGTAAGTGTTTGTATCGTTGATTAGGATATCTAAGCCGTAGCCTTGGCGGGCGACCTCTTCACGCACATTATCATCGCTATCGTTGACGAGGATATTTAGGCCATAACCCTGACGGGCTACTGTACGGCGCACGTCAGGTCTTGGGTCCATCACTAACTTATCTAAACCGTAGCCTTGTCTGGCAACTTCTATTCTAACCCACTTATTGGCACTGTTAACTAATTCATCTAGGCCATAGCCGTGATGTATAACCTCTAACAGGACATCTACACTAGTATCATGCACTAACTTATCTAAACCGTAGCCTTGCCTAGCAACGGCTGCTCTGACGATGGAACTATTATCATTGATTAGGATATGCAGGCCATAGCCTTGTTTTGCGACTTCTCTTCTTACCAACTCTGAACGGTCGTAAACTAACTTATCTAAGCCGTACCCCTGTTGGGCTACTGCAACTCTAATTCTTTCACTACTACTCTTTATTAAGATATTGAGGCCGTATCCCTGCTTGGCTACTTCTATACGTACATAAACGTTACGGTCATGGACTAGTCTATCTAGGCCATAGCCTTGTTTAGCGGCACGCATTCTAGTTTGATACCAGTTACTATTCACCATTTGTTCTAATACTGCGTTGTCCATACTTATACACCTCTACGATTTACTATACTATTATACTACAATTACAAAAAAGAGTCTAGTGGTTTTTAGACTCTTTTAATTTTTGCAGATTAATTTTAGCCTGGGCGATACTAGCGATAACACAGTTTTCATCTTTGGCCAACTTTTCTAAACCGTAATTATGTTCAAGCACAGCGTTTTTAACATTAGAGGAAGAATCACTAACTAGAATATTTAAACCGTAGCCCTGTTCTGCTACGACCTGGCGAACATCAGGAGAGGCATCGTGGACCAGTGCCCATAAGTGGTAGCCACGTTTTGCGACTTCTTCTCTAACTAGTGCAGACCTATCTTTTATTAACACATTCAGGCCATAGCCTTGCTTGGCAACGGCCATTCTAACATAAACATCTTCGTCATAGAGTAATTTTTCTAAACCGTATCCCTGCTCTGCTACGGCAGCCCTCACAAGGCCGCTCACGTCATCGACCAGTGTATCTAAACCGTAACCCTGTTCTGCTACGACTGCTCTTACGCCTTCATCTTCATCACGAACTAAGAGGTTCAACCCATAACCTTGTTGGGCTACTGCTCTCCTAATATACTTATTTTCACTATACACTAGAACATCTAGGGCGTACCCTTGGCTAGCAACGGCTGCCCTTACAGTAAAGACATCATCATGGACTAAAATATCTAAGCCGTAGCCTTGACGTGCGACCGCCTCTCGAACCCACGCACTACTATCATGAATAAGCCTGTCTAGGCCGTAACCTTGGCGGGCAACTTCTACTAGAACTCGTGGGTCGGTATCATTGATTAGAATATCTAAACCATAGCCATGTCTAGCGACTTCTATCCTAACGGCTGGTTCCTCATCATGAACTAAGATATTTAAGCCGTATCCTTGTTTAGCAACTTCTCTTCTAACATCCATGGATGTATCGTTCACGAGGATATCAAGGCAGTATCCTTTACTTGCGATGTATTCCCGTATACCGAAACCCTCTTCATGGACTAATACATCTAAACCGTATTTTAGGTCTACGCAGTTCATCTTATCGAAACAGTTGCCGTTTTTTACTAATTTATCTAGCAGTTTTATATTCATGGCCGCCCACACTTTCCTTAAAATCCTTATTTTTACATAATCATTATAACATTTAAAGAGTATAATGTCTAGTGGCTTTGTCTTGCCGGAGAACGGTTTTAAGCGTGTTTTTACTTAAATGTGATAAGTTATTCAGCCCGTTGGTTTTTGACTGGTTTTAGGCTTTAAAAGTCACACGGACGAGGGTATAAAACGGTTTTAAGCGAATAAAAAAAGAGTTTAAAAAACATTAAACTCTTCATCATTATTACATTGTAACTAAAATCTAACGCTTGGCTTATTACACAACTGCTGGTTGCATACTTCCTGAAGTGCTCATAGGTGGTATAGCACCCATATACTTATATACAGCCCGAAGAACATACCCATCTCTATCATGAGCAAGAACATCTAACCCATAACCTTGTCCAGCAACGGACGCTCTAACGTTGGCACTTATATCATGGATTAACCTATCTAAGCCGTAGCCCTGTTGTGCCACTACTGCTCGCACCATTGCATTCTCATCGTTAATAAGGACATCTAAGCCATAACCTTGTCTAGCAACTTCTTGGCGAACGATGGCCATCGGGTCATGTATCAACTTATCTAAGCCGTATCCGTTGCTGGCGACCATTGCCCTAACACACGCACTTTTATCGTTAATAAGTGTATCTAAACCGTAGCCTTGACGTGCCACGGCCGCTCTAACATCAAGCACACCGTCATAAATTAAAATGTTAAGCCCATACCCTTGGTTAGCAACTTCACATCTTACCATGTAAGATTCATCGTTAATCAGTCTGTCTAAGCCATAGCCTTGGCTGGCTACGGCCGCTCTGACAAGACGGTTTGTATCATCAATAAGTCTATCTAAACCGTAGCCTTGCTGGGCAACGGCTACTCTAGCATCATCGTCTTCATCGTTAATTAGGACATCTAGTCTATAGCCACGCTTTGCCACGGCTGCTCTGATGCGCCAGTCCTTATCTTTTATCAGGATGTCAAGACCACAATCCTTCTCAACGCATTCACATTTAGCACGGTAATCATCGCCTGTCAATTTTTGAATGAGTTTTCTAGTCTCTTTATTCTCAATTATCTCATGATATCCTAGAACTCTAGCGTTTTTCAAAAGTTTCATCTAGCACCATACTCCTTCATATTCTACTGCCCGTTGTTGTCCCACAACTCATGAACCAGATATATATTCTTTTCTCTAAGATTGTCTGGCAATTCAACTTCAAAGTTAAGTTCGTGAAGAACGAGTGGCTCTGTTTCTGTTGGCAATGCTTTGACACCATAGACTTGACCGTTATGGACTGCAACAAAATAGAACTCATGCGTATAAAGTTCATATAAGCCTTTAACTGATTTTAGACCTATTTTAACCTGTTCTCCTTTAATCAAGAATAGTTCAATAAAGAAAATTGGTAATGCAACAAAGGCATATGCTTGCCTAAATAGAAGTTCAGGATTAAAAGCACAGATAACATTTGCGACAATAAAAGAGAATATCATACAAAAACCATGTAAGCCTGTTACAGTCATCTTACGGAGAAAAGGCATGTCTGTATATAGACGCATGCCTAATTTATTAACCTCTTTTAGAATTTCCTTCTTATTTGGTGCCAATGTCGTAGTCATAATAATCTCCACCACTTAAAATGTTCCATGTATTTTCTTGTCCGAGCGTCACAATATCAAGATGGCTCAAAAGCCAGTTGGTTGAGTGAGTCGAATCATCGTCAAATAAGTACGAATGCACACGGACATAAGGGTTACTATAATTTACTGAAAAATGTTCTAATACATCTTTTAGTGTTGCTTTCATTTCCATATAGAGGCACCTCTTTCTTTTTACAGTACTATTTTAACTTGTTTTAGTAGTTCTGTCAAGAGGCATAGCCCAATAAAAAGACTAGGCGAAGTTTCCACCTAGTCTGTACACCCTACAACCCGATAATTGTGTTGGCGATATCTTTGGCGAGGTCAGTACCCATCTTTGTAAAGATACCTGTTGCACCGAAAAGTGCAACTGCACCGAATACAACAACTGCTACTAATACTGCTACTAGTACGTCCTGGATGATTTTACGGATACCACCACCAGATAAGAAGTCTTTAACAATGATGTAGATTACGAAAAGTAGGTAAATCCACGTAACATAGTTGGACACAATCGAATTGAACAGGTTTTCAAAGCCTGCGTTTAAAATAAACATAAGTCAATTTTTCCTTTCTCTTATATTGGTTATATCAACTTTTCTGATATATTTAAAAAGAAGGAGTAGGTTATTCATGAAAATTCAACTAACAAAAGAGAATTTAAACATTTTAAAAACTTTATTTAGACCTAAGACTGGTTTACCGGTTCATATTCACGGTTACGAGTTTAAGGAGAATCCTGAATTATGTGCATACATTCACAATCAAGAGACTTTAATAGACGAAAGACTAAGAGGTACTTTCAAATGAGATACCATAGAAGCCCTAAAACAGGAACCTATCAAATCTGTAGAGCGAAAAATAAATGCCCTTACGGTGGTTTCCATACAGAATCTTTATCTGAAATCATCGAATACTGCAACCAATACAACGATATTTTAAATATGCCTTTAGAGAAGAACAAAGAATTAGCAGAACGTGATGAAGAAAATTATGACTTATACAGAACAGTGCTTTGTGAGCGTGTTAAGGCTACCGGTGAGCGTACTTTCAGTTTGGATAGTATAAATGTATCAGATTATTTAGAAGATAATGCCGGTGCCTCTATTGACGTTAAGGGCAATAAATATGTGATGAACGGTTTTTCAGTGTCTCCTTATCCTGAATACTCTCTAGGTTTAGATATTGAAAACATGTCAGACGAAGAGTTTAAAAACGAATTAAAGGAGTATATGAAACAGCACAAAGACATCTTATCAAAAGAAAATCATATCTTAGGATTATGGAAGTCACCTTTTGACAAGAAACTATACGTTGACATTTCGATTGTCTGTGGAAATGCAAAAGAGTGTCGTATTATTGGTGCTGATAAGGACCAGCAGGCGTATTTCGACTTTCAGACACTCTCGGCTATCACAATTAATGCAAATGCAACAAGTGGCCAAATTAGTACGACAAATTAGTTCTTCCGCAAAAAATTGTTGTATAATATGAGTGAGAGGTAAGGAGATAACAAAATTATGAGCAATACAATTCCACGCATGTTTGATGTTGAAAAAGAGCAAGAAGGTTCTAAATACACCTTAAAGGTAGAGGTCCCTCAGTACTTACCGTCAAGCGTGTGTCCTGAAGTAGAACACTTATTAGACACAACAAAATATTACCAAGTCTTACACAATATTGAAAAGAGTAATGTCTCTGAAAAAGAAAAGCAGTTCTTACGTTTAAGTGCAACTAGATTAATCGGTTTCAATTTTTCATTAATCGCTGACTATTACAGCCATGCAAGCAAGGAAATGCAAGAACTTATGGAAGAGCAAGCGTTGGTTATTATTGATATTAATGACGCTATTGCGAATGGCTATGTAGAATACAGCAAGACTATGGATTCCCTATTGCGTAAGCAGTTAGAGGAGAATAAGAACAATGGATAGAAACTATGCGATTATTATCCCTACGCATGGCCGTCCTGATAGACTTTTCACTTATAATACTCTAATGAAAAAGAAGTTTACAGGCAAGGTATACTTCTTAATTGATAATGAAGATGACCAGGCAGATGAGTATTACCGTTTATTCGGTGACAAGGTTGTTATGTTTGATAAAAAAGAACAAGCAGAACACACAGATATCTGTACCTTAAAGGGTAAACGCAACGCCGTTGTTTATGCTCGTAACGCAATACCTCGTATTGCTAAGGAACTAGGTCTGGATTACTACATCGTGATGGATGATGACTATGTATCATTCTGTATGCGTTGGGAAGACGGTACAGCCTTAAGACGTACCGAAATTAACGACTTAGACACAGCGATTGAAGAAACATTCAAATTCTTAGACGAATCGGGTGTTGATTGTGTTGCCTGGGCACAAATTGGTGACTTTATCGGTGGCCAAGGTTCAGGTTTATGGAAACAACGTCTAAAACGTAAGATTATGAACGTGTTTTTCTGTAAGACCGGTTGCGATTTTGAATTTAAGGGTAAAATCAACGAAGATGTAAACTGTTATGTTTACTTAGGTAGACAAGGTAGAACATTCTTAACAGTTCGTGACTTCGCAATCGACCAAACAGTTACACAGGCTAACGCCGGTGGATTAACTGATATATATTTAGAACAAGGTACCTACATTAAATCTTTCTACTCTGTAATTTGTTGCCCATCTTGTGTAAAGGTTGGCGTCATGGGTAGTGGAGATTACCGTTTCCATCACAAAATCAACTGGGAAAGAGCAGTACCTAAGATTATTAGTGATAAATTTAGAAAAAAGTAAATTTAATTTGAGCGTTAAAACCGTTTTATACCCTCGTCCGTGCGACTTTTAAAGCCTAAAACCAGTCAAAAACCAACGGGCTGATACATTATACAGAAATAGCGAAAACCACGCTTAAAACCGTTCTCCGGAACAACTTAATAGTCTTTAAAGTGCAGACTGTAAACAGCACTTTTTAAAATCAACGGACAGGTAGTCTTAGGGTGAGTTCAAATCTTGCCACGTTGCATAAATAAAAATGATATATAAAATGAATTACAGGAAAGGAGGCATGAGTTAAATGCCAGAATATAAAAACTTAACGAATGCCTCTAGCATTCAAAAGAACAACACAGAGGTAAACACATTACTCACAAATGAACTAAACCAATTCAGACCTATAAAGGACATTTCAGAGATGTTGAACATCATGCAAGAACCATTTGAATTGTCTGGTATGAAAAAAGGTACTGTCATGGGTGGTGGTTACCAACTTGAAGTTAACACACTTTATCGTGACCAAAGTTACAAGAACAAAAATTTTATCTTTGATGAATTTACACTTAAAAACATCTCTGACGAAGATAAACAGCATTTATACGTAAACAATGGTATCTATGCAACATCTAAATCACGTCTATTAGAAATGGCAAAGCATTACGCAGAAGAAAATCATTATGACCGTTATGCGTTTGCGAATACAGGCGAACAATATAATATGCACAGTGCCAAGTTTGACTTCTTCTATAAGGGGGACAAACTTGCAACACAAACATTAGAACTTAACACAACAGATGTTATACGTCACCGTAAATCAGACCTTCGTGGGTTCATCGGATATGATATTGATATTGATAATGTAAATGCAGAGAGAGCAAAGAACTTGATTGAGGATATTAATGACGGTGTTGTTCCTACACCTACAATGATTGTCGTAACCGGAACAGGTGTACATCTAAAATACATCTTTACATCACCGATGGCTATTACAAGTAATACAGTATTGCAAAAATACCAGACCATGCAGGGATTATTCTCTCGTAAGTTCACACATGACCCACGCTACTGTGGTAAGGAACAGGAAACTGGCTCTTATCAGCGTGATTTGCCTATCGGTCAGTTAATGCGTGCAGTTGGTAACATTTATGACAAGTACGATGATTGCACTATTCTAACAGCAGGCTATACATCAGGTGTTTATAGCAATATTAATACCTTAAACGAATGGGCTGATATCCCTGAAATTGAAATTAGTAGAAAATCATCAGCGATTGCATATGACAATGCGAAGGCTCGTAAACTATCAGCAAGAGAATATCAACGTTTATACGACACTTTCTTAACTGAAGGAGTAGGCAATCGTACACGCCATAGAAATGCATTATTCTATCACATGTTAATTGAAGGAGGCATGTCCTTTGATGAGGCATTGGCTCAAATTAACATTATGATAAATGAATTGAACGAAAGATTCCCTGTACAAGGAAACCCTGTTCGTTTATTAACAGTAAACGAGGCACGTAAGTTCGACCCTAACAGTCCAGAGTGTGACGTTAAGTACTGTAATAAGTATTTAAGCACAAGTGCGATTGTTGATACAATTATGTATAAGAACAATATTAAACAAAAGCGATACAGAACTGGTTTAAGTCAGAGCGAGAACGCAAAGAAAGTTAATAAGGAAATCGTTCGCCGTCCCGAACTCCGTTCAGAGTGCTTGCTATACGCTATTATAAACACATTAAATAATGATAGAGGTAATAAGTCTGGAGTGGCAAATTACAACGGACAACAGTGTATTATCGGTGATTACGATTTTACACCTTTTGTGCTGGCTCATACGAATACTTATAACATTGGTGGGGATATACTTCAACGCCCGGTTAAGCGTTCTTATGAAGTAATTGACAACCCGGATGCTGAACGTAGCCAAACAGTATTAACAAGAGTATTTGAATACCTAAACGGTACTCTAGTTCAGCGTATAGGCTCAACAGATATTTATAGTAATCGTCAGCAGTTAGTCCATAGGCTATTGCTCGCCTCAACACCACAGGGAACAAGGGATGATTTCTATAATCGCTATACAGGCGTGGCAGTGCCTATTAGATACACTGTCCAGAGCGAAGAGTTGTATAGAGAGATAAACACTTACTTTAACATTTTACTTTCATTATCACACCATCACTTCAACAAGATTAGAGAAGGTGTGAGAGCGGAGCATGCTTATATAACTGGCAACTTACTTACAGAGAACTATAACAAAGTTAATGAGTCTCTATTACGTATTAAGGGATTATTAGATTTATTTAACGTTAAGCGTGAGGCTGTTATTAAGAGTGGTGTTAGCACTAATGTTATCAACGCTATTTATGCGACTAATAGAAAGTCATTAGCACTTGCACACCAAATTGAGCAAGAATTATTAGCAAGCCAGTTACACGATATGTTAATCAACTTTAATGGTAAGCGTATGCCTCTACAGGAACGTTTAGACAAGTACGAACAAATTTTAAACTTTGTAAGTATTAATAATATAGAGTTAAGTTTTGACAACACATACCAACTATGGCACGGAATCAGTGCGTTAGGTAGTCAGGCAAAGGCAAACAATGAACTATTCATTACTGAAATAAACAGACGTTGGGACCGTCTTCAGGCACTAGCACCTACGATTTTAGCAATAGATAATCTAATCAGACGCCTTATTCATAAAGGTAATGGTAACAAGACTAGACTACATGGTACATTTATGTATGTATGTTACTTACGTAAGCACTTAGGTTTCTTAGATATGTTGCCAGCAGATGTGAGTTTCCCATTTACAAAAGCATATAAATATGTAGGTATCGAACTCACAAAGATTGGTAGAGAACTCTTAGAATATAACAATGATAACAGTTATGCTATGAGAATGTACCCAACATTCGACCCTAGAACAGGTAGCAAACGTTATGCGTATAAAGAGTTCACAGACCGTGGTTACATCATAGCACTAGCGAAGTATTACCGTATAAGTGGTAGATACAGAAGTGATGAAGAGGTAATGAGATTGGCGAAGAGTTTGATGAATCACCTTAATAATAATGACCTCTCTGTGGAAAAAGGTGTAGAACTATTAGGAAGATTAAAAAATGAAGCCATCTCATACCTCAACGACCTTGAGTTAATGGGTAAACCAGAAGATAATTCAGAGCATGTAATCTTTGAAGATACAGATGGTGATACAGATATTTCTGAAACAGTCATTATAAAAACTGACTTGGTAGGAGAAAATCTGTGGCCCTGACGATACCCTCATTGGCCCTCAAACACATCTAAACTAAAACAAAACTAGGTTAAATGGTACAAAATTGGATAAAAAACAAACTCACTGATTAAATTTCTGGTGAGTTTTTATTTTTGCTGGAAAGTCTTATCTTGTTCATATTCGTTATCATATTGTAGGGTGTTATCCCTACCTCACACCTTAAACTAAAACAACTTCTAATAGTTCTGGAACTTTAAGGTATAACTTCTGGAACTGTTAGAACTAAAACAACTTCTAATAGTTCTGGAACTTTAAGGTATAACTTCTGGAACTGTTAGAACTAAAACAACTTCTAATAGTTCTGGAACTTTAAGGTATAACTTCTGGAACTGTTAGAACTAAAACAACTTCTAATAGTTCTGGAACTTTAAGGTATAACTTCTGGAACTGTTAGAACTAAAACAACTTCTAATAGTTCTGGAACT